TTGATGACGAATTATTAAGTCGAATTAAGATTAGTTTTATTGAACTACGAGTGTCAATATAGATGGTTTTATATTAGATTTAATATATACTATTTTTTTCATAAACAAATACATGGTATAAACAAGTCTGTTGTGACATTGAGATTTTGTTTTTTAATTGTTTATGATATACATCTGTATGGTATAAACAGGTCAGCAGAACAATAGCCTAAATGCCATTAAATTGTTTATGATATACATCTGTATGGTATAAACAGGATTTGCCTGTAAGGAATTTAATTTGTTCTTATTGTTTATGGTATATATATGTATGGTATAAACAGGTAGCCGATAAAATTACATGGTTGGTATAAACAGGTAGAACGAGATGATAATATGATTGAAATAAATTGTTTATGGTATATATGTATGGCATAAACAGGGTTATAAGGTTATCTTTATCATCATTAAGTATTGTTTATGGTATAAACAAGATGAAAAGTTGCTGTTCATTCATTTCTTATTGTTTATGATATGCAAATGTTTAGTATAAACAGGCATGTATTGCCACAGATATATGGTGTAAACAAGCAGTAAGGCAGATACTAAGTTGGAGAAATAAATCTAAATAGCATAAACATGAAATATTTATTATATATAAGAAAAATAAATATAATCATGGATATATTCGAAAAAAAAGAAATTATAGTTGCAAATATAAAACGTTTTAATGCTAACAACATTAATCCTAATGATGTTATATTGTGTAACACAGATGAAGAACTATTAAAATTAATACTTCAAAACTCCCCTAATTATTGGTTTAATAATTATGTTTTAACTTTAGACCAATTCGTTGATTTTTTCTCTGATTTGTTTGAACAATATAACATTTTTACAACAGGAGAGCACCATTTATATGGTCATCATAAAGGCTATGCTTTTGGTGATGCCATATTATATGTTTATAATGATTATGAACTATATGCTTACCAAAAAGCCACAGTGTATGCTTATACACAATCTCACATATATACACATGATTTTGTTAAAGCAGAAGCACATAATTTAGCTTGTGTTGATATGTTTGATGTAAATTGTTATACTGAATATTTTGATGAATCAGGCGGTTTTATTCATAATGGAGAAGCAGTATCAAATGAAAAATCAAATGTAGTTCTAATTGAAGGAACATTAACTTCTCACAACTATTCACACATTAAAACATTACCAGGCGGTTATAAGAAAATTACTGCAATGGATAATTGCACACTTGATTTACATGGTTCACCTTGTGCAGATTGTTATAATCGTTGTCAAGTTAAGGCATTTGATATGTCAGAAGTAACTTGTCATAATAATGTATGTGTAGAATCATATAATAAAACCCAAGTCATTTTGAACGATTTATCATCATGTGTTGCTCATGATACTTCAGTTGTACATATATGTGCTGCCAAATGTGTTAAGTTGATGGATTTAGCTATTGGTTACAATTATCATGATATTGCAATACAAATGGATGTATCAGGTACATCTTATTTATGTGATTTAACTGATACATTTACACAAGTACAAAATAATGGCACTATAAAATGGGAACAATCAGGAAAAATATTCTCAAACCAAAGAAATTTAAATTAATCACTTTCCTTTAACTAAAATTAACGAGACTTCTTTTGAGGTCTCGTTTTTTATTTGTACATTTGCATAAAGAAAAACAAAAAATTATGAATAATTGGAAATACGTAAGTAAATTTTATAAAATAAAAGATTCAAGATGGGAAAATCCATCAAGGTGGGTTGAAAGTGATGAAAATTATGCAATGTCTGCACTTAATAAGTGTGAATATGTTAATTTTAGAAAAAGTTTAGGGAATGGCATATTTTTAGAAGATGCGTTTAGAGTAAAACCTAATTCGATGATGGAAGTTGTTGAATTATCAAAAGAAGAAATGGATAAAATCAATGAAGAATTTGCTCGTCCATTAGAACGAATGACTGAAGAACGTTTCATTGAATGTGCTTTGTATATATTAAATATTAATCCATATTTAGGTTCTTCCACATGTATGGGGTGGAAAGATTTTGATGATGAAACTAAAAATCCTAATTGGATGGGTGGTGAATATATTCTCCCTGATAATAATGAATATCTTATTTGTTTATGCAAAGGAAGAATAAGAATATATCCAGGAAAAGGAGACCCATTTTGTACTTGGATAACAAAAGAACCATTGATTGAATTTAAAATTAATTTAAATGAATGGGCTGAACGAGTAACTAATGAAAAAAGTACAATTCAAATAACTCAATTGAAAAATGGAGATACCCCAAAATAATGATTATTGTGAATGGTATGATATGATTCTTAGAACTGACATTAATGGTCAAATAAAATGTGATACATGTGAAATAAATTGTGTACATTCTAAGAAGAATATTTTATCTGATTATTTAGTGAAAAGTAAAGATGATACTAAGAGATGCAAATATTGTAGATGGTTTGACTATCATAGTGATGTTTGTAGAAAAAAATCAATTAGAATAAGTGGTGAAGAACATAACGAATATTGTTTTGAAAAATAGTAATTGAATATGGAAAATAATACAATATATCACTTTGTAAAAGTAAAAACTAAAGATAAAGACGATTCAGAAGGAACTTGGTTGCTTGAAGCCGATTCATTACGAGTTATTAATGAACATTTTAAAAAATATGTTGGTGCTGAAATTAAACAGGGTATGAAAGAAATCATATCTCGTATTAGTGGAAAGATTGGTCACTATTCCAACAAGTTTGCAAGTACTGTTGATATGATGATGCAATTTAGTAATGAACCTTATATAGTTGTTGCTACTAAATTGGAAAATGAAATGTTACAAACAAGATTGAAGGGTTATGCAAATGGAAGAGAACAATATCTTTCAGACTCTTTATCTGTTATTATAATGTCCCCACATTTGGAAATTATTGATGAAGAATATAAGGATGAAATGGTTTTTCCGCATGAAGAAAGACCAACATTAGATGATGTAAAATATTCCACATGGTATGGTGGAAAACATTATTATGCAAAGATTGGTAAAATTGATATAGTAGATAGAGATAATAATCAGAAATGGAATACTCTCAATGAAGCTAAAGAAGCAGCCAAATGGTATATTGAAACTTATTATAAGTGATGAAAAAGAAAATTATTAAAGAAATTGGGTTTTGCCATGAGTGTCCTCACTGTAAAATATTACCTGACCCAGACCCACATGATTGGTTTTGTGGGGATGATGTTAAAGTAGTATGTGCTATAAATAACAATATTGTTGAAAGAGCTTGCAGACCTTATGAAGCAAAAAAAGTAGAAATACCTTCTACATGCCCATTCACAAACGAAATAAATTTTTAAATAAGTTAAAACAATAAATTAATAAATTATGTCAGAAATTAAAATTACAACAGAAAAAGTAAGAGAAGCTTACAAGAAAGGTAATGATTGTGTAAAAAGTGTATTACATAATCTTTTTGGAGAAGATGTATGTGCTCCTAAAAATGTAATGGATAGAGTGAAAACATTTGAAGATGCTTGTATTGAAACAGGTACAGATATTCAAGCATTCAATGAAATGACAAAAAACTTGGATGAACATGTGGTAACTTACATGAAGTTGAGTATTATTGTTAAGGCTCTCAACGAAGATGATAAGTTTCCGTATTTCACTAAAGATGAATGGAGATATTACCCATATTTTTGGCTGTACACCAAGGATGAATATGAAAAAATGAACGCTAAAGATAGAGAGAAAATCTCTCGTGTCCTCTTTCGCTCGTGTAACTATGCGGATTCGTATGGCGGGGTTGCGTGTGCGAATGCGGTTTACGATGCTTCGGTTACGAATGACATTGTGGGCGCTCGGCTTGTTTTCCGAAATAGAGAACTAGCCCTGTATGCAGGAAAACAGTTTATTGATTTATATGTAAAACACTTATTTGATGCTGATATAGTTAAAGACTAAAACAACATGAAAAAGAATAGAAGAAAATGGGTTAAAGATGAAAAAAGATTAATCAAGTTGTTATATAGAACAGGTATTCTTGATAAAAATCAGTTAGATATAAACAACTTGTATTGGTCGGATTATGATGGTTTACCAAAGGTATATTTAACCAAAAATGATTATCTTGATACAATGGTAGATTATCATATCATCCAATGTATTATAGACACTCAATTTAAAGGCATTTCACGTAGAGGTTTGATAAAGACATTATCAAACTATCCAATTACAAATAAAAGCCTGAATTTTAAAGTTAAAATCAACAATTAAATGAAGGAAATTGGAATCATTGAAACCTATATGTTAGTTTCATTAGCAATTGTCTATATAATTGGATATATTGCAATTCGTGGATATAAATGGTATAAGACACGAAAAAATAAATAGTATTAACAATAATTAACGGGACTTATTTGCAAGTTCCGTTTTTTGTTTTTATATTTGCATTGTCATTAAAAACAAGAAATATGAAAGGGATTGATTACATATTAATCACATTGATTTGGTTAGTTGTATTGTTTATAATGGGTTGTGCTTATTATACAGTATTCATTATTAGATATTAAAATATGAAAGTTGAAGTAAATGAAACAGTTACAAGGAAGATTGAAGTATATCCTTGTATTAAATGTGGTAGTGAAAATATTGAAATCTATAATTGTGGCTATAGTAGTTTCAATTGTGCAGGTGGAGAATGTAAAAAATGTGGTCATACTGTTGAAACACATGCTAGTTGGGATGCTAAGAAATCAAGCTTGATTAAGGCTTGGAATAAAGAGAATGACCCATCTGTTATCATTGAACGTTTGAATATTGAAAGAAACAAAATCAATAATGAAATCAGGCGACTTAAAAAGCTTAGAAATAAAATGAATAAAGTAACAAAAAGTTAAAATATATGGATATAGATTTTCATAAAATAATGCATGGTAAAGAAATACCATTTAATAAATGTGTTGGGAAAACTATTAAAGATAGTTATATCCTTAATCATGAAGGTATAATATGTATAATATTTACTGATAATACATTTTTTTATTTGGAAGAATATGAAGATTATGATAATATACGTAGTTTTGAAGATACGAATGTAAATTATTCTAATCTTAAAGATTATATTTCATTTAATAAAAATGGTGAATTGTATTATCATGGCATAATGGAGTTTATGGTGAAAAATGGAATATTCATTGAAAGTGAATTAAAAGAATATCTATTACCACTTCATAAGGAAGAGTTAGAAAGACAAAAAGAAAGAGACCTTAGAGAATATAATAGAATCAAAGAAATGTATAATTTAAAATAAAAATAAATCATGAGAAAATTAATTGGAACTATTGTAGTAGTATTACTGGTTATTGTTGGTTTTACAGGTGTTAATTTGAAAGTGAATGGGACTGAATTTAAAATCCCACCTTACATAAAAAATGTAGTAACTGATAAAAAGAAAATGGATGAAGCAAAGAAAGTTTTTAATACAGCAAAAGAAAAAATTTCTGATGAAATTAAAGATGAAAAATAACCATTTTAAAGCGTTTTAAAAGACTTAAAATTCTAAATGAAGAAATTATTGAGTTTATAGATAAAGTGCCTTAAAATTAAAATAAATCACATTATGGATTATATTATTAATGGAGAAAGAGTAAACCTATTGGATGTTATTGAATATGGAACACCATTACCACTGACAGAAAACTTTATTAATTATTTTAATAATATGAATACTGAAGTTGGGTTTACCAAAAACATATTAAAAAAAGAAGATATTGGTAAATGGGTTTTTATTATTACTACTGAAAAAGATGGTTTTAAAAGATTGAACAATATGGGCAGTTTATACCCAGCGAAAATTAGAACAAATATTTGTTCTAAACCTTATGAAACACGTGATAAAGCTATGAAAAGTCTTGACTCTTTTATTAAACTTCTGAAAAAAGAACTTAAAAAGAGAATTATTGAAATTTAACATAATTTGTTTGCAACTTACAAATTAAAACGTATTAATATTATTATAAGTTATATTATAACTAATATTATATATTTTATAATAATATATTAATATTATAAAGGACCAATATATTAATACCAGTTATTTTTTAATTTGCAAATTTAAATTATTAAAAAAGATTAATTTATGGAAAATAAAACGTTAGATGAAAAAGTAGCTGATTTGAGGAATAAACTTACTCCATTGTATAATTTAGCAGCTTTAATGAATGAAATAATCATTAATAAGGAAGAAATTGAAATTAATGATGTGGTTAAGAACTGTATTATTGCTTCTAATGATTCTCTTCCAATTATCAGAAAGATAATTGATTCCATGTTATTTGATGAACCAATGACTGAAGAGCGTTTAAAGAAAATATCCAAAGAATTTGCCAATAATGCTTGTATGCCTTATTGTTGGGAAGATGTTTATAATAGATTAATTAGTGGTAGTGCATTACCTTTTAAAATTGAAACAAAATGAATGAGTTTATTGGAACAATGGTATCAAGAACAATATGTGCTTATGTGACTGAAATTGTTTTTGAACCAAGATATGATAATAAGAGTAATAAATGGCAATTAATCGCTGATGTTATATGGAATGATAACGGTTGCCCAATGAGAGAAAATTTTAAATTATTGGAGTATGACACTGAATATGAAGCAAGACAGGTAAAAATAGGAACATGTGTTGCTTCAAGAAAAAAATATTCATGGATAGATTAAAAGAGAAAAAAGATGTTTGGCATGATAATAGTCAGCCAAACATAGGACAATTAGTAGTTGTGATTGATGAAAATAACACAATACATGATTTTGGCTATTTTCATTTCAATGATTATGTTAAAGTTAAACAAGGTTTTAAATGGGCTTATATGAAAGAATTAGTTAATATAACAAATGGAAAAGAAGAATAGAACATCGTCAGCTATTGTATCTTATAGATATGGTAGTATTGTATATGGAACAGATAATGAAAATTCAGATGAAGATATGATTTCAATTATATCTGATGATTTCGAAGATATGACTGAAAATGAAAGTCAAGGAAAAGTTGGTGATTATGATATAACTTTTTATAAAGAGAGTTATTTTATTGAGAAAATTAAAAACCATTCAATTGATGCTTTGGAATGTATCTTTCTTCCAAGTGATATGATTATTGGGGATAATAAGTACCTTCAATATTTTCAACTTGACTTACCAACTTTGAGAAGTTCTATTTCAGCTATATGTAATAATTCTTATGCTAAAGCAAAGAAAAAACTAACAGTGAAAAAAGATTATGACTTCTATAAAGCTATGAAATCTTTATTTCATTCAATCAGAATATTTGAATTTGGTAAACAGATAGCCATATTTGGTAAAATTACCAATTATCAGGCTTGTAATCATATATGGCACATGATTAATAAAGAGACATCTACTGATTGGGAATATTATCACAAGAAATATAAACCAATTTGGAATGAATATCATAGTGCATTTGTTAAAGTAGCTAGAAAGAAACTTACTTAACAAATATTAACTATAATATTTTGTGTATATGGTATTTTTATCCTATATTTGCAAAAAATTGAAAAAATGAAAGGTGCAATTAATTTCTTTAATATCATTATAGTACCATTTTCCATTCTTATGGGATTCGTACTTGAATTTAAGTATATGTGGCTAATGATAGCCTTATATTCAAGTTTGATGCTTATTACAATAACAATAAACACCATAGCATCTTCTATTATTGAGAAGAAGTATGAAGAAAGTTATTCAGCTTTTTGGAGAACATTGTTTATTGTAGCATCAGCTATTAGTTGGACATTTGTAGTTTATTCTTAAAAATTAAATATATGAACATTTTAGTTGAATTTTTCCATAATCTCACCAAGAGAAGTAATCCAAGATTAAAAGCAAGAGACGCATATTTAAAAGCAAAATATCAACGTATTCAAACAGAAGATGAACGTTTAAATGAGTTTAAATTCAATCTTGATACATTGATTTCAATCAAATGTGATACATGTACTTGCTGTTGTGTTGTAGAACTTGAAGAAGATTTGTCTAAACATTTGGATGATATTATTACTGAATATCGTGACCTTGGTTACACAGTTTTAAATTTGAAAGATGAAGTAGAAGATATAGATAAGAATTATCTTTTCCTTTGTTGGGATAAAAAGTATTGATATGACTAATCAAGAAATGCAAGAAATGATTGATGCTTTACGTCTTATTGAATCTAAGATGCTAAAAAGACGAGAATATATACTAGTTGCATCTGAATTTTTAGTTAATTTAATAGATAGCACCAAAGATAAAAATTTAATTACTGATTTTGAAGAAAACTATCGTATATATAGTACTTTACATTATGATATTAAGATTTATGTAGAACATATGTTTAAAGGTTATAGAGCTATATTATATAAAGATGGCAATGTAATGATAACAATTGATGAACAAGGTAATGGTAAAATCTTTAAAAGAAAAAATGAAAATTGTTAAATGGGTTAATGTTATTCAACTTAGATTATATTATCTACATAAATCTAAATGGAAGTGTTATATATTAAAAGAATTATTTGATTCTAAAGAGGAAGCTGAAAGAAATTATAGTGGATGTGCTCAAACAGTATATTTAGGTGCATCTAAAGTAGAGTTTGAAATTCCTGATAATTAATATTATTTAACATTTCAAGACTTGCAACTAATCACTTTAAGTTGTATATTTGCATAAAATAAGAGAATAATTTAAAGTGATTATGTCAGAGCAAACAAAAAACAGTACAGTTGCTTTTATATTTGAAGGTAAATTGGATGATTTGCTAACAGATAATGGAAATGTTAAATCAAGTAGATTGATTGAATTTGGAAATGATACAGAAAATGGTAGTGAACAAAATTGGGACATTCAACTAACATCATATAATAATATTGAGCCTAAACATGAAAAGTTTGACCAATTGTTAGGAAAGAAAGTTCGAATTATTGTTGAAACCATAGAATAAAATAAATAAATTTTATTGTGAATATGGATAGAACTTGGATGAAAGAGAAGATTACAATGAGTTATGAAGATTTATTTAACTATGTAGTCCAATCAACAGTTCTTAGAGATATGTTAAACGAAGATAAACTAGCTGAAGTGGGGTTTGAAATCCCACATCTAGTTTATATACAAAAAAATAATAAATCACCTTATATGACTGAACAGGGAAAACAAAAATCAATAACATATATTAAAGGAGATGCAACCCTTCCTGTTGGAGAAAGTAAAAAATATATAGTACATGTTTGTAATGATATTGGCGGTTGGGGACGAGGTTTCGTTCTTGCATTATCAAACAAGTGGGAATCTCCTGAAAAGAAATATAGAGAATGGAATCGTAACGGATTTTATGAACTTCCTGATATGTCTAAATGCAAGTTTGAATTGGGCAATATTCAAGTAGTTCCTGTTGAAGATAATTTATCTGTTATTAATATGATTGGTCAGCATGGTTGCTATCCAACAGTTGTTAATGGAGAAAAAATTCAACCAATTAGATATGAAGCATTAAAAGAATGTTTATATAAAGTAGCTAAATTAGCAAAAGCTAATAATGTGAGTGTTCACATGCCTATGATTGGAGCAGGGCTTGCAGGTGGAGATTGGACTGTTATTGAGGGTATTATCAATAATACTTTGATTCAATCAGGAGTTGATACAACAGTTTATGTTTTTGATGAAGTGTAATATGGAAAAACCTATAATTAATGAAGTGTTTACTGATAATGGTGAACATTCACATTGGGAACTAATCAATGCTGAAAATGGTGAATTATTGTGGAGCGAAGATATAACAGAAAGTGATGCTATACGTGGTGAAAAACATATTATTTTTAATGTAGTTCCACCACATGCTAAATATAATGAACCGCCTATTAATCCATTTATAAAATGTATTGGACTTTTAGATGAATTAAAAGAACATATTGTAAAAGATTATATTCCTACTGATGATACTATCAATGAAGTGTTGAAACATATTCCTAAATATTTTACTTTTGATAAATCTTCTGGAAGATTAGTTAATCATAACACTCAAAGAGATGAAGGTATTGATGGAGATACAATCATTTTTCAAACGTATGTGAATGGTGAAAGAAAAGAAATTAAAGGTACTGTTGAAGGATATACAGACTATCAAATTGTTAAGACATATGAGCATGGTTCATATGTGTTAAATGCTGAAGATGGCAGATATAAAACAATTATTAAAAATAAAAAGTGGAATAAATGCAAGAAGTAGAGAATTATACAGATGATTTCTTTTATGATGGGGATGAAAGAACTATTGGAAAAAATGATTATTGTAATTTCATGATTGAAGGTAGTGATTTTTTCCCTTGTAAAAAAGTCAGTAAGTCACTACCTAATGGATATTATACAATAAGAAAAGATTACACACGAGGAATTTTCTTTAGAAAAAAAGAGGTCAATTTAGACAGATTGGTAAAATTTGACTCTTATCCAATTTATCAATTGATATTAAAAGATATTGAAACTTTTTGGAATTCTAAAGAAGAATATGTTAAGAGAGGAAGAGTATATAAAAGAAATATGTTACTTTATTCTCCCCCAGGAATGGGAAAAACATCTTTGATTAATTTATTAGTCGAAGATTTAGTAAAAAATCGTAATGGTTTTGTCTTGTCATTAACAGATGACAATGACATTCTAAATTTCAATGATGCAATGTCTTATATTAGAGCTATTATGCCTAATAAACCGATTATTGTTATTATTGAAGATATTGATAATTTCATTGGAGAAGGTGCAGATAGTAAATTAGAAACAGAGATATTAAATATGCTTGATGGTATTAATAAACATAGTAATATTCTTACCATAGCAACAACTAATTATCCTGAAAATTTAACAGAAAGATATTTAAAGAGACCATCACGATTTAATCGTAAGTTCTCGTTTAGTTATCCTGATGAAACATTAAGACGTGAGTTCTTAATAAAAATCAATTTACCTGAAGATATAGCAAAAGTTGATTTGGATAAATGGGTTAAAGAAACAGAAGGTTGGACTGTTGATTATTTGAAAGAATTAAGTGATTCAGTATTTATCAATGGTTATACTGAAGAAGAATCATTCAAGGAAATCAATGAAATGATTAAAACCAATGTTGTTAAGAACGACAAACCAAAAAATAAGCAAAGCGGAGTTGGTTTAAGACCAAAAAGCGGTGGAATAATGGAACATTAAAATGAGTGTAAAAACTTATGATTTTTATAACAAAAGAGCCTATGTAGTCGGTGACATACATGGGCATTTTGACGTTATAAAAAATAAAATTAAAACATACAAAATAACAGATAGTGTTATAATATTTGCAGGTGATATTGGACTTGGATTTGAAAAACCTGAACATTATAAACAAATTTTCCCTAAAATAAATAAAGCAATGAAACTGAGAAATGTTACATTATTATTTGTTAGAGGAAACCATGATTCAAAAATTTATTTTGAAAACGAATTAATAAACTATTCTAATATAAAGTCAATCCCTGATTATTCAGTTGTTAATATTCACCAAGATTGGGATTATGAAATGAAAGAACCGCCAAAGTTTTCCATACTTTGTGTGGGTGGTGGTGTATCAATAGATAGACAACATAGACTTGATGTTGAAATGGCTTTCGTTATGAATTATAAATTTTATCATCCTAATGCTTCACAGGAAGATATAGAAGCAAATCGGAAAAAATACTATTGGAGTGATGAACTTCCATTTTATGATGTAGATAAATTAGATGAAATAACAAAAGAAGGTTATAATATTGAATATGTAGTAAGTCATACAGCACCTAATTTTTGTTATCCGCATGATAAAAGAGGTATTGAAAAGTGGATGCTAGTGGATGAAAATCTTGAAAAAGACGTTGATTATGAAAGAAATACTATGACAAGTATTTACAATTATCTAATTAATCATAAACATATATTAACAGGATGGTATTATGGTCATTTTCATTCTCACTATAATGCATATTATAATAATGTAAGTTTTACATTACTTGATAGTGAACATCATAAGTGGGATATGGTTGAGATTGGTTATAAACCGATGGAAATAACAGTTTAACAATGGTTGCTAAGAAAACAACTAAGACAAAAAAGAAACTTACCAGCTCTGAAATAATGGAGCGAGTTATTGATGTAGAACAATTAGAAAGGCGAAAACAAACTTTAGTTAAAGAAGAGTCTGTTTCTAAGGAAGAAACCGTTATTGAAAAAGAAAAACAATGGTGGCAATTACCAATGAAAAAGGCTCTTTTTAAAACTAAAAAACATGAAGGTAAGTTTTATGGGCAATATGAAGGGTGGAATGAATGCGTTTGGATTGGACCTTATGATACTGAAAAACAGTTGAATGATGTAATTAAATCCTATATTGAAGAAACTAAGAAACCACCAATGGATAGAGATATTAAAAATATACATTCTGTTGTTCTGAAAATAAAAGAATAATATGTCAAATATTTAATGATTAAATTAAGAATAAGTCAAAAAGAATTAGAAGAAGTTATTAATGATGTATTAGAAAAACTTCATATAAATGAGACACTTCCTAGTAGAGTTGTATTTGGTGAGATGCTAAATAGAGAAATAATAACTGAAGGTCTTATAACTACTTATAGCCCAAATGATACTATTAATATATTAAACAATAGTAAGATTAAATTTTACAATATAAGAGCTAGAAGAATTCCTAATTCAATTGATAATAAAACAATATATAATATTGTTCTTTATTTCGATTCAGGATTACATAATATTGGGGCTGAATATTATAATAACATTATTCATTTACTTGATGTATGTGGGTGGTTTCCTTCCATTATATATGCTAATGGAAGAAAAATTAATGATATTGATAATTCATATGAGTTATTAAAAAATTATAACATGCCATTTGATATGATATGTGAAGCTAAATTTGACGTTAAAGTAGATGATAACGATTTACCTGATAAATTATATCACATAACAAACATAATAAACTTAGATAAAATAAATAAAAATGGCTTAACATCCAAGAATAAAATAAAAGTATCATATCATCCAGAAAGGGTATATTTTTTCGACAAATCAGCTATTAATAATTTTGATAGAATTGCTAAATTCTTTTATGAATTAGATAGTAAAAATAATGCATTCACTTTGTTGGAAGTTGATACCAATCAATTAAGGTCTAAAATTGATTTTTATTATGATGGAAATACTGATTTAAAAGCATTTTATTCATTAGAACCAATTAGTCCATTATTGATAAAGAGAATAAAAGAAATAACATTATAAATTTATGAGTTCAAGCATATGGGTACAATGCCCTAATTGTAAAGGTAGAGGTAAAATAGATGGTACTCTACAAGATTTAGTACAATGTCCTACCTGTAAAGGAAAAGGCATTATCAGTGAAGTTACAGGTTTACCACCTGGAGAAACAGAAGATGTAACAATACATCCTTTCACAATTCCAACTTTCCCTAATACATCTCCAAGTGTTGTTCCACAATACCCTTGGTATAATCCAAATATTACTTGTCAATATGTTAGTAGTGTAGATTTAGCTAATGGTAAAGATGATTGTTCAGTAAGTCTATTAAAAATAGATGAAGAGGGTAATGTTAGTTGTGAATTTACTCAAAATTGTGGAAATGATTTCTTACAAACAGTTGAAGATATTATTTCAAAATATGTGAATAAAGATATAAAAAATAATTGAAATGGCAGAAACACATTTTCATACAATATTAGTAATAGGTGAAGAACCTGAAAAGACAATTGCAAAGTATAGTTCAGTTACAGAAGTAGAGAAACATTTAAAAATTAAAAGAGATGATGCTCCAAAACTATTAGCTAAACATATTAAAGCAATCAAATCATTTTTAGATAGTGATAAAATTAAATTAACTTCTCGTCAGAAAGATTATTTTAAGGAAGCCTATCTTTCTCTAAAAGAAATGGATGAATTTGATTATTTCTTGGAAATAACAAAAGGTTGTACTTATGATGAAGAAACTGGGGATGCATATACAACTGAAAATCCTGATGCAATGTATCAAATGTATTATGTGGGTGATAAATGCCCATTTGCTGAACCATTCATATTAAAAGATGGTGAAACATCTTTTAGTGCAAAAGTACAAGACATTGATTGGGATAAAATGCATATGAGTGTAGCAAAAAAAGGCTTGTGTGAACTTGTATGGGCATTGATGGTAGATGAAAAAGAACCAGAAAATGAAAGAGAAGAAGAATTAGTTAAAAATTGGGAAAAAAATAAAGCATATTTTGCTAATTTTGTTGATTGCAATGAATATGTAAGGCATACATGTTCTTTTTGGCACTATGGTGTAACTGATGGTAAAAAATTCTCTGAAGTGGATTATACAATATCTGATAAAGAATGGGTAGCAACTTTCTATGACAAATTTGTTAAAGATTTAGCTCCTGATACTTTATTAACTGTATGTGAAGTGAGAAAATTGGACGATTAATTGTTATTTTTACGTTTAGTTTGATAATAATTATCAAACTAAACAAATATGGCGAGCACATTTAAAATTATTCAAGCAGGTAAATCTAAAGATTATGATATTACATTAGATTTAAATATTGATGGAGATGCAGAAAGAGTTACATGTAGAATTGAATGGACTGATAGTAGTGGAGATAGTGGAGTTCAAGAATTAGATACTGATGGACTATCATCTTATACAATACATGTTAATGGTGATAAATCAATATCAATAATAATTACTAGAATGATAATATCATATTATCATAATGGAAGTGAATCAGAGTGTTGCAATACTTCTGTATATGTTGAATGTAATCCACCACTAACATGGACTGGAAGTGTGTATGAAATTAGTGGTGAATACCCTGGTGGTAATGCTTCTATATATGGTTATGGAGAAGTATGCTAAAAATAATTTTTAATATAAATTAACGAGAATCATTTGTGGTTCTCGTTTTTTGTTTGTATATTTGCAATATTAAAAGAAAATATATTATGGAAGATGTTATAAGAGTGTATAAATATCCTTGTAAAGTCATTGTAAATGATGAAAATATATTAAATAATGAATTATACCCTTTTTTAAGGGCACACAATTATTATGTTGATTACCCATATCAATCATGTGTGGGTAATGGTGTTATATGTCCTGCTAATGTATTAGTCACATGTAATGATAAACGAAATCTTCTATATAGAAATCTCACTGATACAGATGGTTATGCTGTTTTAACAAGAGAAGATGCAATTGAATATAGAGATTTTATAGATTGTGGGGAAGATATTGAATTATTTAAGAAATTAGTAATCATTAAAGATGGAGATAAAAATTATGACTTTGGAAATGAAATCACTAATATTAAAAATGCTTGTTTATTCGAATAAATAATATGTGTAAACTATTAACAAGACAAGAGTTTAAGGAAGAAGTCTTTAAACGAGATGGATATAAGTGTGTTGTTCCTGGATGCGAACAAGAAGCTGTTGATGCACATCATATAATGGAAAGGAAGCTATTTTCTGATGGCGGTTATTATCTTAATAATGGAGCATCATTATGTTCAAAACATCATTTGGATGCTGAAACTGGTGAGATAAGTGTTAAAAAAATACTTGAATACATTAATATTAGAGAAGAACAATATGAATCACTTCCATACCCAGATAAGATAAATTTGGATTGGGCTTCATTAACTACTATTGATTATTTTGAGTTAATAAAAACTGATTCCATTGACAAATGGGGAAATAAAAAAGATGAAATTGAGTCTCTTAATAAGAAAATGAACGAATGGTGGAAACAATATGAAAATAAGAAAAGTAAAAAAGGAGTTAAAGAAAAAGAATGAGTTCATTAAAGTCATATGGCTTAGACATGTTAATGAATGGTGTACTTTAAGCCATAAACCATATGATTTGTTTCCAACAATAACTAAACATTATATTAAATTTTGTAATGATAAAATAAAATGAAAGAAGAAAATATTATAAAAATAAGAATAGCTCTATGGATTGTTTTATATCCTCTTATTCTTATGTGGTTGTGGAATTTTGTAATGCCTAAATTTGGCATAGTTGAAATTAATTATATTGAAGCATTTGCTTTAAGAATAATTACAAGTATTCTGTTTAAAACAAATACTGCTCTTATAAACGATTTTAATAAAATTGAGAAGTCATGAAAAAATTAGGTTTATTTTTTGGTGCATTCAATCCTGTTCATAATGGTCATTTAATGATGGCTAATTATATTGTAAATAATACTGATATAGATTCAGTTAGTCTTGTAGTAAGTCCAGAAGTTCCATTTAAAGAACATGAATATCTTGCAAGTTTTAGGGAAAGAATTACAATGATAAAATTAGCAATTTTATATTCATCACGAAAAATACATGAAAGTGATGTTGAATATGCATTACCAGAACCTCATTACACATATAATACATTAAAAGAGTATGAACGGTTTGCAGGTAAATACTATGAAATAGCATTAATTATTGGTTCTGATAATTTGTTAGGTATTTCTGATTGGAAAAACGCTAAAGAGATTATTGAAAATTATGAAATATATGTTTGCCCAAGAAACGGAATAGATTGTAACAGTGAGATTGAAAAACTTAAAACTAAATTCAATGTAAAAGGAATAAAAGTTGTTGATGGCATTCCTGAATGTAGTATCAGTTCAACATTTGTTAGAGAACAAGTTGGAAATGGAAAAAGTATTCTGTTTTATGTTCCAAGCGAAGTAGAGGAATATATTATTAAACATAAATTATATGGATGTGGTCTGTGGCATCCTAATATTTTAAATTAAGATAATTTAACGGGAATTCTTTGGAGTTCCCGTTTTTTGTTTCTATCTTTGTACTATAAATAAAAAATAAATGAAATATGAAAAAGTTTATTGTAGCAAATATTACTTCATATATTGGTCAGTGTGTAGAAGCTGAACATTATTATTGTACTTTTTGCAAGGACATATCAATTGATGTTGATAAAGATGTAACTCTTTTACATCGTTGTAGAACTTCTTATGAAAAAGAAGAACTTTATAAAGTTCTTACTAAAGAAGATGCTGAAGCTCTTGCAAAGAAAGACAATTATTCTTCTTGGAGAGAAGGAACGAAATCCAATCGCTTTAATTCAATTGCTGAAATTAAAGAAGAATTGTTGAGAATGTTTCCTGATGAAAATATTGTTACATATGAAGATTGTGAACCACATAGTGAAATGTTGATTAAAATTGATGGAGAAATAAAATCAATTGATTTTTTAGGCGAAGTTTGGTCTTGTGTTCCAAATTCAGTATGGAAAGATTTGCTTCCTGAACATTTTAAAGTTAAATGTGAATGTGGTAAAGAATATACTGAAGAAGAAATTCAAGAACTTATTTTTACACGTAAGATTGGAGATAGAGAGCTTGTTGTTTTTGATGTGGATTCATGTGAGTGTTGTAAAAGACCTTATTTAATGTGGAATGTGATATTATGAGATATTGGATTTGTACTTATTCATCAACCAATGACCAGGGATTATGTGTTGGTGCAGTAACTAAAAGCGAGGAAGAACCAAGAATCGAATGGGAAAATGTTGAATGGAAAGAAATATATGAAGATGATTATAATAATTGTCTTGACCATGTTAATGGTAGCCGATTTATTAATTCGATTCTTGATATACCACAATATGTCATTGTTGATATAGTTGGTAAGATTGTGTATGAAGGTTCTTATATGGCTTGTGAATGGTATAAAGAAAAAGGTGGGGATGTTAGAACTTTTGGTGGAAATATTATTCTAAGAAAAACACATATTGAAAACATTATTAATAAATCACTAAAAAGCGTTTGGTGGAATACAATACAACATATGATTGAAATAGAAGGAGGGAAACTTGACTCTAATACAATTGGGTTTGTTAAACATATAATCACCAATAAATTACTTCCGCAAAAATTGCAATTATCACAAGATAAGGCTGTATTGGAGAAATATTTTAAAGTTGGGTTTAGAACTTTCAATGATATTAATATGCTTATTGAAGAAAGAAAGGTTGCATATGATTTAGGGAATTTTATTCGCTTTAGATTAACATTTGGTGATAGACCAATTAATCACGAAGCTATTGTTGAAATTAATATAGATTTGTTATAATAGTTATGGAATTACCAATAGAATTTAGATTAATCAAGATAAAAAACCTATATCAAATTGAATATAGACCAATTGATATTTTCAAATATTTACCATCAGTTTCAAATTCTGATAATAAAAATAATGCAGAATGGAAAGCCATATCTTATTATTTTCTAGAAGATGACAGAATCAAAGAAACTACTTTGAAGTATAGAGACGTTGATGGGTGCTGTATGTTTATTAAAAAGCATCCAAATGCATCTGATATTGAACTATGGTGTGAAAATATGAAGTGTATGTTAAAACAGCAATTATTCAATCAAAAACATGTTTCTGAAAAAGATAACGAACTTTATGAAAAATATAAGATTATTGAAATTATTGAACTAAAAGAATAATAAATTATGATATTTGAATATTTTAATAAACTTAAAGCCATTATCGTTGAATGGTTAAGAGATAAAACAATGGAAGAATATGAAAAATACCTTTTAAATAATAAAGGTAAGAAATGTCGTTTTCATATTTCTTATGGAGATTATGGAAGAATTACTTTGAAATTCAATGCTGATAGTAAACATTCTTGGAGAACATATACACATTTCTATTGTGTATCAAATAAAGAAGAAATTGATTATTTTAATGAAACATTTAATAATAAAAGTGTTAAGGAGTTTATCGAATATCACCCAATGATTGATGATATATTGAACGAATTTGAAAGGGATAAAAACCGAATTGATAGAGAGATTCAAAGAAGAAGAGACTATAAACGGTCTTATAACATATATTAACTTTAAAAATTTTCATATTATATAATAATTTAGTATATTTGCATCATGAAAGAATATATAGAACGCTTTTTAAATAAACTATTATGTTGCCATGAATGGGAAACATATGAAAGAATTAGTGTAGAATCTTATAGTGGTGGAAGATATTTTATATATATTCTTATCTGTAAGAAATGTGGAAAAATAAAAAAAATTAGAAGCAATAAAGGCTAATATTATGTTATATAATAATTTGAATGTAGTAAACTCTGATTGTGTAAGATATTTCCAACTTATGAAAGATGGTCAATATCTTTCAATAATTGACCAAAAAGGAATAGTAAGGGCTTCCTTCTTTAAAAAGGAAGGAAAACTATATGAATATTTTAATATATTCATAGTTAAGTCTCTTGATGATTATAAAGAATTTGCTTATCCATTATCATTTTTGTTTAGAAACGAACCGTTAGCTAAAACTTATACATATGTTATATGTGACCAGAATCAATGGAGTGAGCAAATAAAGGCAAATAATCTTAAATGGGCTAAAGATAAGCTTGATGAAGATGGTGACAATAATGCTAAATTAATATATAAGGATATATTAAAAGATGGTGGTAAATTTGTATCTTTTGGTTCTCGTTTTAATAATGGTGGGTTGTTAGTTTGTGCTGTTTCAAGTGATGAAGATTATTATTGGGCTTATATAGAAAGTAATTTGAAGATTCATTTATCATCTTGTGTTGGTGGCTATGATATTATTGATGGTGATGAAGTAGAATTTAACATATTAAAATATCTAATAGAAAATGACCCTGAAAGTTTATATCAAAGAGTATTGGAGAGATTTAAAGGTACAAGCGATGCAATCTTCACTCCTGTTATCATTAGTGAAACATTTAAAAAAGAGGTTTAAAAACAAATGGAAAGGCAAATAGGAGAAATATTCTGTTATAAAAATACAATAGGTGTTGTAGAAACTTGGCAATGTGTATCTGCTATTTCAGATAATTGTTCAGGTTGTTGGAATGGTGGACATGATATTTGTAAAGGCTGTGAATTTCCTAGTTGTGATAGCACTGATTATCCACCAACAATCAAAAGAAAAGTAGAATTTGGAGCTTGTTCAAAACCGCTTAGAAAAGATAAACATAATGTAATTTTTAAAAGAATTAATTCTAAATAAGATGGAAACGACAAAATATCCACGTACATATCATCTTCCTTTTTCTGAAGGTCTACAAAATGATGACAGGAAAGTTGAAGATGGATGGTGGGAACATTTAAAAGGAAAAACTTTAGTGCTTACTGAAAAAATGGATGGCTCAAACAGTTATATTTGTAGAGATGGCGTTTATGCTCGTTCTCATGCAACAACAACTGATAATCCCTGGGATAAGAACCTGTTTGAAAAAGGTGGTACTCATGACCAAGTAAAAGGATGGCTTGCAGAGAATGAAGGAATTTATGGAGAAAATATGTATGGTGTTCATTCAATTGAATATAACAAACTGCCATCTTATTTCTTTATGTTTGCTGCTCGTGATGATAAAAGATGGTATTCTTGGAAAGAAGTCGAAGAACTATCATCCATACTTGGTATAGAACACGTCCCAGTTCTTGAAATAAGAAGTTTTGAGACAGTTTCAGAGCTTGAACAAGCAATTGCATTCCACATGAAAAACGGAAGCAAATATGGCTCTACAATTGAGGGAGTTGTTGTTAGAAACATTGATTCATTTCCATTAGATGAATTTTCTAAGAATGTAGTAAAATATGTAAGAAAAAATCACGTTCAAACAGATGAACATTGGAAAAAGAACTGGAAACGAGCTAAATTAATGTTTGAATACTAATATATGACAGAACAAGAAGCTTTAGAATTTTATGAGGATTATGTGAAAAGTAATCCTCAATTTAATCAAGTAAGATGGGAACGTTGTGAATTTGAAGAATATCGCAATTGTTTATCTAAATTTCTTAAATATCCACAAGGGCATAGATGGAAATTTCCTGAATGGTTTGATATTCAAGATGTTGCGTTTAAAATCCTTGTTGATAAAGGAAAAATAACTGAAGAAGAATATAAGTTTTATTGTCTAAGATTTAAAATATAAAAAATGGGAAGAGTAATTAAATGGGTTTTGGGAGCTATTTTGATTGTGTTAATCATACAAGCTGTTTTTGTTGTAGTTCCTTACACAATTTCTACATTCAATGAACAAAAGGATATAAGAAATTCTTATAGTCAAAAGGTTCAAGAAAAAGAAGTTATCATGAATGAGTTTACATCTTGTTTAACAAGTAGTTTGAATATCAGTAACAGTAATGCTGAATATTTCAAAGAGAATATTCAAACTATTATGGACAGTCGGCAAGATGGTATGGGGTTAATGTGGAAATGGGTCAAAGAAATAAACCCTAATGCAAATTATAAAGAGGTTTCAGAACTTTTCAAGAATATGCAAAAAATGTATAGTGAAAAGCGTGATGTTATTATTAAGGCTAATGCTGATATTTTCATGTTGCAAAAACGAGATAAAGACCTTATAACTAAATTCCCATCCTCAATTGTGATTAACATATTTGGGGAAACAACACCCATTGAATAATCATGGAAAATAGTTTTATAATTGAAGAATGGGTATTGGAAGATGTTCTTGATACCCTAAGACAAGTGAAAAATTATCGGGATGAAGTATCAAACACTGAAACTGCATTAGATAGAAGTATTGCCAACAGTAAGAAGTTATTGGAGAGTGTTAAAAACACAAAGCCAATTTATTATGGTAAATTTCACAAATATTAATAGATAAAATTTTGTAGTCCAAAATATTTTGTTTTACTTTGCAGTATAATTGTTAAACGAAATATTAAACATTTAAACTTAAAAGAAAATGAGTGAAAAAATTGAGAGTAGAAAAGATGTTAGAAATGTAGCAGTCGTTTTTGGTAACTATATTATCAATACGCCAATCTTGTTGTTTGCAATTTTTGTTGCATATGCTATCTTAGTAGGAATCATTACCTTTAGTAATCCAATTCCTGTTATTTTTGGAAACAATGCTAAAGGCGAATGTACAGGGTGGTTTGTTTTTTATTGTGCCATTGAGATTATTGCATGGGTTGTTTACAGTTTTATTTACTTTATGGCTTCTTATGAAAACAATTCAACAGAAAAAGATGTGAAACCAATTCTGATACTTGATATTGCTAATAAGAAAGATGAAGAAAATGTAAATAAAATTAAAGTAAGTTGGAAGAAAATAGTATGGCTGTTTATAGCTGTTCTTGTTATCTTTAGCGGATATAAAGCGACCAAATATTCTTTAACTGAAGGTGTAGCTGTTTATAACGAACAAAAAGATATTCGCAACACTTATGAGCAGAGAGTTCAAGAAAGAAACATTATGATGTCTGAATTTATGGATTGTTTGACTAGTTCACTTAAAGTAAGTGAGACTAATGCAAATTATTTCAAAGAGAACATTCAGTCAATTATGGAAAATCGTAAAGATGGTGATAAACTTATGTGGAAATGGGTAACTGAGGTTAATCCAAATGCAAACTTTAATGAAGTATCTGAAATGTTTCAACATATGCAATCGCTTTATATGGAAAAACGAACAGCAATCATTGCGATTAATAAGGCATTGTTTGAACTTGAAAAACGAGATGCAAATCTTAGAACTATGTTCCCATCTAATTTGATTGTTAAATTTGTTGGTGAAACAGAGCCTTTGGTAAGAAAATAATATAAAACGTTAAATATTCAATATGATTGATTATAAAGTTGGAGATTGGGTAGAAACTTGTCATATAATGCCTGCTATTGTTCAAGAAATTGATATGGCAGATGATGTGGTTAAAGTTTTCTACCCACATTATAAAGAACAAGATAATAGATACACAGGTGGCTCTTGTTGTTCAATTACGCATTGTGGGGTACATAAAGTAGATGAATCTACTGCACAAATGATGTTGGCAATTGGCGAAGAACGTCTGACCCGTTTATGGGATTTTCTTAAAAGAACTGTTCAAATCAATTCAATTGAGAAGAATATTGAATTTTATGAAAGACAGGTTAAGGAAATACTTAAACATAAAGATGATGACAATTATAATCATTGGGCTTTTCCTGGTACTATGGGAAAACAATCTTATGAATTAGCTCTCAATTCATTTAATCAGAAATTAGAAAACTGTAAGAATGAATTATATGAAGCATGGGGTAGACATGAAGAACTGTGGCATCAAACTATTTCTGATTTGTATAATGGGGTTGTAAACATTATCACACAAGGAGTATGGTTATCTTATCCTAAAGTGAATATTGAAAGAATAAAAGGCGGTTTTAGAATTATAACCATAAGAACAGGTGAACGATTTCTTACTAAAAAAAGTCGTTGCTCGAAATGGGGACGAACAAAATATACAATAATTAAGAAGTTATCATAATGGAACAAGTGTGTGAGACGACTAAAGATTTTTATAATTCAAACAAGAATAAAATCTGTTTGTATAAAAATACAATGAAAGGTATTGTAGCAGGATATGTTGAACATTATATAATTATAGGTTTTAATGATGAACAAGGTTGTATAAAATCATTTTCTTCACATGTTATATATGATTCATCATATAAAAGTTATAGATTCTCCAAGTTAAAACATATTATAATACTATAAAACTAATGAAATTCAATTTTAAATTTACTTCAACAGGCTTTGATTGTGTCGAATCAAGTGATGATAAAGATAGACTCTATATTATAGATGGTATAACTTACCATGTTAGAGGTATAATTAAGGCAGAACATACCTATAAAAAATTTATGGGTATATCATACAACCATATCTATGATAACCGCATTTCACTTTTATTATACAAAAATGGTGAAATGGTTTCAATATATACTGATACCAGAAGAGAGTTTCAGAATAAAAGAGTAAGACTGTGTATTGGTGATGGCTTTATGATAGGTAATATGTTTTATACTTGGGATGATTATATTTCAAGCATTATTAGAAAGAACAAAGAGGAATGGAAAAAATTTTATATCTAACGTTAAAGAAACAGTGGTTTGATTTAATTGACCAGGGAATAAAACTTGAAGAATATCGTGAAATTAAACCATATTGGATTAAACGCTTAACAATATGTAAGGGCGACAATAATTTTGTGAAAACTGGTTTCTTTTGTCCTAAAGCTAACTGTTGGTCTTGTTTAACAAGAACTTCAGTAGGTTTTCATCCAGCTGATTTTACACATGTACATTTCAGACTTGGATATGCTAGAGAAGCTCCAACTATGAAGTTTGAAATTAATGGTTTTGCAATTGGATGCGGAAAACCTGAATGGGGTGGAACTGATAAAGACGTTTTTATTATTAAATTAGGTGATAGAGTAAATTAATATGGCATATTTGGTTGTAAATAAAAATGGAGATGAAAGGATATTTGAAGAATGTCCTACTTATCATAGATTAAAAGAACAATGGGTTAATGAAATTGAGAAAGAAGAATTAACTTTTATTGATAACTATGATTACTCCGCAGGTACACAATGGGAAACCACAATTGAATATTGTTATGGTATTCCTCTCCCAAAGGGTTCTATTAAGAAACTTATTGGAAAAGATTTAACAGTTATTGACGAACCCTATTTATATGAATAAAAATGGAAAATAAAATAGAATATAAGAATTTAATTAAAAGTACATCTCACGACCAAAAAGAAATTATGTATAATATCATGCAACTTCATAATGGTGGAAAACCATTTTATGCTGATATGACATACAGTAGTGGTAAATTTTATGAACCAAAGAAAGGTGACAAATATGTTATTCCTTATCCAACAGTAAAATTGGATGTTGTGCCACAATTTGATGATGTATTGAAATTAGAACCATTAGGTAAACTTCCATTTGAAGATAATTCAATTGAATCACTTGTTATTGATTTACCTTTTGTTATTGCTCCACGTAATTCAGCTTCAACAAAGTTAGCTGACCAAAACGGTAGAAACGTTATTATGAACCGTTTTTCTTCTTATTATCCTGTTGCAGAACTGCTTGAAAGCTATCATCATTGGATTAATGAAGCATATAGAGTTTTGAAACCTGATGGTATTTGTGTATTTAAATGTCAAAGTACAGTAACAGGTGGAAAACAACTTATGAGTTGTGAATATAGTTGGCTTTGTGCAACAGCAGCAGGTTTCTACACTTTAGACCAGTTCTTCTTATTAGCTAAGAATAGATTGCATAGTGGAAAAATTAAAACGCAACAACATGCAAGAAAATTCACTTCAACTTTCTATGTGTTTAAAAAATCAGACAAGAAAAAAATTCCATATATGAAATGGTTGAGCGATGAAAAACAAGTATATTTTTTTAATTCATTAATTAATGAACTTAATTAATATAATTGATAATGAAAAATTATAGAATTAAGATTAAAAATGAATTTGATTTTAATCTTATTAAAAATTATTTGATAGATAATAAGATTGGGGGCACATTTACATGTGTTAGCACTTATCTACCTGATGCTGAAGATTTTTATAATTTGAAATATATGGAAAATTTTGTTGAGATTTCCATTGAAACTTATACTAAAGAACAAATTGATAAATATCTTGAACTGGGTATTACTCCAAATTTATGGGATGAAAATAATATAATGATTGGAATTACAACTACACATGATTTATATGAAACACCATATGGGGATGTTAATCATAATATTAAGCCAATAACAATAAGTGATTTTTTATTAATTCATATTAAATGATATATGGGGCATAGTACAATTGTAACAAAAGGTAAACGTTTGGCTTTTCTTCTCCGACATGATAAAGAATATAAGTTCGATAAACATGGTTGGAGAGAAGTTTCAGACCTTATTAAGAACCATCATTATACAATGGATGAACTTAATGAAATTGTTGAAACAAACGATAAGAAACGTTATGAGTTTTCTGAAGATAAAAAGAAAATTCGTGCAAGGCAAGGACATTCAATTGCAGTTGATGTTGAATTAAAAGAAGCAACTCCACCTGATATACTATTTCATGGAACTGCTACTCGTTTTCTATCTTCGATTTATGAAAAAGGAATTATAAAGGGCACAAGACAACATGTACATCTTTCTGAAACAGCAGAAATTGCTACAAGTGTTGGAAAAAGGCATGGAGAACCTTATGTGTTGATGATTGATGCTAAGAAAATGACTAAAGATGGGTGCAAGTTTTATTTGTCAAATAATGGTGTATGGCTAACTGACTTTGTAAACAGAAATTATATAATTGATGGAAAATAAATTAATTTCTTTACCTTTGTTTGAAAAAAGGTTGATTGCTAATGATATTTTACTTAAATATCATAGAAGATATAGGGAACATGAAAATGGAATGTATTCTCACTGGACTTATTTAAAAGAGAGGAATGGAAATTTATTTCTTATAAAATGTTATCAGCATGAATGTTCTTGTGTTTGCAATGAAGAGAACCCTGTTAATATAGACCAAGTGTTTAGAAATGAATATGATTATGTAATGAGTTTAATAAAAGAATATGGAAAACAAACTATTGGAGTTAAATAAAATTTACAAAAAGATACTAACTGAAAAAATAATTTGTAAATATGTCTATACATATACGCCACATTATAGTGGAATGTATTATCACTGGACTGATATTAAACATGACAAAAATAGCAATGATATTATTTTAGTTAGATATTCAAGTCATGATTATTCCCCTTGCATAGTTGAAGATGAAAAAGAATATATAAATGAAGTATTAACAAAACGTTATGACGATGTTATGAAAGCATTGATAGAGCATATTGATGACTTCAATGATTCCCCATTAGGTTTTGTATTTAATGATATAAAAAAAGCAATGTAACAATATGGCGAGACATTTTAATCAAGAAATGAAAGATATATGTGAATTGAATAATGGTAAGTATATCATTCCAATTTGCGTAGATTTTGATGGGACACTTTGTGACCATCAATATCCAAGAATAGGTAAAGAAAATGAACATTGCTTTGAAGTGATGTGTAAGTGGACTACTCAATACAATGTAGGGTGGATTTTAGATACCATGCGTAGTGGTGAGGAATTGGAACAAGCAGTCAAATGGTGTGAAGAAAGAGGTATGAAGTTTTATGGTATTGGTTCAAATCCAACACAAAAAACGTGGACTATTTCACCAAAGGCTTATGGTATGTTTTCAATTGATGATAGAAACCTGGGTGTTCCTCTTATTATGGAAGAGGGTCATAGACCAAGAGTTGATTGGAAAACGATAGATGAAGAGTATTCACCATTGATAGCAAAAATCTCAAATAATAAATAATATGAATTGTTTAGTTCAAGACCCAGTTAAAAATTGTAAAGTTTATACAGAAAAAGGATGTGCTCATGTAGATGGAATATTATGTGATTTCCCTGAATGTAAAATGTTAAAAGATATGGAAAACGAAACGAAGAAAGCATATGTTATCATAGAATATTTTGGCTGTTTTGATTCATCATACCAAAAGGTATATGGTGTTACCTTGGATAAGGTAAAAGCTGAAATACTTAAAGCTGAAAGCATTGAAAGTCATAAGAAGATGCCTGAATCTGAACTTCCAATGACATGGGAAAAATTTGGAGAATTGGAACAAATCTATGATGAAAAATTAGAAGAGTTCAATAATGATGAAATTGCTTTATTTGCTTCTGGATGGTGTTTTGATGATTGTACAATGGAAGATTTTTATATGATGGCAGATTTATATGACGATTATTTCTATGATGATTTTGTGATGACAAATATTGTTGAAACCAATTTATATTAAATGATATGACACTATTAGAGAGATATTTAGTTAAGGTATTTTCATCTAAAGAATATTATAATGCATATTTGAAAACATCTAAGATTGAAAATTGTAAAGTGGTATATAAAGAAGATATACCACTTGAAAGATGGGTAAACAAAGAAGGTAATGCACATTATAATAACTTTCTTTATTATAAAAGAAAAGGGATTGATAATGAATTTATTAGATTAAATATTCCTTTTGAGTGGAGTGGGACAGCTAGTGATTTTAGAAATAATTTTGACCATTATCGTGAATTAATGATAAGAGAATACATAGATGGTATTTAAAAATTGTTAAAAAGTCCTTTTTTATTTATTAACATTTGCGTTTTGCTTAAATAAGTCGTATATTTGCAATACAAAAAATGTTAATAACTATGAACAATTATAGAAGATTCAAGTTTGTTAAAGAACTAAAAAAGAGTGAAACCGAAAAGATTCCAGTAGGTTCAGAGATTACAGTATTAAATAATACAATATTTTTTAATGGTGGAATGATTACACCTGCAAATTATAATTATTTTAACAATTTGCTTGCTAATGAGATAGCTTATCCATATTACTTGCAAGAAGTTATTATACCTATTGACAAAGTTTAAAGAATAATTTAAATAATTGTGTTATGATAGGTGGGGTTAAGAGATACTGTACAGAGAATGTACTTACAGGGACTTGAAGATGAAAGTCTTGTAATGGAAGTTACTAAAAGAAAGTTTGGTGGAGATGTAAGAAAATCTACACGAAATGAAGATATAAAGGAACATATTGACTTTTGGTGGATTTCCGAAAATGGTAATGAATATGGGTTTGATGTTAAAGGTGTTAAGAAAAGTAAACGTACTGATAAAATAGGTAACGATGAAATAAATTGGATTGAACTATTAAATGTTCAAGGAAATCCAGGGTGGGTTTATGGTAATGCCAAATATATTGCATTCTTAACAAATGAATCTGTATTATATGTGCCAAGAAAGAAATTAGCTTCTTATATAGAAGAAAAAATAAAGGGCAAAACTCTATCTACTGTTAATCCATCTGCTTGTTATATCCCATATCAAAGGTATGGAAGATTGGATATGATAGTAAAAGTACCTACAAGTGATTTAAGAGAAATTGCTAAACATGAAATAACATTAGAATAGAATATGAAAAATATATTAATAAAAAATACTGATAGTAAAATATACACTAAAGAAGTATCTCATATAGCTTGTCAAACATTATTTGAAGTGACTGAAGATATAACTGATGATTCTTTGGTCTCTTTACGTATGAAAGTTTTACAGGATTTTGCTAATAAATTGTTTTGGATATATAGTAAATATAAGTATTCAATGCCAAATAGTTTGCTTTTATATAAAATGTTTGAAAGAGAATATGAATACGCCACAAAATTTCATGAACCTTCAAATTATAAAGAAGGTAATATTACAGATACAACAGAAATAGCTAAATTCTGTGTTAGCTATTTTAAAAGAGTATATAATGTTGGAATAACTGAAGATGAAGTATTAAGATTTTTTGGTGCTGGGGAATTTCCATTCATTTATTATGGGGTATTTTATTATGAGGAAAATAAACAATTAGTGTGGTTTTATCGCATATCTAGATAATATGAAATTATGGGAAAATTGAAAGATATAATTGAAAAATGTGGTACACAGGAAACTATTGTAATTGAGAATCCTGGACCAAAATTTCTTGCGTTTATAAGAAAATGTCAAGAACAGAAAACTAAGCTTATTGATGAAGCTAGGAGAGAACATATTAGACATGCATTCTTATCTGATGATAATATGGAAGATACTTTTTATTGGTATAAAGATGTCATCAAATATAAGGTTAATTTGAACGATAAATATACAATACACGTATTGACTGAAAATTATCCTGATGATGAAACAAGTGAAAAACTTGAAAGTGCTCTTGAATCATTCCAATGTTATGGTGATGTTATTGTACTTAAAAATGATGAAGGTGATTATCAAATATTCACTGTTTACAATAATGGTACTAATGGTAAAGAGAATTGTATATTAAATTCAATGAAAGATGTAACTGAAAGATTGGAGAAACTTAAAGCCAATGAAAATGTTGCATGGTGTCAGATTTTAGATACACACATTGATAGTGTAGATGATGTTTATGCTTGGTATTTAACATTTATTTTAAAGTGATGGAAAAGAAATGGGAGTTTAAATTAAACAGTCCAAATATATGGCTAACCGCAGATTTACATTTTTCACATCAGAACGTTATCAAACATTGTCCTAATAGAGCAATAAATGGTGTTTTTGATATTAATGATATTAAAGCGCATGATGAATGGCTCATTAAAAAATGGAATAATACCATTAAAAAAACAGATATTGTCTATATAATAGGTGATTTCTGTTTTGCAAATAGAGAAGAAACAATTAAACTTTTAGGTAAATTGAATGGTGATAAATATTTGATTCTTGGTAATCATGATAAGTCATCAGACCATTTATTTAATTATTTCAAATCCATATCTCAAATTAAGGAAGTGAAGTTTAAACAACAACATTATCCTTTCTTGAAAGAAGATTTTGATGTTATTATGTGTCATTATCACATGATAAATTGGAATAGAAAACATTATGGTTCTGTTGAGGTGTGTGGTCACTCACATGGAAGATTGGATGATTATAATTTATCTACTCCTGACCTTAGAGTTGATGTTGGAATTGATGGGAAATTAGCAAATTATGATTTTGTTTCTTTGGAGAAATTATATAAGTTCTTTAAAGAGAAAACGGAAGGGAAACTATTTGCTGATTATGCAAGAGAGAAAAAAGATGAAAATATGTTAATATAATATGGCAATAACAAATCCTAGAATCCATATAATATGTGGTATGTGTGGGTGTAGTAAAGAATTTTCATATGAGATAAAAGATGTTTATGATGAAGATATGAAACCTATTAAAGTTGTATATGTCTATTGTGATAATTGTGGGTCTTTAACTGAATTAAGTGAAATTATTAAAGAAAAATAATGTAATGGAAATAATGAAAGTTCAGTCAATTGAACATGTTCAATCTGACAAAAGAAATCGAATTATAGGTGGGGTATATATTACATTCAATAGTATTGATAATGTATGCAAAGATGACTATTTTAAACTTGAATTTAATGGTAATACATATAACTTTCAAGTTACTTCAATTAAAGTTATTGGTGGAATTTTAGAAGTGCAAGCGTGTGAAGCAGGTTATTTTGCAAACAAATTATCTAATAAAGAAGGAATTGATTTAAGAACTATTGTAGGAATCGAAATTTCCCCTATTAAAGATAAAGAAGAAATTAAACAAATAAGAGAAGAATCACTTTGGTGTTAAATAAATTAAAAATTATATTAAAATGGCAAAATTTAGAATTGGAGATGTAGTCTCTGTTAATCAAGATACTATTGATATTAGAGGTGTTATTAGAAGAATTGAAAAAGGTTCTTATAACAAAGAAACTAAAGAATATGTGTTAGACACATATCATGTAGTAGTTGGTTCAGGTGCTAATGAATCTTTTATTGATTGTAATAAGCATAACTTAACATTAATTGAGCGTTCAACTTCAAACGAAATAAAGAAACTTCTTTCATATGGTCAAAAGAAAGATGATAACAGGTCTTTCTTCTATACAAAACATCAAAATGTTTTTGTTCTTGGTATCAGATATGAAGAGAAGGAAGAAGTAGTTAAAGAAATTCCAACAACAAAGAAACTTAGAGGTGAAGAGATTCAAGGCACTTTTGTTACAATCTTTAATAAACCATTAAGACGTTTTGTGATTGGTTATGCAATTTGTAATGCTGAAGATGAATTTAATATGGATAAAGCCTTTGAAATTGCAGAAAGAAGAGCAATGAAACGTCCAGCTGGTGAGTTGAGAAGTAACAATTGGACTATGCTACAAGATGACCAATGTGAATTGCTTGTGAGATGTGAAGCAGAACATATTGCTAAAAACATTACCAAGTACACTACTAAGAAGAAAAAGGCTAAAAAAAGCAAAAAAAGAAAGAATAAAAAAGTAAGTGAATAGTCATTTTTGCGTTTAGTTTGATAATAATTATCAAACTAAACAAGACATGGCGAGCACTTTTAAGATAATACAGGCAGGGAAACAAGAGATTGTAACTGCATATATAGATGATTCGTATTTATCAGGAATGTGGGTAAATTGTGGTATATATAATGTACAAATATTAGGCTCTACTCCAAGTGGGGAAATACCAATAAATTGGTTTCAATATATAACAATTGAATGGCATGGTAATGAAGAATTAATTAAATCTTGGTGGTCTAACAATGCAGATGACCAAATTGTTCTTCATATTAATCCGAATACATCTAATATAGATACTTGTTATTTAGATGATACAAGTTCAGAAAATTACCCAAATGGAATTATTTCATGTCAAAACCCATCACCAAGTGGTTTTGCAAGAACTGTTGGATTCACTTTGAAATCAACAGATGAAAGTAAAGTTGTAATTAATCCATCAAAAAATACGTTCCAATATGATGTTTCAGGATAAAAAATACATGTAAACATGTTATTTTTTATCATAGTTTACTAATAATTAGTAAACTAATAAAACAGAACATGGCGAGTACTTTTAAAATAGCACAAGAAGGCTATAATGACCCTTATACATACAGACTTTGTATGGTTGGAGATAATACAAGATTATCTATTGGTGTCAAAAGTGGGGGTAATAAACAATTTAAATTTGAAGATGATAATATATGGTCATCTGTTATATATGATGGTAATGGTAAATACATTGCTTGTGGCAGAACACCAAGTGGATTAGGTTGTACAAGTTATTCAACAGATAAATGTGAAACTTGGTCAGAAACAAAAACGTTTGGTGTATCATGGTATGGTATTGCTTATGGTAATGGAAGATATATTGTTGTTGGAAATGAAGGATATTTTGCCACTTCTATTGATGGAGATACCTGGGATATTTTTCAAATTGATAATAATGTAAATTTTTGTGGTGTTGCTTATGGTAATGATGTGTTTATCGCAATTGGTAATACAATTTCAAGACCTGTTACTTGTACATCTTATGTATTAAAAAATGATAGTGATACTTGGAATAAATTAGATTTGAATCCATCAAATTTCACTATTGAATCAATAACATATAGCTCTTCTCACAGAGATTTTGTTGCAGTTGGTGGAAGTTTATCAGCAGTAACATCAAATGGAGATTATTGGAGTGTGAACACACTTGCAAGTGGTGCTGATTTATATGGGGTCGTTTATGATAATAGAGGAATAGCCGTAGGTAATCATGAAGAAATATACTATACTGATGGTGGTGCAGGTTGGAATCTCGTTCCATTTGATGAACCAATGAGTATAATATTATTAAGTGTTGCTTATATTCCAGCAATGAAAGCACATTTAGCTGTTGGAACTGAAGGATATTCAGTCGCATATACAGATGCTAACAACAGAACAACAAGAACCCGTTTTGGAATGAAAGATTTAAACTGTATAATTAATGTTATTTGAATTTAAAGCCCTATTTAATAGGGCTTTTTTATTTTAACACCTTTTAATATGATTTATATGGATAATTCAATTATTAGTTGTATATTTGCAATGTAATCATTCATCTTGCATATAATCAAACATGCTTGAAAATGTGCAAATTTAATGATTATATTCTGATAATCAGTTAATTTGGAAGAAATAATTAAATTTTAAAAAATGAAAAATGAGTTACAAATATATGATTGATGTAAATCAAAAAAACTTAGCATTGTGGGAAAAAAGCTTTGTTAAAGTAGAAAATAGTGAAGATGATTGTTGTATAATGACTTCATGTGAAGATGGTGGTTATAAACCTGCTGAACCTTTAAATAATGACCCAGAAATACAAAAATATGGTGCTGTGTAAGGTGAGTATATTCGTCCTTATCCAAATCACCATTATGCAGATGATGATATTGATAAAGAAAGAAGTGTTACTATGACATTTACTTGTGATATAGTAAGTGCAAGTTTCAATACAACTGTACATCATAGTTTTCCAATATTGGAAATGACTACATTAGAATCATTATCGTTATCTGATAACAAATATATAATGGAAATACCATATAGTAGAATTACTAAGTTAAAAAACCTTAAAAGCCTTTATCTTAACAGATTAGGTGGTACATTACAATACATACCTGACTCCATTTTTGATATGACAGGTTTAACTTCATTAACTCTTTCAGGTGTTGTGAATTTAACTAATATAGATTCATCTAATATTAGAAAAATTGGTAATTTAAAACAATTAACTAATTTAAGTTTAAATACTACATGGTTGCCACAATATATTAAGGAATTTAATGATTTACCAAACATAGTAACATTGGATATTGCACCTAACTATCTTCCTGATGTATATCCTAAATTTGATGAAGTAACACAAATCAATCAAAATTTAATATCATTGAATTTCATGGGTTCAGGATGGATTGCAGGTAGAACAAGAACAACTTGGGCTGAACAAATTAGTGGTAAAGGTATTGATAAACTTCAAACACTTGATGCTTCTTATGCACCAAATTTAACTTGGGATTTTCCTGAATTCATTAAAGAAATGAGAAGTATGTCATCATTCAGTATAAATTTCTGTACACCTACGGTTGCAAGAGCAGATTTGTTTGTTAATAATTTTTATGCTTATATCACAGGATGGACACAAACAACAATGAACCGTATTGCAAAAGATGGTAAACGCAATCAGTTCTATGGGCTGTATATTAATATGTGGGGACCAAGTGAGCCAAATACTAATTCAAGACCTTCAGGAACAGAACAAGCTCCGTCAGGATTTGTGAAAGGTTCAAGCAATGGTAATCCTGCAACTCCAATGGAGAAAATATATGTGTTAAAAAATAACTATGGTCAATCATGGAATATAAAACCTATTAATGCTTAATTATGTTAGTTAAAAGTTATAAAACAAGTAATACAAATAGAACAGTATTATATATGCAAGGTGAATATGCATTCACTAGTTTATATTTTTCAACACCATCAGGCATACCAGCTCCTACTACGGGTTCTGACCATAATTCTTTTATCAGATTTATTGGTAATAGTCCTGGTAGTGTAATAGTAGATTGGGATGATGGAAATGTTGAAACTTTTGATTTGCAATATAATGGAAGCTATTATGTAATTGGATGGCGTAGTCAAGATGTTGATTATAATAAAAACCCTGCTTCAGTTGGTGGTGGATGGGGTTGGGGTATTGATAAAACAACAGGTGAATATATCAAGCCAAAACCAAACCATCATTATACAGATGGTTCAACAAGAGAAAGGCACATTACATTAACATTTACATGTGAAGGTATTTATTCTTTCACAACTGATACAATGTTAATGTGGGGATTTCCTATTTTAGAGTTACCAAGTTTAACAACATTAAACATATCTTATACAAGACATATAAACGAAATACCATTTGTTAGATTATCTAAAATTAAGAATTTAACATCATTTAATTTAACTTCTTTGGGCAGTGTGTTGCAGTATATCCCTGATTCAATATTTGATATGACAGGATTAACAACTCTTTCAATATCAGGTGTATTTAATCTTGCTGACCCAGATTCTTCAAACTTCAGAAAAATAAGTAAGTTAAAGAATTTAAAGAGTTTAACAGCTTGGGTATGTAATATTAAAACTTATATAAAAGAGTTTAATGATTTGCCTAATTTGAATTATCTATGTATTAGTAATGCAAGTGGTGGAGTTGATGGAATACCAACTTTTGATGAAGTGAGTGTAATCAATCCTGCGCTTACAAATATGAATGTGCTTGGTGCAGGTTATAGTGGTTCAGGTATTAGAACTTCATGGATGGAAGCTCAATTTGCAGGTAAAGGTTTGGAACATTTACAACAAATCAATATTGAATACCAAAATAATTTATCATTAGTTTTACCTGAATATTTAAGAGAAATGAATAGTTTAAATTATATTTATGCTTTAAATTCATTTAAAAGTCAAACAAGAGCAGATACATGGGTTAATAACCTCTATGCTTATATGACTAATTGGAATCAGGTTACAATGACAAATAAACTTGTGAATGGTAAGAGAAATCAATTTTATGGACTAACTGTTTCTATGTATGCAAGTAGTTATCCTTATGATTATCGTCCATCAGGAGTATATCAAGCACCAGCTGGGTTTGTAAAGGGTTCAAGTAATGGTAATCCTACTACGCCAATGGAAAAGATATATGTAATGCAAAACAATTACGCTCATAATTGGATTATAAACCCAAACTAAAATAATAAAGGGAGAAACAAATCAATGTTCTCCCTTTATTATTTTTATAGTTTTGCATTTTTAATATGCTTAAAACATTCTTCTTTAGTAATGGTTGGTTTAGCAAGCCATAGTTTAGTTAAATAATCTAAATAAGCTTTGACTTTTGGACCTGGTTCTATATTTAGAAATTCAATAATATCATCACCGTTAATCGGAAGTCTTAATTTAAATGCATCCAATCCTTGTTCAACCAATTTATCACTTCTCTCTTTAATAATTCTTACTTGGTTTGGCATACAATGTTCTGATTTATGTGCTCTATTATCAGCATCAATCAAGTCCATTGTTAAGTCAAAAGTATCACCAAGAGCCAACTGTAATTTGCGAACACTCTTATCAGTTAGTTTTGCACATTCATCACCAAATGATTTAGTTCGCATATGGGCATTTACAGCCTTTCTAACACGTTTAATTATATCATTCGGATATTTCATCGTTTTCATTCTAACTTCGCTTAGAAAGGCTGAAACGTTCTCATGGTTATAGAAGTGAACTTTACCTTTTTCATCAAAGGTTTGGGTTTTTATTTTTCCTAAATCATGAAATAATGCAGCAACTCTATTTTCAAGAATCGGTTTCGCATTATCAACAACCATTAATGTATGTTCCCAAGCAGTTCCAAAATGGTATTCGTTCTGTTCAAGATTTACCATTTCGACAAAATCAGGAAGAATGTATTGAAGTAATCCTGTTTTTTCAAGCATTCTTAAACCCACACTCGGTTTCTTTGTTAAAAGAATTTTATTTATTTCATCAGTAATTCTTTCCTGTGTGATAATTTGTATTCTTTCAACATTATCAATAATACCTTGCAATGTTTTTTCTTCAATATCCCATCCATAACGAGAAGCAAATCTTATGCAACGAAGCATACGGAGAGCATCTTGTCTAAAAATAATATCTGGATTGGATGTAGAACGAATTATTTTATTATTTATATCATCTACTCCTTTTCCTGAAAAATCATATAATTCATTAGTTGAAATATTGATAAACATAGAATTTATAGTGAAATCTCTTCTTAAACATTCTTCTTGAATAGTGCAACTTTCAACTGTTGGGTTTCTTGAATCATCTTTATATTTTTCACTTCTTGGAGCAACACATTCTATTTTCTCCCCCATGAAATTAAACATAGCAGTGCCATATAACCCATAACATAATGGAGAATGCAATTTCATTTTTTCACAAAACCAAATAGCAAAATCAATTCCTGCATTAATGTCACCATCAATCAGCAAATCTATATCATTTGATTGGTTTCCCATAATCAAATCTCTTACATATCCACCAACAACCATAACTCTGTTATCGTATTCAGTGTTTTTGATAACATCTTTGATTGTTAATAATATTTTGTTTTTTAATTCTATTTTCATATAAAACAATGTTTTTAAAATGCAGTTGGTGAAAATAAATCAGATTTTAATTCTTCTTCATCTATTTTATATTCAAAATCTAACTTATGTCCTTTTTCAATAATTCTAACAGGGTCATCTTTACTAAGAAAATCAATATAGAACAATGTACGAATTTTTGGATGTGATTTCATAAACTCACTATTATATATTTCATCAAAAACTTTTTCGACAGAATCATATTCTGTGTTAAAGAAAATAATACCACTAACTTGTGTTTGTGGCATATACCCACCATTGTGTTCTCTAAATGTATAATTTTTCATTAATCTAATCATACCTTGTCCACTTCCTAATAAACCATCATTGATATGAATAGAAATTAATGGATTTATTGTATAAAATGTGCCTTGTGATAAAATACTTTTTTCATAAGGGTCATTCAATCCAATCATATTGTCTTTATAATAGAATAAAATCTTATTCTCATTTGATTCACTATCATACAAACAATATAATATGCTTCCATCATCTTGTATATTATTATCTTTTATAACCATTGAAGGTTTTTTCTTAATATCATTCCAAATAAATAAAACAGTTTCATGTTTATTTACTTTTTCCATTATGTTTTCAAAATTTATAAATTCTTTCATCTTATCTAATATTTAATGTGACATCTTAAAATATGATGTATTTAAATTCTTATAATTAATAGCAGTTTCAAATTCTATCTTACTATTTTTATCAAATATAGCAGATGAATTCTTTCTCATGAAAAAATCCATATAAAACCATGCACGAATCCTTGGATGGGCTTTCATAAACTCACTATTATATATTGCATTAAAAACATCTTCAGCAGAATTATATAGTTCATTTAATCCATCTTTATAAAAATTACATGCTGCTTTAAAAGTTATAATTCCTTTTATTTCTGTTTCTGTAATATATGTTCCATCACTTTTTTCGTGTGTATAGGTTTTCATTAATTTAATAGACCCTTCCCATGACTTTGGAACAAAGTTATTAGTGTTAATGGTGATATTAATTCTAGGACGTACTGTATGCATCATCCCTTTTGTTAAAAAACTATCTTCAATAGTTCCCAGTAATCCTATTTTATCATTTTTTTCATATAAAACTGGTTCTTTTTCATTAGTTTCTATGTTATATGAAAAATATAATGTGCTGCCATCAGGTTGTAATTCCTTATCTTTAATAATTAAAGATGGTTTTATGGTATCATCATTCCATATAAACAAAACTGTTTCATTTTTATTTAATCTTTCAATGATATTGTCGAAATTGGTGAAAACTTCCATATTATTTTATTTTTATTCTATTACTTTTTCCATTAACTTAACTGCATAATCATCCATAATATCCCCTGCCATTTCTGAAAGTTCAGGAAATTTTTCTCTTAGATAATTTCTAATATGCATACCTTCTCTGAAATGAACAGGATGAACAGGTATGCCTTTTCTTTCAACATTCAGTCTAAGAACAGGAAATACACTACCTTTCAAGCCTTTAAGATGCTTGAAATATCTTACATTTTCTTCGCCAAGCCATGCTTTTAATGCCTTAACATACAATTCATCGTTTAACATATAATCTATTTTTTATTTTATGATGCAAATATAAGACTTTTCAAGATAACAACCAAAAAAATTATATTAAAAAATGTTATTTTATTAAATAGTTTACTAATAATTAGTAAACTAACAAAACAACATGTTAAGCACATTTAAAATCATACAATCAGGTCATATAGTTAAGAATGATTGTATAATCAGAATCAATCATGTAGGTGGTTCATGTGTGGATGTACGTGCATCTATACCAACCACATCAAAAGTAAGCGTATTTTTAAACATTACATATTCTTCAGGTGGTGTTAATCAAGAAGATATTTGGTTAATATCTATTCCATTAGGAACTGAATCATCATATAGAACCTGTTATGGTATGAGTGGGGATGATGTTGAATTATTAACAATATCTCTTGATGGTTTTACTCCTGAACAAGATGCAACAACCACTTATGAAGTAATCGTATAAATTTTTTTTATACAAAATATGAATATTTTTACGTTTAGTTTACTAATAATTAGTAAACTAAACAAACATGGCAAGCACATTTAAAATTATTCAATATGGAGTATGGCTCAAAAAAGATAATATACTAACTTGTGAAATTGCTGACTATTCAAACAATAATACACAAGCAGTTATCTTTTGTTGGCAGTATGAACCAACAAGTAGAGTTACAGTATCATTTGATTTTATCTTTAGTGATGGTACAAGAAAAAGTGGTCTTGAATATTATTCAGGAGCATCAACAGTTAAACCAGGAGTTGCAGGTACTTGTAGTGATTGGCAATTACATGAATCCAATAAAACATTAGAAAGATTTGTAATTAACAGTATTACTCCAAGTGATGATACTAACTACTTCTACAAATATGGAAATAGTATCACTTAACCTTTAAGAACTTCCCATACATATTGAGGAACCATTGAAATGCAGATGAAGTTCCAAATCAATCCTTGAATTTTAGGGCTTTCATTTGTTTCAATGTTTCTTTGATATGTTTTTCTTTCACTGAATGAACCATCAGTAGATGCAGCCGTAAATGTCACCTCTTTCAAAGGTGCTCTAAATAAATCCATATCAATATCACCTTGTCTGAATGATTTATGAAAATTTTCGAAATAATCACAATCCATCAAACTGTTATACCATTCTGCACCAAGAAGTTTTAAAAAGTAATACCACATAGTATATTCTTCAAGAGGAAGATTGTTGCCATCATGTTTGCCTTTTAAAACATTATCAATAAATTCTAATGTTTTGTTATAGTAATTAACTTTTTCCATATTGTTCACTTATTTTATTTATTATATCTCTTACTGTATAACGAGTGAAATTAATATTTTCATCTAAAAGAATATAAGAATATCCTTTACCTTCGATTTCATTCTTATACCTAATATATTTAATACTTCTATCAACAAGATATTCTCTTAAACTTTCCAATGAATTGATATTATCAATTATCATTGATGGATATTTATTTGATAACTTTTCTTTAACAATTGATAAATCAGCCCAAGAAATACAGTCAGGTAATGTTATCATTTCTTTTTCATTAATATCAATATCAAATTCATAGATATAAGAATTAAAGAACGTTTTCACATAACATGTTCCACCATCAATTATACGGTGTATAGCTTGTTCTAATGTACCACAATGAAAACCAATATCACAACATTTATACAATAAAATATTATCAAAACAATCACGACTCCCATGAAATATTTTTATTTTCATTGTTTTTCTTTTCAAATACTTTAATATTAATATTATTTGCCTTTGCGTAAATATCAATACACTTTAACAAAGCATAATTAAACACCTTTTCATAGTCTTTATGATAACATAACCCAAATGTTGCTTTATATTTACCTTCAGAATTTTTATGTATGATGACAGGTCGATAAGTCATAACACCATTCAAGAGACTTAGTTCAACAGTCATATGGATGTCTTTCTGTTCAAAGAAACTTCTTGCATCCATAACATGAGGTGCGGAATATCCCATATAATATTCATCATCTTCATTATCTTTACGCCAAGAAGTTGTGTTTCCCCATTCTTTTATAAGTTCAACCTCACCTGCTTTATGGGATGGGTAATAATCTTCATCAGGATTAGGTTGAATATCTTTAAGATACTCAATATAAGACCATTTACTATTGATATTAATGTCACACTCATATAATTTCTTTGCGACTAATTCGTTTACTCTCATAATAAAATTACTTTATTTAGTATTAAAAGCATCTTCCAATGCCATTATTAATTTACCCATATTTGCTTTATAAAATCCTGCACTATTAGTACAATTACATTCAATTATTTTATACCCGTCATAAGTTAAACAGATGTCCATTACAAAGGTATCATTGACTTCATATAACTTAATCATTTGTTTAACAAATTCATAAGCATCATCATCCACATCTTCACTTAGGTGATAATTTCCATACATATTATAGATACTAGCTGTGACTATCTCACCCTTTACAATCCAAAACCTTATTTCATTTAAGATTTTTTTAACAGAAGCTACTTGTACCAATGTGTCACCTGTTAAAATACTACGAGGATTGAGATATAGTTTTTCCAAAAATATTTCCCAATCATCTTTATCTTTAAAAACCCTTCCTGTAAAAGCTTTTGTGTCTTTTGTCGGACGAGCAAAGAATGAACTATGTGGAACTACATCTTTCACTTTCATTACTTTTGAATCAGCATTTAATAGGTTATCACCATAATATTTGCTATATACTTCATAGTCATGGTTTTCATTCATAAAAGACCCAGGATTCCATTCATACTTCCTTGCAATCTTAGCCATTCTAACAGCACCAAATGGAAATATATCTTTTCTATCTGTATGAATGTTAATGACATCATCATCAGGATTTAATTTAACCACTTCATAATCTAATTCAAATTTTTCTAAAGTCCTGATTAGATTTTCATAGTTTTCTTCCCGAAATAGTTTTTCTTGAATTACATAATACATACTTTTCCTTTTATTTATGATGCAAATATACAAATAAAAAATGGGAATACAAAACTATTCCCATTAATTAATGTTAATTGGTTTATGTGTTTCAAAATCCCATTCTTTATCTTCGTCATCATCAACTGATGTGTCATAAACACACCATTTCACTAATTCTTCTTGGTTTTCAGCCGTTATTGTCACTCCTTTTGGCTTATATGGACAAATCATCCACCAATTTTTATTATCATCTATAATATTTTCGTTATACAAATAATAATCTAAATTTTGGGAATCAACCCAATATCTTTCTTTTTCTTCACCTTCAATATATAGATAAGCAGGTATTACAAGCCCATATAAAGGTACATAAGTTTTATCTTCCATATTTTATTTATTATTGTTTAAAAGACTAATCGCACGACTAACCATATCAATCAATTCTGTTTTATTCATATAATTAAGCCCTGCCATTGCATCATCATGCACAAAAAAGAAACCATCATCTTCTCCTAAATGAAACAATGTATATGTAAGGTCAGAATGATAACCATCTTTATAAGCTAAGATACAGATACCACCACATGAACAACTTAGTACATATATTCTTTCTACATATTGTTCATAACCCTCGACTTTATTTCTAAACACCCTCTCAATAATACCATCACCTCTTTGTGTTACATTAAGATTAAGTCTTTCTTCAGGGTCTAAAGAATACATGCCATCTTGCCCTTTACCTTGTTCATCCCATATTCGAGAAATATCAGTACTGATAAGGTCATGTATTTGTTGAAAAAGATTCCCTTCTTCTTTTAGTTTTTTAGTTTTCCAATTTACGCCTGCCCAAAAACCTGAATTATATTCATCTGAATTCTTATTTATCTTAGCCATCCCAATTTGTTTTAAATGTGATGCAAATATACAAATAAAAAACGAGACCTCAAAAGAAGTCTCGTTAATTTTAGTTAAAAGAATATGTTATTTCCAATTAGATGGAATATTATCATATCCTGTTAATCCTGTACAATTAGTGAAACAATATTGACCGCTAATAGTTGTTGGATAATCTGTTTGACCAGCTCTTTCCCAAAGTTCCAATCCTTCTTCTCCTATTGGTGTTGTTCCTGTTAAATTACGACAATAAGCAAAAGTTTGTTCAAAATTATTAATTTTTTTATTATTAGTAAATATATTATTTGGTATTGTTCTTAGTTTAGCACAGCCACTAAATAATCCATACACACTAGTTATGTTTGGACAGTTTGTAAATAAATTTTCTGGCATTGAAGTGATACTTGAACAACTTGAAAAAGTGCTTCTAAATGATTGTACATTTACACAATTATTAAACAGGTTTTCTGGTATTGAAGTAATGCCAGAACAACTTGAAAAAGTGCTATTAATACTTATAACTTGTGTACAATTGGCAAACAAACCTTCATCTATTGATGTTATTTTATTGCAATTTCCAAATACATTATTAAGCGAATAAATATTTGGACAATTTATAAATAGATTACCTGGTATAGTTCCTGTTAAATTACGACAACTTGAAAACATAAAATCTACATATCTTAATTTTATATTATTTTCAAATAAATTTTCAGGTATTGAGCCTGTTAAATTGTAACAAAAATCAAATACATTTGATATATAATTTAATTCAATATTATTTCTAAACAATCCTTCAGGTATTGAACCTGTAAGACTTGAACAAGTTTTAAATGTGCTACCAAAATTAGTTACTTCAGGACAATTAGCAAATAAGTTTTCAGGTATTGAACCTGTTAAATTTGTACAAGAATTAAATGTGCCATTAAATGTCAAAACTTTTGTGTTATTTCTAAACAATCCTTCAGGTATTGAACCTGTAAGACTTGAACATAAATTAAAGGTAAGTTCAAATGTTGTAACATCAGGACAATTAGCAAATAAATCTTCAAGTATTGAACCTGTTAAGCCTGAACAGTTACCAAAAGTATAATAAAAAGTAGTTACTTTTGTGTTATTTCTAAATAGACCTTCAGGTATTGAACCTGTAAGACTATAATCACCACTAAAAGTTTCAGCAAATGTAGTCACATTTGGACAGTTTGAAAATAAATTTTCTGGAATATCACCTATTAAACCATCACAATATCCAAATGTACGAAAAAATGTTGTAACATCAGGACAATTAATGAACAAGTTTTCAGGAATTGAATGTTTTAATCCATAACAACGATAAAAAGTATTTTGAAAATTTTGTACTTTTGTATTATTTCTAAACAATCCTTCAGGTAATAATGTTAAACTATAACAATTATTGAATGTACCTGAGAATGTTGTAACATCAGGACAATTAGCAAATAAATCTTCAGGGATTGAACCTGTAAGACTTGAACATTCCCTAAAAGTTTCAGCAAAGGAAACAACTTTAGAATTATTACTAAATAAATTACTTGGTATTGAATCAATAATATTTTTACACCTAGCAAACGCATTTGCAAATGTTGTAACTTCAGGACAATTAGCAAACAAATCTTCAGGAATTGAAGAACTTACTAATGTACACCCAGCAAACACACTTTCAAATGTAGTAACTTTAGTGTTGTTTACAAATAAATTTAGAGGTATTGACGTTAATCTTGAACAACTAGAAAAAGTGTTATTAAAACTATTCACATTGATATTATTACTAAATAAATTACTTGGTATTGCTGTTAACCTTGTACAATTGTTAAATGTATATTCAAATGTTTCAGATTTTACATTATTTGTAAACAAGTTTTCAGGGATTGATGTCAAGTTTGAACAACTTCTAAATGCTGATTTAAAATCAGTTACTTCAGAGCAGTTTGCAAATAAATTTTCAGGAATTGAGGTTAAACCTGAACAATAGTAAAAAACCGAATTACAAGTGTTTACATTAGCACAATATTTAAATAGCCTTTCAGGTATTGGTGTTAATTTTGAGCAATAAGCAAATGTACTATTAAGAGAATTTACATTAGTAAAAGCTGCATAATCATCATTAGGAATAGAAGTTAACCCTGAACAATAAGCAAATGCACTGCTTAAATCTTTAATTCCCATCCAAACACTCCCCCAACTTGTAACTCTGGTTAGTGCTGTTGTATTGGAATTATAAGTTGCCAATCTATCACAAGTACCATTAATAGTTACTGTATAAGTCCCTATATTACTATATACATGACGTGGAAAATTAGATGTTACTGTTTCAACAGGTGTTCCATCACCCCAATCCACAGTACAATTAACATTAGTATGTAATGGTAAATAAATTGTAGAAGATGCAGAGGATAAAGATGATATTGTATATTGTAATATCATTGGATATTCTTCATTACAACGCCATGTTGGTTCAATAAAAACATAATTAGTTAAGCCTGAACAAGCACAGAAACACTGAATACCATCAATAACAGTTGGATAACCTATTTGACCAGCTCTTTCCCACAATTCTATATTATCTGTACCTGTTGGAGTTGTACCTGTTATATTACGGCAAATCGAAAATGCACCATTAAAATTTGTTACTTTTTTATTATTGTCAAACAATTTGTTTGGTATGGATGTTAGACCTGAACATCCACCAAATGTTTGACGGAAATTTGTTACTTCAGGACAATTGGCAAATAAATCTTCAGGAATTGATTTAACAGATGTTTGATAAAATGTATTCTCAAAAGTCGTTACTTTAGTATTATTATCAAAAAAACCAACTGGTATAGATGACATCTGACAACCCCAGAATGTTGTACTAAATGATGTTACATTTACACAATCAGCGAATAAATTTACTGGCAAATTATTAATTCTACAACTAGCAAAAGTATAACTGAAACTAGTTACATTAGTACAATTAGCAAACATATCTTCAGGGATAGTAGTTAAACTACTACATCCCCAGAAACAATCAGCAAAACTAGTTACTTTAGAACAATTAGCAAATAATTTATTTGGAATCGTTTTCAAACTCCTAAGTTGTTGAAAAGCACCAATAAAGCTTTCTGCTTCTGTGTTATATAAAAATAAATTTTCTGGAATAGATATTAAACCATTACAATTTACGAATAATCTGTAAAAGTGTTTTGCTTTAGTGTTATATTTAAATAAATTTGATGGTATTGATGTTAGACTTGTACATCCAGAAAAAGCCGTACCAAAATTAGTTACTTCTGTATTATATTGAAACAAGTTTTCTGGTATAGAAGTTATCTTACTACAACCGCCAAATACTTGGCTAAAATCAGTCACTTCAGTACAGTTCTTAAATAAGTTTTCTGGTATAGAAGTTAGACCTGTACATCCCACGAACAAATCACTAAGATTAGTCACACCAGTACAATTACTAAATAAGTTTTCAGGTATTGATGTTAAACTTGAACAACTTATAAATGCACGCATTCCATTATCTGCCTTTACATTAGTAAATGCACCATAATCATCAGGAGCAATATATGTTAATTTTGTACAACCACTAAAAGCTTCTCTAATATTAACAATTCCAAAATATATACTTCCCCATGAAATGACTTTTGTAATGTTTTTTGGTGCTGCATTTCCACGATATAGTCTAGAACAAGTACCATTAATAGTTACTGTATAAGTGCCTGGTGTTACATAGGTATGGATAGCATTATCACTAGTAATTTGATTGGTAAACCCATCCCCAAAATCAACAGTACAATTTACATTACCTGATAATGGAAGTTGTATCATTTCACGATTAGTCGTTGTAGTATATTGTAATATCATCGGATATGTTTCATTACAACGCCAAGATGGTTCAATTAAATAATATTTAGTTAAATTTTCACACTTACAAAAACATTGATTTCCACTAATGGAAGCTGGATAACCAGGCTGACCTGCTCTTTCCCATAATTCTAAATTATCCGCACCTGTTGGTGTTGTACCTGTTAAATTACGACAATATTGGAATGTTGCATTAAAGTTTGTAACATTTTTATTATTGTCAAACAAAGTATTAGGAATTGAACCTGTTAAATTATCACAATAATAGAATGTACTTTGGAAATCGGTGACTAATGAACAATTTCTGAATAATCCTTCAGGTATTACACCTGTTAAATTGTAACAATTATAAAATGTACCTTGGAAATCTGTTACTTTAGTACAATTGACAAATAAATCAGCAGGAATAGAGCCTGTTAAATTATTACATTGACTAAATGTTGATTTAAATGAAATTACTTCAGTACAATTCTTAAATAAATTTTTAGGTATTGAACCTGTTAAACTTGTACAAGAATTGAAAGTTGCATTAAAAGTTATAACTTTTGTATTGTTTTCAAATAATTTATCAGACAACGGAGTTGTTATTCCCATACAAGTACCAAATGTTGAACTAAAAATAGTAGCATTAATATTTCCACTAAATAATGTTTCTGGAATTGAAGTTAATTCAAGACATTGATAAAATGTATTATGAAATGTTAAAGCATTAATATTATATTTAAATAAATCACCATATATAGTTCTAAGTTTTCTACAATAATTAAACGTATAACTAAAATCAGTTACATTTATATTGTTTTTAAACAAACCTTCAGGTATTACAGTCAAACCTTCACAGAAATAAAATGTACTTTGGAAAGTAGTTACATTTATATTATTTCTGAATAATCCTTCAGGTATTGATGTAACTTTTTTACATCCCCCAAAAGTACCTTCAAAAGTGGTAACTAATGGACAATTTATAAATAAATCTTCAGGAATGGATGTAACTGAACAATTGAAGAATGTATAATAGAAATCCTCAACTTTTACATTGTTAGCAAACAAATTAACAGGTATTGCTCCTGTTAGACCTGAGCAACTATAAAATGTTTGATGGAAGTTTGTGGCTTCAATACAATTAGTAAATAAATTTGCAGGTATTTCTCCTATAAGTCCTGAACAATCATAAAACGTTGCAGTAAAGTTAGTAACTTTTTTAGCATTTTTAAACAGCCCTTCAGGAATTGATAATAAGTTTGTACAACCTTTAAACATCTGCATACAATTAGTAACTTCACCAAAAGCATTATGGGTATCATCAGGAATTGATGATAAATTAGTACAACCAGTAAATGCTTCCCATAAATTAGTATAACCAAAATCTTCATCACCCCAACTTATGACTTTAGTTAAATTAGTTCCAAATCTATCTGAATGCAAACTATCACAACTACCTGTAATTGATACAATATATGTACCAGCATCAACATATCTATGCGTTGGATTATTAACAGTATAAGGTACAATTAATCCATCTCCCCAATCCACAGTACAATTTACATTACCTGAAATTGGTAAACCAGCCATACCATTTGGAGATGTTATTGTATATTCCAATATTAATGGATATACAGGGAATATTTCATCACAACGCCATTCAGCAGGTATTTTTTTTATAACTGTTAAGATTAACATCCTCACAGAAACATCTTGTACCATCAATAACTGATGGATAACCTGCTAAACCTGCTCTCTCCCACAATCTTACACTATCAGTTGATGGAGTATCACCAACTAAGTTAGGACAAGCAGCAAATGTATATTCAAAGTTTGTAACCTTCTTATTATTATCAAATAAGTTTACAGGAATTGAAGTCAATCCTGGACAATTATTAAATGTATAACCAAAATCAGTTACATTCACATTATTTGAGAATAACGTACTGTTTAATGGCTCATTTAATGTTGTGCAGAAATAGAATGCTTTATTGAACGTTGTTACCTTAGTATTACTACTGAATATACCAACAGGTATTTGTGTTAATTTAGTACAAAGTGCAAACACTTTTGAAAAATTAATAACTTCAGTATTATAACTGAATAATGTTGATGGAATAGTAACCAAGTTTTCACATGACATAAAGGCTTCTTCAAAAGTTGTTACCTTAGTATTATGTTGGAATACTCCAGAACTAATATTATTAATACTATCACAACTATTAAACACAGCTTTAAACGAAACAACATCAGGATTGCCCTCAAACAATGCTTTAGGTATTGTTGTAAGTTTTGTACAACCTAAGAAAGTACCTTCAAATGATGTAACTTTAGGGCAATGTACAAACAATCCACTTGGTAAATGTTCAACATTAGAACATTGTGCAAATGTATAATTAAATTCAGTAACTTCTATATTGTTTAAGAATAAATTATTTGGTATGCTATTAAAGACTTTTCCACCTTGGAAAGTATAACTGAAGTCAGTTGCTTTTACTGCATAATCAAATAACTTATCAGGAATTGCAGCTAAGTTGTTACAGTTTTGGAATGCACTTCTAAATGTGGTTACATCTTCAAATACACCTGCAATATCAGTTGGTATTGCAGATAAATTAACACAATCCATAAAGGCTTCTTCCAATGAAGTTAAGCCTAATATTTCATCACCCCATGCTATTACCTTAGTAATATTAGTGGAAGAATGATATAAGCTATTACAGTGCCCCGAAATGCTTACATTGTAAACACCTGCTTGATTATATGTATGTGTTGGATTGTCAGTATTTACTATTGTTTCACTTCCATCTCCCCAATTAACTGCACATGTAACATTTCCTTTTAATGGAAGTGTTATTGTTTCGTTTATGACAGATGTAGTATATTCTAATTGTAATGGCACAGGTGGAATTGGTTCAACCCAAAAATCACCTTCTTTAGCATTTACAGGCATAGTTTCACTAACTGTAACCGTAGGTTTGGTAGAGTCTATCTTCTCTAAAGTATATGATTTTGAACGAAATGGGATAATCGCATTGCTATCGTTTTTAATGAACAGTGTTTCCTTGTTGGCACTGTTGTTTAAAATCAATTCACCATATTCAACATCGTTACTATCAGGGAAATAAACATCATTATTTAGTAATGTGTTTGAATTTTTGATAATGATTATATCTTTCATTTATTTAAGATTTTACTTATAAATATCCTAAAAACGTCCTTACTTTTAACATTCGTTAAATAGTTATTGGTAAATTAATTTATATGGCAAGCAAATTTATCGTTATGCAAGATGGAAGAGCAGTTGAGTTCTCTTTCTATTTAGATAACCTAGTTGTTAGAGCACCATATTCATCTAACTATTTTTCCATTATTGGAAATGATACTAATGCCAAAAATGGTAGTGTAACTATCATTTCTACTAAGGAAGGTACTGATATACCTTATAGTATAACAACAAGTGATAGTTGGATTAAACAAGTGCAAACAGGTCAAATATGGCTAGAAGAAAATACAGGTGCAGAAAGAACAGGTACATTAACAATCACACAAGATGAAACAGGTGAAGAAATTGTTATTACATTCATACAAGATGTAAAACCTGTAACAGATTATACATTCTTGTTTTCAACAATTGAAACAGATGTTAATAATATACCTTCTCCTTATACAGCAACTCCATTCAATGTTTATATTGATAGTTACACAGGTTCTACAAAAGATAATACTGTATCAGCAACACATAGTGCATTACCTGATTGGATTACAGGATGGGCAAGTGTTGATATGGGACAAGGTGTTGTAGCTTATACAGGGACAACAACAGAGAATACAGGTTCAAGTAGAAATGCAACAATTACATTTACACAAGAAGGTTCAGGAAAAATTGTTACATTACATGTAGACCAAGAACCTAAACCTGTATTAACAGTTCCTATGGCTTGGGATATTAACTTTACAAATGATTCAACTACTTCTACATATTCACGTTTTTATTTGACATTAAAAGATAATAAGAATAATTCAGTTAACGCATTTTCAATGTTGAATGGTGAAATACCTTCAGGAGTGGTACAACGTGAACAAAGTTCATATAATACAACAACTGATAATCCATTTACAGCAAGTACATGTACTATATTATCAACATCAACAAAACGAGATTTATATAAAATCTATTGTAATGGTACATTAATATTACAGACAACTATTAATGGAGATGGTAATTATCATGATGTCTCTTTAAGAACAACAGTTCCAGTAACAGGAGCAGAAATGAAATTCACAGGTGATGTCACATATATGGACTAATAGGAAAATCCCTCTAAGTAGAGGGATTTTTTTATATCCTTGATTTTGTCGTTTTTTATCATAGTTTACTAATAATTAGTAAACTAAAGACAAAACATGGCGAGTACGTTTACAATTTCACAAGATGGTAAGGCTCTTTCTTACCATTTTTACATTGGTGTAAGTGTAACTGATAAAGTATCTGAATACAGTTACAATGATGTATCTAATCTAGGTACACTGATTAACATAACAACTGAAAAAGGAAATCACGTTTACATTGGTTCATATAAAAATGAAACAGAGTGGATAGATTTTACTTGGGGTGCAAACTGCAATTGGCTGACATTTAAAAAAGAATCGAATTATTATGTTTTAACAATTGCACCTAATACAACCGAAACAGAAAGACAATGTACATTAACTTGTACACAAAATGAAAGCGGTTATCAAATTTTCTTTAATGTATCACAACAAGCAGGTTCAAGTGAATTTACATTTGAAGATGGTTCTACATCATTAACAGGTACATTAAATGCTGGTGATACAATTTGGGGAGTGGATGGAACATCTCAACCAATTCATTCAGTTATATCAAAAATCAATAATGCTAGTGCTCCTTATACTGTTACATCAAATGTAAGTTGGCTTACTTATTTTGATGCACATGCTAATAATTTATTCTACATTAATTCAGAAACAAATGAAAGTTCAGATAGCAGAAGTGGCATCATTACATTCACACAAGATACAACAGGAAAACAAATTACAATTTCTTTAACACAAGAAGGTAAATCATCTGATGTGTATGATTTTGAATTTTATAGTCCATCAGGAGAAACCGATATAACTATTGATGCTAAATCATCTTCAGGTGTGGATTATACTATCAGTAATGTTAAATCATTAAAAAATGGTAAATCTATTGGTTATGATATGGAAATAGGTTGTTCTTGGATTACCTTCCAAACAGGTGGATTATACTGGGAAGAAAATACTAGTAGCATACCAAGATATTGTTTAGTTACATTAACACAAAATGAAAGTAACAAGAAAATTTATATAAGAATTATGCAAGCAGGTGAATATACATTCAAATGGGCTAGTACAGATAATACAAATGTTCAAGATACAGTTGATTATAATGCTGCTTCGTTTGGTACTGGGTGGACTGAAACAAGAAATGTTATCAGTGAATACTATTACGATAAAGTTAGCTGGACTGCAACCACAGATGCTTCTTGGATAACTCCAACTTGGAATTCATCAACAGGACAAACTAACTACATGACATTAAAAATCAATTCAGATAACACAGGTAGTAGCACACGTACAGGTGTGGTCACATTGAAACAAGATGTATCAAATAAGATATTGACTTGGACTATTATACAGCAAACACAAACACAATATAAACCATCAATATATTTTAAAGTATCACCATTCAGTACCTATGTATTTAATATTCAAATTGATAGTGATAAGAGTGCATTTAATGCTAGACCTTATAGTAGTTTACAAATTGAATGTGCATGGGTTTCTGCAAGTGGAGTTCCAGTACATAAAACATTAAATTTCCCAGCTAATGCTGAAGAAAGTGAATTCTACTCTATACCTGAAGCTGATAGACCTACAATACTAACAGGCGCAGTCGATATTGTAAGTATCACACCATCATTTGATAATGTATATTATTATCGTATCTAAAATGTACTCAATTGAGTACATATAAGCATTAAAAAAGCTATGTGTTAGCCCTCACAGGTTTTCACATAGCTTTTTCTTTTAATCTTTCCAAAACTTCAGCCAACTGAAAGATGTGTAAGAAGTTCTTTCCTCACATGGTAAGTTCCATTCCTTACCCATAAGGATTGCCTGTTTAACAAAGCTGACCTTCTTGATGTCACCCTTTATTAAATACTCTACTAAGAAATACAAATTGTATAACACAAATGGAAGTAACAACAATAACAATAGCCACCATGAATGTAATCCTACCCCTAATAATAGGAATAGTAACACAATAAGCAATACAGCACCAATTCCAGAGAAATCGGCAAACTGATTTTTATAAGTGTTTATCATAAATTTAGTTTCTGCTGAAACCTCTGCATCCCTAACATAAACAAAAGGGAAGATAAGGATGGCATTTAAATCAAGTCTTTTTGCCAATCCTGAATTAAGTTTTTGAATCATATATTATAGGTTTTACCTATAAATATTCTTTCTGTTTTTGAATTATTTTAACATTGTGCCAATTAATATTCATTAACACAAATTAGATTTAATTATGCAATTACCTCTGAAGCACAAAAGTGGTACGAAATTAGTAAATTAATTCCATACCACCAAATTTTTACTGTTAAAAAATGTTATGCTTTCGATTTGGCTTCTAAGTTGCGATAATCAACAGTTTTAATCTTAACAATGATTCTCTCTCCTTGCTTGTTATAAAGTTGAACTATGGGCTTTAAAACAAGTCCTTCGGCTTCATACTCTGTATTCTCTGCAATCGGAGATTTGAAACCTTTCTTTACCATTTCTTCGGCTTCTTTCAATGTCATTCTTCCATAATAATGGCAAGTTGGAAGGGAAAGTTTAGCTGCAACATCAAGTTTGGCTTCTCTATCAAGCCACCAACCATTAACCATCACATCAAACAAGCGTACACCACAATCATTTTTAATGTAGTTTCCACCTTTCTGAATTTTGACACCATAACCCTCTCCATAAATTCTTACATTGAGTTCTTTCTTGTTTCCGTTTTCATCATATTGAACAGGGAAAATTTCTTGCATCATTTCAACTGTTACAAGTTCTTCCATTTTCTTTTTAAGATGTTTTGGAATGTCGGCATTAGCTGTTTTACCATGAATTTCAAGAGTTGTACCATCCCAATACCAAAATACATTAGTACCATCTACTTTTTCTTCTGCATCCCAAAGGCAGTTATAAAGATACTCAAATTCGGGACGTGAAAATTCACCAATCATAATCTGATTTTTTAACGGTCCTTCTGTGTAACGTTTATACAATGTATTAATTTTTGTATAAACACGATGATGTTGTTCAAATGCTGTCAATTCTTTATTTTCCATATTTAACTTAATTTAAAAATAACACTTAACAATGTCCTTAACAAGTAAATCTTTTAAAATATCACTAATCATAAGTTTAACAATTGGAACTATTTTTTCTTCAATACAATCACATGTAACCCAACTGTCTTTTGTGTCCTTACGTTGGAAAGTATTATATTCCCACCTATTAGTTAATGTATTATATGTTACATTAACCTGTAATTCGTAGGTCTGATAATACTCTCCTTTTTCAAAAATTTTTGTTCTCTCTAAGATTTTTTTACTTTCTAATATCATTTTATTACTTTATCTCTATTTCTTAACTTATTCAAACGTGAGGTCAAAGGTATATCCAAATTTTCACTTGTTTTTTGTAAAAATTCTTCCTTAGTAATTTCAGTCAAATCATAATCGTATGTATAAAACGTTTCAAGATTCATTGAAGTATCTCGTAAACCCTTACCATATTCACTATTGAAGTCATAAACGCCAAACAAACATTGATTACTTGGAATCAGTTTATATGGGAACATATAGATTGTCTCATAAGCCCCACAATTTTTAAACGTCACTTTGAAATATTTATATAAATTATTAGACCAAAAATTCCACACTTCTTCATATTGTTTCTTAATTGGTTCTAATTCATTTTTACGTTTTTCAATTAGCTTATCTAACAATTTGATTTCTTCATCATCTTCCACATCTTTCTTTTCATTTTCGAGAAAACGAATTTTGTTTTCAAGATGAACCATTCTTCTTACATCTACTTTCATATATGAATAAATTTTACACAAACATTATTAAACAAGCTATGGCAATAATACCAAGTAAATCGCCATAACAGGTTGCAACTGCTTCACCATCACCACTTTCATATTTATATTCTCTTTCAAACTGCATTTTTTCTTTAATGAAACGTTTATTAATTAAAACTTTATGTGGCTTATAAGAGTTTATTAATCTCACCATAATTGGAATACCAATAGCTAATACTAAAATGCCAATTATAATACGAATAATATCTTTACCTACAAATTTCCATACAACAACATTCATTGCTGTTTTCCCTAATGTAGTTTCAGATATTCGGGTTGCAGAGCCTTCAATTGCCATTAATGCACTATTAACACCCTCACCAATCTCTTTGCCCAAACCTGCCCACTTACCAAGAGTTTTGTAAGTATTTTCTTTTTCGATACTTTCTTTAACATTATTTGGAAGAGCATTATATTGCTCTGCTGTTAAAGTTACTGTACTATTGTCGTTTTGTGCCAATGCCACAAAGCAAGTCGTAAAGATGAAAATCGTTAAAATCAAAATTTTTTTCATATTCTTCTTCGTTTATTTTTTCAAGTTCAATACCAAATTCTTTACAATCTTCTATAAATGATTCAACTGTTGCAGTCTCTAACCATTCATCCATTAATTCAAGTATAGATTTTTCTTGTTCCATACTGACATCATAATATTTTAATGAAATGTGATTACTAAATGTTGAGAAATATATACTATTCCCTCTACTATACCGCCAAAAAGGAGCACAGTACCAATAATAGCAACTTTTACCAACCCTTTGATTTTATAGTTATTCAATCTTGCTGAATTGAAAATGTACCACATCCAACACAGAGCACCTATCACTAAAAATATAATACTTGTTATTCCCATGTTATCTGTATATTATTACCAATTAAGAAAATTGCAACAGTTTCAATAACAGTTAATATTATAAATCCAATTAAGATTGATTTTACAATATAGCCATCAGTCTCTTCATAAGAAGTACCTGTCATTATTACTTTAATTAAAGTAAATACTATCATAAATGATATGTAAAGTATATTTGTTCCTGTTACAAGCATAATCAATTGTTTTATTATTATGATGCAAAGATATGAATTAATTTTTAATCAGCCAAATTATTAATGTTAATTAATCTTTAATAAAAGAATATTTGTTGTAGAAAGAATCTTCGTATTTAATCTCAATTATTAATAAATCTTTACTTAGATATGATACACTTATATCATTTTCATTATAATCAGTATCAAAAAATGTAATAATAAATTTATTATTATTGAATACCCATTTAAAAGCATCCCCATCCCATGCACCTGTGTTATCATCATAAAATGAAATATCACTATCATCCCAATCTTTATCACCTATCTTGTCATTCCAAGTGTCTTTTTCATTTGAATTGTATCGTTTTTCCCATCCTTCATTTTGAATACATTTCCATTCACCCACAATATTGGATTCATTAAACACTTCATCTTTATTACAAGATGCAAAATTAACACTTGTGATAATAATCACTAAAACAATTAATAATTTTTTCATTTTAAATTAATCTTTAATAGGTACAATTTTATATCCACAGTCTTTTAATGCTTCTTCCATAAAAGCCATCCCACAGTTACTACCTAACCATTGAACAATGGTTGAAGCAATTAGTTTGTCATTTGGTGTCATTGCATGATGCCAAGTTCCATCATCACCAATAAAAAGGTCTTGAAGTATTCCATGCCCTCTATTAATCCAAGAACAATTAGTATTGCTCTTTCTCCAATGTTTAGAAAATGCTTGTTCTCGTGGGTTTGTATAATTTAATCTATGATTGTGAAAGCCTATATAACGTTTACCAACAGTTTTAGCTTTCTGTTTCATTTCATCACTATCTACACTCATATTCGATTCGTTTTTTAATTTTATGCAAATATACGAATTAATTAGGAAAGGAAGAAAATATTTCTATTAAAAAAAGTGAATTTTTGTGATTAGTTTAATAATAATTATTAAACTAATTAACAACACAGAAAAATGTCATCTCTGTAACCATATATAGCGTTATATGGGGAAAGTCCCCCAAAAATTTTTGGGGGATTTTTTATGTGTATAAGTGTATTTTTGAGAATACTTTGATAATAATTATCAAAGTATTAAAACAAACATGGCAAGCACATTTACAATTTATCAATATGGAAAACCAAAACCTATTGAACCTAAGTGGACACTTGTAAACAATATGTCAAATCCACCTTACTGTTTACAATCATTCCGTTTCTTCTTCAATAACACTAAAACAATTCTAATACAAGGTGGTGGCGGTTTATGTTATGGTAGCGAAAGAAATGGATATATAAATGGTATCGCATCTGCAAGTGATTTTCCACTTACTATAACATCTTATGATTATCAATTAGATAAAACGTCAGGTATGAATTATAGTGTAAATATTTCTCCTTACACATATACTGATTATCAACAAGGAAGAACATTAGAAATCACTATTAACAGCTATGTCTAATGTACTCAATTGAGTACATATAAGATTATATTTAAAACAAAATGACCTAACTATTAGTTTAATTACTAAAGTTAGGTCATTGTTTCATGTAAGTATTATGCAGCAATCAACAAATCAAATGCTTTCTGCGTTTTTTTATACGCATCACCATCTACAAGACTGTTAAATCTTTCTTCTGCACCATTCTTGTATGTCTTATTGTTGTTATAGAATGATGTGAAACCATTGTACACCCACAACTTAGTACCTCTCCAATACTCTTGACCAACACCATTTTCAATTGTATCACGCAAATCTTGAATCTGATTCTTCGTTCTTGTTGAAATTTCTTCAACAGTATCAATATTCATATTTGCCATCTTCAACAACTTCATTTGCGCATCATTCAAAAATACACCTGCAACAGTTTCTTTAATCTGCGCATCTGTAAAGGATTGTTGTGCAAGGCTGTTCAAGTATGCTTCAACATTCTGTTTGTAAAGTCCATGAAGTCCAAGTACCTGCTTCGCTTTCTTCAAGTTCTCTTCATCTGAAAAATCCAAACGTTCATTGACTTTTGAAGTATGCTTGAAAATCAATTTGTTTTTACATTCACGAAGTGCCATATTAAGTGTGTTCTCACAAATCACACGAATAGGTGTAAACAATACTGTTACTGCGCCCGAACCATCATGTGTATTTGTAAAGAGGATGTAATCTTCAACAATATCGTTGTTGTTACCGCCAATTTTAATATTATGTGGCATACGTGCTGTTACATACATTCTTTCCCCGACACCAAGAACACCTGCGGTTTCAATGATAGGAGCATCACCGCCCAAACGTCCCGAAGTAATGATGTCAATAAATTCAAAGGCTTTTGCGTTTTGCACAACTCCATAACCACTACCAACAACACCAAGTGTAATATCACTATCATCACGAACTGTTGCCATGTGAGAAGTAATAATATCTTTTGGTTGTAAATCCAAGAATTGAGTATAATCAGTTCCTTCTTTGATAGCTTTAATTGCATCATCGGAAACTCTTACAAGAGTATCTTTACGAACTGAATAATCTGCACCACATTCGGCTACTGCTTGACTAATAGGTACAGGAGTAGAATAATTCTTACAACCTTTAATACCTCTCCATGCTCTTTGAACAGGAGTATCATTCATTCTCAAACGGATTACATTGTTATCTGCCATAATACTTATTTATTTATGATTTTTTGTATGAAACTTTTATCGCTAACTTATTCTTGCTGAAAATGCAAGGTGTCTGACTTCTTCTGCCATTAGTGTAACGAGCAATGTTGCCTAACATTTTCTCGTCTGTACCATACGTTTGTGGCAAATAAATTGCCAACTCAACGATATTACCTGTTGCATCGTCTTTAATCATCTGACGATTCTTAAAACCATGAACTTGACACAACTTTGTGAAGTTCAATTGCTCTTTCCTTGAAAAGAAAGGATTCTTTTTGTTCTTAACTACCATAATATTGCAAATTAAATTTTATTTGTTTCTAATTACAGTGCAAATATATGAATTAATTTTTAAACTACCAAATATTATTTAAAGTTTTAACTTATTTTTAGCAATTCATCTTCACAACCCATTTCTTTTAACATTTCATTAATTTTTTCTTTTTCATTATCTAAATATGAAAGATTATCCAAAAGACGTTGAAATGGTGCTAATTTTTTGAGTGTTTTACGAGCTTCATATCTTCCTCTTTCAGCATACAAATTAGCTACATATTCAATATATTCATCTTCTGTCATATCATAGGCAACAATATCCCCCGATATTGTATCTAATCTACATAAAAGACCATTAGGTTGTTTGGCTACTATTGCTCCCATGATATTGTTTATATAGGTTGTATTGGTTTAACACATCTTCTAATATACTGAAAGGTGTAATCTCAACAGGAAAACCATCAATCTCTTGTTTAACCAATATAAGATAACGATTATCAAAGTCTTTGAATACATTTCTGTAACCATAGTTCTTTTTTGCAAGAGAAATCAAATACTTAATCTTACCTTGAACACTCTCTACCCCAAAATAATAAGGTTCAAATAACTTTACATTATCTGGATTATTTTTAATCTCCATCAAATAAGAATAATGTTTCAAACGCATTTTCAGAGTTTTAATCTTTTTCTCATTACGTCTAATCATTTCTTTCCTCTCTTTTTTATTTGCAAGGTTAAAATGATTTACATGTAGAATGAAATCTGCATTATGGAAATGTGGTTGCACAGTTGTTTGAACAAACCTTGCAAAATTTCGGCAATCTTCTAACATTTCTGCCGTTTTTTTGAATTTAATATTTAAACTGCTCATATTACTTAGTATTAAGTATTGTTGTTATCCATGCCTTAGCATCATTTATCTTATCACCCTCTTTATCAATGGTATAAGAAAGGTTTTGTTTAATAGATGCTTTATCATAAGCATCAAGTTCATACTTAGTTAGTATATTATCAAGTGCTGAATAAATATTTCCATAAGAAAAACTTTTCAGCAAATCTAATGCTTGATTCAATGCTTTCTTTTCTAATTCTGTCATACTATAATGTTTAAATGTACTCATTTGAGTACATATAGTTATAAAATTTTGTAATAATAATCTCTGTTTACAGTTTTCAATGCAACAAATTCATTAGCAAGTTCTCTTGTCGTAAATTCATAATATTTAACATTTTCTGCATCTTCATTATATAACATGAATGCAGTTCCATACTCAAACCCATCAACTTGTTCAGAAGTATAATGTGTTTTCTTAAACAAGAAAACATAAAACATAATTTCGTTTGTTATCATTTCCGCATTCCTTTCAATATTTTTTTGCTGATTAATAAGCCTGTATCTTCTTCAATCTCCAATGTGGTAAGCATTATTCGATAATGTTTCTCCTTTTGGTTTTTATAGTCTTTTATCATCAGTTCTCTTACCTCTTTAAAGTTTTCATCAAACAGCTTTTGAAGAGTTTTTAAACCCTTCAAACCTGCTGCCTGTTCTTTATTTGTATATAAGGTAATCCAACTGTTATCAGTCAATATCAAGTAACAATAAACCTCTAATTGATAAAGTTGTTTCATTAATTCAATTTTAATTTTTTCACACAACAATCCATTGCCAATAATGTGTCAAGAAGTTTTACCCTCTGTTTGACAATCTTCATGTTCCACGAAAGTTTAGCTTGAAGTCTGTTCCAAGCACATTCTTCACTTTCTTCATGTAGAACATAAAGAGTATTCTGATATTTGAATATGTAAGTGTTCATTACCTCATACCAATAACCAAAACAAAATCGTTTTGCAAAGTTGGTGTTAATTCATAGTTGTGGCATGGGTTGTAATCAAACCGAATGAAGTCAAACAGTTCTCGTATAGCATCCCTCTTGTCTGCACAACTTACATACATTTTACCATTTCTTTCATTTAATGAAAACTCATTAACACCTTGACATTTCAAGAAAAACGAGATAATTTTAATTATTCTTCCCATATTACTATATGTTTTTAAATTTGATACAAAGATAATACATTAATTGCAGTCTTACAAATATTTTCAGTTAAAGACTATTAATTTTCTCATAACACTTGTTAATTTCTTCAATTTGATACTTTTTGAAATCATCAAGTTTATAAAACCACCATAAAGATGGATTATCATAATCTCCCGATAAATCTTTGTAATTTGCGATAATATAGGTTTCTCCTACTTCTAAAGATGGCATATCTTTCATATATACACTATAATGTAATTCGCCATTGATAATAGTTTCAAAAGGACGGTTTCTATAACCTCTCCAACCAAGAATTTTTGCGTAATCTTCAAATGAAAAATCAGAGTTGTAAACAAATTTATATGCAATATAATGATAATCATGCCCACTCTCTACAAATAGGTCAAATAAATAACCATTTTCTGTTACATCTACGAGATTCATTTTACGCATTACTTCTTGCCTAACACGCTCTTTTTCCTGTTCTTCTTGAACTTTCTTCTCATACTCTAAGCATGATTCTTCTGAACTGAAAGTTTCACCATCACAAGCCACAAAAGTAGCAACAACTGTATCAATTTTTTTCATATTACACTGCGTTATTAATTAATATTTTGATATGCGGATTTGTTGATAACAATCCGATTTTTTCATACATTTCTTCATCACTTGCTGCCATAATGTTAGGCAAATTTTCAACAACTTCATCACCTTTAAAAATTGTTACATTAAAACTACCAATAGTAAACCAACTATTCATTAGTTTAATTTCATCCTCAATAACACTAATTGCTTTATTGATAACTTCTTGTTTCTTCGCCCTTTGTAGTTCATGCCATACAGTACGAATGACTCTCTTAGAACAAGTTACAATGCCAACACAACAGGTATTTGCAACTAAATCAGAAACATCAACAAGAAACTTTTTAGCCATAACATTGTAATGAAGATACATTACAATATTTTCTTGTTTATTAACAGATTTTACAGCTTCTTCCACACTTTGAAAGTTATGTTTAAAACCAAAATCAACAAATTCAGTAAGAAATTGGCTTATTACATATACTTTTACAAGTCCTCTCTGAACTAAAGGATTTTCTATATCATCGTTCAGTTCAATATCCAATGAAAAATCTTTATATTTGCTTACTATCATATTTATTCCCCTTCCTCGTTTCTAAATAAACACCATTCACAATTATCGTCCATATCCACATAATAATCACCCTCTCTTATCCATTTTGGAAGAAGTGACTTATGTTTCATGGCAGTTACCAATTTATGAACACATCTTACATCAGTGTTATAAACAGCATCAGTGACAATTTTCTGATACTTCATAATAACAGACGTTGAATGTCTTTGTGTGGTGTGTCCCATATATTCACCGCCATATTTAAGCATCGTTTCAAGTTCTGTTCTATTAATATGGTCTTGTAAAGCTAAAGCAATTACAGTAGTCCAATCAAAACTACGAGCCAAATCATCAGCAACTTTTTTCTTTAATGTTTCAAGTCTAATCTTATTCATATTATCTAATTTTTATTGTTATCTTCATGTATGTGAAATAATTCTCTTTTAGGGTATTTAGATGAAAAGTTTACTCTTGCTTCACCCTCACTAAAACCGCTTACATTAACAGTTCCAATTACCTTTTTATCATCTTTCATGTAATTGTAATAAGCTAACCATTTTTTCCTCTTCATATTATTTCTTTTATTATTATGATACAAAGATAACGCATTTATGAATACAAACCTAATTTTTTGTGTTAAAGAACTTTAAACACGTTCATGTTTTCTAAGTTTCTTTGGAAGAAGTGACAATTTATGTGTCAATTTTCCTCTTGTTTCAAAAATATCTTTAAATGTTAATTCATGTAAAAAACTTGAATATACAGTGTAAACTTCTTTGTGTATTTCATTCCACAATTTAGATGAAAGACTGTCAAGTTTTGGATAAGTGATAATATGAACATCATTATCAACCAAACAATAAGCAACACCATCAAGCACTATAAATTCTCTCCATGCACCTAAATACCATCTGCTTAGTCTTTTGGGGCTGTTCACATTAAGAGTGTTAAGAAATGCTATATAAAGTTCTTTAGTATCAAACATATTATTATCTCCTTTTCTTTTTTGATTTTTGGTGTTTGGAATGTTTTATATCAGCATAAAACGGTTTATTATCATTTTTTGCAAGAATCATAGATGAAATAGAGGTTTCCTTTTTCTTGCTCAAATCTTCTAAAAAACTTGTCATAGCTTCTTTTAAAGATGGTGGTGGGGGAGTATAAACATCTGTTTTATTTATTTTAACAATTTCTATCTTACTTCCACCAAATGCCTTTTCAGCAGCTAATTGTAAATTTTTTATTACATCATCTTCATTAGGTGTATCATCTGAAGAGCAACAACAAGACTTGCATTATCTTCTTCATGCTCACTTAATCGTCTGATAAGTAGAGAGTTATAACTAAGCATATCACACGCTGACATTGCAGCCATAATTCCAATATTCTTGTATTCTCCCATAAATTATTTACATTTGAACATTTTTTCCCAATATTCTTTATACATCTTACCAAAATCACACTTATTTGAAAGATATTCATCAGAAGTTGTTACCATTGAATCACATCTTAATTTTCCGTTTTCATTAATGTAAAGATAATGTACACCTAAAAGGGAATAAACATCAGAAGCAACTTCACGTGCATTTTCATAATCTTTACATCTTATTGCAATAGGCACATAATTTCGGTACATATCAATCACCCACCAAAATGTTACAAACACTTCATTATTATTTTTCTTGAAATTTTTCTTTTTCATATCTTTATGTATTACTTAAATCTACTAAATATTCATCAGTACCACAGTGAGGACAAACATAATAAATACCATTTTCATCTTCCTGTTGTTCCATATTTTCCTCTGTATGTTTTAGTGCATATTTCGGAGAATCACAATCAGGATTTTCATCTAATAAAATTGTACCGCAACAATTACATCTACATAGATGTTCTCCCTTAACATTATCCATTTGATAATCTTTAGCTGAATAAAATGTTTTTCCCATTTTCAAATCAATTAATAATAGCTACCTCTACACCTTTCAAACACTTTTTCATCAGCTTCTAACTGACATTCAATAACATAGAGTAAATTATCTAATTCAATTTCTTGCAAGTCCTCTAACTCAATTTCCACTTCATCATCTGCAAAAGATAATTCGCCACAATAGCTAATAGATAACAGTTCTTCACCTGCGACTTCTTCGGGAGTATCAAAGGTAATCCCGTCATTGTCACGCATTATAAGTTCAATTCTTTCAATAAGTTCTTTCTTTTCCATTATTAAATCTCCTTGTTTAATTATTACATTGCAAAGATATGGGTTTAATTCCAATTCTCCAAATGTTTTATGTTAATGAATATTAATTCAGATAAAATTTTTAATTATTCTCCACTTATAATAGAAGTGATAACCCCTGTTAGAGAAACAAACGAAAATGTTAATAGATTAACCATAATATAATCTTCAACACCAACATCTCTTATTTTTGTGGCACAAAATAAATTTGCACCAATAAGACAAATAACAAGAAAGAAACCAAATATACAAATTCCTTTATTCTCGTACTCTTTAAACCTTGTTATTAATTTTAGAATATATTTCATAATTAATATTATTTAACAATTACATCATTTTTCATGTATTGAATGAATGGTCTTAATTCATAATCACTATTTTTCAAATGATATAGCTTTTTATCTCCATCTTCAATTAACATATAATGAACTTTAGTTGTGAAACACCCTTGTCCTTGAAACTGTTTAGAAATATCTTTAATGATAATTGGTTTCTTCAATGTGTTAATAAACTCGGTTGCTGATTTTTTACCCTCACTTTTTGGAGCAAAGTACATACACAATACGCACCCAAAAAAGATGTTTATTAATAAAATATATCTGTGAAATTTTTTCATTTTAATTTACCATTTTTATCATACCTTGCACTCCAATCTTTATCAATATTATAGATTGAAACCTCATAAATCGGTCTAAGCCATCCACTACCTTTTGATTTAAGAGTAGATATAACAGAAGAAATACAAGTAAATCCACTATCATAAACAGTTGCAAGTATTTTCCCCTCTCTATCAATAGAATGTGCTTTAATGCAATCCTTTTCGCTGATTCTATTTCTATTCTTTCCCATAGTTACATTTGTTTAAAACCGTTTTTACTAATGTAAAAAATACATACTTCTTGATTCACCAATTCATCAAAGCAAGGTGGTGTTATCATTATATAAAGTTTAAGATATTTCGTTAAAAAAGAAATTTGTTTGTAAAGTTCTTTTTCTGAAAGTTCATCAAACGAATCATGTTGAATGCCTGTTTTTGATTCTAAATTTTCTCTCCAATACCGATATTTTACAACCATATTTTTAGAATGTTATTGAAGTTATTTTATTCAATTCTATATCTTCCTCATTACCATTTTCGTCTGCAATGGTAAGTATTCCCACATGGGAAACGTGAATAAATGTAGCAGAACGAGGTTTATCTTCTACTTTAAACTGTATTGTTTCACCCTTTGCAAAAGTTTTTAGTACATTGTACTGATTAACATTAAACCAATTTTTACTCATATTATATTCTCCTTTCTTTATTATGTTACAAAGGTAGGGAAAATTTCATTCCCTACCAAATATTTTGCGTTAATAAATGTTATAGTTTAGAGATACTATCTAAAAGATGGCAAATATCCAATCTCACTTCATTTTTCCACAAGTTTTCCATATTGAGAATTTCATTTGTGGAATGACTTATTAAAAATGGATATGTTTTAAACCCTTTTAACATATCATCACCCCATTTCACAAGGTCAAAATTTTCATCTTCATTACACAACTCAATAAGATGCTTGATAAGATTTGCTTTAAACATATTTTTGTATGTTGTTTCATACATAAAATGTCCGAATCTTTCAAAATCACTATGGATTGAATCAACACCCTTTTTGAATTTTTCCTCTGCAACCTCTAAGGTCTTTTGCAAAGCATTAATTTGTTTCTTGTTCGCCATTTGTCACACTGTTTAATATTTTAATTCTTTCGTTTTTCGCTTCTTGTTTAGTAAGGAAAAAATTATTTGTAAGTTTTCTCCATCTATCCGCTTCTTCGTCTTTATCAGTAACAGCACTTTGTACAATCCCCTTTGAAGATAAGAAATAATACATTTCTACCTTTTCTAACCATTTTTCAGCAACCCCTTTAAAAGCAAATTTGTTGCTACCTATGAAACAAAGGTCATATTTCTTTTGCCCATTATCAAAACCGACCACTTCATAAACAACTTTTTCAAATTTTACAAAATCACCACTTTTAAATTTCTCTGTAAATGGTTCAAAAAACCTTACATTATGTATATCAATAAAAGGGAATTTTCGTTCTTCATTCTTTGCTAAACATGGAATACCATTCTTAACAATCAGAATTTCACCTTTTTTAATATAAAGTTCTTTTATGTCACTTTTTGCTATATATTTTTCCATATATTAATCAATATAAAATGTTTCTAATAGTTTACCTCTTGCAAATTTTCTTGTGGTAGGATTGAACTTACAATCCAATCTAAAGACTTTATTAATATTTGTATCAAAGTTATAAGTAAAAGTTGCTTCTTCACTTCTGCCAACAGTCAATTTTGACAATATTTTACTTTGTGACTTTTCGTTTAAAGCAAAATACAAACTTTTCAAAAAATTAACAAATTCTTTATTTGTGAGTTGTGCATTATTCACATACACACAACTCACCTTTTCACCATTTTTTAAAACTAAATTCAAATTACCTATTACTGCCATATTTTAAAATCCTGCTTTTTCAATAATACCAACAATCTTTTTCAACCATTTAGCATAATCTTCAAAATCATTTAAAGATTCTCTCAAAGAGAATGCGTTTCGATAACTCTCACCCTCACGATGAAGTTCTATCTCATAATCGACATCAAAATTTTCAACATATTCTTTGAAATCTTCAAGTAGATTATCCTCTTTTTCAAGCCACACAAGCATATTAACACCGCCATCAGTCCATGTTTCCATTTCCATACCTTGACCGTTTGCAAACTTAGAAATACTTACATGGGAAAAGAATAGTTCAAAAAATTCTTGAATCTTACCCTCTTTCAATAACTTCTTAGCTTCTTTTCTGTTTTCTGCTGTAATTTTTTCCATTATCAAATCTCCTTATTACTTTAAATTAATTATTTGTTATTTCTTATGGTACAAAGGTAGGTATTTTTCAGATACCTACCAAATGTTTTGTATTAATAAATGTTAATCAAATCAACTTTTGCAAATCTCTGTAAGCATCAAGAATTTCATGGAATCTAATTCTTGAAATTTCCTCTACATTCTTCAACGAATCATTTTTTAAATCGTTGAAATCAATAGTATCATTTTCATTAAATTCGTAATTTGCACCATACTTAGTTAAAGCCCGACAAGTAAACTTCCTCTGCAACATATCCACATCAGTAAGATGCACCACACAAATACATTCCTTTTCTTCTACTCTTGTGGTTACATACTTGACAATGTAATAGTTGCCTACCATTTCTTTATATTTCTTTTCATTGTCACTATCAAGTTGTTTCAATGAATTTTCACGTTCTTGCATAAAACGCTTAATTTCACCTACTGTAATGTCATTATCCAACATATTAACAGTATTTAATACTTTTTGTACACCTGTTAATGTTATTTCTCCAAACACTTCTACCAAACTTCCCATATTATTCTTCTTTAAGAGTTGTAATTTCTTTTTTCAACAAAATGTCTTTTAACAGATAAAACATATCAGCTTTATAAACGATGTCGGCTGTACAATGACTGATATAGCTACTACCAATCCCACCTTTCAATTTATAATAGATTTGTGAAAAATGTGTAAAGTAATTGTAATGAAACTCAATATATTCATAATTGCTATAAAAAGTTCCTTTTAAATCTTCCTCATTGAGAAGAATTTCTCCAAAATCTTTTACAAGATGTTGTGGTTTACGATTTTCAAATATTTCAATCAAAAGAGGTTTCAATGTTCTATCTGCTTCGGCAAACAGAACTTTCATTTTAGTTTCATATAGGTTAAAATCCATAATCTAAATCAATTTAATGTTTTATGATAAGCTACTTGTCTATCAGTAAGTTCACGTGCAGCATTCAAAAATTCAGTGAACTTTTGATAAGCATTTAATAATACTTCTTTCTTGTCCTTACTTGTTACTTCTTTGTCTAAATCTTCCATATTAATATCTCCTTTATTTTAATTTGTTTTTCTTATACTGCAAAGATAGAGCATTTAATCCAATATACCAAATGTTTTGAGTTAATAAATGTAAAAACTTTAATTAAAAAATGGCTGATTATATTCCCATACTATCAGCCATTATCACATTTAAAAAATCTAAGTTATGAACGTTAATATTTAGTTGTTATCATCAATGATAGTAACATTAGACTTATCATTATCATTCATAATAGTTTCTATCGCATCCATTATTGGAAGAGAAGTTGAAAAAGCACATTCATCTTTCAAATGCCCTGCAATAAATTCAATTATTTCACCTAATGCCCTATCCATTAGTTCATCATAGGTATTTTCGTCCTCTTCATCACAGTAAAGATAAACTAACAATGATTCTCTTGGAATAGGTTCTGTTAAAAACAGAGTTGATAAATTTTGATACAGTTCAATACGTCCAATTGTACTATTAATTTCTACTTTCATATTCGTTTCTCCTTTTTAATTGTTATTATTATTTAATTCCCAATATGTTCTAATCACTTTCTCCATTTTACTAACCATCATTTTCCTTATTTTGGTTTTAACCGAATGTGAGTTTTCGGGCTTACAAAGATAATTGTAGTGTTTGAAATACTTTTCCACTTCCTTAATATCCTTATCTAAAGCATTCCCTAATACAAATTCTGAAAAAGGAACTTGCTCGATTGGTTCTTCATCATAAGTTCCAAAGAAATATTCTAAATGATTTCTGTTTTTTACAATCACAACAGGATAGCCTATTTCTTTAGCAGCTAAATCAACTTCATTTATCAATCCCTGCATATTTGGATTAATAATGATACCATTTTCATTGGTGTTAAAATGTTTAACAACAATTTCAACCTCTTTCAAATTATCACATTCAATGCCTAACATATCAATTACTTTTTAAAGATTATACTTCTCTTATTTTGATGTTACAAAGATAAGGCGTTTTTCTTTAATAACCAAATAATTTGAGTTAATAAAGGTTAAAACATTCTATACCCTACCATTCCACCAAAAATAGGAAATATTAATGCAACAATTACAATTAATGTTACTGATATATAAGGATATTTCCAATCTTCAAAATCAGTATCAATATCTACAAATAGAAACATATCAATAATGATACCAATAACAATGCCTAATACAGTAGGAAATAAAAACTTGTATATAAAACAGTACACAATGAATATTAATACACAAATTATTACTATTAATGTCATATAATACTTTTTGAAAAAAGAAATTATTCCATTTTTAGCATCTACAAGAGTAGGAACAATGCCACGAAACATATCTTTAAAAATGTTAAAAATATCTTTAAAGACACCTCTAAAATATTTCCATATACCAATTCCGATTAGTTTGAAAATGGTATAAACAACATCACCAATAGATTTTTCTCTCTCCATATTCAACGATTATAAAAATCTTCTCTACCTTTTAAAAAGGATTTTAAAAGAGAAGTATTATTTCTTGTTAAATGAATATAAACTAACTTTCTCTCTTTAGTATCATCTATGATACCTTTGTTATCAGAAAAAGGAATGAACACAGTTGTTACTAAATCCAAACTACCCTTTTCGGAATTAAATATAGCTTCTGCTTTCTTAGGTAAATCATTTTTTGAATACTCGATTTTCAAGTCTGTTATTGTACCATCATCAAACATATCTGAAATTTCAAATGATGCTTTACAATAATTTCCATTAAACATAAATGTTTGAATCATATTATATCTCCTTATTTGTTTTATGCAAAGGTAGGTATTTTGTTTATACCTACCAAACATTTTATGTTAAACAATGCTAATTATTCCATTAATTAATTCTACCTCAATCAATTTGTAATTTTTAATAGAATCATAATCTTTTACAATAGCTTCAATTTCTGCTTGAATTGGCTGACCTCTGAATATTGCAGCACTCTTAATGTTATGGCGAAAATTCCATGCTAAAAAATTGCAAAGTCTTTCTCCCATTGTACAATATTTTTGAAACAACATTTCTCTCATTCCTTTACCATAACCATTGCTATTTTCATAGTAATATGTGTTAGTGGGAACATGACATAGAACATACCTTTTAGCGTATTTTAATGCGTTCTGTTGCATTTCCTTAATAAGAGGAATATCTTTATCCACTACGCAATTATGTTGCTTAAAATCGTCTATAAATGCGTCAATCCCATCATAAGACATGCTGTAAAAATATTTCCCATTTTTAACGCTTCGGATTATCTTTTGTCTTGGTAAAAAATTATACGTTTCGTAGTTAAATCCGTGGTCCGACAGCCGAATAATATCGGGAACTTGGGTAATATGAATATAAAAAGAATTTGTCGAAACAGATTCTTGGACACTTCCAAAATAACCAATATCATATAATCTCACTACAATACTTTGAGCATATTCATTAATTTCCTTTCTTTTCATTAATATCCTTTTCTTTTTCTTTAAAATATTCAACTAAACCTTTTGAGAGGTCAAGATACACAATCATCACTAATGCACCTAACATCATTAGAACTACATTAACATTATCTGCTATGTTACATATCAATATAAACACAGCAAACATAAACATAACCCTTGTATTATTAAAATTCATAATTACCTTAGTTTTTCAAGATAGTTAATCCATGTTTCACAAGTCCATGTACCTACTCTGTTTTTTGCTTGTTCTTCACTACATTTTTCATTGCCAATATAAACCATTAAACAACTTCTGTAAATCATACAAGGAGGTACATTAGTAGGTCTATACAGTCTAATCATCAATATTAATTGTTCTATATCCATATTAATTTATTTTTAATTTTTGCAAAGATAGAAATAATTACCCACCTTTGCAAAAATATTATGTTAATTAAGCTAAAATTAATTTCATTGATTCAGCTTCTTTAATTTCATTCTTAAAAGCATACATTACTTTTTTGACTGCATAATCAGATAAATCATACATTTCTTTTAAATGTTTTTTAAACCATTTAGGAAATGTTATATTAAGATTTACTTCTTTTTGATATTTTACAAATTCATATTTAAGATTTACCCAATTCCAACCACCATTCATAACAATAGCTGTTATAAAATCATTAACATTTGTATATTCTTTTCTTCCCATATCAAATATTCTTTGAAATTTCTTTTACATAATCAATATGTTCTTGGCTCATAATTTTGCCTGTAAAATTTACCATCAAGAAAGTTTCTATCACATCTTCATCAGTTGCTTTTTCTCCCAATGAAGCATAAGACATAACATCACTATTCAAAAACTTATGCTGTGCCCTTTTGGATAAATCAGAGAAATAGTTTCCATGCAAATCGGGAAATTCATCATTAACAAATCCTAACAATGCTCCTACCCTTTGTTTTCCGTCCACAATATCACGAAAAGCCACCTCTTTGTTACCCTTGTTCAATTCAGATATAACATATTCATATCCTCTTTCACGTACAACAATTTTACCGCAGTTAATCCCATTGTAGATAGATTCAATTAACAGTTGTTTATCTTTCAATTCCCAAACAAAACCTCTCTGATAATAAGATTTACTACCGTCTTTGTTAAAAACATACGGATTGAAATTCAATTCATCAATATCTACCTCACCAAAATTTGTTGGATATTTTCTATCTCTTTTATCCCATCCGCATCTATATAAAATAGAATCAAGAGAAAATTGGTGTGTACTTAGTTTACCCCACCAACATTTTTCGGGAAAAGGATTTGCGCCTATGTTGTAAACAGATTTTTTAACTATTTCAGATTTATTAATCAAAACAGTTTCGTTTCCATGATAACAACTATCATCTAACATAAGTTTAACTTTATCCCCAACAACCTCTACAACTTTGCAAAGAACTGTTTTATCTTCACCATAAGTTCTAAAATGTTTAACTGAAACATATACTTCATCCCCTGCTTCTAACGGTTTTTCGTTAAACTCTTTTAATAATTTCTCTTTTTTAACTCCCATATTATTTTAACTTTTCTTTATATTCAGCAATAAATTCTTTAAAAATCAAATTAGCTTTAACCTTTGCTACACTATCAAACTTAAAATTTACTTCATTATATAAAATAGGGTGTGTGAATGGTGGCTTATACACTTTCTTTTCTGTAAAAGATAATAAAATATGTGCAATCACAGTTTTAGCTAATTTACTTAATTCTTTACCATCATCCCCATGTTTATCTAATAACTTAAATGTTCCATTTTCTTGTTTAATCAATGTAAAGTAATTATATAATCTATATTTAATACGACTAATAATTCGATTAAGCAATTCTCTTTCATATTCTCTGCTTGATTGAAATTCAATCTCTTTACCACACATAGGACAAAATTTATAGTGCTCCTGTATTGAACCACTCTTACAATACGGACATTTATAGAAATCTGTATATATTTCGTCTGTTATATGTTTACTATGATGTTTAACAATTTTCTTTATCATCTTCTTTTAATTTTTCTTGAAACAAAGATAGTACAAACGTATGAATTTACCAAATAATTTGTGTTAAAAAAGGTTATCTTCGATAGATACTCGCACATTGGGACTTTCAAAATATACGCCATACGGATGAACAGAAGTTGCAGGAATGTTATTATTTTTCATAAATTCCATAGCTTTAGTCTGTAAAGCAAAATAATTTTGATTTTTGAAAAATTCGATAGTAGTTGCATGGGAGTGAGTAGTAATACTAACATCTTTGCATTCCAATTCTATATATTCATTAGTTGGAATATGAACGATTCTAAGCAAATTGTTATTTAATTTTTGTTCAAATTCTTCTAAATATTCGTCCCACTCATAAGAAAGAACAGTCCAATAATTAACACCTTTCTTAGTTGCTTTGAAATTGAAAATTTCCATCAGATTATAAATGCTTGATTCAAGTTCCAAAAGAACTTTTATCACATTTTCTGTATCAACGCTATTCAAAGTAGTATGTAGTTGCTGATTAAATTCTCTGATATATTCAGTATATGCTTTCTTGGATTTAAGCCATTTAATAAATTCATCTGCAATCTTTTGATTGTAGGTAAGCCCCTTTTTAGGGAGAATATTATAAGCAATCAAGCTCTTTTCAAGTTCTTCAAGAGAAGTATTGTCAAAATATGAATCAATTTGCCCTTTAATTTCTTTTGTAAGTTTCATTATATTTCTCCTTTCATTAATTATTATACTGCAAATATAGGGGTTATTATGGAAACCACAAAATATTTTGTGTTAAAAAATGATAAGTTTTTCATTTAGTTTACTAATTATTAGTAAACTAACAAAACAACATGGCAAGCACATTCAAAATTATTCAAGCAGGAAAACAAATTGAAGAAATTACTATTACTGTTATTGCCTATCAATCTTGTCAAGTAACAGTAACAATGACGGAAGATGGACGAGAAACGTTCAAACAAAATATGTCATACGGTAGTCAAGAAAATTATATAGTCGCAAAAGATTCTGTAATTAATTATTTGGCAATTCCAATGGGTTGTAGTGAAGATATTATAACTAACTTTTATGATGATAATATGAATTTAATTAACTCTTGCTCATTAGGAGTTACACTATTTAACATAACAAAAGGTGTTGATAAATTTATGACTATTGAAATTGGAAGATAAAAAAGCATTAAGGGAATATTCCCTTAATGCCATTTCTTTTTATAATGTTTTACGATATTCGTCCCATTCAGTCGGAATCATTGGAAATTTTGGTGTAAATGTTTTACGATATTCATCCCATTCAGCCGAAATCGCACACCAATCAATCGGAAATTTTGGAGTAAATATATCCTTAGAAGTTAATAACCATGTATTATTGTCACATTGTGGTTGAAAAGGATTATCTACCATAGGGTTAATTTCTTCTAAAAATTCAGAATATTCTTCAATCCTAAAACCATCCTTATAATAAAAAATACTTTCTAATGTAAGGAAATACCAACCACTTAACCGTTTGGATGCAAGCCAACTTAAAAATTCATTCATATTAATTAACATTTAGCATTTTCTTAATTGTATTAAAAAAGTCTTTAATCGGAGAAGATTTTGGTGATTCAAACATAGATTGTATTTCTTCATAATCTTTTTCAATCTGTTCTTTAGTTGCTGTTGCAAAGTATTCAACAAGTTCACCCACTAAAGGGCTTAATATCTTTATTTGTCCTCTTTTAAGCATATTTTCAGCATCAGAGGTATAAAGTGTTTCATCACCAAAGTGTTCTCTATCAAGAGGTACAAGACGAATCTTATAGTTCATATCACTATCATCTTCTCTATATTTTTCAACCTTAAAATATGTTAATACAGTTGGGTTGTTTGAAGATGTTAAAGCAATGCCCATTGAGGGTATAATATATGAAAGTGGTGTTGCTTCCATTTCCACAATCATACCATATTTAAAACTGTAATTATTCATTCGGAAATTCGTTTACAAGTTTAACACAACCTTTGAAGTTTGGCAAAGAGTTAATTAAATCAAAATCTGTTTGATTTTTAACATAAATTTCACCTCTATCTTTTTTAAGTGAATAAATGTAAGTATCTGCTTGCCCATTTTCTTCAAAAGTATTCAAGCTATCGTCTATATGATTAATAAAATTAATATCAACACCTGTACCAACAAAAGAAATTTTATTAACTTCTACATTGTTATCTTCTCTAACATACATGATACCAACAATAACATCATAACGATTATCTTCGTTTAACAATTCAGTATTTTCTTCTGTTGTTAAATATTCGCAAAAAGCAACATAGGTATCATTACTACTACCATTTTCATACAATGGTTCACTCCATGCTTTTTTATCTGTAAACAATTTAACAACAAAGAAATGTTTAAACATTTCACTTTTTAAATTGTTTTTTGTGAAGAATGTTAATTTTGGTTTTTCTTCCCCTTCTTCAATCAAAACATAATCAGAACAATAAGCATTTTTTAAAATTTCAGTGACAATAAATCTGTTTTCTTCGTTCCCATTAAGACCGCCATCTTCTGTGAAATAACCAACCCATGCAAGACAATCAAACTTATCAATGTGGATTGGTAACAACTGAATATTTCTCCCTATTGATTCTGCATACCCTGTTAAAAGCAATGCAAAATCATCATTATTCATTCTATTTAAAACGGCTGTAAAATCATCATAATGTTTAATACTTTTCATATCTTTTTCTCCTTTCATTAATTTTTGTTAAATGTTTCTATTACTGAATCATATAATTTACTATTCAAATCAGTTCGCTGCCATTGTCCTAAATCGCATTCAATACGATTAAAACCATCACATTGGTAGATGAAATCATAGGTTTCTTCTTCTATGACATCTTTAACACAATCATTATCATGTTCAGTTGTTTCAAAATCTTCTTGTGAAAACCCTATTTCTTTAAGAGAATTTACAATGTTATTTAATAATTTATTGTAATTCTCTTCACTAATATAACTTGGTACATTCATATTAAAACTCCTTTCTTTTATTATTATAATACAAAGATAAACCTTTTATTTGAACTATGCAAATTATTTGTGTTAAAGAATATTAAATATTAGCAAATGCACGGACCAAGGTATTGAAGTTGAGTTTTTAATTCTTCCAACGTCCCAACAAATAAATTTTCACCATTAAAAGAAATTTCAACTTCCAACATAGCTGATTCATTCTTTACATCAGCCTTAACCACACATACCAAATCATCTAATTTAGATTCTTTAGTAAACTCTTGAACAAGAACTAATTTAGCATTGTCCCTCTGATTCAGTAACAAGGGGAGTAGCACTTCTTTTTTATTCTTCATCTTCAAACTCTTTAAACTGTTCCACGCACCAAATGTTAAACTTTTCTAAGTTTTGTTCATCAGTTAATTCTTCTCTCCAAAAATTGATTATGAAGCATTCAATTGCGCCCTCGCAAGCATCATATTCCCCATTATCACAAAGATAATCAAAACGCTTATTTAACAAGTTCTTATCCATAACAATATATTATTTGATTTTTAATTATGATACAAAGATAAGGGAATTTTCATTCCCTTACAAATATTTTGTGTTAAACAAGATTAAATATCTCTTCTAATTCTTCACGATTTTCTTTATAATATTTAAAGATTTTTTCGAGGTCATAATCAAAATAGTTTCTTCCAAGAGTTTCATTCAATTTCTTGTAAAGTTCACCTTTCCGAGTAGGTTTAAAAGTGTAGTTTGTTGTAGTTATAATATCTTTGTTATCAATCGTGAAATAGACTGTATCAAAAATATGTATAAGAGTATCATATATTTTTGTAGTCTTTTCAACTCTGAAATTTTTAATGTAATCCATTGGGATATACAACTCTTTACTACAAATGAATATCTCATTTTTTGAAAGATTTACTTTTCTTCTATTATAACATTCTCCATTTAAAATAATTCTATCAAAGGAATTACAGCTTTCATAAATGGTTTTAAACCAACCTTGATTAGTCTGATACAAAATACCATCTGTACTATTATAAAATATGATATTTTCCAAAGCAATATTGTTTACTGCAAAACGGTTATCATACCTTACTCTTCTTAATACTGTAAAATTTTTTAAATCATCCATATTATTTCTCCTTTCTTTTATTATACAACAAAGGTAAGCATTTTCAGCTTACCTTGCAAATATTTAGAGTTAAAGAACATTAAATGCTTTCTTTATTTCTTCATCAGTCATAGCCGAATTGATTTTTTTAAGGCATTCCATAAAATTTTCACCCTTTATATTATTGTTTGTGAATAAGTTCTTTAGTAACCCTTTTTGGTGCTTGCTAAGTGTTTTATACTTGCTTGCAACCATATCAGTACAAGTAACAAAAATATCCCATTTATCACTGTTCACATACTCCTTGTATATCTCTTTAGCTTTTTTCCTCATTTCTGAATTAACAGCATTAAGCCTATATTGCAAATATGCAGAAGAAATAAACTTTTTCAGTTCTTTGTAATCAAGAATCAATGTACTTGAACCATGTTTGATAGTAACAGTATATAGTTTAGCGTTTAATGACCGAACAATATTTACATCACAACTGTTAAAATTAGATGGTAAATGATTACTAACTCTTATTTTAAAATCACCAAACGTATAATATATACTATCAGTCGTATTACTATTCGTTATTTCACATTTTTTATCTAATGATAATATGTGTCTTTCAAGCCAATCTATCATACATCTGTTTGTTCATTTAATTTATCAATATACAAAGTTAATAATTCAATCCTTAATTTTCTCATTGAAGTACCAAGACCACTAAACCAAGATTGCCCTGTGAATTTAAAATTTGATTTCACAAATACATCATAATCACCATGTATAGCTACATATTTAGGGACATATTCAGTAGCTACTTCCAATAATCCACTAAAATATTCAGTTAATAATTTATATGTAAAAGGACTATCATGTTCAAGCACATCATCAACATCTTTAACATATTCAATGCCATCAGCTAAAGCATGACAAATATAGCGTTTATCAAGATTTTTTAATAATTCGATTGCTCGTTCAACAACTTTAACAACTTCTTCTTTGGTTAAAGAAATATTTTGACCGTCTGCATTTACACAATTTTTGTAAAACTTATTGATATAGTCTTTTGCTTCTGTATAACGTTTATCAACAAGTAAATGGTTCATTTCCATTAAACAAAGCTCTCGTAAAGCATCATCAATTTGTTCAACTTTCTTACTATGTTCAATATAGTTTTTGATTAATACCTCTCTATACTCCATAATTAAAAAGCTAATAACATTTGATATAACTTAGGACATTTCTTTTTCATTTCTTCAATTTCTTTTTTTGAATAAACAGGAAAGTTATGTAAAGTTATATTAAATTTTTGTCCATTTTGGTTTGTTTCAGTAAATTTAATAGTTTTTAACTCCATAGTGATTATAGTGTTAATGTTTGGTGAACTGCTTCGTAAATATCAATAGTGATACTTTCTTGAACCTCATAACAAAATTCCCAACAATCGGTTTCTTCATCTTTCCCTTCACATTTAAACATAAGATACTTATCTCCATTGTCCATTTCACCTACTTTAACAATAGTTACAGCATCTTCATTTAAACCACATCCATTATCATGGTGAGCATAGGCTATATCACATTCATCTGATAATATAACTTCTGTTAAACCGCTTTCCAATATCAAACGGATTGTTTCTTGTTCTGCTTCTTGATAAATCTCTCGTAAACGGCTATTAAAATCTATATATTCTCTCATAATTTATTAATTTTTATTAAAAGTTTCTTTAGCTTCTTCTTCTGTCAATTCATCGACATAATCAACAAAATCAGCATCTTCTTTTACAACAAATTTGTTATCTTCTAATGCCTTTTTAATTGCTTCATCATCAGTCAATGGCGTATCACTTATAACAAGGATTGAATAAGCAAAAATTGTTACATGAACATCATAATAATATTTTTTCACATCTTGTACTTCTCCTGTTAATGGTAATACTTTTTTGTCTGCTTCAATTACTTCAAACATATCTTTGGGAAGTTGAGATAATAAAGATAAACAAACATAGATTATTGCAGCATCTTGACTGCATTGATACCAAGACTGACGTTTGGCAACTTCATCAAACATATAAACGATTGATAAACAGTTAATTTCTTTCTTAATCACCTCATAGTGACTTGAAATATAATTTAACATATAAGCTGCTACTTCATGTTCGTTTGAAAGAGTTATTAAACCGTCCGCAGCAAGAGTTTTAACAAGGTCTTTCCACTGTTCTTTATTTTTTACATACCATCCCTTAGAATAAAGGATAGTATGTGATAATCTTAACTTTTCCATAATACTTTAGATATTACCTCTGTATGAATAACTGTCAATGTAACATGGTAGCTTAATATCTCCCTCAAATACTTTCACAATCTCAACATTACGCATATTGACATTGTAATATTCGATAAAGTCGTTTACATCTTTGGAAGTCATAAAGACATTATTGTTTTCCAATGCAATAACCAACTTTCCGTTTTTATAACATTTTAACGGTTTTCCGTTCTCTTTAAGCTGATAGCCAATTACTTTCTTTCTCATAACTAATTTGTTTATTATTATACTACAAAGATAATCGTTTTACTGATATAATCCAAATATTTTATGTTAATCTACCTTAACAAAATACACCCAATTATTTTCGCTATCAACCAAATCACTATTAATATCATTCGTAAACTCCCGAATGTTAGCGTAATCATAGATGAATGCGTTTTCTGAATCAGCTAAAGCATATTCATATAATTGTACATCAGTCAATTCATCAAGTTCGCTTCTATCATAAGCATCTACACTAAATGTTAAAATCTTTAATTTCATACTTTAATCTCCTTTTTATTTAATTGTTAATTAATCTTTTAAGTGAAGTTCTCAAATCAAACAGGTAAGATATGCCATACCCTTTGTAAGTTGGTGAAACATTACACCAATACCAACCAAAACACATATCAATAAACTGTGTAGGTCTTTCATGTGCCATGTTCATATAGGCACGAAAATTAAGCTGTGTCACATTGGTAGAAACATACTTTGTAACAATATCCCTTGCTTCGATGTTATACTGACAATGTGCTTCAACTAATGCAGTCTGTATAACCATTCTTTTAAGTCTTGCTAATGCGAATTTATTCATTTGTTTTTCTCCTTTATTTTTGATACCACAAAGATAAATCATTCCTAACAATCTACCAAATGTTTTATGTTAAAGATTGTTTATTAAAAACAAAATCAAACGCATCTTTAACAGTGTCAAAATTAATGGAAATACCCGAATCTGACTCATGTTTGTTTATCTTATATCCTTTCTGTATGATAGCAACTGCCATTGCTAAATCATTCATAGGCTTTTTCAATACAGGATGCAATTTTGCCATAAATGAATAACGTTTGTTACCTTGTTCAACTACAATTTCCACCTTTTTGCCTATATATTTCTTACATGAACTTAATGCGCACATATAATAAAGGTAATTGATAAGGTTTGTTTTCCCATTATAATTTTCATAGGTATGTAATACTCTCTCTTCATTGTAAATTATTGCAATGTGAGAAAACGCTTTTTCATCTTTACCTCTCTTTAACGTTTTTAAACTTGTTGCCATAATCATCATTCAATATATAAAATTAAAAACTTATATGCTTTTTCCACATTATCAAATGTGAGTAGAAATAATTCATCACAAACTGTTATTCCATTATCATAGGAATGGTGAAGCACTATAAAACCTCGTCCCTTAATAATTTGTATCATTTCATGCTCTTTCATAATTTATCTCCTTTCTTATTTGATATATGCAAAGATAAAGAGAAAGTTTCACCCACACAAGTATTCTGTGTTAAAGAATACTAACAGATAGAATAAAATTCATCTAATTTGTTCAGTTCAATTTTACCACCACTAAACGATGTGTTGAAAACCCATCTGATAATGTATAAGTCATTCAGTTTAGAAACAAAATAACCCTCATTCATCCAACATACCCTAACGCCATTTTCAACGTCCTGTTTAATCTCTTCAAAACTACTATATTTCTTTTTCATGTTAATTAAGTTTAAAATATATGATACCAAAACCAATACTTAAAAAATCCTAAAATTGCTATTATTAATATAAAAATGGCAATTACTAATAACGCTCCACTTGAATAAAATATAGTCCAAATGCAATCAGCCAATTTAACCCAAAATTTTCTGTAACACATTTCATTACCGACATAAGAAAGAAAATCCCATGTACATTTAAGGTCACGAATAAGACATTTGAAAAATAGTTTAATAGTGTTCATAATTTTTAATTAAAATTATATGGCAATACCACTTTGTATTGAGAAATGTTAATTGATTTAAACATTTCTTCAGTTAAAATTTCTTCATGTTCAATGATAACAAACTCCCAATTTTCAAAGAAATCGTTATCATTAGTTGAAGTTATATCTCTTTCACTTGATACCCAACTACGCATATCATTGATACATTCCTCTTTTGTTTCCCGATTTACAGAAAAGGGAACAATATCTTTCTTCTGAATATCATATACAGAATAATATTTCTTTTTCATAATACTATCTCCTGTTTAATGGTGATTCTTTAAGCCTTGTTAAATTAAATCCTATCATATTTCCACATGACGGACATTTAAAACCGTAATTCATTGCAGACATTCTACCATTGTAAGAACAAGTACAACAATAAGGTTGCCAACCCTCATACCAAGTTCCACCTTTTGCTTCCTTTAACCTTTTTAACTTTTCTTCATCAGAAAGGTTAATGTTCTCTTGAACAGTTTCCATTTGATTGTATAATTCTTCTGATACTATCATATTATTGTTATTTTGATATGACAAAGATACACCAACTATTCCAATATTCATAATATTTTGTATTAAAGTATGTTAATAACACTTTCCACAGAAAAACTCGTCATTCTCTTCGTCATATTCCATTTCCTCAACAAGAAAATAATTTCCACAATCCCGACATTGTTCAAATTCATCTTCACTGTGCTTTTCATTACAGCAACTTAACATAAGACAATCATTATCATTGTCATATTCTCTTTCCATTACTTTACCACATATAGGACAAATGTAATCTTCCATATCACTCTAATTTTTAATTAATGTTATACTATTCTCCAAATTTCAAATTTCTGTATTGCATCCTTATATTTGCAAGGAAATTTTACCATCTTATTATTATAAAAAAGAATTGAAGGATTGTAGCCATAAAATAATATTGCAACCTTTCTGCGTTCTTTATAACTTTCTTTCCATGTTTTGCATTTTTGTTTTTTTAATGTTTCTCTATCAATAATCCAATAATTTAGCCCACTAATTCGGCAAATAGCCTTTCTCGTTCTTGAATATTTACTCATAACTAATCAGTTTTTAATTAATGTTTCTTTTTCTTATGCTACAAAGATAATACATCTTATTTAATCTACAAAATGTTTTGTGTTAATTAATATAAAATTTCTTTTGTCAAGGTGACTTTTCTTGCCATTATGCAAGAAAAAATAGTGCTAACTATCTTCACAGACAATTAGCACCCAATTAATCAATCATTTAAAAATTCTAAATTTATTACTTTTTAATTGAAAGGCTTTATGAAATATTCATAAAACGAATCATATATAGCTTTTTGATATTCGGGAACAAATTTACTAATTTCTATATCATCACCCAATTCTTCAAAATAAACATGAACTGTATTATATTTCAAATCACAAAGGATAATACGTTTAACTCCCTTAATAGGTATTTGTAATTCAACTAAGGTATGACAATCATCTGATATTGGAGCTAATAACCTATTAGGAGAAAACTCTTCATAATACCCTTTTAATAGACTAATGATGATATTTTTATATTTCATATACTATCTGTTTTTATTATTACATTACAAAGATAAAGCTATTATTTCAATTACCCAAACTTTTTGTGTTAATAAATTATAATTATTATATTTTTACTTTCTATGATTATAATTGTTACTGTAATTGTCACCATAAGCTATTTCATTATACAATGAAAAATCTTCTTCATGTTTTATATTACAGATTCGTTTGAAATCCCTAATTTCATCCCATGTAGAAACAAAAGGATATATATCATATATGTGATGTTTATCCAAAATTTTCCCACAATCAACACAATATCGTATCTCAACGATTGTAGGTATATCATCCAAATCATCATTATCTGTCATATAATCAAAATGCTTATCTTCAATATTAATAGTCTTGACATTCTTGTGCTGACAAATAAAATGATTATGTGAAGTTAATAACTTGTAATATCTCTTGATTAAATCAATAAAATTGCTCATATTGTTTTATGTTTTTATATAACACAAAGGTAAGGTTTTTGTAGTTTATATGCAAATACTAATAGTTAATTATTTCTAATCTATATGCTTTTCCTTTACCACAATCCTCTGCACTCTTTATCCCATAAGGGAAACAGACAAACAATAACTTATAATTAGGAAATATTAACGAAAATTCCTTTAATTCAAAATCATACCAACCCCAATATTCTTGTGCATTCCAATCGGGTGCAGATTGATTTTCAGATATACACATTTTAACTTCTAAAACGTCCTCACTTTTCGCTCCCCATATATGTGCATGGTCTTTGTGAATACCAAAATCTGTAAAGAAATCTCCATAATCAGCTTTGACACAAGTTGCTGTAAATGTTGTTTCCATATTAAAAAATTAATAGTTTAATACGAACTTTAAGAACATTCCAAAGATAATATAATTTGTTATCACAATAAATCGTAATTTCATCACATCTTTTATGAATTTCATCATTAAGATAAACAATTATTTCGTAATTATCATTATCGAAATACACATCTATAATATCACGCTTAAAAATCCCACGTCTATCTATTTTAATCATAATCTGTATTATTTAATGTTATTAAAAAAATTTGTCAAGGTCTTTAAGATATGCCAAATAAATAACCTTATTCTTCCCATTAGAACATAACTTATTAATCTGCTCCATTATTGTCGCAACACTATCATCAACAGAACCAATTACAAAACCATTAAGAGAAAACACTTTGTATTTATAGTCTAATTCTATTACATTAAAAGTAACACTTGTTAAAGGATAATAACCACCCCGTCTTTGAGGAAAAGATATGAAAGATACCTTGTTATAAGAATCATTCTTTACATAAAACGAATGAAGAATATATTCTAATCTCTTAACATTCTTTGCCAATTCCTCTAAGGTTATAATTATATAACCCTTATCCTTGTAATGTAATTTTAAATTCTCGATGTTCATAACCTTAATTAATATAAATTTAACAATATCATTATTTTGTAAAAGATAGCCAATAAAACAGCCATGACAATATAAGGAAATGCTTCCTCTAAAACCTTTTTAAAATTCATATTATATAGTTTTTAATTACTAATACAAAGATAAGAATTAATATTGATATATCCAAATAGATTAATCTTTATTAACTATAAACTAAGTACCCATAGCTTTTTGGTATTTTTCAAATTGTTGTTTAATTGCATACCTTTACCTGTCACATACAGTTTAGGCGAACATATCTCTTTACCATTTTCGCTAATATAATATTTGCTTCCCTTTGGAATAAAACAATCAAACAGATAAGGAGTGTAGAAACAATATGCAAATTCTTCATCTTCCAATGATAAAACACCCTCTTTTGTATAACAATGAAGAAAACCCTCTCTAATAAAATATATTAACTCTCCCTTATCATTTTCTAAATGTTGAATGGCAGGTCTATGTAATGAAGCATAATTCAAACTATCAATATAGTAATGTTGATGCTGATATGGAGAAATATATTCCATTCTATTAGCTTCATTAACACACATACAACTTGGACGCATATTTAACACCTTGTAACAAGGTATATCATGTGTGGCAATCAATGGCTCACTTAATTTAGTCATTAAACACATAAACCTAAATTATATTAATTAACATTTCTTTCAATACAACCAATCATTATTTCATCATTCAACGTAATAAATTGCCTTACAAACTGCGTTGCCTTAATACTATCGAAATTGAAATAATCATTAATGTATTTTAACTTCTCACTTTCATCACCTATAACAGACAATTCTTCATAAGCACTTGAAGATAATGTACATCTACATTTACCATTGGAATTTATAAACTCTACACAATATATCTTTTTATCCATATCAACTAAAATATGTTATTTGTTATCCTCAACAATGGGAATGATAACCTGCTTGTTAATTGCATTGTAAATCCTCTTCTGAAAGTTAAAAGACTTGTCAGTAAGATAAACATTTATACCGTTGTTAAGAACAATGTAAGTTTCACAGTCCATAATGTTATACTCAATACGAAATGTTTCACCGTTTAACTTAATATAACAACCAATTATCTCCAACTCACCACAACAGAAAGTACGAAATACTGTGTTCTCAATACTCTTAACAACCTTAACGCTGTCCCATGAATCATTAATAAATGTTAATAATGCACCTATCAAACTATTATAACCTATACCCATAATATTATATAATTTTTAAATTAATTAATCTTTATTAATAACCTCAATGTTAAAAGGAATCTCTTTTATCTGATAAAAATCGTTATAAACATATAAAGAATCATATCTTAATAAATTAGAAACCATCTTATCAATATCTTCATCAGTGTACCAATCTTTAACCTCTGATAAGGATTGGAAATATTTTTTGAGAATATTCCTACTATCATCATTCTTTTCTGAAAATGATAATATGGCTCTGCATATATCACTATCGTAAGTACAAATCAATAAATAAATTTTGTTCATAACTATATCGTTTTATTTTCTTATACTACAAAGGTAAGGAATATTATCTAATATACAAAATATATTGAGTTAATAAATCTAAACTAATCTATTTTTATTCCTGTAATACCATGATAACTCTTTGGCTTTTTCTTCATCATAAGAAAACTTTTCGTTTAACGAAGTCATATTAAAACGCTTAGATTGATTCATAAGGTATAACCTACGCTGAATACTATCCTGTGCTGCTTTCTTTTTAGGGAACTTATCATATAATAATGATTCACAAACACAAGTTTCCGCTTCAATTAATTGGTCTAATCTGTCCTCTTTAACACGTTTTAAACATTCAACATAAGCCACACTCAAATCAACAAAATCAATCTTATCAGTCAATAATAATGACAATAAAGCATACTGAATTTCATCTTTAGACTTTTTAGATAATTCCTCTATAATTTCAAATACATTCATAATATTCTTAATCTATTTTTAATTAATATTAAAAGCTAAATAACCATACCGTACTCATTTGAGTACATATCAGAATTTAATGTGCTTAACCTCATAACGTTTTTGGAAATCCTTACATTCATCCAACACTTCCTTAAAAGAATCCATTAATTCAGATAATTCAGTATTGTAATCGTAAAAATTGAATATCTCTAAATCATTAGTTCTGCCACTACCCTTTAAACGCTGAACACCACACAGTTTCATACTGAAAGAATAAGATATGTTATTATCCTTGTCTATATTCTTTGACATGAAGATATGCAAACCACTGCAAATACATTGCAACTCATGGTAAACAAGGAAGAAAGGAACATAAGAACAAAAATAACTTAATGTATCTGTTACCTTACTACCTTTATGAATACTACTCTTTTCATAAGGATAGAAATACATATCATCAAATGACTGCTTAATCAAAGCAAGTTCATCACTCGTAAATGAAACCACTCCAACAGGAATAAAATCACCATTCTTCATAACTGTTATTTTTAATCTATTATTATATACTATTAGTTTATTATCACACCACAAAGATAACACATATCCATTAACTAACCAAATATTTTGTGTTAATTAATATTAATATACTCATTTGAGTACATATTAACATTTCTTATAAGGTTTTAATAATTCAACATAATTATCCAAATCCTTTGACAATACACTTAAAAGGTATTTACGCTTACTGTAACACTTGTAAGAAGTATTAACAATATCACGACCTATAAGACTTATCGCATAACTGTATAACTCATTGTTCAAGTTGTTTACCATTTTGGATAAACGAACACACATACTGTCATAAAGGATAACACACTCTTCATCATCACTAAGACAAAGAGGTGTGTCAAAATAAAATAATAATTCTAATTTATTATTAACAATACGAATGTAAGGCTCAATATCCTTAAACCTAACATATTCCCTCACTTGCCTTATCTGTGCAAAAAAAGCATCATCACACTTGGATAACTTCTTACAAAAGGGAACACAATAAAAATCATCACCGTAAACTTTCTCTATCATATCACACAAATTAGATTGATTAATGTACAAATATAACATATATGTACTCATTCGAGTACATTTATATGTTAAGGAATGATAATTTAATATCATTTAACTGTCAGGCAACACATACCTAAATAATGTAAAAGGTTTTATAGCTTTTTCAATTTCTTTATAATCTGTTGTAAATTGCTTGCATAAATTATCATATTTTAATAAATTATAAACCAATTCATTATATACACCCCTCACATCATCATAAAGAAAGGTAGTATGTGGCTTCGATAATAAACTTTTACATATTTTACACCTTATACTGTCATTATCATCAAAAAATTTATATGCCTTATATTCATAGAAAATAAGTTCTCCAAACCATTTTTGTAAATCTTCTTTGAAGTTGAAATGTAATTCCACATTATCCAAAGGTGTGGTAAATATACCCACAGTAAACCACGAGCTTACATAATCACCTATTATAAGGTTAATCTTTTCCCTATATTCAGAACTGAACTCTGTACATTCTAAGTAGTAAACATCCTTTACATTATCATAAACCACTATGTTAGGCGAAGGTAAACTCATATCAACATCAGTCATACCCTCATTAACAGTAAAATACACAACTTTACCTCTATTAACAAAATCCTTGATTTCATTAACAGTCTTTAATACTTTTACTTTCATACACAATAATTCTATATCCTTAACACTAAATGTTAAGGAACATGAAAGCACACCACACCCATAAGGGAAATGTAGTGTACATTTTATTTAACAAAATATTCGCTTAATTGAAATTCGGGCGAAATTGATAAGGGCAAAGAACGGTTATGATATTCAACTATAATCGAATTTAAGCGCAATTTAGTGCCTAAACAGTAAATATAATACAAATCACAATGACTGTTAGAATAATTGTCAAATCTAACTATATAGTCAGTATCAGACCAATAAACATTTTTACCACTTTTAACAGCATCACAAAATTCTTTAACAGTTTTAAATTTTTCCATATAAATATGCTTTTTATTATTTCAAACAAAGGTAGGGAATAAGTTTCATATATACAAATTAATTGAGTTAATAAATGTAAAAATAAAGCTAAATCACTGATTATTAAGCAAGTACGGTAATAATAGACAAAAAACGCATTTTAAAGCTCTATTTTGATAGATAAAGCGTTTTGATACAAGGTATTAGGTTAATAGGGGAAACGGTCTGAAAATGCCTTAAAATAGCCTTATTTAGCGTGTGAAGAGATTGAGTAATAACGAGTTTAGAAAATTGGAATGATAGCGTTTATTAATTTTTAGTTAAATGATAATATATTAACAGTTAAGGTAGAAAATTGGGCTTAAATAATAATATAATGATAGTTAAATGCAAATTAATTAAGATAGATTAAGAGAAATAGATTCAGTTTAAATAATATTAAGTAAATGGAATGATAATAGAGCTTATATTAACAATAAATGATAGAAACAAGACTTAAATTAATAAGAATTAACAAAAACAAACTGTGTGCTGTGTAACTTTTAACAATTTTTTAGAAATTCCAGAAATTAGTTAAAAAATTTTAACATTAATATTAATTAACTAAAATTATTTGCATATATTAAATTGTCATTTTGTCAGTAAAATATGTTAATAAATATTAAAATGATAGTAGGCTCGTCTAAGTATGAAAAATTTTTAAAGTGTCATAAAATTAATTAATTTACTTTCTTTTTGTATTTATTTAACTAAAAAATTTTGGTAGTTAAAGATTGTTAATTTTAAGGTTTTTTAACAAATGGAAAGGTTCATTAACATTTTAAGTTTTTACGTGTCGGAGACTATACTTTAGAATATTACTCCTACCTTTGTTTCCTTTTCTGTAATACAAAGATAGGGAATTTTTAGTTCCCTACCAAATTATTATTGTTAAATGAAGTTAATCATCTTCACTTTCTTCATCTTGATATTCTTCACTATCATAGATAGTAGCACACATATCCCACAGCACCCAAATACACAAACGTTTCTTACTCCATTTGTTTAGCTCTTTTTGTGTGTGGTCTGCACCTGTTTCAATAATGTGGTTAATTAACCGTTCTTTCTTCACCTTATCAAATTGCTTTTTAATTTCGGGAACATCTATCCACGCTTCACAATCAACGTCACACGAACCACTATGAAAGCAGTTAGCAACACAATCTCTACTCAATTCAATTTCAATTCCGTTATCAATGTAACCGTAAAATACATTTTTCATATCTGTTATATTTTTAATTGTTATACTGCAAAGATATAAAGAAAAGGTGAACTATGCAAATAATTCACCCAATTTCTTTTCTCTCTTAACCTTTTTTAATCATTTCGTATCTACCTTTGTCATATTTACGATTAAACCAATCGTTTTCATCTTTGTAAAAATTTATGTAATCTTTATTCAGTGTGCGACAATAAAATGCTAATTGATGAACGTTTTCAATGTCAAGAAATTTCTTAACCTTATCAATAGTAAGAATATCACTATCTCTTTCAAGCAAGCCACAGCCCGTTCCATTTTCCCTATTAGGAATATATTCAAAACTGCAATCTAAATTGCCATAAGAGTTCATTCCAACATATAAAATATTTTTACCATTGGTAACATAAAACCACCTACGATGATACATTATATTATGTGAATGTTTCTTTTCTTCCTCTGTTAGTTCTTTATGCCAATAGACTGTTAAACCTGCATTAACACATTCTTGCATAAAGTTTTTTAACTCTTCCTTTTCTAAATCAAAACGTGTACTCATAACTCTATTTTTTAATTGTTAATTCTTATGCAACAAAGGTAGATGTTTTTTAGTTATCCACCAAATTATTTGAGTTAATAAATGTTATAGGTCTGCTAATTCATCATTTACCTTTAAACAAGCATCATATAACGCCCATTGAATAAGCTCTCTACGACCTAATTTTTTAACTTCCTCAAAGGTTAAATCGCAGGGAATATCATATACAAAACAAGCCAATGTATTATCTTTGATAAATTGAAATTGTTTTTGTATTTCATCTTTTTGCATCCATTTTTCTACATTGTCCGCATCAAATTCTAATGTACCACATTCTTTAACACATTCGATAGGCAATTCTATAAATGTGTTATCATCTATTTCAACTTTAATAAATGTTTTCATATCATCTTATTTTATCTTTGTGACAAAGGTACATAATAGTTTTGATATGTGCAAATATAATCTGATTTATTTATGTTAATAGTTCTTAATTGATTTAGGATATTTTAACTAAAAACTATTAGTTATGTCGGAGACTATACTCTATATTGTTACATATACCTCTTTGTTTTTCTTATACTACAAAGATACGAAAAAGGTATGATACTACCAAATAATATCATACCTTTAACATTAGTTTAACATTTAATATTCCTCTATCACTTCAATATATACATTGTAGTTAGGATAGTATTTTTGTAGCTTCCTTTGCGTTATTTCAGCCCGATTAAAAGACTTATAATATTTTGGTGGGCGTGTATCAGTATAAAACAAAGTTGGTGGATTAAGGATAGGTTTATGCTTCCTATCCCACCTTACAAACACGTAATTAGTGTAATTATATGTGACAAATACTAAATACCTTTTCATACATAATAATGTTTACCATTTTCTAAAAATTCATATTCGTTTGCTTCGCATATTTCGTTTAAATCTTTCTCTGATATTTCATAGAAATAATCATAACCGCTTTTTTCAAATGCAGCACATTCTTTAAAATACCACGCCTTTACATTTTCCTCAACCTTTGTTAAGATATTTTCATGTTTGGGATTGTCGTAATTATCCTCAATTTCAATACTCACAGTATTAGCGTGTGAATAACGATGATTAACTTTTCTAAATATAATTTTAGAAATATCATCACCTGCAATTTCCTTTTGTCTTTTAGTCAAACCTTTTGTAAAGATTTTCCAAATTTTTTCATCAATCTTATATGTTGGTATTTCTCCATACATACAAAGTCCGTCCCCCTGACAATAGCCTAAATCAAAGCTAATATCTAAGGTAGTTACACCATATTCACTTGCTAATATTTCAAGACAATCATTTTTAAAATCGTCTGCATCCAAACTTCTAAGCCACCATTGTTTAACAACTTCTTTTGCTTCGTCTGAAAGTTCATTAAACTTGTAAATTTTAATTTCTAATGTTTCTGTTCTCATAACTTTATTATTTTAATTGTTTTAATTTCTATGTGACAAAGATAAGCCTTTTATTTGAATTGGCAAAATATATTGGAATATTTTTGTGTTAATGATTCTTAAAAAATTTACATTCATTAACAAATTAAAATAAGATAGGTTGGAGACTATACTTTAAGATATTACTCTTACCTTTTTCTTATGCAACAAAGGTACGAAATAAATCCGTACCTTCCAAATCTTTTTAGTTAAAGAGTGTTACCAAATACAATAATAGTAACTACCACTTCTCACAATTTCGAGTGCTTTGTCCCAACCGTAAAGTTTTTTCATACCTATTAAACTACCTGTTACAGATATGGAACAGTATTTTCTATTCCCAATGTAAGAATTAATTTTTTTTACTTTAATGTATTTCATATCGTTTAATAATTTTCATTACAAATATTTTCTATTTCTCTAATAATATTTTCAGTGCTGATTCCTGTTAATATTGATATATCAGATAATAACTTCATAAGTTTTTCATAATTTTTAGAACCTTTTACAGACAAATCTCCGTTCTTTTTAAACATTTGACTTTTATTATATCCGAATGTTCTTAATATTTCTTCTAAATTCATATCTTATTATCTTTAATTGTTTAATACAAAGGTAGGAAATTATTTCATTCCTACCAAATATTTTATGTTAATCCATATTAAATATTATAGATTTAATACCCTCAAAGAGTGATGTTTCGTTCATATCAAAAAGATAATATTCATCTTGTGTTTCATAAGAGTAATCACAATTATTACAAACCTGTCCTTTGGCATTAAGATAAATCATTGTATCAACTTCGATAATATCTTCATCTTCATTAATGCTAATATCTTTTGAGTAATCTAAACATTTCCAACCGCCTAAATCATATCCTCTACCCTCTGCAATGATATTAGACATTTTATATTCATCATCCCTACATGAAAAGAAAGATAACATAGAAAGAAACTCTTTGCTTTTTCTTTGTTCATCGGGGTGTGAATGATACTTATCGTTTGACATTTGTATCATAGACAAATATTCATCTTTATATTCTTGATACATATACATTTCAATCAACAAATGTAAAAAATCTACTGATTGACAAGTTTTGCGACCATTGACAACAATGTAAAAATTACTTACTGGAATTTCTAATCTTTTCAATTCTTCTAAAATAAACCTAATTGCAGGAATATTAAGAGTAGGCTCACCGCCTGTTATTGTTAGGCTACTAATCGAACTAATATCCTCTAATGCTTTTGTAATATACTTTTTATGTATATCTTTCTTTTGTGCTTCACCTCTTAAACAGTGCGCACATTTCATATTACATTTACGTGTTATCTCAATCGCAAATTCATTCAGTTGTAATTTCTTCTTTTCCATAACTTATTATCTTTAATTGTATGTGACAAAGATACAGACTTTATTTGAATTATGCAAGCATTTATCAATTTATTTTGCGTTAAAGATAGTTAATAGAATATAGTTAAAATTATATAAAATTAACAAAAATGCTACTGATGTGTTGGAGACTATACTTTAGATTATTATATCTACCTTTATCTCTTATTTGATATTACAAAGATAAGGATAATAATTGAATCTACCAAATTATTATCCTTATTAAATGTTAATTGAAAGTTAATTTTTATCTGTTAAAAAGTATTTCAGTTTTGATTAACATTCCGTTTTCGTTGTATGTACGTTTTTCTACTTTATCACAATACGTTTCTTTTGCCATTTTGACTGCATATTCATCTGACTTGCATCTTATCATGCAAAAATTTTCACAGACTGCGAAAGTTCTTCCAAAATGAATTAAACCGATATATCTGCTATTTGTGATAAAACCTTTTGGAAAATATTCACATACATAATAAACGCCACTTCTTTTTTTAGCCATAATATTTTAGTGTGTAGGGTGTAACTTTGCAATGAACGAAACGCATTTATCACCTTGTTTAACAATAATTTCTACTTTTTCGCCTATGTATTTTTTATATGAAATGCGATTTTCACACATATTACAGAGTGAGTTAATAACGTCTTGTTTTCCTCTGTAATAATCATAAGTATGAAGTAACCTTTCTCCATTATAATTCATTACAATGTAAGAATAAGCACTTTCATTGTTACCTCTTTTTAATGTTTTTAGATTTGCTGCCATAATTTTATAGTTTACCAAATTCTAATATCATAATCAGAGAAATTGTTTTCAAGCTCTTTTAAGCCCTCTAAACTATGAACACCACCATTTTTATCGGTTACTTCAATATCAATAGTAGTACCATAATCTTTGGCTATTGTCACTTCTGAATTAATGTAGGTATTTTTTACAATAGCTACAACTTCATCATTACTTCTTTGATTTTTTACAATGTTTAATTTCATACTTTTAATTGTTAGTTATTTTATCTCTTTTTCTATACTACAAAGATAGTTGTTTTCATTGGATTATGCAAGTATTTTGTGTTAATGAATATAAATTAATTCTTAAAAAATGTTAACTACTACTTGCGTTGAGGCTTATATAAAAATAGGACTATCTATTCATCACGAACTGATAGCCCTGTCTAACAATTAAAAATATTAGTTATGAAAACTAAATATTTTTATAATATAACCCTAAACCTTTTATATTATGTGTAGCTCTGATGGGAGTCGAACCCACACGCCCGTAAGGACCTCAGTGTTTGAGACTGATGCGTACTACCAATTTCGCCACAGAGCCAAGTAAAAATAAGGGAAGAAGCGATGATGTATTTGCTGATTATCAATCGGATTAAACATTATTAAAATTATTATTAAAAAATGCTAATCTTCCCTTATTATATTTTAGATACTCATTTGAGTACGTTAAAACTCTTTATGCTCTTTGTACTTGTTAAGTATCTGTTTTGCACGTGAAGTTGTAAAACCTTTTTCATTGTAAGTTTGTGACATCAATTCGATGCACTGATTGAAAATGCTTTCAACATTTGCATTACAGATATTTACTTTCACATTAGAAAGTTGTTCTTTCAATGCTTTGTTTTCAAGAGCAAGCTCCTTGTTTCTCTTTGCCAAGAGTTGAGCGTTTTCTCCGTCTGCAATGTGCGCCATTGTATTAATGATGCTTTCTTTCTGTTGATTCAAACGCCTGTTGATTTCGTCTTTGTTCCAAACGTTGCAAGATGCCAAACGAATAATAAGTTTATCGTTGTACTTTACGTCTACACTGTTTCCGTTCTTTTCGATTGTGAAGAATGCGAAACTTGTCTGAAATGGAAATTTTTCTGTTGCCATAATCTAATACTTTTAAAATTGTTTTATAATATATGTTACCTTACTCATTTGAGTACGTCTATTACTCTTATTTTGATATTACAAAGATAAGAACTTTATCTGACATATCCAAATTTTATTTGTTAATTTTGTTCCAAAGCTCGTTAAAAGATGTAAACTCTATTACTTCTCCGTTTTTCTCGAACTTGATACAAGGCGTTTCCCTCTGTTGATAATTGTTTCCAAAACCTTGAAAATTATCCACAGTGATAGTATTACTGCCTGTTGTCAGAACTACACGTCCTTTAATGCCAAGAGTTTTTAACCCTTTGCCCTTTACGCCCTCATATTCTACTATTAAATCTTCCATAACATTTTTTATCTTTTGGATGAAACATCTACTAAATACACATTGTTTTTGATTGTGGAAATATTGGTTATTCTGAAACCTCTCTTTTCACAATAGCTTTCAACTTCTTCATAAGAAGAAAAACGCTTTCCGTTACAAATGTATCTTTCATTTGATACAGACTTTCTAACCTTTCCAAAATTTTTCATATCTTATTATCTTTAATTGTTTGATGCAAAGGTAGGGAATTTTTCATTCCCCACCAAATTTTAAGTGATTATTTAAGACTTTAAAGTTTCCTTTAACAGATATTTGTTAATGTATGGGAAAACCTTTTCAATATCTTCATCAGCCATAAAAATAGCTAAAATATCATAATAAGCCCTGTTTGCTTTTGCAGCCTTTTTGCAAATATCACAGTTCACACGTGGCAAAAGGTTTTCAGTGTACACATTTGAGTACATGATAACACTTTTTAACTTATTATAGTTATCATTGTCAAAATAAAATACACTTTTTCCGTTTGCTTGCTGCTTAATATCTAAACAGGAAATGTTAAAACATTTCATCAATTCATTTAGATATTCACCACACCTTTCCAATTTCAATGTACATTTTTTGTCATCAAATTTCTCAATAACATTGTAAAATCTATTTACCATATAGATTTCAGGATTGCAGATTGCAAACAGCATTTTTTCTGAAACATTGGTAACTTTATCAATGCGCAATGATTTATCATAGCTATTTTCATTGTACATATAATTTACCACAGGGTAAAGTTTAATTACTTCTTTAAAAAAGAAGCGGTCAAAATCGCTATCCAAATTAATTGAATAGCCTAAACTTTTTGCATTTTCTTCAATATCTTCTTTATCAGAAAGCATTTTTTCTGATAAGTTTAATAATGTTTTTAATACTTCTTGTTTACTTTTCATAATATAATATGTTTTAATTGTTTATGCAAATGTAGTGCTTATTTTCGTAACTACCAAATTTTAAGCGATTTTTTAATATTCTTTCACACATAACATCTTTTTAGTTAATTTCACATAATAGTCTTGTATTGTTAAAAACTCTTAACAATACACTCTCTTTACATAAATGCGAAGTTACAAAATACTTTTCATATATGCAAGTGAATTAACATTCTTTAACTTTTATTAACAATTAATGTTAAAATGTGTTGGAGACTATACTTTAGTATTTTACTACTACCTTTTCTTTTTCTGTATTACAAAGATAGGGGAAATAAATGATACTACCAAATTATTTCCCTTAAAAGATGTTAATCAATCATTAATCTTTCATTGAATAAAAGAGTAGTATATATTTCGTTCCTTGCTTCTCTGATTGATTTTAAGCCATTATTTCGCTTTATTGTTTGCAATATGTCTAACATATCTTTAATAGGTGTAAGTACCCACGTAGCGACTAATAAAAGCTCTGCTTTGCGCTGTCTTTCTATCCAATACTTTTGCTTTTCTGTTAATTGCTTTTCCATAACTTTTTTATTTTGATATGTGCAAAGTACGTAAAATTAATTGAGATATGAAAGTGTTTAACGAGATTTAACACAATATATTTTTATAAGGTCTGTGTATATGCTAAAAATATAAATTTGTGTTAATGATTGTAATTTTGGCAAATATATCAAATATAATTCTTACATTTGCATATCAAAATTAAAGAAGTTACTAACAATTAAGATTTAAAGTTATGGATATAAGAAGTAAAGTTTTTGAAACTGTTGAAAATGCGGTTAATAATGATAAGAGATACAATGAATATTTTATTATTGTTCGTGGGGACGGTTTTTATTATGTAGTTGGAAAAGATGCCATTACATTACGTCTAATTTTAGACCTTAACAGTTGTAAAGATATGGTTTCTTTTGCTTCTGATAAACTTGATGAAATTTTGTCAAAAATTATTCGTAATGGTTTTAGAGTTGCAATTATACCAATTAAATAACAATGTTCCACGTGAAACAATTTAAAATATAATGTTATGAATGATAGAGTAGTTAAAGATATTGCATTAATTGCAAGTTTGTTAGACGGGAAAGTTAAATTTAACAAAATTGTATGGAGTGAAATTTTACCTTGTAAACAGGGTGAGAGTATGAATGATTTGCGCTTTATTGATAAAAAGTTTGGAGTGTATTTTTATACAAGTAGAGCGAGTTTAGATAAATTATGTTTTCTTAACAAGAAAGATATACCAACTTATGTGGTTTGTGAAGAAAGTCAAAATGTCTTTAAAATTGAATAGTATTTAAGTTCATTTTAATTGTTGATAGTTAGGGCTTGTGAAAGTCTTAACTATTTTTAACTTTTAATTTTTTTAACTAAAAATAATTGGATGTATCGGAGACTATACTCTAGACTATTATATCTACCTCTTTATCTTTTTGATATACAAATGTAAGAATTATATTTGAATTGTGCAAGCAATTATCCAATTATTTTCTTTGAATTAAGATTTATTAATGTGAAAATTGTTTTGTGTTAATGAATACTAAAAGAAATAGCAAATGTATTGTAGTCTCAAATAAAGTTCTTATATTTGCAGTGTTGAAAAACAAAAGAATAAATTAATTAATCAAACATTTAAAAATTGAAGTTATGAAAGAAGTAAATTTCGTTTTGTATTTTGGAGCTAACAGAGGTGAAAACGCTTTAAACAATCCTCAAACCGTAACAACTTATGCGAATAGTGATGCAGTTACAAGGGAAAAAGAAAACCTTTTTAAAGCGATTTACAGGTATTTGTCCGAAATGGCTGCAATGGGCTATCAATTTGCAGAAACTTCGTTTCACCCTACACAAACTTGCTTTAAAGCGTATCAAACGACCTTAGTAGAACCTATTGTTTATATTGCTTCATTGAATGATAGCAACAAAGTAGGCATTTTCTTAAAAGGTTTAGAAAAAAATACTGATATTGAGTTTAAATTTTTACTCGATATGGAACTACACATTAAAGTGTTAAGAAATCTTGAATGTGCCGTTGAATGTGCTTATTTGTCGGCTCGTAAAAATGAGGAACAAAGAAAGCAAGAAGAAGAAAGAAAACGCAAAGAAGAACAAACAGAAATGTTTGAAACGCTTCTTAAAAATTCTCCTTACTTGCAAATGAACTTAAATAGTCGTGATAAGTTGTTAGAAGAAATCATTCAGAAACAACAGCTTTTAAACCGTATGGATAAAAATTTCTTGCAAGAATGTGAAGAACTTATGCAAAGATTAAGCGGAAAAGAAACGGCTGCAAATTTCGTTGAATTTATGAAACACAGATTAAATTCATAACTTTAAATATTGTTAATTGATTGAAGAAAGTTCGGTATATATTTGGTTATATCGGACTTTCTTTTTATCTTTGTGTATCGAAAATAAGAAAAGGTAAGAATAACATCTTAGAATATAGTCTCCAACAGATTAAAATTAAAACTGTTAATATATGCAAATTTTTTAAGAATCATTAACACAAAAATATCTCAAAAAATTAGGTTCGTATTGATATAAGCCTTATCTTTGCACTATCAAAATTAAAAACAAAGAAGTTATGAAAACAATGAATGAACTAATAGATATTATCGCTGCATCTAATTTAATAATGTATGCTGTCGAATATATTGATTTAATAGACGAAAATGTACCTAATGTTAATGCAAGTATTGTTTTAAAGTTTAGATACAATTCTATCCGTTTATGTTTGGTAAATGAGATTTTTAATATCATTCTTTCAAACGGTTTATCTTATAATATGGATATTGATAATAATATAATGTACATTTACTATAAGATAGAAAAATAAATCAATTAAGATTCATTAACACAAAAAATTTGGTGATTACAAATAAAGTCCTTATCTTTGTAACATCAAAATAAGAGAAACCAAAACAATTAAAAATATAATATTTAACAATTAAAAATTTGAAGTTATGAAAAAGAATGAAATTAAAGTTAGCGTGATTATCGAAAATGGTATGGTAAGAAAAGAAATGGTAGAAATCTTTTACAGTGAAGATTACGATTTGTTAAACAATTTCGATGGCAACCGTTTAGGTAGTGACGAACAAAAGGAAAGCGGAAATTATTCTGCAAACGAAATAAAAGCGTTTGATAGTCGTGTAAATAAGCTCGTAGCGTCTATGCAAAAACGTATTGCAGACGGAAAAGAGGGTTTTGACAAAAATTTTCCTATACTTGTTGCAGTCATAGACGGTAAAAAAGTAAACATAGACGGACAAGGGAGAAAAACAGCTTGTAAAAGATTGGGTATCGGTTTTTGGTATCGAATTTTAGACCAAAAATTTGATTCTATGAAAGAACTAATTAACTATACAATTTCCATAAATACAACTGCATCAAGCTGGAAAATTACTGACAAATACAAGGCTTGGGCGATTGCAAACGGACGCAACGACTTGTTAGAAATTATGCTTGACTGTACAAAAAAGTTTGACACTCCAGAAAATTTAACATTAATGGTTTTGTTCAAAAATCAGAATGTTTGCAAAAAGCATAACTTCAACATTGATAACATCAAAATAAAAACTTATACAGAGCAAGCGAAAAAAGACTTGTACGAAATTTTAACTTTCAGACAAGAACTGATTAATGCTATAAAAGGTTTAAGAGACGAAAACGGCTACAAAGTAGCTATAAAGAAAGAAGAATGTTTGCACGCTATTGTAGGTTTTTATTGCCAAAATAATAGCCTTAATAGAAACTTAGCAATAAAATATATTGGCGAATATTATCAAAAAAGCGATATGAAAATTTTTACAGCAAACACAACTTTGTTTGAAAAATTCTTAAATCGCTGTGCGCTTAATCATGATGAAAAAATTTAAACTTCATAACTTTAATTTTTGATAGAAAAGGGAGTACCAATAAAAAAGGTGCTTCCTTTTTGCATTTATTAACGCAAAATATTAGGTTCGTATTGATAAAAGTACTATCTTTGTCATATCAAAATAAGAGATAATAAGTTTAACAATTAAAAAATGAAGTTATGAACAAAATTAAATTTTTCGGTGGTGTTGGGATGATAATGTTTATCATGTGGTTATGCTTTTGGATGTTTGGCAGTTGGTATGTAAAAGGCAGTTTTGAAACCTTTTCTTACATTTGGTTGGGTATCTGTTTAACGGTTTTAATCGCTGTAAACTGCAAACTAACTAAAATACATAGAGAGATAAACAAGTAAGTAAATAATTCAAGGTAGGGCAAGCAAATAAGCCCTACCAATAAAATAAAAAAGTTATGAGCAAACGTTTTAAACTATATGCAACTATAAAAGAAAATGCAGGTTTTCAGTGTCCCGAAAATTGGTGCTATAATGATAGCCAAAGATATAATCATGCACTTTATTTACTTCGTGGAAAAGAAGTAAAAATAGAAACGAAATATTTGTTTCTTAATCAGTTGAACACTGCACCGATTAAGGGCGTTTCTAAACTTGGTTTAAGATTGCATTTTAATGATATTCAATCTTTGAGAATTGAAAATCGTACATTCCGCACTATTAAAATGCGTATAAAGAAATTTTATCGTGATAGTTGGCACGAAGAAATAACAGATAGAAAGCTAACAGCGTGGAAACATTTATTAGGAATTGATTAATGTTTATTAACACAAAATATTTGGTAGGTATTGAAAAAATGCCTACCTTTGTTATATCAAAAAAGAAATGATAGGTAGAAGTAATATTCTAAAGTATAGTCTCCGACACACCTATATTTTTTTAGTTAAAATAGATTAATTTCATTAACATTATTTAACACAAAAAAGTCTTGAAAAGTTTTGGTATTTCAAATATTATTCGTACATTTGCATATCAGAAATAAAGAAAACAAGTTATTAACCTGTTCCACGTGGAACAATTAAAAATTAAAGTTATGGGAAATGTTTATTACATGAGTAAAGAAGTTTTTGTATTAAAGACTAAACAACAAATTTTAGTGTATAACATCTTTATCGAAGAGATTAAAGCAGTTATGCCTATTGTACAAAAATTTGACCAAAAAGTTCTCACAAAACGGTTAATTACAGCAATCGAAAAAGTTGCTAACAAAGTACGTTTTTCCCTTGTTGGTGCTTCATTACGCCTAACAATTCAAGGAGAGTTAAGATATGTTAAAGGTGGCGGTTATATTGACTATGACAGTCACGATATAGACCTAAATGTTAATAAATTAGGTTGGAAGTTAAATTCTGCTGAAAGTTGTGAAGCAATGCAAAATACTATTGATTATTTGTCAAAATGTATTGAAGAATATCAATCTTGCATAGACAACTACGATGAAAATGTTAATAAACGTTTTGAAATCGAAAAAATGATTGAAGAATATAGAGAAAGTGTACCCTATTATATGCGTACACATTTCGATTCATACGGAACGAAATATTATATAGATAAAATGAAATAATTGTTAAAATATTTGCAAAGGTGGAGAAAATAATCTACCTTTGCATTATCAATTAATAATCATTCTAAAACGGTTTAAGGTATGGAAAAACTTTTATTCAATACAGTATCAAAGCAAGCAAAAGAACTGCAAAAAACGGCTGAAAATGCGCTCTATGCTTTTGTAAATAATCAGCCAAACAAAATGTATCAAACAGCAGTTATAAATGATGAAGATGTTATTTTAACATTTGATAACGAAATGTATGCTTTTGTTGGTTGCTTCATTGATAAAACAAAAAATACTCTTTCAAGTGCTTTAAACAAAGGTTTAAAGTTATTAGGCTATAAGATTGAAACAGGTACTATAAACACTATATCTTATAAAGAACTGTTTGAAATAGAGCTTTATAACATTGATAATATACAGTTGTTAAGTGTAGTACAGTATATCAATCAGAGAGAATTTTCGGACGATTAAGATTTATTAACTCAAATAATTTGCAAGGTAGGTTTAAAATACCTATCTTTGTAGCATAAGAAAAAGAAATAATACTAACAATTAAAAATTTAAAATTATGGGAGTTTTGAACGTAAAAAAGTATAACACTATGCAAGCGGAACGGGAACAAGATTTTTTGAAAAAGTTAGAACGTGGAAATCTAACAGATAAAGAAATTAAAAATATGTGTGAAAATTATTTCCCACGTATTGAAAGAAGTTACGGTTTTGTAACATTTGATGACCGCACAAAAGCGACTGAAATACATTGGCATAAAAGAAAACCTTATTAACAACAATTAACAGAAATAATTTGGTGGGGAATGAAAAATTCCCTATCTTTGTACTATACAAAAGGGGAACAAAGGTATAAGTAACATTATAGAGTATAGTCTCCAACACATATTAAAAAAATATGTTAAAATATAATAATTGATTTAATATTATTTAGCACAAAATAAATCTCAAAATGCTTGCACGATTGAAATATTATTTGTACTTTTGTTTTATTAATTAAAATTTAAATATATGGTATATAATGAAGAAATTTTCAATATGGCTAAAAAGTACGATTATAAAATCGTGGGTACTTCTACTGATATAATATTTTTGGTAAATGAAAATAAGTTACAATTAGACCACATTAAAGGTTTGAGAAATTATTTAAATGCGAAAGAAAAAGAAATAAAGAAAATGAATAGAAAAAAACAAAATTAACTTTTTTTAATTCAAAAATACTTGCATAATTGAAATGTTATTTGTACCTTTGCAATATCAAAATTAAGTAATAACAATTAAAAATTAAGGTTATGGATAAAATTTATTTAGTAAATGTGAGAATGGAAATAGTAAGAGAAAATAAAACTTACATTGATTCAGGCACTATTCCTTGTGCAACAAAAGAAATTGCTATCAGAGTAGCACAGGAGCAAGGTGAAAAATGTAGACAAGAAATGTTAAAATTTATGAAAGAAGAAAATTTGGTGGAAACTTGGGACTATATAAATTTTGATAATGACTTTATGTGTTATATAAGACATAAGAAAGATAATAGCTTATTAGATATTCAAACAGAAGAAAAAACCATTATTAACAAATAATAACTCAAAATATTTGGTAGGTATCTAAAAAATACCTACCTTTGCATAAATCAAAAAAAATTAAAGTTATGGCAAAGTATGGTAATTTCGTAGGACAAAAAGATTTAGCATTAACAGAAGAAGAAAAACAAATGTTTTTGAACTTCTTTAAAAAGACACTTTTTATCAGGTATGACAAATATGGTTTTGAAAAAATCTTTACAGACATAAATGTTAGTGAGGACTGTTTTACAACGTTTACAGACTTCAAAACGTATCACTTTAACTTCATGACTGAAAAACCGTTAAACGGAAGAAATTACAAAGGTGATAGAGTGTTTGATTTTAAAGGTATTACTTTTTCAATAAGAAAGCAAAACGGTTTTTTAGAAATAAAAGGTAAAGACGGTTTAGCATTAAGGGATGAAAACGGGGAACTTATAAAAGATTATGAACACGCCCCAAAGTTTCAATATACTTTATCAGTCAGGGTAAACGGTTTAAAAATTCCTTATAAGTGTAGGAATAAAGAAATAATTAGTTTATTAGATAGTTTTCAATATGATACTAATATAGAAGATTTTTACTTATCATCTATATGTTATGGGCTGTATCGAAATATAGACGGTTTAAAATAAAAACAGAAGAAAGAGAGGTATAAAAATACTTCTCTTTTTTATGCTTCATAAGATAGTGTATTTACTTATTTGTTTGCCCTGTATTAGATTTTATATATCAATCTTATATCTTTTATCACATTTGCTTTAAAGTCGCTTAAAACGGCTTATTTTGAGTAATAAAAAATATTATTTGATTTAACATTTATTAGCTCAAAATGTTTGGTAGATAATAAAAAAGCTCTTATCTTTGTGCTATCAAAATTAAGTTATTAATCATTTAAAGTTTAGAGTTATGGCAACAACTAACAATTTTATTTTTATCAGATATGATTATTCCTATAATAGCCCAATAGTGCTCAAATTAAATGTTATTTACATTGACGGTGATTTTGATTGGTGGCACATTAAAACTCGCCCTATTAAGGCTACAAAGCTAAATGTAGAACTTTTAAAACGTTATGCAAAGGAACATACACACGACTATATATGTTCCCCTTATGACTGCACAGGTAGCACAAGAACGAGGTATAAGGTAAAAGTTAAAAATGGTAAATGTTGGTTAATTGAAGAGGGTTGTATAGATTGCTAACATTTATTAACATAAAAAATTTGGTAGGAATGAAATAATTTCCTACCTTTGCACAAGACAATTAAAAATTAGAGTTATGGAAAAAGTTAATAAAGTTAAGATTAAAATCACAAAGTTAAACTATGGACGAAATGCAAAAACGTTCTGCAATACAGTTTTAATGCTTCGTACCGCTTGCAAAGTTGGTGACACAGAAATTGTTGAAAAATTATTAACAGAGATATAACATTTATTAACCATAAAAATTTGGCAATATGAGATAAAAGTCGTATATTTGTAATAGAGAAACAGAGATTAAAAGTATTAATTTAATAACTTCTAAATATGGCAAAGAATAAACCACCGCCCAAAGGGTAAACTTTATTTAACATTTAGAATATATATAATTTAATCGGGAAAAAAATTAACAAGGTACACAAGTTTTCATAACATTTATGTTTTTGCAGTGTATCGCATTAAGCTAAGAAGCTATGCCACCAAAGTATTAAAACATTACATTATTAGAGTAAATTTAATTTAGATAGATATAAACTTAAAAAAGGAAAGCTATGCACCTAATTAGAGATAAGACCAAGTAAAAAGTATATGTATATAGAATGAATTTATAATTAAGAGAATAAAACAAAAGCTCTAACAATAATATAACATTTGTTAGAGCTTTTTTAATATTTGATTTTTAACACTTTTTATAAGTGCATGACGGAGACTATACTTTAAAGTTTTATCTTTACCTTTTCCCTTATTGGAACACTACAAAGATAAGGATAATAATTCAATCTACCAAACATTATCTCAATTTTAACATTACTTTAACACAAAACAGTTATTCTGTTAATTTTGTGTTAAACATAACTTTTTACTTGCGTATATGAAAAATAACCTATATCTTTGCATTATCAAAATTAAAGTAACAAAGTTATGATAGCAAAAGAAAAAAGTTATATCAAAAGTAACGAGATTACAGAAGTGAAACTAAAAGCATTTAGAAGCTCTTTTTCAAAAGATATACTTCTTTGCAATGAAAGTATTACAGACAGACAAAAAATGTCTCAAAAGTGCTTAGACTATCTTTGTGACAAATTTAAAATTGATAATGTGAAACTAACTGTATTAAACAAGCCACAAAGAAAAAATGCAAAAGGGAAAACTTTAGGTTTTTATACAGTTGGGAGAAACCATATAACAATATATAATTTAACAGCAACCACACAAAAAACTGTTTCAATAAAAGTTTTTTACGATACGTTATTGCATGAATTTATGCACCATTACGACTTTAAAGTGTTAAAACTTGAAAATAGTTTACACACAAGTGGTTTCTATCAGAGAATCAGTGACTTAAAAAATAAATTGCAATAAAAACATTTATTAACACAAAAAGTTTGGTTATTAAAGAAAAACGCCTTATCTTTGTAACATCAAAATAAGATTACTAACAATTAAAAAAGAAAAGTTATGAAAGTGGAATTTTTAAAGAAAGCGATTTATATCAGAACTAAAAAGTTTTCAATTTGGTTCGGGTGGCTATCATTTTCAAAAGATGATTGTTTTATTCCATCGTTTTATTTTAATAAGTTTTAACCTTTTAAATTTTGAAGTTATGTTATATAGTGGCGAAACCGTTTTTCTGAAAAGTACTGATAATGCAAAAGCAAATGTACTTTGCAAACAAGTTAATAAACTGACAGCGAAAAAATTATATGATAAGGGAGTGAAAATTTGGTTGCATCCTTGCAATTTAACACTTCATAACGTTTGGCAAGAACCTTATCACTATAAAAAAAGTGAAACTAATACAGAATGTTTTGAAAGTCTTGTTAATTCATTCCGTTATTACAACTGTGACAGACAGAGAGGTAAAAGAATCATTTTCTTTGCCGAATGTGATACAAAAGGAAATTTGTTACATTCTTAAAAATTGGTAGTATGACAAACATATTATATATAGGGCTATTTACAGCCCTTTTAATAACACTTCTTTTCTTTGCAATGAAAGTATTATCTAAACAAAGAAAAGCTAACAGAGAGAATAAAACTCGCTTTATTTGGGCGAATATAAGATATAAAACATAATTTTAAATTTGTAGAACTTAATTTTGATTAAAAATTGCACCCGTTTGTGAAAATAGGTGCAATTTGTTTTTATTAACACTAATAATTTGCACAATTCAAAGAAAGTTCTTATCTTTGTAATATCAAAATAAGAGTAATAACAATTTAAAATTTAAGGTTATGGCACTAAAAAAAGACAAAGAAAGTGAATATTCTTACAAAGGAAATGAAGTAAAAGATTGTTACTTTATGACAAATGAAGAAGGGTATCATGTTTGCTTGGTAAATAATTTCAACAAAACAGTTACGCCTGTGCATGGTTATTATCCACCAAACATAGAAGCTAAAAGAATAAAGAATCTTGCTAAAAAATTAGGATATGAATTTAAAACTTATTAACTAAAATAATTTGGTAGGGAACAAAATTTTCCCTACCTTTGTAATATCAAAAGATAAGTACTAACAATTTAAAAAACAAAGTTATGAGAAAGTATCAGTTAAAATTCAAAGCAAGAAAAGTAAATGCAATCGGAGTTATCGGAAATAACACTGCAACGGTTGTTGCAGAAAATTTGTCAGAAGCAACATTGTTACTTTATGACACGTTTGAAAATATATTTGACTTAAAAGTTGTTAAGGAAACTGGAACAAAGTTCCCAAAGGGAATTGTTAAACATAGTTAAATAAATTGTTCCACGTGGAACACCCCCTACGGGGGGACTACCCCCGTAACCCCCCACTCCGTTCCCCCTACCTTGAAGCCCCCCTTAAAACAGCCAACGGTTAGGCGTGTGAAATTTTTTCCAGAAATTTTTTGCCCCCATTTTGGAATGACCCCACCCCCTCTTTTTTTTGCAAGGGTCTTTTCAAAAAAATTTTCCAGAAATTTTTCATCATTTTTAAAATATGGTTCTATATTTTTTGTGAAAATTATCTTCTATAATAGTCATTAAATACTTCTTCAGTTAATCCACTATCTAAAAGCACAATCATTGGTTGATTGAATCTATATGTTAAACCATAGTTCTGTATTCTTATAAGGTCTCCTAATGGTAGTTGATAATCTCCCATATATGAAACGAACCATTGTAGCCATTCAACTTTTTCACATAGTTCATTAAAGCGTTCTTTATTCATATTGCATCTATATGGTCTTCTAGCATAGGCATTATATTGAAATGTAACAAATTGGCAAAATTCATTAAAATCTATACCAAGACATTGTTTAAAATCTTGTGGTTTTGATGGCAACACAAATTCTGATATAATATATTTATACTCGTCATCTACTTCATATAATTTTGGTAGTACATCATAGCCTTGTGCTCCCCAATCCGCTTCAGCTTCATTTTGTGCTATACCTTTATTATTTTTAGCAAGTTTAAGCACTTTTTCATCATCTATTTGGAATACTATTCTTGACGAGCCATTTCCTATATAATTACCTAACATCTTCTTACAATAATTGACTCTATTATTAAACGATTTCATATTAGCTAATTCTTGGACTGAAAACCCATTCATAGCAGCTTCATTTATTAAGAAATTAAATTGTGACTCATTTATTTTTATTTTTTTCATATATGTTTAGATGTGTTATTTATTATATATAATAAATAATAAGTTACAAAATGAAAATAGATTTAAAAACATTTAATACTATATTAATTGAAAGTATAAATGAGGTATTATTAGGTGCTGATGATTCATTTACTCCATATAGTGAAAAGGAGAGAGAACAGAATTTCAAAGGCTTGGAATTAATGCGTAATACTAGTTATGACATATATAAAGCATGGAGAAATAAGGAATTGAAGAAAGGACGGAAACCAGTTGAATTAGGGTGGGAGACATTTAAAAAAGAAGCTGGACATTTATTAAAAACATGGTAAAACACACAAAAAATGGGGACTTAAATTAGTCCCCATTATTATTTATTTCATTGATGGTATGATTACTTCGTTTATGAAGTTAGAGAATGTAAGTTTTGATTCTTTATATTGTTTATAGAATTGTTTCTTTTGTTTAAGTGTTAGTTTCTTGAACATTTTCCATTCGTCTGTACCATCTTTATGTATTACATTATAGTTATCATCATTTTCATGTGCGTATGCTTCTAATTCGAACTCTACGAATTTGTATGGCATTTTAAATCCATTAATTAGTGGCAAGTTTTTCATCCACAGCCAAACATAGTGAAGGTAATAGCATATCCATGAGTTATGGCATTTAATTGCTTGTTTGACGTGTGTCATTTCATGGTTTTTACTTTTTTGGTTTGCTCCTTTTTCTTCATTCTTCAGCCATCTCTTATAGCTTTTTAGTTTAATGTAGATGTTTCCAAAGAAGCAGATTAAATAGTAGTTGTTAAATGGTATGATTTTATTCACAACTAATTTCATTTCTGTTACTTGATTTGGTTTTCTCATGGTTCTTATTATTTTATATCTATAATTATTTAACATTTATTATAGGTATAAATTTTGTTTAATGAAAAATTAGTCTTATATTTGCACAATAAAATTAAAAGGAAATATAATATGGAAAAGATTTTTATATTGAGTCAGATTGTTTCTGTATCTTTTCATAAGACAATGAAACGCAGTGATTTATTTAAATGGGTAAAGAGAACCAAGTATAAGGGTTTCTGGTTTTGGAGAAAGAAGATTGAGTATTATGAATGGAATGATGGGAACAGTGATGTTTTCAACGACCATTTCTCCACTGATGAAGAGTTATTGAAATACTTTGAGACTTATATTGGAAGGGATGATATGTTCATTAAGGATAAGGTATTATATCAGAAGCCTTATGTAAAGATGATATTAGCCAATGATGGTCATTTGAACAAGGTATTTTCGGATGATGTGTTAGCGGAGCAGTATTACACATCTGTTAAGGCTGAATTATCCCGTTGTGGTATTCCTTATAGAGATTTATCAAAAGATTTGTTATAATATATAAAGGTGTTGATTATGCTTGATTTATTATTTTTATCTATATCGGTTTTCATTGTATATTTGGCATATGTATTGTTTAATATTAAGTTTATGCCAATTAGTATTTCTGATACCTATTATCAATTGGAGAATGTTGGTAAGCCCAAATGGTTATTTCAGTTATGTATGTTTTTGATTGGAGCATTCTTATTACCTTGTTGGCTTAATATATCTCCTGAAAATATACAGTTCTTATCATTTTTAAGTTGTGGTGGTTTATTCTTTGTTAGTGTTGCTCCTGCATTTAAATTGCCATTAGAAGGTCCTGTTCATTATGTATCTGCTTATTTTAGTGGTGGTTGTTCGATATTGTGGGTTTTATGGGTTGGTTTATGGTATATTCCTGTAATTTTGTTATTGATTGCATTACCATTTATATTTTGGAGATATAAGAAACAGGCTGCATTTTTATTGGAATTGGTGGCTATATTAAGTGTGTTTATTAGTTTATTAATGATGTATTATTAATTTATGGGAAAAGATAAGGGCTGTGTTATATTGACACAGAGTGAATATAATGATTTAATTCAGAAAGCTAATAAGCCATCTGAAACAGTTAAGGATTACAATAAGGTTAATATTACTCTTCGTGTAGTTGGAAATGAGGTATTGAATAGTGTATATGATAAAGATGCTTTATATTGCATGGATTTTTTCAAAGATTATTTGTTATCAATAGGTGGTGATTTAACATTATCTCAACAGGTTTATGAATTTATTAATGATTTGGCTAAATCTTTGAAGAAAGAGATTAATGAATACAATAAGAATGCCATAGAAGAAGCGCAGAAGTTCTTTGATGAAAAGATGTCTGAATTGAATCAGAAGGAGAAAGTTATTCAAGAGAGGGAAATTGATATTGATAATATATTATTGGATGCTTATAATCGGTATTATGATAATTTAAAGAAGTCTCATTGGTGGGATAGATTATTTGCAAGTAGGAAAACTTTGGAAAATAAGAAGGGATAAATATGGCAACAAGTGTTTCAGAAAGAAATTTATTAAGTGTAGTTAAGGCTCATTATTCGGATGCTGTATCACAGAAGCGTTTTGACTGGTTGGGAAATCAGAGCTTGGATATATACATTCCATCCAAGAATGTTGCAATTGAATATCAGGGTGAGCAGCATTACAAGCCTGTTCACATCTATGGTGGAAAGAAAGGTTTCAGGCAGCAACAGAGGTTTGATAAAAAGAAAATAAACTTATGTAAGAAGAATGGTGTATATCTATATTATTTTACATTTGTTGATGATGCGCCTAATAGGTTACATGGAAAGAAGATGTACAAGAATACTCGTAAATTATTGCGTAGTATTAAGTACCCTTGGTTGAAGTGGACAAAGTTTGTCATTGAGGGTTTATTTTGGTTATGTGTTGTGATTTATATGTTTTTATTTTTCATTTAAAAAGTATATTATGTTAGTAGAAATTAATAATAAGTATTATGAAGCATCTCGTGTTCAGAAAGTAGATGAACCTGCTTTATTTATTAGGGAAACTATTTTATCCAATGGTACATATCATCTTTACAAAATAAAGGATGATTTAAGTTTACAAGAAGATTGTGGTTTAACAGATGTAGTGATTCATTTTGATGATAAATGTTTGAATATAGATTTAAATAAGGTATCTTATGTTATATCATATGGTTTTATGGTATATGTTGAAGGTAAGGGTTTGAATAGGTTTAACCTTAATTATCAGTTATTGAAAGGTGGCTTTGAAACAATGTCTGATGCGATAGCAGGTAGGGAAGAGTTTGTTAAAGACGTTAATGAAAAGTGCAAGAAGTGAGATGAATGAGGATAAGATAAAAGGAATGAAAGCTATTGTATCTTATTACAATAAGGCTGAATCATTGAAAGAAGAAATTGAGAGATTGAAAAATATCAGGGAGAGCAATACTTTCATTATGACAGTATTTCTTGCAGGTGACAATTCGATTGATAATTATACTGTTAGTATTACATCAGATAATATAATGCAGAACAATTATGGGGAGCTTTATCAAAATTTCATTGATAAATTGATTGAAGAAAAAGAGAGAGAATTGGCGAGCTATGATATGGTATTAGAAAAATTTTCCACTGAAAATTAAGTATTTTTTGATTTAGTTTACTAATAATTAGTAAACTAAACAAACATGGCGAGCACTTTTAAGATAATACAGGCAGGGAAACCTCAAATGGTATTAAGAATTGTCTTTGGTCAATGTTTAGGTAGTGCTGCTGGACATGTATATGTTACAGGAATTGCTTACATTGGTAATAAGACAAAGGAATTCTTTTATGATAAATTAGATGGTCAGGAATTGGCTGGTGTATATCCATTGGATGAATCTTATGAATCAGAGATTGGAAAATCGTTTTCAGTACAAATAAACCAAGTATATTATAATGATGAAGATATACTTAACAATCCAAATCTTCACTTTACAACATATAATACAGAAGTAAAAATGGATAATGTATATGGAATTGCATATGATTGTCGTTAATTTTCGATAATTTTTGCATTTAGTTTACTAATAATTAGTAAACTAAACAAATATGGCGAGCACATTTAAAATTATTCAAGCAGGGAAAGTAGAAAAACTGTATTTAGATATGTATGTATCAAGAAATCAGATAAGTTTCAAAACAGTTGATAAAGATGGTAATGAATTTAAAACAGATGCTTATTTTATAATATCATTTAGTTTCGCATCTAACAATAACCCATGTATAGGGCAAAGTATTACAATGTCTTATTATGCTAATGAGACACCTGAAAAGATGAATATAGGTTATAATGGATATAAAATTTTAACAGGTAATTCTTTTACCCCATCTGATTTAGATTGTAGTGGAGAATTTCAAACACCAATATCATTAATTTCGTTTACTTCTCATGGTAGTTCAGATACATATGAATTGAGAATATTATAGATAATAAAAAAGCCTGATTACTCAGGCTTTTCTTTTTTGTCTTTATCCAATAAATCCAACACAGGTCTTATCAGGCATTCAGGAGTATTATATATACTTCTCCAATTATTCTTCACAAGTTCATAGAACATTTGTATCATATCTTTATCAATTTCTGGTATCATAGTTTTAGTTAATTTAAATAATATTTTCTTATTTGGTTTTTATTGTCAATACTATCTTTTCCACGATAGAAATTGTCGCTATTAACAAATTGTGGTAATCTATATCCTGCTGCTTGGAAGAATTTTAGATTTTCATATTGGAAAGTACCCCAATTAAATATTTGTTTTTTATCTTCATCATCTATTCCTAATTTATTAACAATATCAAGCATTTGTGATACTGAAATATTATTTTTAGCGAGATGTTGTAAATATTTGTAAAAAGATTCATTATCTTTACTTCCATGTTTATCTTCAGCAGCCCCATAAAGATTATCTATAAATCTTTCTCTATCTGGAATAATATCCCAGAATGATGTTTTCTTTGGATTAGGTATTAATATTTCATTAAATCCAGTTCCTTTATAAGTTAAGAATTGGATTTGTTTTTCATTATCAGTTAATTGGTCACTATCATAATCGGAAACAGCACCTAATTCAGTCTTATATTTTAATGCATCTCTATAAGTTCTTAACCCATGTTTTTTAAAATAGTCAGTTAGTAATTTTACTACTCTTTGTGATTCTTCATTTGGTCTCCTTGATAAACCACTGATTTCGTTAGACACTTCATCAATAATACCTTTCATACCGCCATAATAACCACTATTAATATTATTAATAAGTTGTCCATTTAAATATTTTTCAAGACCATATTGTTTAAGTAAATTAGCAGCTTCTCTTCCTGTATCTTTTTGAGTGACTTCACCTGCAAACATAAACTTTAATATTTTAGATATTACACTTGCATAACTTTTTCTATCTTCTTTATCATTAGGTTTCGTACCATAATATTTATCAAAATTTTCATAATCATCATTAATTTGTTTATTTAATGTATTATCACTTTGTTTATTAAAATCATTTTCATTATCATAAACAAATATCCATCTATTTAATTTTGACATTAACATATGGTAAACTAATTGATATTGTTCTTTATCTTCTGGATTAAAAATAACATCAATTCTTTTAATGTATTTATGCGCATCATATAGAGCAGGTTCATTTGAAAACATTCTATCTTCCGATTCATTGCTTGTATGATGTGCTTTTGAATCAAAATCATCGTTTCTATTACCATTATAATAGCTCATTTTACCCATTGATGAACCCCAGTAATCTATTGCTTTACCTCTAAATCTTTGTGAAAGTTTTCTACCATCAAACTCAATTCTTACTCCAGCAGTTCTAAACTTATATGAATACCCAAAATTGGCATTTCTTTGTCTTGTTAGAGACAAATAGAATAGTTCTTTCCTTTGTGTATTATCAGCACTACCACCTAATGCAGATTGAAGGAATATAGTATCAGTATTAGCAATTTTAAGTCCTGTATTAAGTGAAGTATAGTGAAACACTTCATCTGATAATGCTTCTGATAATAATGCTAATTTAGATTCAGGAATAATAATTACTTTATTTTCTCTTATTTTATTTAGATTAGTATATAGTATCATATTACTTTGCTTGTTTTAAATTTTCTAAAGGTTTTGGTTTAAGGATGTTCCATGTTCTTCCATTATCAAGTGAGAACTCCCAGAATGTATCAATCATCCATCCTGATTTCTTTGCTTTATCGGCTGATTTATCCAATGTAATTGTTCTATAAATTACATATCTTCCATTTCTTTTTGCTCCACCATTTAAAAGGTCAATTGCGGTTCTAAGGTTATTTGCTCCATAAGCACCTGAACCGAATAGTGACATTGTTGAAGGGATTGTATCATTACCAAAATTCTTTATCTTATATATTGTGAATTTATTTTGATTCACAATTCTTCTATTATCATCTGTTGCTTGGAAAGTTTCGCCATTATAATCATAGGTTGATGGTTGGCTTACAACATCATTGCTAGCATGTCCCCCATTATCAACAGTTAATGGATTGTACCCAATATTTCTATTGACTACTCCCCTGCTATTATCGGGTGTGATGCTATCTTTATATCTATCTTCATCTAATACTTCTCTGATTGTAGATTCTATTAGATAGATTAAATTGTTTTTGCTTATTTTCATACAGTTATATGTTATTATATATGATAAATATGATTAAAAATTACTATTTATAAGTATATAAAATATAAATAAGTGATGGACAAAGATAAAGTTATATTTCTAAATTCTAGGTTTATAGATGGAAGTGATGCTCGTGTCCCTGATGTTTCAGCAATTGATTATGGTGAAATTGCGATTAATTATAAAACTAAGTATGAAACCATATCATTTAAGAATGATAATGGTGAGATTGTTCGTTTAAGACCAATGTATTTAGTTACTGATAAATTAAATGAGATTAAAAGGGTTATATACTATCAGATGGTATCTCCTGATGCGCCTAAAGATGGTGATATATGGATAATTCCCCCACCTAGTATTAAATAAGACAATATAAAAAAGAAAGAAAGATGATACAAGAAGTTTACAATGATTATGGTTTCATAGAAAACGATTATCTATATACTCTTCCTGAAGAAAGAAGAGATTGGAGAATCAAAATTGAAAACGAAATTGAAGAAGCCAAAGTAGAAATTAACACCAATGTTGATGAAGCTGAAGAAAAAGTTTCTAATGATGTGGTGGAAGCTAAGAATGAAATCAACACTAATGTTGAGAACTCTAAGGAAGAGGTAATAAATGAATTACATACAACTGTTAATTCATATGTTATTAATGCTAAGAATGAGATAATATCGAATGACAATAGTAATAAGGAAAATATCTTGACTACTATTAAAGGTTGGCTTAAAATTTAAGCAACGTTTCAAATAATAAATTAATATTTATAGTAAAACAATATATAATGGAAAATTACGCATATTATATAGATAAATATTGTGATAACCGTCCCTTAGTTGGTTATGGAACTCAATTCAAACAGTACTTGGATGAAGCGTTAAGTGGTAATACAATTAACATTTCTAAAATTAGTGAAGAATTGAAGGAAGTTGATGAACATTTAACTGATGTGGTCATTAATGTTGAAGGTAACTTAGCGAGTGTTGCTCAACAAGTACAAACTAACTTAGCAGGTGTTATGGTCAATGTTGAATCTAATTTAAGTTGTCAGATGTCTAATTCTACTGTTTCTGTTAATGCTAACATTGAAAAAGCCAAAGAAGAAATCATTGAGAAAATTGATGATATTGAATGCAGTGGTGGTGGTTGTAGTGTAACTAAAGAAGATTTAGAAAATGCTGTTACAGCTATTAATTGGCATAGTGATGAAAATAGAAATGCCATCATTGATAATGCTCAAACCAATAAGGAAGAAATTATAACAAGTGTTGTTGCTAATAAGGAAGATGCTGTTGTTAGAATTACAGCGAGTGTTAAAACTGAATCTGAAAAAGCTAAAGAACGTTTGGAACAAATTCGTTTGGAATTGATTGATGCCATCAATAAAACTGGACAATTAGTTGAACTTGGTTTTGGAAACTTAAATGAGCAAATTATTGACAGTAAAGATGAAATAATCAGTGAAGTTAAAAATAATAGTGGTTTACCAATTACAGGTGGTGATGTAGAAGATGGTGCAATCATTAATGATAATATGTCTTTACCTATTTTTGGTAATGATATTGAACAATAATAAAATAATAGTAAAAATAAAATGAATAGAGTTAATCCGTTTACTTGGGGTTATGAAGAATTTGATAAATTTGAATCAATTCCAACCCAATTTAATGCTACATATAAAGACGTACCAGACAATGTTTTTGACAAGACTGAAAGAGAAGTATTCTTCAATGAAGATACTATCTTGGTAAGTCCTAACATCGCTGCTGTATGCGATATGGATAGTATATGTGATGCAGACCTTGCGATTGTATAATTAGGAATTAAATATTAATAAGATGGGCTTTATTGAAATAATTTTCAGTAAAGCCTTTTTTTGTTATAAATGAGCTTTTTAAAAGAATATTTATATCTAAAAGACATATAATATAGATTATGGCAAATAGAACACAAAAAATAACCCTATTGAATGATAGGGGAATAATGGGAGATAACAATCCAAGATTGCCAGACCCATCAAAAATTGATTACGGTCAGTTAGCCATTAATTATTCTAAAAGTAAAGAAACTTTAGCGATTAAGAATGATAATGATGAAATTGTTCAGTTTAAGGATATTAAATACATTGAAAGTGTAATTAACAATACAGTTGGTACAATACAAGGTGGAGAAACTGATTCCATCAAAACGGTTGTAACTGACAAGGTTATTACATCTGATTTGAAGCTTTCATCGGCAATTGACAACATGGTTGTAGTCAATCCAGATGGTGTATATGTTACTCTTGATTTAACATATAATCAAGGTGAATTGGTTATTTCAGGCTCAAATGGATTGAAAAAGAGTGTTAATTTACCACTTGAATCATTCTTAGCTGATGGTCAATATTATGAATCATATACATATAATGGAGTTGTTTATAAACAAGTAATTGTATTAACAGTTAGAAATGAAGCAGGTGAAGAACATCCAATTATAATTCCAGCTGGTTCATTAGTTAATGTTTATACATTCTATGGTGACAGCAAAGGCTTAGTAGTTACTGTTACTCCTTCAGGTAGTGGTGATTCAAATGATTATGATGTAAGAATTACATTAAAAATCAATCCATCATCAAGTAATATTTTAGTAAATGATGTAAACGGTTTATATGTAGAAGATTTCAGACCATATATTGCAAAAGCAAAACAAGAAGCGATTGATACTGCTCACCAAGATGCAGTAAATATGGATAACATTGTAATCAAACATTGTGAAACCTTTGCAACACAAGAAGCCCAAGATGCTTATGATAGAGCAACACAATTCTTCTTAGAATGGTCTAATCAAGTGCTTCATATCACAGGTGGTACAATGTTAGGTCCTATTGTATTTGTTAATAGTGGTTCAACTGTTGGTGGCACAATTTACCATGATGGCACAATTAATCAATTTTTAAGTGGCTCAACTGCTGAATATAATAGTGGTTCAACTATTCATATCAAAGAAGGTACTAATGTTATTTTAGATTGCGGTGCTGAAATTGAATGGTGTGGTGAAGTCATTGATAAAGATATGATTGATGCATTTAAAGATATGATGCCAAAATCAGGTGGTACATTCTACGGTCCAGTAATATTTGGTGAAAAAAATGTTGAAGGAACTGTTAAAAAATCTTCAATAACATTTAATTCAGGAACATCTATTAATATTAATAGTGGTGTAACTATCAATGGTTTAATTAGAGATGATGACAAAATATTATCTGAAGATGGTACAAGTGGTATATTTTCTACATTAACGATTGTGTCTGAAGATGGTAAGATAAAGTTAAAAGGTATTAATGATGTACTTATTAGTGAAATATGGCAAGCCCCTGAAATACACTTAAAGAGTATTGAATTGGTATCAGCAGCAACACAAAGTGATGTAACGGCTGACACAGGTAATACAGTTACATTAGGTTTCCCATGTTTGAAATTAGTTATTACAACATTTGAACAAAATGTAACAACTGACAGAACTGTTTATGTAGGTTTAGAAAATTTAAAATCTAAATTTATGTTAACTGACGGTACAAACTGTTTAGTTGATTTACCATTGCCAACGCCAACATTGACTAGAACATGGACAATTTATAAGGCTGATGGTGTAACAGTTACTGGAACAAGTACTGCAAGTACATGTCCTGAACAAGAAATGGGATTTGTGGTTAAATGGGAAGGTAGTTATAAATGGAGTGGAAACAGTACAAATAAATTCCCTACTAAAGTTACATCAACTGATAATTTATTTACAGCTATTACAGCTAATAATGTATCAAGTCCAACAGCAACTAAGAGTAACATTGTTGGTACAGGCTCAACAAGTACCACAAGAATTACTGTGACGATTGCAGCTAATAAAGTTGGTTTAATTGTTCAAGGTGATAAAGTTATTCCTGCAACGGGAGAAGATACTACAAGTGCTAGTGATTCAGTAACATTTAAAGGACGTATTTATTATGGTAATACAACACAAGGAAGTGGCGCAACTACTGAAAGTGAATTAAAATCAAAAACAAATGAACTTAAACCTAGTAGAGCAAACACGATAACAATAAGTACAGCACCAACAGTATCAGAATATTTTGTATATGCATATCCAAAAGTTATGGGAGCATTAACACAAGCAATTTTGAATGGGGCAACTCCTGTATTGGCAGCATTTAATCAAAGTGAATTAACAATAACTAATGCAGCAGGTACAAGTATAACATTATATGTATATACTTCAACACAAAAAGGTGCTTATCAGGGAAATGACAAAATTGCTTTCTCTTAATAATAAATTAAAAAATTAATACAAAAATGTTAGGTTATCCAGATACTCTTGGTTCAAACAATATAACAGATACGGGATATGGTATTATACAAGCAATACAAATTGCAGGACATAGAACTGTTTTAAAAGTAAGTGATTTGTACAATTTAAGTATTCCAATATTATCAAACTCTAAGGGGAGTATTCCTCTTGATGCAAAATTTCAATTGTGGTCAGTTTGCGGTGAAACAGATGCAAAATTAAATGGACTTTATCAATTAATGGATTTCAACAATAGGGGAAATGCTAATGGATGGAGAAAAGTTGATTTTGGTGAAATAAATGCTGATGGTGATATTATATTCAATCAAAATGTAATATTTAACGAAAATATAACAATTGCAGGAAATAAAACAGTTACCATTGGATGTGGAACTGATTTCAAATGGTGTGACCAAACACTAAATGAAAATGAAATTAAGAAATGGAATCAGATTTTGATTTCAGTTGGTTTGAACACGACTAATGCTTATTATGTTCCTGCCACAACAGCACAAGGCGCATACTTTATTACAGGCGCAACAACAGTTTTAGATGCTACAATTAAATTAGACAAAGCTATTCAAACTGTAATAAATTCATCAGGTTTTAATGCTGATGGTACTTACAGTAAACCAAATTCAGGTGTTACAGGTTCTTATGTATCAGGTAGTACAACTGTTAAAGGTGCATTAGAAGGATTAGATAATCATGCTATAAATGTAAACAAATCAATTGGTTTAAACCAAAATGGTACAATGCCATCGTTTACAGGTAATTATACAGCAGGTGCAACAAATATTATTGATGCTATTAATAAACTTGACACTGAACTAAAACGTTTTGAAACTGCATCTGACACTAAGTATATGCCATATTCAGGTGGTACATTTGTAGGCGGTGTAACTGCAACTACGGCAGCACCATTTGTATTTAGTGGAACTGTAACAACTAATAATACAGTGACTATTAATTCAGGTGAAACCGTAAATGGCACAATCACAGCTAATGGCACATTGAATTTCCCAAACACAGGAAATAATATTACAGGTAAAGGTGCTGCTCATTTTGAGCAGGGTGGTTTCCAAGATTATTCTGATATTAGATTAAAAGAAAATATCAAAGATTTGGATATTACATTAGACCAAATTCAATCACTTTCATTAATATATTTTAACTATATTGGTAAAGAGAAAGAAAACATTGGTGTGATTGCTCAACAAGTAAAAGAAATTTGCCCTCAAATTATATATGAGGATGAAAATGGAATGCTTGCTGTTGATTACAAATTCTTATCTGTAATTGCATTAAAAGGTGTTCAATTATTAACATCTAAGTTAATGGAACAAGAAAATGATATTAAACAAATAAAAGAGTTATTAAATTTAAAATAACATGGCATATATAACACCAACAAATTCAAAATGGGTTACTTGGTATGATGTATCACAAGCCTTACAAGAGCGTACTGGAGATTACACACAAGCTAATACTCAGTACGCTACAAAGGCGTATATAATTGCCAATTTTGATAATATTCATTTGGAAAAATTGAATACTACAAACAATTCAATTGGTATTTCATACTTAGATAATCAATTTGTAAAATGGGCTGATGTTGAAGCAATCGAATATGTTTTTTACATAGATACTGTTGGTAATACTGCACAAACTGTTACTAAGGATTACTATGCTTATAGTCAAACATTTGTTATATATTCCTATAAAAATATATATAAGAATGGTACTTTAGTCACAGGAAATATCCCTGTTGCTTGGCATTATAATTCATCTCAAACAGGATGGACTACTAATTCGCCAACAGGCGGTACAGCTAGTGCAACAACTATTACACTTGCAATACCTGAAAATAAAACAACATCTCAAATCAATTATAATTGGAGTGCTGTTCAGAATGAAGGTAGAACATCAGGTGCAAAAACAATTTCTATTCAATATCAACATAAGGCTAAATATGGTACAATTGCTTGGAATCCTTCAGGTGATATTTCAGTTGTATCAACAGCTACAACAGTAGATAAAGGTATTCTTGTAACAGGTAACTTTAATGATAATATATCAGATAGTCAAGGTACTGATGCCGCAAATATTTTAACGGCTGTAACAATTACAACAAGTGAAACATGGGTAACAGGTTTAACATTCTCATTAACCAATTCAAACTATAAGTTCCCAATGTGGACATCTGAAACGGCTGATAGAGTAACAACCATTACATTAACTGTGAATGACCCAAGATTAACGTTAAGCGGTCCTGCAACATTTAAGATAACACAGAAAAAACGTGTTGTGACATTTGATAATTTCAATTTTGACTTTAAGTATTCACCAGATAATCCTGTATTTGGATGTATGGGTGGCACTAAAAACTACATAACCATATCAACAGCTAATATGTATTATGATGGTACATTGCAGAATGTTGTAAACATGCAATATATTATTCAAATACATGATTCTTGGGTGGTTATTAATGATACCCAAGATTATGAAAGAAGTATATTTAATGGTACTAATTCTGGTAGTGGTACTGTAACAGTTGGTGAAAGTCCAGATGAAGGTCGAGAAAGAACTGGTAATTTCACATTGATACAAGAAAATAGTCTTGGTCAGGTACTTTCAATGTATGCTATACAAGAAAAACCTTGTATGGTATATCATTTTGACATATCACCTACTTCTATGACAGTACCTGGACCTACAAGTGGAACAAGTGGAGTAACAGTTACTTCATATAAAGTGAAGAATGGTCATACAGAAAGTCCTATTCCTGTGGGTTATACACCATCAACAGGTTCTAATTGGCTAACTGTAACAGGAAATTCATCACCAAGTGCGAGTGCAACAACTAACACAATTACATACGCACAGAATCCAAGTACTGCAAGAAGTGCAATTGTTACATATACACAAGATGAAACTAATGAAAATGGTTCAATATATAACAAACAATTAACAGTGAATCAGGAAGCTGGATTTATATATGTTTATAAATTTAGTATAAATGGAACTGAAGGTGCTACGACTACTCCGAGTCCAACTGTTAATTTGTCACAATTCTCATATAGTGGTGGAAGTCAAACAGTGACTCTTAAATCATATGCTGAAGTTCATATTGGTTCGGCAACAGGTGCTATTGACCATTATGAAGCAGTTAATTGGAGTCAAACAACTTGTAATTGGTTAGGCGTATCACCATCATCTGGTAATGGTACATCAAGTCCCACTGAAAACACAACTGTTACAACAACAGCAAGTGCTCAATCAGATTCAAGTAGTGATAATACAAGATGTTGTGATATTACATTTACACAAGCAAGTAGTGGAAAGAAAATATATGTAAGTGGTTGTCAAGAAAAGAGTCAAACAGGTTATACATATACATTTACAATTGACACAAGCAGTTTGAGTTTTGAAGCATGTTCTTCAACTTCAAAAACAGCAAATATCACATCATATAGAGAAACAACTCGAAATGGTAGTGTAATTTCTGGAAGTAGAGTTAATATTGGTTATAGTGTAAATTCTGTATCATGGGCAAGTGCTACATCAAATAGTAGCCCAGCGGCTAATACAACAACCACAACTATTACAGCAGATTCTAACTCAAACAACACTTCATCAAGAAATGGTACATTTACTTATACACAGGCTACAAGTAATAGAACTGTAACGCTTCCTGTAAGTCAAAGTGGAGCAAGTTGTGCTGTATATGATAGAGGTCCTTTACAAGTAAACATTGGTGGTGGTTTTACAACTGCGGCAAGTACAAATGTTGTAAGTGGTTCAACAACAATTAACGTTAGTTTCAGTTCACCACAGTATTTAAGTCTTTGTGGTATAAGTTCTAACACTAAATGTTCAGATGGTATAGAAAGCTATAAAGTACAATCTAAACCATCATGGATTACAAGTAATATTGGCGACAATTATTCAACAGGAAACGATGTATTAACAGTTTCAAGTAGTGATGTTTCTTCAGAAAGAACAGGAACAGTTGTTTATTCTAATGGTTACACAACTGCATCTGTAACAGTAACACAAGCACAAGGTTTGAGTTATACTTATTATTTCAAAGTAAATAATACAGAATCTTCTAAAGTTAATCCTAACCATGAAACAAGTGGTACACTTTCATTCAGCAATACAGGTTCTTCATCAACATTTGATATTGAATCATATAGAGTGAATAGTATTACAGGTAGTCGTGAAGCAGTTGGATGGGGCGCAATTGCTATTGGTTCACCATCATATGTTACTTATACAAACACTGGTACAGGTAATACACAAAATGTATCTGTTTCTATGACAGAAAACACTGGTTCAACAAGAACAGCTACTATTAGATATACACAAAATAGCTCTAATTATTGTGTTGATGTTCCATTATCACAAAATGCTGCAACTATTGACTGTTTCTTAGGTGTATGGTCTAGTACTATAAAAGATGTTGATGTTAATGGTGGTACTATTAGTGTTGATATTGACTCTTACCAAACTATTAATGGTAAACAAGGTGCTGATTCTACATGGCAAGCAAGTATAACAGGTTGTGGTACAATAAATAAAACAAGTGGTCCTGGTGGGGATAGTAGTTTAGCCGAAAATAAATTTACTGTAACAATTCCTTCGGGAACAACTGCATGTAGTGGTACTGTAACAATATCTAATGCTTGTGGTAAAACATTCCAATTTAACTATTCTAGAAGTGCTGGTGATGTTAAATGGTCTGACCCTGCTGAAAATACGACTAAATCTATTAGTTCTGATGCAATAACATTTACTGCATATGCTGATACAACAGGTTTAACGGCTTCTCAATGTACTGTAAGTCATAGTCCAACAGCTAATATAAGTGTTGGCGCACCATATGGTACTGGTACAGGAGTTAAAGCAGTTAAGGTAGATATTACAGTTGATGCTAATACTTCAACAAATAGTAGAAGTTGGGATTTAACAATCGCTCCAACATAAAACAATAAAAAAGGTGAAGAGTTTATTCTTCACCTTTTTTATTACTTATTGTTCAAGAAACTTTTCTAGTTTTTCAATCCCACCTTTTTTCTTAACTAATTCAAGAAGTTTTTTCATTGTTTCATTATCATCATTTTCAGTATTGTTTGATGATATTTCAGCATGATTAGCTTCTTTTTCTTCAATTATTGTGGCACTTTTCAGATTATATTGAGCGACTTCAGTTGCATCCATTATAACTTGTGGTGTTTTATTCAATAATTTACAGATTTTGTTTTCAATATAGTTAAGTTCTGTTAATGCTGCTGATGGGTCAATCATACCTGCTGATGGGGATATTTCAGTTTCAGAAACAAATCCTAATTTGTATTTAGCTCTTGTATAAGCCACATACATTAAGTTTTGTTCTTGTTCTTTTTCCCATTCTTGGGTTGCAAGTCTGCTTGGCATTAATGTTTTACATAAAATATAAACATTGTTTGCTTCCAACCCTTTTGCTTTATGAATAGTTGATAAACAAACACCATCTGCACTTTCAGCAAAAACATTTTCAATTCTATTATGCAAGTCTCTCGCTGATGTTAAACCTTCAGCTAATATTTCAAGAGCTTTGATAGAATCATATTTGGTCATGATTTGATTAGAAAGAGTTGCATCTTCTAAATCCATCCCTCTTTTAATCATAAGACGGTTTCTTTCTTCAAATAAATCATCATAAAGCCTTGCAAATACGCCATCTTTTTGTAGACTAACATTCAATGTGATTTGTTCAGTCTTATCAACCATTCTAAGCAGATTTAAGCCAATATCTTGACCTCTGACATAGGATTTAACCCCCATGCGAAGATAACGCATATAAAGCTTAATAAGTGGCATTTTTGTACGACATAATACCATATCTCCATCATGGATGTCTTTAATTGATACATTATGAACAATTTCTCCATCAGGTGCTCCTTCTCGGCATTCCATCGTATCAACAAATTGATTTGCTAAGTTTACTACTTTTTTAGGACAACGATAAGAAATTGGCAAAGGTAATGTTGTCGTATTAGGCAAGCTCTGAAGTTTTGCAAAACTTTCAGCATCCGCACCTGCAAATGAATAAATAGCCTGTTTTTTATCTCCAACAGCAATAAATCTTGTACCACGTCTAAAGCATCTTAGAAATAATTCTCTCTGTGCAGCATTTAAATCTTGACACTCGTCAATGAAAATATAATCGTATTGTAATCCGATTGGATTTAATGTTAATTCATATGGTAGCCATACCATATCAGTAAAATCAATTGAAGTTGTATTTTCTCTACCCCATTTCATTACATTAAGGACTGCATTACATTCGTCATCAATAATTGGAATGTCATGTCTTGCAGATACTTGCAATAAATCTTTTTCACATTGAGCGAGGTTATATCTACCCAAATCACATAGTTGAATAACATTATCTGTATATTGCTGCATTAATTTTGTTGTCATTTTATCAAAATCAGCAGAAGATAACTGTTTTATATTCTTTTTAATGAATGTACGATATTTGTATTCATCAATCTCAATATTAGTACCAAGATTTCTTCGTATCATTAGAAATCCAAGGCTATGTAGTGTTTTTACATGAACATTTTTTACACCTTCAAGTTTCTTTTCCAACTCTTTGACGATTTCCTTATTAAATGCAATAAATAAGGCATTACAAGTTGGTGGTATAAGTTTTACTGCATTTACGATTGTAGATGTTTTTCCTGAACCTGCAAGAGCATTAATTACTGAATTTCCAGTTCCATGTTGAATGAAATCAAAAATATCTTGTTGATATTTGCTTGGAACAAACCCAGGTATTATTTGTGCAGGTTCTACTACTTTCTTTTTTCTTCCTCTTTTTTTCTTTGGTAATTCTTCTTCTTTCATTTTCTAAAATTTAAATTACAAATCTGTTTTATGCAAATATACGATTTTTTTGTATAATATACAATTAAAAAAGGTTAAGAATTTCACAACCCCTAACCTTTAAGAACCATAGAATTCACAAGAATAATTACTTTTGGTTATTACCAAAAAGTTTCATAAATGAATCAATAGCTTCGGGATTAGTGTCAAACATATTGACAAATACTTCCAAAGCTTCTTTCAATTTCGGATTATCCGAAAAAATAACACCACAACCAAAGACTTCATTATTTTCTTCTGCTTCTTGTCTTTCACTTTCAATTTTTTTAGCTTCAGTAATAAGGTTTTGTTCCTTAGTACCACTACCAAAATGAAGTGGAGATTCACTAGCAGGCATGATTTGAACAGCTAAATCAAGAGCAATTAAAATTGCTGATAATTCATTCATTGAAATCATATCTGATTCACCTGACAAAATATCTTCTAAAATATCATCATCAATAGGCATAATATCGCACAATGTTTCGAAACTGATATGATTTATATCCATAAAATTTTCCAAAATTTTAGCAATACCTTCTTTAGCTTTAATAGCCCATTCTTGGGCAACCATAGCTAGTTCTAAACTATCTCTTACCATTTTTATATCTTTTTTAATTAGTTAATACTATTTCTATTGCAAATATACGACTAATTTTGTATATCTGCAAAATATCATCCTTAAAATAACTTAAATTATTCTAATTCTTTCCAGTTATCAGGATATTTTTCTTTTAATTTATTTAACCACCAATTAGTTTTTACTTTAACCATTGGCAATCTTTGACCTTTGAGCATTGTTGTTCTTTTACAAACAACACCTTCTTTTACTGTTGGGTATTTACAATCAGGTTTTGTCCAATCATTTTCATTAATTGATTGAATAAATTCTTGTGTAAGATTACCTTTATAAATTATTTCAGGTAATTTAATCACTGTATTTTCAAACAATTCATAAAACGTTTTTGGTTCAAGATAACCTTTCTTTTTCAAGAATACATCAATTAGTGTTAAGGTCATTTCATCACCTTCTTGATGGCATCCACAAAATGAATTTTCTCCACTATATTCAAAATAAAAATGAATTTCATCAACACTATTAAAAACACCTTTTTTCTTAGAATTTTCCTTAATAATATTTTTGATTACTTCTTCATATTTTTCTTTAAATATTTTAACACAGTTACCAAATTGCTCATGTGTTTCATCAACAATCATTTTCTTCGAACCAAATGCAATAAACTCTTTGGTTCGTGCATTGTATCTTGCAACAAAATTTTGACCATCAATTTTGTTTTCAGCAATGACCATATCATTATCTAATATGTGGTCATACTTCTGATTCTCGAAGCTCGGATAGTGTCTCATTTTCTTTTTTTAAATAGTTTATATACCACTCTTTAGCATCATTATAGATTGTATTATACAAATCTTCAAGTTCTTTATCAACTTCTTTTTCTGAAGAAAAGTCCATTTTATTTTCATCAAATATAATATGGGCGCATGATAAAATTTTATCTAACACTTCTAATTTATCAATGAAAATATGATTTAATGCTAAGAAATTCCTAAATGCAAACAATCGTTGTCTACTATATTTTAATTCTCCCATATCATTCAAAAGTATTATAATATTCACTCATATCCAATATATTATAGCCTTTTGGAAATAACGATATAGCTTCTTCCTCTTTAAGATTTTTAAGAAGCTCTCTAACAATTGTAGAGGATGCTGTGATAGATGGTTCATTCATTAAAAACAAAGTTTCAATATTACCAAATTTTTTATTAAAATCAGCTATTCCTTTTTCGTATTCGAAATCAATTGCATTTCTAACCCCTCTTAAAATGAAATCAGCTTTAACATGATTTGCTTTATCATATGTTAAATCATCATAACTACAAATATTGAATGTATATATTTTACATATTTCAGGATGTATTTGTGGGAATAGTCTAGCCCACTTTTTTAATGCTTCAAATCTTTCAGCTTCAGGAAAATAAGATTTCTTAGCTGGGTTTGAAGCAATGGCAATATAAAACTCTATTTTTTCATCAACTGATATAGTATTTTTGAATATATCAATAGCTCTTAAAATTAAGTTTTCATGCCCTATTGTAAATGGGTCAAATGACCCAGGAAAAAATATTGTCATAATTATTCAAAATTTATTGGTCTCCAAGCAACTACATATCTATCATGTTCATAATCACTATTAGGTTTCATACTATATGAAAATAACCCATCTTTCCACTCAGAAGATTCTTTATTATATACACCTGATTTACAATAGAATTTGCCCTCATGTTTTGATTTTTTTAGAACAATCAAAACAACTTTATTTAAAAACCCATTTTCTTCTGATGGAAGTTCATTCTCAACTTCAATAAAATCATTAGTGAAATCAAATACTGCATTCATTGCATCTTCTATATTGAGATTGTCTTTATTCTTCTCAATATATTCCTTAATAAAATCTTTTCTATTCTTCATCTATTTCCCATGAATAAGGTTGTTTAATTCTCATTTCTCTTAATTTATCTTTTGCTGAAAGATAAAATTTACGATTTATTTTAGCCGAATATCCTATTTTAAAATAGGGAGAACACACATCATGAAATCTTGACATAAATGTATTATAATTCTCTTCTTCTGGTAGTTTAGAGATGAATTCATTTATAGCATTAAATAATGATGTTGAAATCGACAATTTATATTTGTTCTTATCTAAAACAGATATAATCATTGATTTAGTAACATAATACCGTGTTTCTTCAATTTCATCACCTTCTTCATCATGCCAAAACTCACAGCATGGACTTCTTCTGCCTTTATCGTCTAAATATTCATAATAGAATGAATCAGGCATACGTTCTCTAGTACCTAAATCCTCTAATTTAACTGAATCATCGGCTTTTCCCCACCTTTCATCATATGCTTCTTTTGACCACCACATAAGGTTGTCTGTATTTTTAGGTTCGCCATCAAAATCCAAGTCATGTAAACAGCATGTACAACCACGAGGTACATGTTCATCACAATACCACCTTGTACCATCACCAGATGGCATATACATCCATGTCACAAGTTTATTACACTTAGAACATTTTCTATATCTCTTTTTCATCACTATTAAAACCCATTGTTGGAGCTTCGCTAATCATTTGCCAAGGCATATAAATCATATTTGGCAAAGGTTCATCTTCAGCTTTGTTTAACACTATAATTTCATTGTTTTCCTTAATTACCTCTTCTTCAATCATTGGGTAACTATCAGAAATAAAATATTTTTCTGCATTGCTCATGGTATTCTATTTTTCGGTTATACATCAATTTCACAATGCAAATATACGAATAAAAAACGAGAACTCCAAAAGAATTCTCGTTAATTTATGTTATTTATTATTGTTTCTTATGCGCTTCTTTTGCACATTTAGGGCAACCACATCCTTTTAAATGAGATGCAGGTATTTGATAAAAGAAACCATGCTTTTTGCAAATTATACAAACCTTCTTTTGAGACCCAGTATATTTTACATTGGCGTAAGAGTATTTATCTCCATGAATTTTTTTAGCTCTTTCGATAAACTCTTCTGTTGTCAAAGCTTTTTTATACTCCCTTTCTCTTTTACAGCAAATCATACAACCCGAATCCAAACCAATAAAATTACTGTAACTTGCAGTCCATTTATGACCACATTTACCACATCTCAATTTTATATCTTTAGCAAATTGTGACTTATATTCATATGGTTCAAGTAAAATGTAATTTTTCAATTTACATTTATTAATAACTTCATCAGTCTTAGTCAATTTTCTACGAATGATACCCATATCACAATGTTTACACTTAGCAGTACTTTTTGAAAATACATCAAAATATGTCATTTTGATAGCACCACATTTAGCACATTTAAGTAACAATGGTGTTTTTCCACCAACATATTTAAACTTTTCAACAAGTTTAAAATTATTTTGCTTACATTGTCTTGCAACAATATTTTCAGCCATTTCTTGCGATAACTTGTATTTTCTCTTACAATTTGGACACCTCATATTTTGTCCCAAATGAGATGTGTTCCAATAGAACTTATGACCGCACTCTCTACAACGTAAGTGTATTCGACTTCTACTAATCCCATGATAATCAGGATTTTCTACTATCTCAAACTTGTGTTCATCACACAACGTTTCAGTTCTTTTTAAAAATTGTTCTTGTTTCATTTTATAAACCAGTGGATAATGGTGCTTTTAAAACACCTTGTGATACATAATTTTCGATTTTAATATCCTCAAAGTCAAATTCATCAATAGTTCTAACTTTAGGATTTAAGTATAATGTTGGCGAGTCAAGTATCTCTCTTGAAATTAGCTCTTTAGCTTGCCCCAAATGATTAAGATATAAGTGAGTATCACCACCATCAAATATTAAATCACCAACAGACATATTGCAAACATGTGCAATCATATTAGTTAATAATGCATATGAAGCAATATTGAATGGCAAGCCTAAAAATGAATCAACACTTCTTTGATACCATATGCATGATAATTCTCTTGTTGGAATATCTTCTTCATCCAAAAGATAATCATATTCACCATTATATTGGAATGATGATGTACTTCCATAAATGTCAAGATGTGGATATGCAAAATTATCAGTATTAGCTTCTTCATTCTTAAATTTATTGTAATATAACTCCCAACGTTCTTTATTTGACAGTTCTTTTGTATAGAACTGAAACAATACATGACAAGGTGGTAATGCTACTTCATTAATCACATCAGGATTATATGCAACACATAACATTCTTCTATCATCAGGGTTAGTTTTTAGTGTGTTGATAATGTTTTGAATTTGGTCAGTTTCACTTCTTCCAAATCGCCTCCATTGTTTACCATATACATCACCTAAATCACCAAAAACAAAATCAATAACACCAAAATCATACCCAGTTTCAGTACATTCTAAATCATTAATATCCGTATGTATTTTAAATGAACTATTATCATCTAATAAAGTAACATATTTTTTATCTTTCACATGTTGAATGAAATCATCTTTAGTCAAAACTTCAAGTTCCTTAAAATAATCAACATTAAATGTCTCATAAACATCCAAATCTTTATTTTCATCCAAATATGAATTATAATAAAAATCTACATATTTATCATTTTTATCAAATTCATTCATTTCACGAACTAAGATATTATGCTTATTTATTTTATCTTTATAGAATCGGTAAGCATCATCATTCCAAATATTTACTCCATTATCAACAAGATATTTAATATTTGTATCACCTTTTAGAAACCATAACAGTTCATAAATGATACCTTTAGTAAACATCTTTTTTGTTGTTAAAAGAGGAAATCCTCTTCTTAAATCAATTTTCATATGTGTACCAAAAATTGATTTAGTTCCTGTTCCTGTACGGTCTTTTTTTACATTCCCGTTTTCAAGAATATCTTTCAATAAATCTTGATATTGTCTATCTACACTATTCATTGTTCAGCTTTAACATAAGTTTTATTAAATATTTCCTCTTTACAAGGATAAAACTCACCTTCTACACCTTTGATAATATAATCGCCAAATGAAGCTTTCATATTCCCTTCTAATGTCGGAATTTCAAAGCCACCTTTAGCTTTAACATCATCAATAGTTGCCATTTGTCCAAATACAGATGTTTCCATGCCAATATTAAAAACAAATTCAATACATTCTACAATTGATTCATCATTATTCAATAATTGAATAGCTTCAATTGTTACAGGTCTTTTTGTATATTTTCCTATCATTTTATTTTAAAATTAAGTTTAAGTAATGTTTCGAAAGTCGCATCATTCATAATAAAATCATTTTCATTTTCAAGAACAATTTTATTATATTCAGTTTCTTCCTCTATATCGTTTATAAAACGTTCAAAGTTATTATTAACAAATTCAATGAATTTATCCGAATTTCCTCTATCTTTATAAATTTTAAGAAACTCTTTTTTCCTTTTTTTAGATGGATAATATAAAGTAAAATGGATTTTATTATCAATCAGTGCAGTTCTAACACTTTGTTGTGAGGACACAAATATAATGTCAGCTTTATCCAAATTTTCTTTTATATATTCAATGTAATTAGTCGGGAAATTAGTTTTATCAAAACTAGAACAATCCAAATCAATAATTGTTAATTTCTTTTTAAGTAATGTGTAAGTAGTAGATTTCCCAACACCTGGGAAACCACTAATTACAACAGCCCTTTTCTTATCCATTAAAGTTAAGTTTTGATAAAATTGATTCAATTACAATTTGGTCTTTCTTATCTTGTGAATATAAAGGTTCTAATGTTTTCTTATATTCAGTAAGTTCTCTAACTTTTTGTGTGTAGATAATTTTCTTTATGAAATACATAAGGTCATCCTGCCAATCACTTGCTGAAAAGCCATTCCATGTAAATGGAACTATTTTAAAATCAGGTATTGAAGCTGCCACTATTTTTGTTGCATTTTCATAATCTTCAGACTTGCGGTTTACAAATGCGACCATTTTAATCAGTTCACTAATATCATTGATTGTTCTGATATTGATACCTTCATTTGTTGAAGTCTTATCTTGATAATTGAATCTGCAATTAGTCTTAGGTGTATAAGCAGATGGCTTTAATTCTTTTTCAATTCTCACTAATTCAGCATCAATTTTTTCGGTTGCAGTCGAAATAACTAAATCTTTTTCCATATTCTTCTATATAAATTATTATTATTTAAAATTTTTCAATTAGAGTAAAACTTTTATAATCATATTCCATAGGAAATTCATCACCATTTTTTGTTTTAACCCAATGGTGAGTATTATATTTTACATCTTCAAGTAACTGCTTCTTTTTTTCTTCTGAAGCATTATATTCATCATATTTATGGTTATGATTTCGAGATATATAATTATACTCATATGCCTTATTATCATTCTTGAATGAACTTATCTTAGTAACATAAAACCTATGTATTTCAATACCTTCTTTTTTGAAATCTTCGAAATTTTTGCCCTTATCAGTATATTCTTTTTTCTCATAATACGACATTTCATTCCAAATACGATTATTTAATGCATATTCTGTTTCAACTCTAACAGTAACAATATCACCATTCTCAGTTTTATCTAAAACATCATTACCGTAATATGTGCCAAAATATTTATTCTTATCACCTCTTTTTACGAAAGATTTTTCAATATCATTTGCACTGCCACGAAATGTATGTAAGAATTTTTCTTTATAATCTTCGACTTCAGATAGAGATAAAACATTATCATCTACTAAGTGATATAGAGATGATAATGAAGAAAAACCACAAAATTGTTTTTTATCAATATCCACAAATGTTGGAACTGTTTTACTTGTAAGTTCATGCCTATATTCTTCTTTCCGACTATAATGATAATCTGATATACGACCACCAACAAAACCATACCATGTCATTTTACCAATATAGACCAAATTACTTGAAATTTCTTTACTATTGGGTACTTTTCCTTTATAAGAAGCACCAATTTTTAAAGATTTCATGGTAATTTTTTCAGTACTATCAATTAATTGCTTTGACATTTTATAATCAACAGAATCGACAGGAAGCAATATCAAATCTTTACCCGACCAAGCATATACAAATTGCCCTTCTAACCCTTTACCTTTGCTTGATGTACATTCTTGAAGTATATATAAAAGATTTTCAATACTTATTTCAAATTCAAAATCTCTTGGGTCATACACTCTACAATATGTTTGTCTATGATTCCATCCACTTGAATATCCACCAGCTTTTTTATTTAAAACAAAACCTTCAGTTGGAACATTATCTATTTCAAGTGGAGTAATTTTACTATCTCTCCATCCATTCCATGATGTTTCTTTAGCTAATTTTCCTTTTTTATTAATGTAAGTGACATACGATAATTTACCTGTATAAGTGTCACTTCTTTCCCGAAACCCAATTTTAAGCTTATCGGGTATATTTAATTTATCATTTATTTCTGCCATAAGGTTTATTTTACAGTTTTAATAATCAGTTTATCTCTTTCGTCTTTAGTTTTTGTACCACCCCAAAAAGCTTCACCTGAAGAAATTATATAACTATCATTATATTCATCCTTAAAACATAAAGTATTATCATAAATGAATAACCCATGAGGATATTCACTATAACACATTTCTGTATCAGGTTTAAACTTTAATTTAAGTCCATCAGCCCAACAATCTTCGGCTTTTAGTGCTTCAATTGCTTCTCTTATTTTTTTATATGTAAGAATTATATCTAAATCACATGTACCAACAACTGTAAAATTAAAAGCTCTTTGAGTAAAAGAATCATACCCAAGAATTTTATCCCATTTTTTTCGTCTATTATTCCATTCTCTAGTTGAAATTTTATCAGGTTTATCACATTGATTTTGATAATGATAATCTTCAACTAATGGCTCAATTTTTTTAAAATATTCTTCTACATCATCAGCAAAGTAATATCCATAAACATATCCATTTTTTTCTGGAATTAAAGATATTGTAAAATTGAAATTGGGACTCAATAACGTTCTCATGTCAGAATTCAATTCATTAATCAATGCTCTGTATATCTCATATACATTACAACCAATAAGATTATTAAAAACAATAAACATTTTTAATTCATCAACAGTTAAAAGTTCATTAGCTAATTTGACTGTTTCTTTTCTTATTGAAAGAAGTTGTTGTAATATATCAGCCATGTTACGAGACTTAAAACGAATTCCATAATATAATTTTGTGCTCATAATTTAATTAAAAAAGTCATAAGTTACTATTTGTTTATTCAATTTCTTAGCAGTAGTTGTTTTGGATGATTTACTATCAATATCATCTGTGACTAAATAATCACAATCTTTAACTGATACTTCATCTACAACATACTTCTTACTTTCCATAAATTTCACAAACTCCCCTTTTGATGCAAAGTTGAATTTTTTAGGAGAACCAGTCAAGCATAATTTTATTATGTTACCATCTCTTTTCTTAACAAACTCAACAGGAAGCCCATGTGTTACAATATCTTCTAATAGATTATTAAAAGCTGTTAGTTTAGAATGGTCATCATCATTTTTATCCCACCCATAAACAACTTTTTTCTCCAAACCAGTAAATGAATAATCAACTCCTGATAACTTTTTGGCAATTTCTTTAACAGTTTTTCCACCAATAGACATACCATCAAAAGACATAAAGCTGATTACTTGCTCAATTGTTAATTTTTTAAGATTGTTCAACTGTTTGACAAAGTTTTCAAGTATCTTACCCTCTTTCATTCCGCAATCAATTAGATAATCCACAGAAACATCTCCATCATTATGGTTTGTTATATAGAATGAAGCAGGCTGTTTAACTTTATTAAACAATTCTTCCAAAAAAGCATCTCCAACTCCATCTAATTCAAGAACATTCATTGAATTGATGAATTTAAACAGTTTTTTACCTTCACAATCATCATTAGGGCAATGTAAATGAGTACTATTTACAATTTCTAAATGAGAACCACAATGAGGGCATATAGTGGGCATTTCAAATGTTTCAATAGCAGGTACATCAACAGATGTAATCTGTGGAATAATATCACCTGATTTAACTAATGTTACAATTGCCCCAACACCAATTTTGTTATCAACAATATATTTGTAATTGTAACCACTCGTTTTTGAAACAATAGAACCATCTAATTCCACTGGTTTAAGTAAAACAACAGGGGTAAAATTACCTGTTTTACCCATTTTAATATCAAGTCCCTCAACAGGGGTTGAAGCATTTTCAGGCTTAAATTTGATAGCTAATGCCCATTTAGGATGATGTGCGGTTTCCCCAATATATCCACGCTGTGAAGAGTTAATTTTAGCTACCATACCATCCAAACGATATGGACTATCATTATGTTTGAAATCTTCGTATTCTTTAAAGATTTTTTCAAATCTTTCTTTAGTCATATCAAAGTATTCATAATCTAAATATAAATCTTTGTAATGAGCAAATCCCCAATTTCTAATATCCTTAATATCCCAATATGATAATTTACCATTTGAAAGCACTTCATGCATCTCAACAGGTATCAAATGAATTTCTTTTATTTGTTCAGAAGTAGCATCATCATTATTCAACAATCCTGCCACATAATTTCTTTCATTTGAAAAACGTTTTACATTTTCTTCGTCAGTCAATTCAGGCAAACGAGCATATTTTTCTGCAAATATTTTCTTCTCAACAACTGCTTCACATCTTACTTCAACAATATTATCAGTAATCGGAATTGTCATTGGTATTTGTGATTTATCAATTCTCGATAAATAATCTCTACCAAGAATGCCATCCCCTCTAGATAACGCCCTTACCAATGTTCCATTTTCATAAACTAAGTTTACTGCATTTCCATCTAATTTTTGAGACCATTCAATGTGAACATCACTATTAATAGTATTCTTTATGTTATCATACCAAGCTTTAAATTGTTCCCAAGGAGCTTCACCTGTTGATTTATCGGCTTGTATTTTTTCCAAAGAACCCATTTTTGATGGGTGAGGAAATTTAGCTTTTCTATCCCAAGAGCCAACTTTTTTTACAATTTCAGAACCGTTATCTTTCAACCATTGTTCAAGTTCATCAAATGCGCTATCTTCCATAATAGGCTCTTCATTATAGTACATTTCTTTCGCTTTAAGATATAAAGCTTCTCTTTCTTCTAATTTAGTTATATCACTCATTACTATTTAAATTTGGTATTTCTACTTTGGTAATATCGGCTCTAATATTCAGAGCTTTTAACAATTGGAAGATTGAAATATTGTTTTCGACACCCTCAAATACAATTTTATCATCAAACAATAATCTAACATTATTATTCGTTTCATCCATTTCTATATGGTAAATTGTATTATCAGTCTCTTCAACTGGTTTGTTTCTTTCTTCAATTATCATTAAACGATTGTTTTCCAATTCATTCAAATCAGTATCAGGTAAACGGACTACATTATGTTTAGGATTACCATTTACATCTTTAACAATAATATATTTGTTTAATGCTTTCCCTTGTGATAAATCACTCCTAAACATCAGATAATCATTCACATCTATCTTTTCATAAAGATAGCTTCTACCACCTTTGAATACAATTTTCAAATCTTTCAAATCATTATCTTTATCATAACACTCTGAATATAAGACATTTGAGCTATCATACCAAGTATAATCTACATTATCTTTATATACATTTAAAATCGCACTCATATTTTATCTTTTTGTTCTTTGCAAATATACGACTTATTTTTTAAATTACCCACATAATGCAAGATTTTAGACGATTATCTTTACTTTTTAACCATTTTTATATATATTATAAGAAAAAATTAGAATATGAATCCAATAAACAAATCTTTCTCTGATGATTTGACTAATATTTTAAAATACATAGAAACCACATTAGTAAATGAGTTTCCCTCAAAAAACATAGTATCTGAATATTTCATTGTAGGCGTTTTAGAAAATAAAAATTGCCTTGCTTATGCAGCCTTAGAAGATTGTTTGATGACAGAAATCATCAAATCCATTGTTGATGAATACAGCTACTATTTAAGCCAAAATCCAACTCCATTAAATCAGTTTGATATACCAAGGTTCAGTGAAAACTTCAATGAGTATATAATTCAGGCTAATGTAGAAAGAGTAAAACATAACCATGAGAAAGTTAATACATTACATATGATATTATCCATGCTATTCCTTGATGGTAAAATAAAGGAGATGTTTGGTAAAGTCGGATTAACATATGATATGTTTGAATCTTATATAATGAATAATAACCTTGTTGAAGAAAATGAAACAAAGCCAAAACAATTACCAGCAAAAGTGAATAAAAATATAAGTTCATCACAAATATTAAAGACAAGAAAAATTCAAAAAAACACATTAATTGAAACTTACTCACAAAACCTTAATGAATTAGCTTCAAAGGGAAAAATTGATAAAATTGTTGGGAGAGAGAAAGAAATTGGACAAATGTTTAATATTCTTGGAAGAAGAAACAAGAACAATTTAATTTTAGTCGGAAATGGTGGTGTAGGTAAAACAGCTATTTGTAGACATTTAGCCAATTTAATTGTTGAAAAGAAAGCTCCTGTTGCTTATCATAAGAAAAAAATCGTTCAAATGGATATTTCTGCTATGATTGCAGGTGCTAATTTTAGAGGAATGTTCGAAGAACGTTTAAAAGGCTTTCTAGAAGAAGTAAAAAATGATAAAAATTATATAATTTTTATTGATGACATTCATAATGCGTTAAGTGAAAAAAATCAAGCAGGGGATGTAAATGTGGCTTCAATGTTGAATAACATACTAATTGATGGTGATATTCAAGTAATTGGAACTACTAATTTTAAAGATTATAAAAACACAATTGAGAATAACAGTTCATTATCAAGAAGATTTCAAAAAATCGTTATTGAACCATCTTCTATTAATGAATCTATAACAATTCTTAATGGGTGTAAAGAATATTATGAAACATATCATAATGTAAAATACACTGATGAAGCTATTAAATCATGCGTATTATTGGCAAATAGATACATTTCAGATAGAAATCTTCCCGATTCAGCAATTGACTTGCTTGATGAATCTGCTTCAAGAGTGGTTTTAAAAATTAAAGATACCCCTGAAATAACTAATGTTAAAGAAGAATTATTAAAAATAAAAGGTGAAAAAAGACAAATTCTTAGTAATGAAACTTATGATGGTATTTCAGCTTTAAATGCAAAAGAAAACACTTTAAAAATAAAATTATCATTGTTAGAAAAAAATAATCGTTATAATACAGAACAAAGAACTGTTTATGATAATGATGTTCGTGAATTAGTCTCTGAAAAAACATCAATTCCAATCACTAAATTAAGCACAACTGAAAAATCATCATTAAAAAATATTAATAATGTATTAAAAAGTAGTATAATTGGTCAAGATGATGCAATTGACAAAATATGTCAAGTTGTTAAAAGAAATAGAATTGGATTATCAAATAAAAATAAACCAATTGTAATGTTCTTAGGAGGACCAACAGGTGTTGGAAAAACATTGATGGCTAAAAAATTATCTAAGGAAGTTTTTGGTGATGAAAAGTATTTGGTACGACTTGATATGTCTGAATATGCTGAAAAAAGCTCTATTACTAAATTGATTGGTTCTGCTCCTGGATATGTTGGTTATGATAATGGTGGACAATTAACTGAAATTATTAAAAATAAAAAATATTGTGTATTGTTATTAGATGAAATAGAAAAAGCAAATCAAGAAATTTACAATGTGTTCTTACAGTTGTTTGATGAAGGTTGTTTAACTGATAATACAGGTGCAAAGATTGATTTTAAGAATGTAATAATTCTTTTAACATCAAATACAGGTGCAAAACAAGTATCTGATTTTGGTGGCGGTTTGGGATTGGTTAGAAACGAACAAGTTAATACAAAAACAATCATTCAGAAGGAATTAAAAAAGAAGTTCCCACCTGAATTTATTAATCGTATTGATGATATAATATATTTCAATAAATTAACAGATGATAATATTAAAGATATTATCCGTTTAGAATTACATAATCTTGATAATAGATTAGTTGAAGTTGGTTTCTCATTAGAAGAAGCATTTTACCAAGAAGAATTTATCAATTTCTTATTCGACAAAATTAAAGACCAATCAGAATATGGAGCTAGACCTGTATTAAGAACCATTCAAGAAACACTTGAAAATCCTATAACAGATTTGATGTTAGACATGGACGATGCAGAAATGGACAAGGATAGTTTAACAATGTTAAAAGTTGAAACATTTATGAAATAATAATTTAAAAACGGGAAATTGTTGGTATTTCTCGTTTTTTAGTTGTATATTTGCAGGGTTTTCAAACTAAAATGGTACAAAGAGCCATTAAATAATATTTATATTTAATAGAAAACATGTAATAATGGGTAAAAAAATAATAATTTCTGAAAATATTGAGAACTTATTCATTCAATTAGCTTTGAATGAAGCGTTTTATCCAGAAGCGAATAAAGTGCTTATAATTAAAAATTATTTGGATAAGAACTTTATTAAATCTACTATTGATGATGTGGATAATAATGGTTATCCAATTAAGACAAGAGTAGTCAGCATGAAAAATAGTAATGGGGATGCATTGAATACAATGACCACATCTCAATTATTTTATTTGATGCAAGATAAATTTAAGAATATCTATCACAACAAAGAACAAAGAGATAAATTAATTAAACAAGTTATCAAAGATTGGTGTGATGATAAAATAAGTAGAGAAGGGATGCTATCAGTGAATTCTTATTAATAATAAGGAAGTTTTGGCTGCTCTCCTAAAGAAAGCAGCCATTGTTATGTTTACACATGACATCTTCCACACTAAATAAAAATTAATGCAAAAACTAAAACACATTTTATTAATTACTTTAATGGTTACTTGTTGTTCTTTAAAAGGACAATGTATTGAAAAAAATTTTGATTGGAATAATGTAATATCAGCAATAGCTTATACTGAAAGTCGTTATGACCCTAATGCGGTCTCTAAAACAGGCAATCATGTTGGATATTTACAAATATCAAAGATAATGATACGAGATTGCAATCGAATACTGGGTTATAACAAATATACTTATAAAGACAGATACAGTATTGAAAAATCCAAAGAAATTTTCCACTTAATACAAAAAACTTATAATCCGACAAATAATGTTGAAAAAGCTATAAGAATGTGGAATGGGGGAACAGGTTTTACAAAAGATGGTACAGAAGCGTATTATCAAAGAGTAAAAAGAAAATTAAATGCGTTAGAAAGAAGCAGAGACCAATAATCTCTGCTTTTTTTGTTTATTCACACGATTTTTTTGATATTTATAATAAACAGAAATCATGGAAAAGAATTTTTATGAAATCGAACAAATAGCAAAAGAAAAAGGTATCTTATTAGATGGCTGTGGAACAGATGTAAGATATTACACTTTTGGGGTATTTGTTGATTTATGTGATTTAGATTATAAGGAACCAGAAATTCCTGATGATATGTTTAAAGATTAATAAATATTAAAAAATAATAATATACAATGAGTGAAACAACTGAAAAGCTTGTCGGTATAAAACAAGTATTACTACCTGAATTTAAAGCAGCCGAAGAAGCTGGAACAACTAAAGGTTATATGTGGTTTGTTAGAAATAACAATATCACATTACATAATTATATCTATTTGGGTTCTCGTTTATATGGAGAAGCTGAAATTGAAGTTCCATTTGATAGCGTAATAACAAACGTTATTTCTGATAACTCAATAGTTGTAACAAAAACTTCATCTGAAGAAGGTACAACCGTAGAATTAAAAGTGAACTTAGACCCTAATGGTGGATTAACACTTACAGAAAACGGTTTACAAGTAGATATGTCTTAATTTGTCTCTCAATCTGAATTAGATAAAGTGAAAGACGATATTAAAACAGTAAATGATAACTTAGTAACTTCAATTAATGCAATCAACCAAAATGTTGCTGATGGTTTTAACACTATCAATGGTGGCATTGAAAATGAAATTAAACCTGCAATAGCTGAAGCGAAAAAATTAGCAGTTGATGAAACTGAAAGAGCACTTGCTGCTGAAACCAATTTACAGACTAATATTAATATTGAAACAACTGAAAGAAAAATTGATGTTTCTAATTTACAAAACAATATTAATGTAGAAACTGAAAGAGCACTTGCTGCTGAAGCTGCATTAGCTGAAAAAGTTAAAGAAGTTGATGTCGAAGAAATTAAGAATGACATTAAAACAGTGAATGATAATTTGGTAACTGCTGTTAATACAATTAACAAAAACATGGCTGATGGTTTTAATACCATTAATGGTGGTATTGATAACGAAATCAGACCTGCTATTGATGAATTAAAGGCTTCTGATGCAAAATCTGTTAAATACCAAGAGTTTGATACTGATAGAAAAACAATTCAATTAGCAAATTTTGATACATTATCAGGTATTATGACTGATGGTGAAGGTGTGAATTTAGCAATGGTTTCTAAATGGGATAAGGCTGATTTCGGTTCAACTAAACTTCCATTCAACATGAATGGTTCAGAGCCAAGACCTACATATAATGACACAAAAGAAGTTGCATTAGTTGAAGATATTGATGGCAGTATTTCAAGTGAAGCAGACCGTGTTAATGCAATGGTTGATGTTATCAACGAAAGTATCAAAACTGTTAATGATAATTTAGTAGCTGCTGTTAATACTATTAATGGCGGTATTGAAAATGAAATTAAACCTGCTATTGAAGCTAAAGTTTCTTCTGTTGAATTGGTACAAGACCCTGATAATCAATTACATTATGAATTAATGGTTGATAATGTTAAGAAAGGTGATATTAATATTCCTAAAGACCAATTCTTAAAAGATGTAACATATGATGATACTACTAAGGAATTAGTATTTACTTTCACAACAGAAGATGGTGAAAAAGTAACAAAAGTTAATATTGGTGAATTAGTTGATACATATGAAGCAGGTAATGGTTTAGAATTAGCTAACAATGTATTCTCAGCTAAAATAAAAGATGGTGATAAATTCTTAACTGCGGATGCTGATGGCATATCATGTGAATTTTCATTCGAGAAAACACAACCTTGGGTTTATGTAGTTAGAGATAAAAATGGTACTATATTTGCACAAATTGATTTTGATGCACAATATGACCAAATATCTGAAGTTCTTGTAAATTTACAACAATCAAAAGCAACTAAAACTGAATTAGCAGCAGAAGTAACTCGTGCTGAAGGTGTAGAAGCTAAGTTGAGAACGGATGTTGATTATGAACATGAAAGAGCTTTAGAAGCTGAAGCTAATATCAACAAAGCTTTAGATACTAAAGTTACATGGGCAGAAGGAAATACAAAGATTGTTTTACCTTCAGGTGGTCAATTAGTTGGTACTAAATATGGCACTGATGGTAGTGACCCTGCTGATGGTGCAACTATTGCTCAATTAAGCCAATATAATGTTATGGACTTTGGTTCAGCAAAATATCCATTAAACTTAAACACTCCAGCTGGTGTTAGAGTTACAGTACAAGAACAAGGTCAATCAGGTGATGATGCAAATAAAATTGCTTATTTAAGCGATTTAGATGCTATCAACACAAACGTTTCTGATATGGATGCTGCTTACAAGGCTGCTGATGTGGCATTAGATGCTAAAATAAGTGATTTAAATACTAAAGTTAGTGGTAATACTGATGCAATTGCAAATAAAGTTGATAAAGCAGATGGTATGGGACTTTCACAAGAAAGTTTTACAACTGCTGAAAAAACTAAACTTGCAGGTTTAAGTAATTATGATGATACTGCTATTAAAGCAAGTATTGAAGAAAACAAAACTAATATTGCGGATGTAAGAACTGATTTAACTAAAGAATCAACTTTACAAGCTACAAATTATGCAACATTAACCAATGATTTAGGTTCTGAAGTAACAAGAGCGACAGATAGAGAAGATACTATTGAAAATACTGTTAATAACATTATAAATAATGGTTTAGCTTTACAAAATGGTAAATCTATTACTGCATATCCAAATCCATCAGGTTCTAGTTCACCTGTTGAAATATTAACAATTACATCTGGAAACGTTGTTAATGTTGGTTCTAATATTGGAATCTTAGAGTTGGAAAGTAAAGGTGATATTGTGGCTATTTTAGATGGTAATAGAAAAACAGTTGCAATTAAAGAAGATGTGGACACTTTAATTACTACTTTACAAAATACTATTGCTGATTTAACTACAAGAGTAGAAGCCTTAGAAGCCAAAAATCCTTAATTAAGGCTATATAAATAATAAAGAGGGTAATCGAAGTTGATTCTTTTACCCTCTTTTCTATTATACGCTTTTTTATTCTTATGGGGACGGTCTTTTGCTACCCACCGTCCACCATTTCTCTCTAATTCTTCCTCTCTTGAAGCCTTTCTGTTAGCTTTAACATAATCTTCAATTGTTCCAATTTTAGTCTTTGCTTTCATATCAATTGTTTTATATTGTATAAATAATTATACTCTATTTTATAAAACATTGAAAGATAATCATCAAGTCTAAAGTTATGGCTGAATGCCCATTTGTTAGAATAAAACCAATCAAAATCAGATGTTAATCTTTTACGTTTATCTTTTTTAAAAATTTTTTGCCACCATTTAAGCTCGATAACATCTCCAATATACATCCAATTAACAAGCTCGATTTCGTCTTTTTCACCACCAACAGCTTTTTCTAAACAGAAATCTTCTTCTTTATCAGCAAAGTAAGCAAAATGTACACTAACATTTTGTCTATTTTCTCTTGGGTTGGAATTGATTTTCAACAACATGAGTTTCTTTTTATCCCCAATAAACCCTGTTTCTTCTTTTAGTTCTCTAAGAACTGCATCTTCCAATGTTTCGTTAAAATCGAGATAACCACATGGTACACAGAAATGACCAACATAATCCGCTGCACCTTTTCCTCGTTTTTCAGTTAATACAAATAATTTCCCATCTACTTCCTTGAACACATAGCCTACAACAGCCATCGCACGAGAAATCCAATAGATTTTATCATCAACTTTCACAGGAAAATTTTGATTTTCTGATGTGGTATCACCAACTTTTGTTCCTTCTTTCATCTTTAATATTTATTAATTAAGTTTTCTAATAATTCAAACCAATAACATTTATTTGTTTTATCGTCTGTTACAACAAATGCAACCATTCCAATAACAGATATTACCATAATAATTGTTATAAACATCCATAAAGCGATGCTAATCGTTATTCCCAAGCTTTTCATTTTGTTTTTTTATCATTTCTTTTAACTCTTGTAATTCTTTCATTACATTGTCATTATTATCAACAGCCAATTCATCAGTAAATGATGAAGTTACAAAGCTCATACCAAACATACCACCAATCAATACAATTAAACAAAATCCAATTTTACTGATTGTTCCAATTAACGGAGATGTATTATCTGCAATCGCATTAGGTATATCATACCATCCTTCAATTGTAAACATTCTAAATACTGTATATATAGATTCAATTGGATTACCAAAATATTCAGGAGCTACCTTAGAATATAAACTTGATAATATAATTGAAATGATGAATATCAATATGAATATTCCAACAATTACGCCAATGCTAGCTCTAAATGCAATTTTAAGATTCAATAATAATCTTTCATAATTTGGAATGGCTCTGAACAATCTTGTACATTTGAAGATTCTTACTGTTCTTAGCACTAAAAGATAGTCCATTCTTTCTAAATAAGAACCAAAAAACAATGGCAATAAACTAATAACAACTAATATGAAATCGAATGTGTTTATATGTTTTTTAAAAAACCGTTTTCCATAAATTTTTACTTTAACTGCAATTTCAATTCCAAATATGATTGTTAGAATCAAATCAATAGTAACCATCCTATCATGAAACCACAATGGAATACTACTAAAGGCTAATAAAAATGTTACAAAACAGTTAATAACAATTAACCATGTTATGTGATTATCATTTAGAAAGAATGAATATATAGTCTTTATTATTTTTAGTTTCATATTTGTCATCATTAAAACAATGCAAATATAAGACTAATTTTCATAACCTCAAAAAAATAATATTTAATAAATGTTAATCCATATACATTTTTAAATTTTCAACAATATAAGGATTATATAAATCAATATCATTCATAACTTCATTTACATTATCAGATAATACTCCATATAATGCAGAATAAACGATTTCATATAAATGTCTATTGATATTAGAATATCTAATATGCCCATCAATTTTATCTATTGCATCTTTTTCCATCAATATACCTGCTGCAACTGAATCCCATTTTTTAGTTGACATTGTGAACCCATAATTAAAACCTTCAAATACACGGTTTTTACCTAATATTGGATTTCCAAAAGAATCAATGCAAGGAGATAGACCCAAAATTTTTATCATTTCTATTCTCCAGTATTCTCTTAATTTATCTTTACTCACATCATTGATTATAATCTTATCATAAGCAAAATCATACCATTTTAATCCAATTTCAGAATCATGGTTTGACACATTAAAATTGGTTGGTCTCATTATAAAGTAGACATCTGCTCCAAGTTTTTCTAACGCATCTTTTTCATTAAAAAAACGGCAATCATCAACAATTATTATTTTATTCGTTGATTCATATTCTTTCACTTCATTAACTAACGTATCAACATGCCAATCAGGTTTAAATTTTCGAATAAGATTAGTGCCAATAATTTGAAGCATCATTCTAACTGATGTAAAAGTAGTATTACATATTGTGACTTCGATTGAAGTTTTATCAATACCTGTTCTTTTATTTATTATTTCAACCCATCTTTCATCAGGAATAATTGAAAACTTATTTGGTATATTTTTAATTTCATTCAATTCCCCATATGTCATGTTCAATAATTCAGCACATAAATTTTTTAATGCATTCCCAAAACTAAAAACGTTTACATTATCAAAGTTTTCTTGGCATACAGAAGCTAGTTCTGATTTCCCACTTTGCTTACGTCCTGCGAGTCCTATTATTTTCATATTTTCTTTTTTGCAAATATACGACCTAATTTAGTATTTTACCAATGTTTTTAACTTTTTTAAAAATATTTATGAGTAAAAATAAGAACCAAGAATGAAAAAATTTGTGGAGTATATCAAATTACTAATAAAATCGAATAATGGTGATTCAAGTAAAAGTTTTTTTCTTGTATCAGTCACATTAACAGGTATTTTATTGTTATTGATATGTGGGTTAGTTTTGATTATTGATGTTTGTTGTACAGGGTACATTATAACTGATTTATATGGAATAGCGACTGTTATAGCTTCCATTGCATCATTATTTGGTGCTGTTGGATGGACTAAAGTTGCAGGTGAAAAACGTTTTTATGATTACAAAAAATATTACCCAGAAGAAAAACAAAAGTTAAATAATAAATCTTCCGATGAAAGTACAAGTGTTAAACCTTCTGAAGATGATATTGAAAATGCATTAAAATAATATGGCTAAGAAAAAAGTTAAAAGCATAAAAGTATATGTTAATGGAAAATGGGAGAATGTATTAAATCAAAGAATTTTTAAAGATGGAAAATGGCTTACATTCACAACCAATTGTGGAGTCAATAAAGACGGAGTATGGTATGTATTATAAAAAAAGGGAGAAGTTATTCTCCCTTTTGAATTAATGTAGTGTCAATAAAACTAATTATTTTGTTTTTGTCTGCCCCACCAACCATTTTACCTATTTCATTTAAATCATCATCTGCAATGATTAAGGTTGGAATATTTCTAACTTTATATTTAGCACACAAATCATTTGGCGTGATATTAAATTTTTCAATCAAATCTTCACCTTCAATATCAACTTCTATAAAGTTAAGGTTTTCATATTTACTATTTTTTGAAACTTCTTCAAAAACAGGTTTCATCATTTTACATGGCATACACCATTCTGCCGAAAATTTAAATACATTCATTTTTTATATCTTTTGTTTAAATGTTTATTCATATTATTTATTGCAAATACTGTTAATCTATCAACCAAATATGCTTCTGCTACCTCGTCCATCTCAAAATTATTTTTTGCGTGGACTCTTAACCATTCTACATAAGATGGACTAATATCAATTGCATCTTGCAAAGTACAATATTTGTACTTTCCGATTAACATTTTGTCTTTTAGACTATGTTTATACAATACCATTATATATCTTCTTCTGAAAGTTCAAAATCATCTTCAAAGTCATCATCAATTAGTTCTTCATTATCCGAATCGTCCACAGAAAGTTTAGGATTATCTTTAATTATAAGTTCATTGATTAATGTTGTTGCATCAATTGTATCAACTTCTATTTTTTTAGCTAATTCACTCTTATCATGTTCAACAATACTACAAATAGTTGAAACAGAATGAATTGATTTTTTAATACCAGCCTGTTCCAACACTTCATCTGAAAAGTCAAAACCATCTTTTATTAATTTAAATATGCACTTTTTATCATCTGAAAGTATTTTGGAAACTTTTTTACCTTTATACTCTCCCTTATCTATTGTTGAATTTATCTCTAATTTCATAATTTTTTTTTTATATTAAATATTAACCAAATTGCAATTAATAATCATAATATCCATTTTCATATTTATCTTGCATACTTTGATATAAGGCTAATTCATAAGCATCTTGTGCATATTCTCCAATTGGAGAATCTGTTCGACATTCAGAATTCATTGTTTTTAATATGTCATTAATATTGCTCCATTCATCCTCTTCATCTATGGCATCAGGAAAATGTTTGTTATCAAGTTCTTTTTTTAAAGTCATTAAAATAGTCGTGCCAACAGGTCTATTATTAATAATATCTTCTATATGTGGTTCATCTGCTGAAATATGGGTAATATTAATACCAGATGTTTCATTTATCACTCTACATTTAATACCTGCCCTGTCAAGAACTTCTTCATCAAACAAATATCCCTGATTACATAATTTAAGAATGTTTTTTCGACTATCAGATAATACTTCTCTTACTGTTTGGTATTCAAATTCACCATCAAGTATGTCATCAATTCTATATACTTTATTCATGATAAAAGAATTAAATTATCGTTTAGCAACACATTCACAACCATATTCACTTGGCTTAACTTCTTGAAATCTGGTTTCACTAAGTTCATATTTTATATCTGATATTATTTTATGTAATGATGTCTCTAATGTGTCTAAAAATTCTCTTTTTTTAATATTCAGTACACTTTCAGAGGTTTCAATCCCACGATACAATTTTTCAAGTTTCAAATCAGGTAATATTTCTTCTCCAAACAAAGCTGCATGTAATAATTTATGTGCAGTATTTTCATTTGGTTTATTGAATTTTAGTTCAACTAAAAATGTACCATCCTCAATAAAATATGCCATAGGGCTATTATTTTCGTCACCTTTTTTATTATTTTCCATATATTATCATATATTTAATATTAGATGCTACTCCTTTATTTGTGTTAAGCTGTTAATATGTAATTAAGCTACCTTATAATAGGCAAGTAGCATCTTTTTTATTCACTTAAATTATACACTTTATCAAGCATTTTAACTATCATATCCTTTGTTACATGAATTTCACTAGACTCTGACATATCAGGAGCATCATACATAATATCAGTTAGAATAATTTCCAATATAGACCTAAGTCCACGTGCCCCTAATTTCAATTTTAACGCTGTTTTAGCTATTTCTCGTAAAGCTTCATCATCAAATGTTATATTGATACCATCAACAGATAAAAGTTTCTTAAATTGCTTTAAAATAGCGTTTTTAGGTTCTGAAATAATTTTAACCAAATCTTCTTCAGTCAAAGGATTTGTATAAGTAATTACAGGGAAACGCCCAACTAATTCAGGTATTAATCCAAATGAACGTAAATCTTGTGAAGTAACCTGTTTAAGAATATTACCTTCAATTTCTTTTTGCTTTTCAGTTTTACTTTTGAAACCAACTGAATTAACATTTAAACGTTTTTTAATATTTTGTTCAAGCCCAACAAAAGCCCCAAGTCCAATAATAAGAACATTTTTAGTATCAACATAAACTAATGGAATATCAGGATGCTTTCTCCCACCTTTAGGTGGAACACCCACTCTATTACCTTCCACTATTTTTAATAGTGCTTGCTGAACACCTTCACCACTAACATCACGAGTAATTGAAGGATTATCACTTTTACGGGCAATTTTATCAATTTCATCAATAACAATAATACCTCTTTCAGCTAATTCTACATTATAATTAGCTTTTTGCAATAAGCCTACAACAATTGATTCCACATCATCACCAACATATCCTGCTTCAGTTAATGTTGTAGCATCTGCAATATAACAAGGAAGTCCTAACATTTCAGCTATGGTTCTAACCAAGAATGTTTTACCAGTTCCCGTTTCTCCTGCCATGATGATATTAGATTTCTCAACCTGAATATCAGCAAATTCTCCATCGTTACCTACACCCTCATTGTTCATTAAGATACGTTTTAAATGATTATATATTGCCACTGACAATATTTTCTTCGCATCATCCTGACCTATAACATATTGGTCTAAGTATTCTTTAATCTCACGGGGTGTTTTATCCATCTTAATCATATTTTAAAATCGTTTTAATTTTGAATTACGATGCAAATATACTATTTATTTTTCATTAATCCAAATGGATAATAGAAAATTTTTAGGTATTTATGGTATATTAATCTGTTTTACAATGAGAAAAGTGATTTTTAATAAAGATTATTTAACAATATTAAGAGAAAATTTACAAGAAAACCTATATGATGAAGTATCAATGAATGATATTAATCTTAATCCACTTGAACCAAAGCCACAACTTAATCCAAGATTTTGGATTAATGGAAAACTTAATTCAAAAGTGAGATTGAAGTTGATGGATATTGCTGATGATTTCATCCAAACACTCAATGTTAAATGGGTGAAACCACTTGATGTCGTGTTTACAGGTTCATTGGCTAATTATAATTGGACAAAATACTCTGATATAGACATTCATGTAATTATGAACTATGAAGAAGTATATAAAAATGTGGAATTTGTAAAAGAGTATTTTGAAATGAAGAAATATTCATGGGCGCAAGACCATGATAGTTTAAGGATATATGGTTTTCCTGTTGAGTTATATGTTGAAGATTCAAATGATGCAGCTAGTTCAAGTGGAGTATATTCAATAGAAAGGAATAAATGGATTGTAGAACCAAAACCATTTGATGATAATGAATTTGATGAACAATATGTGAAAAAGACTGCTGCAAAACTAATGACACAAGTTGATGAACTATCTGATATGATTGATTCAACTGATGATGAATATAAAATGGATGTATTATCAAAGAAAGTTAAAAGATTAAATGACAAAGTAAAATTCATTCGTCAGAAATCATTAAAGAAAGATGGAGAGATGGGAAATGGTAATATAATCTATAAAGCCATGCGAAATGCTGGATATATAGATAAGTTATGGGATTTAAAGTCAAAAACTTATGATAAATTAAATTCATTAAAATAATGAAATATTTATATTTAAAATAAACTAATTATATTATACTGTATAATAGAAAAAAATTTATATACAAAATGACGATATATGAATCACAAATAGAGAAAATGAAAAATCTTATGAGCTATGGTTTAGTAAATGAAAACAAACCAAGTATCAATAAGACAGTTGTTGAATACCATGTTGAAGGTGCAGATGGTAAAACTTATGGAATTGTTAGAGAAAATCATAAATTCTATATCAAAACAGCCCCTAAAAAAGATACTGAAGTTTTAGCTGAAGATTATGACTATATAGGTGGATTTATGAACCGTGCAGCTAATGAATTCAATAGTTATGCATTAGCTTCTAAACAGTTAGAAATGAAATTGATGTCTTTAAACGAAGCATATTCTTCAAAAAAACCAATTACAGAACAATTCAAACCTGTTGAAAAAGCTGAATGGGTGATTGAAGAAACAAAAGAAATGCAAAGTGAAATTGACCGTCAAAGACAAATCATGCGCAATGCAGCAGGTATTTTGAATGAAGATGCTAAGATTCCTATGAATCGTGAAGTTCCTGAAGCTCCTGCAACCAATCCTTCAGAAAAAACTAAGAATGGTCCTTTCACCGAAAAAGCAACAGCTAAAGGCGATAAAGATTCTGTTAAACCATCAAACAACCATGTGGCAGCAGGTAAACCATTTGATAAATCTGAAACTGTTTCAGACAGTGATATGGAATCTGACAAAAACCCTAAAGGTGGAGCAGATACAAAATCACCACATACAGAAGCAGCTAAATATGTACCTGCTGGTTCAGTAGCAAACCAAAAACCAAAAGGTGCAAAAGCAGTTAAAATGAATGAAGGTCATAAGGTAAAAGTTACTGAAGAACAAGTTTTAACTTGGAACAAGAACAAAGATTATTTAGATAAAGCTAAAGGAACTGAAATTGGTAGTTCAGCACCATTCTGTGATGAATTAGGTCAAGAAAGCAACCAAACTGAAGCTGATACTGAAAAAATCCAAGAATCTGATGGCGCAATGCATACTGAAGGAGATAACATCAACAAGCCAAAACCAGGAAACGGTGAAATTGGAGATACTGCACCATTTGACAAAAAAGTTAATGTGAAGGAAGAAAATGAAGATGAATCTGTAACAGAAGATATTCATATGAATGAAGATATGCCATTCCCAAATGTTGATTATTCACAAGAAGATTTAACAGATGATGATGTAGAAAACTTCGCTGGAATGCCTGACTATCAAAGTTATGGAGAAAAACAAGACAATGAATGGGCTGAATTTGAAAGACAATTTCCGCAATATGCTGAAATGCTAAAACCTAAAATGACACCAAAACCAAGTGATAATGCATTTGACCCTGAATATTCAAATGCACAAAATTTACCTTGGGACAATGAAGCAAAACAGAAAAAAGGTAAAGTTGTTAAAGAAGAAAGCGAAACTGTTTTAGATGATTTCGGTAAACACCCTGCTTATCAAAAAACTGTTATGACATTACCACCTAACAAAGAAGTTGCTCCTAATGGTGCTAAAGATTGGAATGATAAATCAGTTGATGGTGATAAACCATATGGTTTGAAAATTGGTAGTTCAGCACCATTTGATGATATTGTTAAAGTAATTACTGACTCAGTAATGAAAAAATTAAGTCAAATGAAATTGACTGCAAGCAACAATTCTGAAAAAGGAAACACTGATGGTCAAGGTGAAAAAAAAAAGTAAGTGAAAACATTAGTGAAAAAAAAGTACTAAAAATTAAAACCGATACAAAAGAGGAAATGCCCCAAGGTGGCATGATGAATAATAATCAAATGCCACCAATGGACAACCCTCAACCACAAATGGATAATCAAATGCCACCAATGAATGATATGGGTGGTTCATCACAAGGTGATGAAGAACAATTTGATGCTGATTTTGATGCAGGAGTGGAAGCTGATGAAAACAGTGACCCAAAAAGATTTATTCAACAATTAGCAGGTAAACTAAGCCAATCATTAAGAAAATATAATGAAGGTTTACCTAATCCAGATGTAGATTTAAACAAATATGTGGCAGGTATGGCTAATGATGCAGCAGTGGAAGGTTTACCACCTGAAGATGTTGAAGAAATTATCAGTAAGATAAAATCAGATGAAAATTCTGATGCTGAAAAACAAGATATGCCACAAGATAATGTTGAAACACCACCAATGGATAATAATCAGGATATGAATCAAAGTCCTGAAATGCCACCAATGGAAAATAAGAAATCTACAAAAAAATTAACTGAAAATTTAGAATCATATATTGATGAAATTGTAAATGATATTATTTCTCAAAAACCTAACAAAGTTAGCAATGATAAAATAACAGTTAATAAAAGTTTTAAAACAAAACCTTATACTTCACCAGTGTTTAAATAAAAACATTTAAGATAAACTATTAAAATCACCAAATATTCTTTATTTGGTGATTTTATTTTTTAGATTATTTGTAAGATAATTATATATAAATTACATTATTGCAATGAAAAAAATAAAAATAACAAAAGAACAACATGAATTGGCTATTAAAGAAGCTGTAAGCCTAACAGTTAATACAGGTTCAACAAATGGTAATGTAAACCAAGCAATACAAAATACAAAACGTGATGCACAAAGAGATGGTATTAATCCTAATAAAGTAGGTTATAATATACCAGCCCAAGAAAGTGTTGTTTCCAAAAAAGCCATAAAAGAAATGCGTATAAAGAACTTATTAAAAAATGCTACTGTTATGACTAAAAAAGAAATTAGTGAGAAAATTAATAGTGGTAAATTAAATGAAGATACAGGTTCTATTATGTATAGTGATTTGATTAACAGTGAAGTTATGAGTTTATCTGATGAAATTAAACATGCTAAAGAAAATTATACTAATGCGATAAGTATGTTTTTTGATACTTTGTTTAAACAAGGTCGTGATATGAAAACCATTAACAAGATTATCAGTATGGCTGATTTAACGAAGTATATTCCAAAAGCTGAAATCAATCGTAAAGAAGCTGAATTTAAAAATTCTCAAAACATGGCTAAACAAAATGTTAAAGACCAACAAAAAGAAGTAAAACAAAGTGTATGAAAAAAATAATAGTTAAACAAAATGTACTTGTTGAAGGTTTGATTAATGATGAAAATGATGATATTAAATTACCAAAACATTTAGTAAAATCATTATCAAATCATAAGACATCTTTAGGAGACCACCCAGCGTTTCCACCTGAAGATGAAGATTGTTTTGACTATAAAATCGTTAATAAAAGATTCAAACATTTATATGATGAATTAAGCAAATTTGATGATATTGGTGAACTAAGTGAAGAGAATCTAACAAATGTTCTTGGAAAGTTAGTACATGAATGTCAAAAAATTGAGAAGCCATTAAAAGATAATTTGGAAAAATTATGTACTAATTTAGTTAATGATTTATTTAACATACCTAAAGATTCAGTGTCTTTTAGTTGTGAATTAGTAGATAGAATTGATAATTCTGGAAAAAGATTAACCCCTGAAAAAACTGATGATATTGAAGTCGATGGAGTTGAAGATTTAGACCGATTATCTAAAGAAGTTTATAAAAGACGTTTAGTTAATTCGTTAATACAAGGTGCTGCGCTTAAATATTCAAGTGACATTCAAGCATTTGTTAAAGAAATATATGCATTGAATTATAAATTGCCAACATTGTATGAAAAAATAACTAAAATAAACAGTTTCCTATTATTTTTCAAGGCTGATATTGATGATGAAAAGTCAAGGACTGATGCAGGGAATGTGGATGTACATCTTGGTAATGATGTTGAACAAGCAACGATAGAAGCCAAAGGTATTATATTCCCAATTCTGTTAAACGAATCATTTAGAGGTTTTCTAGAATTATTTGCTGCACATGGATTACCTGAAAAAAGAGAAGATGCATTATATGTTATTAAGAAATCAGATTTCTTGCTAGCTGAACCTTGGGATATGAGATTAGGATATTCATTGTGGGAAATGGTTAGTGATATGATAAAAATTGATTCATTTGACCCTGTTGAAGTTGGAATACCATTTATTTTTACTGAATTAGTTTCATTACCTGCTGATGAATTTCATCAATTCATGAAAGAGATTTTTGCTAAAACAAAAAAAGGTAAAGAATTAATGAAAGGAATGATTAATTTCATATTACATGAAAAAGAAAAAGATGATTTTGATGCTTATTTAGATGATAAAAATAGTCAAGTTGCAGTCATTGGAGACGATGAATGTTTCCTTCCTGAAGAACTTGATTGCATCTAAAATGCTGATTAATAGAGGGTATCAAAGCCCTCTATTTTATTTATATGCACATAATCAACTATTTATATAAATAAAAACGTGAAAAATATGGTTTCATTACAACAAATACAAACCGAATATATAAAAAGTTATAGTGATAAAACACGAAAGTATTTTATCGAAAATTTTTTATCAACATTTGATGCTGATAGAAGAAAATTAGTACAATTTAAATTATTTCCAAGACAGATTGAGTTTTTAAAAAGTATAGTGAAATATCCTAACTCAATAGCCATTAAACATAGACAGGCAGGTATTACAACAGTTTCTAGTGCATGGGTAACAGCCCAAATTGTTTTTGCAAGTAAAGATGCTCCTGAAACAGTTTTATGTATTGGTAATAAACTTGACATTTCTCAACAGTTAGTAACTAAAATCGGGGATTTCTTAGGCCAAGTTCCAAGATATTTCTGGGGAGATGAATTTTACTCACCAGACCCTAAGAGTGAAAAAAACAAAAAATCCATTTATGAAATTAGAAACAAATCTGAACTTGAATTATTCAATGGATGTAAAGTTGTTGCTCGTTCTTCAGGTGAAAATGCTGCTCGTGGTATTTCTGCTGTTTCTATATTGATTTTTGACGAAGCAGCGTTTATTGAAAATGGACTTTCTGTTTATGCACAAGCTGTTGCAGCAACCGCATCTGTAAGAGATGCAAAAATCATCATGGTATCAACACCAAATGGTAAAGACCAACTTTATTATCGTACTTATTCTAAAGCATTAGAAAAGAAAAATAACTATAATGCAGTAGAATTTAAATGGTTTCAAGACCTTCGTTATAACCGTAACTTAAAATGGTATAAAAAAGATAAAGAAACAGGTGAATATGAGTGGATTAAAGAAGAAACCATAGATTCTGAAGGAAATATAAGATACAATGAAGAAAGATGGCGTGAATTAGAAAAGAATGGTTGGATTCCAACATCTCCTTGGTATGAAAATATGTGTCAAAGTTTCAATGGTGATGAAATGAAAATTGCACAAGAGTTGAACGTATCTTTCTTAGGTTCATCTGATAACGTTATTTCACCTGAAGTAATAGAATTTCAACTTAATAATAATGTGGTTTATTTACCTGATGATTGGAATTTAAAAGACCCATTTGTTGAAGAAACTTGGATTTGGAAAGACCCTATTCCAGGACATAGATATATTTGTGCGGTGGATGCTTCTCGTGGTGATGCTGCGGATAAAACAGCCATTGAAATTATTGATATTGATGCAAAAGATGAAAATGGTAATCCTTATTTTGACCAAGTTCTTGAATATAATGGAAAAAGAACAGGTGATGAAATAGGCGAAATTGTATTCAACTATGCAACAGCATATAACAATGCTTTAGTTGTTATAGATTGTGTGGGTGGTACAGGTGATGCAGCAGTTTTAACTTTAATGCGCCTTAAATATCCTAATTTATATTATGATGACCCATCATTAAAAACTTACATGATTCAAAGAAAATATAGTGAATATAATCTTAAAGATACTGATAGACTTCCTGGTTTCCATCAATCATCAGTTCGTTACCAAATGTTAAGCAACTTTGTTACAATGGTTAAAAATAATTCATTTAGAGTTAGGTCTATTCGTGTTATTAATGAAATGGAAACATGGATTTTCAAAGGAGAAGCAAGACGTATTGACCACATGGATGGTTGTCATGATGATACATTGACATGTATAGCAATGGCGTTATTTGTTCTTCAGTTTTCATTCTTTAAAATGGAAGATACCAAGAAAAAGGATGCTGTAATTTTAAAATCGTGGGTTGTTAATAACAATATTAATACTATTAAACGTCCAACGATGGAAAATAAATCAGTTTCTATTGCACCTGATAGAGTTTTACCATTTTATAATAAGAAAACTTTAGACCAAAAGACACAAAAAGTAAGTGGAACTTATATGTGGCTTATTGGAAGTATAAAAAGGTAACTATTTACTTAATAATATAATAAATTTATTTTATAATAAAAAAATGGCTAAAACACCTACAATATACCAAAAACTAACAAAAGCCATGTTTGGTGGTGGGGTTCAATTAAATAATTCTGATATGAGTCAAAGCAAAAATATAACAGTGAACTCATACCACATGAATCCTAATTCTGATGATATTATATTCAGAACAAACGATAAAGAAGAATATGAGCAACAATTGTTACAAAAGAAACAACAAAAGTTATTAAACAATATGTGGATTAAGGCTAATGTACAATTAGCTAATAATTCACTAATGGGTCTTAACCCAGTTAGAATGATGTATCGAGATGCTGATTTAATGGATTGGTTTCCAGAAATAGGTGCTGCATTAGATATTGTTGCTGAAGAATCTTGTGTCATCAATGATAAATCAAATCTTATTAATATTACTTCTAAATCAGAACGTATTAAATCCATTTTAGAAGATTTATTTGTCAATCGTTTAGATGTTCATATTATGTTACCTATGATATGTCGTGCTATGTGCAAATATGGTAATAATTTTATGTTATTAAATGTTAATGACCAAAATGGTGTCATGGGATGGAAACAATTACCTGTATATGAGATGGAACGATATGAATATGGTATGTCAAATCCATATTCTTCAACTAATTTAAATACGGATATTGGAGATGTAGATACGTCTACCAAATTCGTGTGGGTTGGTCAAAACGAATATATTCCTTATAGAAATTGGCAGATTGCACATTTTAGATTACTTTATGATTCATTATTTTTACCATATGGTATCTCATATTTGCATAAAGCTAGAAGACATTGGAGAATGTTATCTTTAATGGAAGATATGATGTTAATCTATCGCTTAGAACGTTCAGTTGAAAGACGTGTATATAAAATATTTGTTGGTAATATTGATGATGCTGATGTACCTGCATATGTTAATCAAATTGCTGATAATTTTAAGCGTACACCAATTGTAGACCCTGCAACGGGACAAGTGGATTTAAGAAAAAATATTCTTGATGTTTCACAGGATATTTTTATCCCTGTTAGAGATGAAGCTGCACCAAACCCAATTGACACACTACCAGCAGCGCAAAACTTAACTGCAATGGATGATATTAAGTTTGTCCAAAATAAGGTATTAACAGCATTAAGAATGCCTAAAGCATTTCTTAATTTTGAAGAATCGGCAGGAGATGGTAAGAATCTTTCATTAATGGATATTAGATTTGCAAGAACTGTGGCTCGTATTCAGCAAGCATTGTTAATGGAATTAACCAAAATTGCAACAATTCATCTTTACCTATTAGGTTTTACTGATGATTTAACTAATTTTAACTTAACGATGAACAACCCATCTTCGCAAGCTGAAATGATGGAGATTGAAAATTTAAGTAAAAAAATACAGACAGCACAAATGGCGGTTTCTGACCCTGGAAATGGTATTCCTATTATGTCTTGGACAGGCGCATTAAAGAAAATCATGAAATGGGATGATAATGAAATCAGTGAAAACTTGAAAGAGATTAGACTTGAAAGAGCCTTGGCTATGGAGCTACTTAAAACTTCTCAAATTATTAAGAAAACAGGTTTATTTGACCCTGTTGATAGATTATATGGAGAACCTGGTGCTGAATATTCTGAAGGTAATCCAGGGGAAGAAGGTTTAGAAGGTGGAGCTGGCGGAAGTGCAGGTGGAGTACCTGATTTCGGTGGTGACATAGGCGGTGGCATTGGTGACATGGAAGGTGAAGATGTTGGTCAAGAGGGTGAAATGCCAATGACTGATGCCATGAAAGATGAAGGTGGTGGAAGCCCTAACAATCAAGAGCCTAATCTTGGTGAAATGATTACCAAACATCTTAGCGGAACTTTACTTGCAGAGAAAAAGAGAGTGATGGAAGATATTAAGATGAAACAAGACAAATATTATAACATATATTTAAGCCATTTACATAAAAAAGAAGCAATGAAAGAGGAAAAAGAAAGAACCCCTATCATTGACAAAACATTTTTAGTAAACCAAGAACTTAACAATATCGCTGAAGAGTTAGAAAAACGCATAAATGGATAATTAAACTTAATAAATAAAAGCCTATGTAACAGTAGGCTTTTATTATTTTGAATTAATATTTATATTAAAAATAATTTATTATGAACGAAAATTTGCAGAAAGCAGAAGAATTAATGAAACAAGCATTAATTGCTTATCGTGATGGAAATTTTGAACAAGGAGATTTATTAAGACAAAAATCTAATGAATTATTTGATTTAGGAAAAAATGATATAGAAAATACACAAAATAATATCAGTAGTTTATATGGAGAGAATAAAAACTTTGGTATAATTCATAAAGTATTTGAAAATAATTCACCTGAATTATATAAATCAAAAAATGGACGTAAAGTGATTGCTTCTTATATTAAGACAATCAAAGAAGATAAAAATCTTTTATCTCAATTCCAATTATATAATACCTTGTATAATGTACATGATTTAACTGATAGTGAAAAATTTGTTAATGAAGCTTTATCTATCATCCCTAATCTTAAATTAAATGATTTATTGGAGTCAAATCAGAAATTGATTGACATTATTAAGAAAAACAATTTAAATGAAGAGATTGAAATTGATGATAAAACAGAAAACTTGTTTGAATCAATTGAATATGTTCTGACAAATAAGAAAAGTTTCAAAACACTAGCTGGTTATATCAATGCAACAAGTAATATTACAAATTTCATTAATGAAAATAAATCAAATACTGATAATTTAATTGATGAACATAAAGACATTGATACTACACTTAATGGTTTCTTACATGAAATAGAAGAAAAATATGGTGATGCACTAACTGAAGAAGAAAAAACATTTGTTCAGGAGTTAGTTGATGCCAAAGCCGATTCTAAATTAGAAAAACAAAAGAAGCTATTCAGTAAATGTAAAAATGAAGCTTTAGAAGTCATTAATGACGTTTTAAGAGAGTCTGAAGGTAGTGTTAAGGAAAAACTATTATCTATCAAAGAACGTGTCTTAAATCGAGAATTTAATGAATCTACTTTGGTTAAGGATGTAGCTGAAATGTTGGAAATAAAAGATACATTGAGCGAATAAAATATGACAGCATATGAACGTTTTCAAAGAGACCAAACATTCCGTTATAGAATTATTGGAATGTTAGCCAAACAAGGATATATCTTTCATGGTACTAACGAAAAGTTTGATGCTTTTGATTCAAGCAAGATTCAAGGTGGCAGTAGAGGGAGAGAAGGATATGGTGCATATTTTACCAATGAAGCCTACAAAGCTGAAGAATATGGGAATGAATTTATAATATTATCAACTAAAGGTATGAATATTGTTAATAGTGAAAATACCTTTAGTCAATTGAACATAATGTCTCCTGATGATATAAGAGTTAAAATTGAACAATTAAATTATCAATTGGATAATGTCAGAAATAGACGTGATTATGATGCAATTAATAATGAGATTGAACAATATAAAAATTATCTTGATGATAAGTTGTTATCAGGCATTAATTATGATGATTATCAAATATTATCAAAATATGATTTCAAACCATTAAGTAATGATTCAACAATTTATAATGCGTTGTCTTTTGCTTATAACAAGTTATCTTCAACAGGCATGAAAAGTGTTAGTCAAATATTACTTAATATGGGAATTGATGGTTATATTATTGGAAATGTATATGTTATCATCAATTTTAATAAATTAAATAATAATATTGTTAAAGACAAAGAAAGTCTTATCAATAGTATGGTAAACGAAAATAAAATGAAAAAAGTTGTTAGTTTAAAACGAAGAGATGTAAATGAAATGGTTGAAACAATTATTTCTAAAATCTTAAAAGAAAATTATAACGAATGTGGAATGGCTGAAGCTGATAACCCTGATACTTCATCTGAAGAAAGAAGAGATAACAATTCACATTATGCTGTTGATAAGAACGGTAAAATATTAATGGGTTGGGACCACGGTGATAAAGAACCTGACCAATTGAAGAAATATCCTGAAAATTATTTTTGGAAAGATGTAAAAGATTTGGGAGTAGACCCTTATAGTGTTAAAATACACACAAAAGGTTGGTTAGAAAAACATGGATTAGACCCTAATGATGAAAATAATTGGGATAGAACACATACTTCTAATAAAGGAAGTGTTGATTTTAATGAAGGTGATGAAAAAGAAGATTTGTTAAAGAAAGCTGATAATGCACATTCTTGGAATAAATTCGATAGAATGGCTACCAATAATCAAAACAAGAATGTTGGTAAAAATAAATATTATCCGAATTCTTATGACCATGAAAACCTTAATGTAAAAAATGGTAAAGGGGGTGCTGCTATGGTTTCAATGCTTGATAATCCATCAGTTTCTAAGTATGGAAAAGCATTACGTAGTACACCTGCCGAAACAGACAAAGCTTTAAATAATGAAGGGTGTAATGAAGAATTACATGATGTGGTTCATAAAGAAGGTGATGATTGGAAAATCAGAGGTCATAAAGGAAAAGGTGATAATGAAGCTGATGGGGATTGGAAAGCAAATTATAAATCAAAAGCATCGGCTGAAGCTGCATTAAGAGGTTATTTTGCACAAAAAGAATCAAAAAACAAAAAAGGTGAAAAAGTAAACGAAGCAACATTTGATATGACTGATAATGGAGATGAAACTTCAGCTATTTTAAAGAAAATCTCTCAAATGTGTGATTTTGGTCAAGATATGATTGAAAAACAGAATGTTACTTCCGCAGCAGGTGTTTTCATAGAAATAAAAGAATTAGTTCATAAACTTTATTTATCTAACAAAGACAATGCGATTTATTCATATTAAAAAATATTTTTATAAAAACTATTGACTTTTTTGATTTTTAACATATATTCTATATGTTAAAAATATATTAAAAAATGAAACGTTTAAATAAAGAATATAGTATTGATATAAACCCAAGTTTTAAAACTAAATATGGTTCAACGAATCATAAAAAACCAGAGGTGATATATATTGTTGGGAATACATATATATCACCTTCTTTTGACTCTTCTGATTATGTTAGTGAGGTTGATGAATTGAAAAGTTCATATAATAAATTGGTTAATGAACTAATATCTGAATATAGTTCAATATTTGATAAGAATTGTATATTTGATATTGATGTATGTGATAATAGAATTAAAAAAGGTAAAAAGACATTTTTAACATTTGAATTATATCTCAAACAGAAAGATTGCAAACAACTTCCAGAAATTGAATCAGTCATAAAAAATATATCGACTAATTTAACTCATAATTTTAAGGAGAAATTAAATACAAAAAATTTCTTGTGTTTTAAGAATAAAAAATCTTAAAATATTTGCATTTCTTAAAAAAAGAAATATAACTATATACTAGATTTATATATTATAATATATTATATAATATACTAGTAATACTATTTATTTTGATAAAAACAAATTTTTTATCTTAATAATATTTAAAAGCCTGATATATATCAGGCTTTTGTAGTTTTACAAATATATTTATTGTTAAAAAAATACTTTAATGAATAATAAAATAGAGCTTATAGAAATAAAGAGAAATCAAACAGGTTCAGGTATTCTAATTGAAAATGATGGTTACATATCAGCTTCAATGGAAAGCAACAAAAAATTGTTTGAATCTTTAAGAGAGGGCTTTGAAGATAAAAACGAATGGAAAGTTCCAAATCCTTTTATTGTTAGTGCTGTATTTCAAAAATATGGCATTAAGAATGCTAATGGTAGAATTTATCCTGAACAAGTATTAAAGAGACAAGTTGATGAATATTTATCTAAGATTAGAGATAATAGTTCATTTGGTGAATTAAATCACCCTTCATCTTCATCAATAGATGGTGGAAGAATCTCTCACATCATACGAGAACTTCATTGGGAAGGTCATACTTTAGTTGGTAAGATAGAATTACATTTATCACCTGGTTATATTAAATTTGGTGTAATATCAACAATGGGTGATATGGCAGCAAATTTATTACTTTCAGGATATAAAATTGGTGTATCATCAAGAGGTGTTGGTTCTGTTGACCAGAATAGACTTGGACAATATGTTGTTGGCGATGACTTCGAGCTTGTATGTTGGGATATTGTTACTGACCCTTCAACCCCTGGAGCGTGGATTGCTCCTGATATGGCAGATTTAAAGCCTTATATGGAAAATAAAACCGAGAAAGATATATCTCTTTTGGAAAAGATTGATAAAATCAGTTCTTTACTATTGTAATGGAATCTAAATCAATACTTTCAAAAAAGAAAGAATATTTATTATTAAAATAAACTAGTTAATTCATTTCGAAAATGAAAAAAGAATCTAAAATAAGAAGCCAATTCGTGAAAGATGTAATGGAAGATAGAGAAAAAATGGAAAGTATTATTCGTGAAACTACAAAATCTTCTTTACATGGTATATTGGAAGAAGCTGTAAAAAACGAACTAAATAACTTAATCAATGAAGCTGATGAAAGTGATTATGAAGAACAAGAAGTAGACGATACTGTCACTACTACTGATAATGATTCTGATGATTCTATTGAAACATCAACTGAAACTGATTTTGACACTACTACTGATGACGAAGGTGCTGAAGGTATGGAAGGTGGCGAAGAAGAATTCGGTTTTGATGACGCTGAAGGTGTCGATGACAATGGCGAAGATGAATGGAGTCAATTCGATGATTATAAGGGAGAAGATGGCACGTATGACTTCACACAGGCAGATAGTGATACATTCATAAAAGTTTACAAACTTTTAAAAGACGATGACCAAGTAGCTATCCAAAAAGATGATAGTGGAAACACTCACATCACGGATAATGAAACTGGTAGCGAATATATGATTGTAACAGACGATAACGCTGCTGAAGGAATGGAAAGTGGAGAAGGATTAGAGGGAACAGAAGAAGCCTTTACAACTGATGATGCTGAAGGTGAAACTTACTCTATGGATGACATCGCAAGTCAAGAAAGCGATGATGACATGGATGAAGAAACTGTTTTTGAAATTGCGTTACATGATGATGAAGATGAAGAGGTAAACGAAGAAAACTTAGGTTACACAACAGATTATCAAAAGAAAACTGCAATGACAACTCCAAGTAATGCTGAACCTGCTAAAGCATCACAAACTTACTCAATGGATAAAGGTGTTCCAACGGGAACTGAAAAACCTTGGGTTGGTAATGCAGGAAATATGAAACCTTTTGATGAAGAAGATGAATCTAAAGAGGATGAAGATAATATCAATGAAGAAGATGAACAAGTAGAAGAAGGTACTAATGTTGGTGGTTTTGTTCAACAAAATTCAACAAGTAAATCTCATGTTCCTAACTCTTCAGGCAGAAGTGCTAGAAATGCAAGTATTGCAGGTAAAAAAGTAAAAACTACTGCTCAACCTCGTTATTCTGGAGTTGCTGAAGATGTAATGCGTAAAGCTAATGCTATCTGGGAAGAAAACAAACAACTTAAAAAAGAATTAGTTTCTATCAAAGAATCATTGAAAGAAGCCGTTGTGTTAAATTATAATTTAGGACAAATTACTAAATTATTTACTGAAAATACAACAACAAGAGAAGAAAAAATCAATATTATTAAACGTTTTGGTAGCGAAGCAAAAACTGTTGAAGATAGTAAAAAACTATATGAATCAGTTTCAAGAGACTTAAAAAAAGTGAACCAAATGAATGTTAATAACATTGATAGACAGTTAAGTGAGTCTAAAAGTAACAATTTATTGGTAGAAACACCAATTTATCAGTCAGATGACCTTACTGAATCGTTAAATTTAATGAAACGATTGATTAATTTATAATCAATAAATGAATTTCTGAAATTTAACTAATATTTATATTTAAAAATAACTAAAATACAAATTCTAATATAATGAGAGAATTTTTAGCAAGTGGTGCAGTCGGTAAAATCGAATACGATGCACAAAAGAAAATTAGACAAGATATTCAAGAAAGATGGGAACGCCTAGGTTTCGTTGATGGATTGCAAGGTCATATTAAAGAAAACATTGCAACCTTATACGAAAATGAAGCAAAACACCTAATATATGAAGCAACTGCTTCTGATAACTCAGGTTCTTTTGAAACTGTTGTATTCCCTATCATTAGACGTGTATTCTCTAAACTTTTAGCGAATGACATTGTTTCTGTACAGGCTATGAACTTACCAATCGGTAAATTGTTCTTCATTTTACCTGTTACTTCAGAAAGACAATGGGATTATCAAGTTCCTGGTCAAATTACTGATGGAGATACAGGTTCTCACGTAGGTTTAATGGGTTATGACCGTGTTGATAGAAACTTAGACGGTGCTGTTACTCCACGTTACTACTTACCTGATGAAGTAGTTCAAGGTATCGAAAATAAATGGGCTGATATGGCTACTGGTGTTGAATACAATTCTGTTGAAGCAGGTGTAGCAGCAGGTGTTCCAGCAACTCGTTTAAGAAAAGTAGGTCCTGAAGTTACTCAATACATGAAAAAAACATTATATGATTTATTCTATAATGACTTCTTATTTGATAACTCAAAAGGTAAAATTACAATTAAAGTTGGTGGTGCTGTTCCTGTAATATTGAACGCAGCTGGTGAATTTGACTTAGCAAATATCGCTACTTACCCAACTAACGGTTTAGACGGTTCTTTAAGAAACATTATCTTAAAAGTTACAGGCTTTAGCGCATTCAACGCAGGTCGTTTAACTGGTCCTGACGGTAACGAAATGGACACTGAAGCTTTCTTAGCTTCTTTAAAAGTAGTTTCTCAAAAAGCTATCGCTGATGCAGATGATAAAGGTTATTCAACTTTCGCTGCATTTGAATCAATCCCATTCAGATTAATGACACAAAAATATGGTGCAGGTATTGTTGATTATACTTCAATATGTGACGCTAAAGGTGAATTGTTCTTAGAATTGGATTTAACAAAACCAACAAAAGACCAAGGAAAAACATTAGATGGTTACATTGGTGTTAATCCTAACGCTTTCACAGGTGTTACAGGTGCAACAGAAGAAGAAATGGCAGCAGCTATTAAAGATATTTTCAAAATCGCTTGGGCACAATATGATTCATTAGAATTAGAAACTGAAATCGGTGAAGTATCTTTCAAATTGGATTCTGTAACTGTATCAGTTGAAGAAAGAAAATTAAGAGCTACTTGGTCTCCTGAATTAGCACAAGACGTTTCTGCATTCCATAACATTGATGCTGAAGCTGAATTAACTGCTATCTTATCAGAACAAATCGCAGCCGAAGTAGACCGTGAAATCTTACGTGACTTACGTAAAGCTGCTCCTTGGCAAGCTCGTTGGGATGTAAATGGTTGGAAACGTCAAGCAGCGTTCTCTACTAACTACACTCAAAAAGACTGGAACCAAGAGTTAGTGACTAAAATCAATCAGATTTCAGCACAAATCCAAAAATCAACATTAAGAGGTGGAGCTGACTTCATCGTTGTATCTTCAGAAATTTCTGCATTGTTCAATAACTTGGAATACTTCCACGTAACTGATGCATCTGCTGAATCTGACCAATATAACATGGGTATCGAAAGAATCGGTTCTTTACAAGGTCGTTACCAAGTAATTGTAGACCCATATTCTCCACACTGGTCAATGATTATTGGTCATCACGGTAAATCATTGTTAGATACAGGTTATATCTACGCACCATACGTACCTATGGCTTTAACTCCAACAATGTACAATCCATTCAACTTTGCTCCAATCAAAGGTATTGTAACTCGTTACGCTAAGAAATTAGTTAACAACCGTTACTACGGACATATCAAGGTTGATGGTTTAACTACTTGGAACATCAATGAATTAAGATAATCTTAATACATATACAAAGAAAAGGCTTAGAATATTCTAAGCCTTTTTTATTTTAAAACATATTTTAATATTTATTAATAAAGAAAAGTTTTATTATGAATAAAATTAGGATAACTAAAAAAGATATAGAACAAATAACAGAAGCTTGTGTTAAAAATATATTAAAAGAAGATTTCTATCAAAATGATGTTGATGATAGTGAGGAAGAGTTTGAGACTGATAATGAGCCTTATTTTGACCAACGACAAAACCATAGAAACATTATGATATATTTAAATAATATATGTAAATCAATTAGTGGTAGTTGTGATTATGATAATGGTTTATATTTACTTGAAGAACCAGAAAATTTAATGCAGATTATATTAAAATTTGAAACAACTAATGGTACATTAAGTGTATATGATGTATATATAGCTAAACCTATTGGTAGTGATGTACCAGAAACAATCAATGCTTTTAATTGGGGGAGTCAAGCCCTTACATTACTAACCACAAAACAATTTAAAGGACAATAAAAAAGGGTGAGAATTAATTCTCACCCTTTTTACTTTTTATCCACATATTATGAAGTTCATCTATTGTATAGTTTTGTGGATATTCTATGCCATATGGCGCAAACGTATGTGATGCTTCATCATTTGGATAAAAATAGAAATCACAACCTTCACAATACCAACAATCTCTTTCAGTTTTAAAAGAACCATCATACCAACATTTTTGTGTGTATGCATTTTCTTCAAATTTCAGAGATTCTTTTTTTGAACATAACTTTTTCATATTCTTTTTCGGCTTGTGCAATTATTATATGAAAATGTAAATCTCCATAACCTAAGTTACCAATTACATCTTTTTTAATATATTCGTATTTACCATCATCATTGACAACTCTTTCTTGACCTGAATAATAGTCATACCAATTGTTTGATACAAATCTATATCCTTTTCTTAATGGGATATAAACTTTTTTAAATGTATTTTCATATCTTTGGTTATGTTGATACTGTGAAGTACCCACTCTATGAGCTTCCCAACTTTCAATTTCTCCACATGGAACATGATATACAGGAAGTAATAAAATTTCTCCTTTGTATATTACATAGAAATCGTTAATATATCTCACCCTTTTAGCAATGCCAATTAAATCACCATTTGGCTCTTCTCTCACTTTTCCAAATATAGGAATTTCTCTTGTATCATTCCAATCTAATTGTTCATATGTAAAATGAACATATTCTTTATAGTCATGTTTATTCCATTTGTTATGGCAAAGAATATTATTTTCATCAGCATAGAATCCAATGATTCTTCCCCATCTTTCCAAATCCCATGCATATGAATGTTCTTGTTCAACATATTCATCCCATTTAGAATATATTTCTTTTAAATTTCTGAAACCTAATTTGGAAAACTTGTTGAATACTTCATCAAGATTTTTGCCAACATTTTTCATAAGAAAGCGTACAATGTAATTATCTACCTTCTTGTTTCCATGCCAATAATCATCATCCCATTTTGAAACATAAGAACCTTTGCTAAATGGTATAAAATTAGCTTGACTTTTCTTAACATAAGTTCTGTTATATTTATACCCACGACCTCTATTGTCTGTTTTAATTCTAAAATCTTTTATCATAATCTTCTAAGTTAAATGTTAATTTTACCTAGAAGTGATAGTGTTTAATTAGTAAATTTTTAATCATATTTATTTATTCATTAATGCATAAATTATTCCTTTACGAAAATCAACAGAGTTTATTGTTTTTCTTGCAACATCATGCCTACATTCAGTACCAGAAATTCTTTCCGTTGAAACTAATTCAGATGATGGATATTTACCACCATTCTGATGATAAGTTTCCAAGAAACTATCACGACTGCCATAAACAGTAACTTTATCAAATGAAGTAGTGATGCTTTCTATTTGGTCATCAAGATTTCCAACCCATTCTTCATTAGAATCTCTATCTTTTATAAATAGAACTTTAACATTTGGAAATTCTGTTGTTATCATTTCCTGTCTTGCATCAAACGGAAGTGGATTTGAAATAGTAAGTTCATTATTCTTTGGTATTCCCAAGAATATATAAACTTTTTCATGTCTATCAATTACAGACTGTATCAAATCATGGTGCATTCTGTGCAATTCAGGCACTTGAAATCTTCCAACTATTACACCTACATTAAATTCCTTAAATCTTAATTCATCTCTTGTTTCCATATTACCATTTAATTAGTTCATCAACAACTGATTTAGCTTCAGCATATTGTGTATTTCCTGTAAAAACCGAATTTGGTACTAATGTTATGTTAGCCAACAATTCATACATATGTTCAATCATAATCATAGTTGAACAATGTTCAGCATCAAATTTATATTCAACACCATGATTATCTAGCGTATCACCAATAAATTTCATTTTATTGACTAAATCTTTATCAACCATATTTTATTATTAAAAGTTTATGCAAATATACAAATAAAAAACGAGAACTCCAAAGAATTCTCGTTTATTTTTTAATTTTTTATTATTTTCCGTCCCATCTATCAAGGATTTTTGATATGATTGGGTTTCTAACTATTTCATCTTTAGTAAATTGCATACTTCCAACATCTTCCAAGTCACTAAGTTTATCAATAGCATATTTTAAACCACAATCTGATGCGCCTTTCTTTATTTCTTTATTATCTATTTGGTCTAAGTCTCCATCAAATATATATTTAGAATTATCACCAATTCTTGTTAATAAAGTTTTGAATGCTGATTTTGGTAAGTTTTGACTTTCCTCTATCAATACAACAGCGTTATCAATTGTCAAACCTCTCAAAAAGGACACACACATAATTTCAAGTAGTCCACATTTTTGTAATTCCTTAACAACTTCTTTACCATTGTTACCAGCCGCATTCAATATTTTCTCCATTGTATATATATGGGCTTGTGCGTAAGGCATAATTTTTTCTTCAATAGTTCCTTTCAAGAATCCAATTTCCAAATCAGATTGAACAGTTGGTACAACAATAATAATTTTTTTATAAGCATTATCACCTTTTAATAACTCCAAAGCTGTTGCTAATGCTACATAACTTTTACCTGTACCTGCTGCACCTGCACAAAATGTTACTTCTTTTGATTTAATCAAATTATGTAAAAGTTTTTGTGATTGATTCTTACATTTAAGGTTAATTTTGTAATTTAAGGCTTTTGAACAATTGGTGTAGGAACTTTCGCCCCTATCTTCAGCACCATATGCCATTTTTGAGTTGATAAGCTCCAAGTCAGCTTCATCAATACCTTTCAGGTTTTTTTTACGACCCATAGTTTTTAAATTATTCTTTATTATTAAAAAAGAAAAAGGCGCAATGATAACATTATCATTACACCTTTATAATATAATATGTATGTGTTACAATTTCAATTGCTTTCATAGATTTTTATATTTCTTTTATTAATAAATATCAGGTATAAACCTCGGTTACATCATTAATTATATCAAAAGATAAAATATTTTCAAAGTGTTTTACTTCTAAATTAGAGTATATCCTAACGTCTATTTTGTATCTATTTGGTAATAAATCGTTTGTGTTAATTAAGAAGTAATTGTGATTCCAACATCTTTCTAATTTTTGCCATGAAATGACATCTAATTCTCTCACACCATCATTCACATATAATCTGTATTCCATATTGTCAATTATTTGTAATTGATTTGTTGTATAAGGTATTCTTGCTTCAACGATTACTTTTCTAATGTCACCACGTTTAATTTTTTCATCATAGTTAATACCTCTTATAGATGGAACATATTGTTTAGGTAATTGGTCTCCACTCCCAAACTGATAAAAATCAAATTCAGATAGAGTTACAAAGTCAAGTTCTACGTCTTTTAATTTTCTTCCTTTATAAACAAGATTAGTCCAAGTATCATACACCATTTCCTTGTTTCCATAATCTTCAGAAGATAATTCTAACTCAACATAATAGACACCCTTTGTCGCTTGTTTAGAAGCGATTTCTGACCCGTTTATGATGCAAGTGGGTAGTTCATCCAAATTAGTAGGAAAACCGCCTACATTCGAGTAAAAATACAATCTGTTAGGCTTATCTAAATAGAATGTTGCTCTATCATCAGAAATTACTTCGTCATATGTAGTTTCTACATAAGGTTCAAAAAATGTATTAGTAAATTGTGTAAAGAAACCAACATATTGTGTAAATTCTCTTTCAGTTAATTCTAAAGTTGGTGAGAAAGCGATTCCTATTCCAAAATTTTCAAGTTCTCCAGTAATGTATTTGTTGAATGTTTCAGTAATATCCAGATTAATATTTTCATTACCAAATTCAAAACGTGATACACCAATTATAATATCACTTTTATTACCATCTTTTGAAGAAAACTTATCTAACTCTATTGAAAGTTTGTTTGTTGTATATATTCCTTCTGTTTCCCATAAAAAACCATTTCTTGCTTGATACCAATTAGAGCCATCAGTTGAAATAGAGTTATGAGAACCAATGTACAAATCTTCCACATAATCAAAACCTCTACCATTATCCCAAGTTTGTGGAATTAAAAAGAATATCAAATCAAATGATACTGCCCTTTCTTTTTTGCTATTGAAAGTGGAAGATAACATTTTTTTATCAAATGTGGACATATCAATTGAACCACAATTAATCATTTTTAATACATGTTTAAGTTTTGAAATATCAGGGTAAGTTTTATCACACACCAAATCCTTCACTTTATTATGGTCAAAGTGAAGGATTATTCTGGTTAGTAGTTTTGAATAGTTAAGTTCTGCAACAGGGTTTAAGCCTGTATTTACAGGACTATCTTTGATTATTGTGTTGCAACGGTCTAAAAACGTTTTAGTAACTATCATTATTGTAAATTTTATATTCTTATTTACAATAAATAGTTAATTTACTTTGATTGAAGTCGATAACATCTCATTAAAGTTAAATGTAGATGCATTTGTTAAAATTGTATTGTTTGTTGGTGGGTCCATTGGGAATGCATGGCTATGTGTCATAAATGCATTCAAAAATAGTTTCAAAAATTGAACTAAAGTATCGCCATATACTACTGGATGGGCAGAATCTAATATTTTTAGTAACTCTTCATCACTTATTAAACTTTTTGCATCAGTTAAATTAAAATTATCTCTTGAAATGTGACTTAATAAATTGATTTTATCAGCAACAACATTAATTGCACTTCCAAACTCTTCTTTACTTGATTTTAATTTACCTTGTATATACTTCATCTGTATATATGCAGGATTAAGTTTATTAAAAAATAAGTTATTAGGCTGTGCTGCTGTTGGTGATTCTTTAAAACCACAACGAATTCTCATTTCATTATCTTTCATAATGATGTCACAATTCTGTCTACCTTGTATTGCAATATCACCATATTCAGGTAAAGTTCCATTGATTTGCGGATTCATTGATGGAGCTTCAGCAGGTGATATTACTTGATTACCTTCAAGTAATGATACCGCAGAAAAGTTAAATGGGTCTTTATTCAACATTTGAGGTTGAGAAATTACAGGACCTATATAATATCTATTTCCACTTTTATCACCTTGATTAGCTAATATGATAAATACACATTCCCCTATTTTTGGGGTTACATGTAACATTTTAGGAATTAAAGGAAATGCATAAGGTAAATCTTTATCTAATGTAATATCATTATCTTCAGGCGTTAATCTAACTTTAATTCTTAACCCATCTGTATCATCAATAATTGATTTTACTTCACATAATCTTACTATTGAAGTGTCATTTGTTGCCATTTATTCCTTTTTTAAACGTTTATTAAGAATATTTCCAATATCCATATATTCCTTTTCTAATTCTTCTAAATGAAGCATATATTTAGCTACAAGCATTTTTGTTTCTTCAAATTCTGCTTGTAATTCTTCTTGCCTTTGTTGTAATTCGGCATTAGTAGCCAAGTTTAAATTTTCCATTATCGCACTATACCATTAGTTACTGTCGGAGTTGTGTTTGTTGAGAATACTGATACTGGACCACCTGAATTAGCTCCTGTACCAAAACTTGTTAAAACCCCTGGCGGGATTGCTACATCAACTCTTGCATTATTTTTAATTTCATTAACAATTTCTTCAGCCAAAATTCTCACAAAAGCAGTAACTTTATTTTGAGAACCATCATCTAAAGCATCTGTATTAATTCCAGCTTCAGGTAATCTTCTTATTATGGCTGCTGCTAATGCTATTGCAGACATACCAGGACGTTGCATAATAGAACACACCATAATCAATGGTGGGATAGATATTAATGCAGGTCTAACGAAATCAAATGCAGCCCCAATACCATCAGCTATTGTTTGTACCCAACTCATATATTATATAATTTAACATTCATTTATTATTGGTTGGCTTTCGGTTTGTATAATATCAGCATAATCCACATTATCAGGATTCCAATCTTGTGTACTTCCACGTTTCAAACGACAAGCCTTAATTAATTGTTCAATTAAAGTTTTATAATATTGAACACTTTCAACAACCATTTTAGCTGATAACATTTCAATTAATGGTTGTAATAATTCCATCAAGTAATCAAGTAAAAACTTAATAATTAAATCACGTATCATACGAATGATTTGAATCAACATATTTTTACTCATTGCAATGAAAGATTTAACATCAGGCATTCCTGGAATGCCCATAAGTTTGAAATTTATCGCCAACAACAAATATAGTTTTGGGGAAATTAGTGAACTAACAATAACGCTTGTTAATTCATTAATAATGTTATCAATAAAATTCATTTGAACATTAAAGTTCAAATTGTTTTTTTCATCTTCATGTATAGTCGATAAAGTTTTAGATATTTCAGTTAATGCCCCTTCAATTATTGTTTTTTGTTCTTCTAATGAAGCGGCTTCACTTATACCATTCAAGCTGTTTAAAATATCTTCAGGGTTGATGGTTATACTGTTATTTTGTTCTCCATTGATTGAAAATAAACCTGCATGAACCAATTCAGCTTTCTCTAACATAGAATTATACTTCTCATTAGAGAATGTAAAGAAACAATCACTCACTTCACTATCATCAGTTTCAACAACACTTTTAACAATTTCACTTACTTCATATTTAATCAATTGTTGATTAAATGTCAGTGACATATCAATTGATAAAGCATTTGTTAATTTATCTAATAATTGGGCTGCTACTACTTTAGAATCAAATAACTTAATTGAAGAAACATAATCATAGTTAAATTGGATTAACGTTTTTTTTCTATAATAGTTTTTCTTGTAATTATCAGGAACTAAATCTCCTGGTAATGCAGGTTTTTTTGTTGTATCGCCCAACATAACATGAATAATGTTATTGTAAGGAACTTGTAAATATCCTTGACTCCAATCACTGTTTTTTAAACCTGTTGAACGTTCAACATATTCTATTGTTATGATTGGTCTAGTATCATCATCACTCAATGATTGAGTACTTTTTTTACTTCTCTTCAATCTGTTATCCCAAACAACACGACCATTAGATTTGTTAAGTACATACCAAAGAAACGCATTAAAATCCAACGAACCAACAACCTCTGCTGCTGAATTCATCCCATCACAGCCGAAATAAAAATATTTGCCAATTTTAGGGTCTAATGGATTTGCTAAAAGTTGTCCTGTAATATCAATTTGTGATAAATCAAAGCAAATACCTTCTTTTAACAAATCTTCACTAATAAATGGATTGATAGAGCATGATATGAAATCTTTTATGTTGGCAATTAAAATTCCCTTAATAGCATATTCAATTCCATCCAATTCATATGTGATAAATTTAGATAAAACATTTATTAATCTATCATAGCCCCCAGCACTCTTTAACAAATCCATTAAAAAATCAAACGGATTTGTTGAAGCGTTAATAGAAATAAATGAATCAGTCGTAGATAAATTCGGGTATTTCTCTAATATTGTTTGTGCTGCTGCTATGGTAGCAAATGCATATGCTTTAGCTTTTTTTAAATTTGCCATATTAATTCAATTTATATTCTTCTGTTGTTTGGTTATTTTCAACTGATTGCATAGCTTTTTTAATTTCATCCCAATTCAAACCACCAACGGCTGCATTGGCTGCATTTTCATTAACACTTTTTTCAATATCACCATTATATTTCAATATGTCACCCATAAATTTGGCGATTTCAAGTTTTCTACCAATTGCTTTATCTTTATTGGCAATAAAATCATTCATTGCTTTAGCATATTTGGTTTTAGCATCTGTAATTTCTTGCGCAAGTATTGTTGATTGAGAAAGTTTATTCATTTCTTCTTGAATTGTAACAATCTGCTGACATGCTTGATTGTATGTTTCTTGAAGAAGTTCCTCTACTTTTTCAACTGAATTTAACTTGACTTTATATCTTTTAGGTGTAACTCCCATATATTTTTAATATTTTTTAATAAATAGTAATATTTACATTTTTTAACCTAATAAACCTTCTTTAGTACTGAAATAGATATGTTTAAACTTTTTCATGCCATCTCTAATTTCTTTTGTTGATAACAAAGTCGTTTCTTTCAAGAAATATAAGATTGATGATTTGTTAAACTTATTGCTCCCCATATGAGCCATGATGTCTTGCCAATTCATTAGTAAATCTAATAATGAATGACCGATTTTAATTTCATTTTCGGTTAGCTCATGTATTTTATCAGGAAGGAGCATTTGTTGCATTTCTTCAATTGTTTCATTAATTAATTCTGTATTGAATGTAACTAATGAATCATTATCAGAATAAGAGAATTTTGAATCTTCGTTTAACTCATTAGCCATATCATCATATGATGCATTTCGCTTTTGGTTCTTTGTAAATTGATTTATCTTATATATTAAGTAGTTTTTACAAATTGTACCACAATATGAGTAAGCTTTTTTACCAGTAGTAACATCAAAGTTACTAATTTTAGTTAACATAAATGATAAAGTATCATTAAATGTATCTGTAAACTCTTCAGATGGTGTAAACAGATTGTATCGTCTAATGATTGACTCTATCATTTTAGTAAACGCAGGTAATAATTTAGTATTAAAAATCCTATCTTTTTCTTCTTGATTTTCACAATTCATAAAATCAACAAAAGCCTGTTCTTCTTCTTCATAAAAATAGCCTGTTCTTTTTTCGGTACTCGGTTTTCTTCCTCGTTTTCCCATTTTTTGTTGCTTACAAATTTTTTAGCAACATCGTATTATCATTTTTATCTTAATTTTTAAGATTCATTCCTTTTAACAATTTTAAATAATTGTTCTTTTCCTTTAAATGATGTCATTTATTATTTTAGTTTATCAATTAGATACTCTGAAAATGCTGCACAAATTTCGGCTTCCAAATCAATACCATCAACATATATAACTTCATCTTGCATAAAATATGATGTCCACATATTTTTGTTTTCATTTTGTTTGAGATATTCTTTTATAGTATCAGAAACATATTGCTCCAAATCTTCAATAGTAATTCCAAGTATATATTTAACAAGCATTCTACTATCAAATTTAATTGGAATTACTGATGTGATTTTTCGTATAACAGGGAAAATAATAGTACTGAAACTATCTTCTACATTATCTTCATTATTGTATATTAAATAACGAGCCATATTTTCATAGTTCATTGCCAATACTTCTTTCTTATCTTCAGGAAAACCATCAAGAAATCCTAATTTATCCCATCTTTCAATGATTTCTTCAATAGTATATTCTCTATCTTCAATTACATTAGTATCAGTAATAATACTATTTTCCATTCTATCCACTGTGTCCTCTGTGCCCATTATTTCAATTCATTAATTTCATTATTTTCAAGTTCCATATTAGGCACTTTCTTTCTATCCTCTTTGAAAGGATATTCTCGTTTTGCTAAATTATACCAAGCAATACCTTCATTTGCATCAATTGTTGCTGTATATTGAGCCATTAAGCTACCTTCTCTATTTAAGATATGCATATATCCAAATTTAGGCACTACATATATTTTTAACCCTTTATATGCTGCTCTTAATAAAAATTCATACCAGAATGCAACTTTAATAGATGGTTTAAGACCGCCAATTTCAATAAAATCATTAGTATCAAAAATAGCTCCTGTCATATTAAAATCATATTTTGTTTCAAGACATTCACTGTCAATAACACCAAGTTCATTTGAGAAAGCACTAGCCCACACCATTTCATTACCAAATGAAATCAATTCACCATTTTCACTGTTTCTATACTCATTCAATGGTAAACAAATATTAATGGATGGGTCACAAGCAAGATATTGTGCTGCATTTTTAAACCATTTAGGCGCATAAGCATCATCAAATTCTAAGATAGAAAAATATTTAGTTTTACAATTAGCAGCCCCAAGATTAATTTGACTACAAAAATCAGTTTCGCCATCATTTGATAAAATATCAACTCCCTTAATCTTGTTTGTTTTATTTTTAACTAATGAAACAATATCTTTTTTTGCAACAATGATAATAGAAGTTTCTTTATCATCATTTACTTGTGTTTTAACACTTTCAATGGCATTCATCAATGAATTGCCAATCGTATCATCATATTCGTGTAATGGTATAATTACTGTTAAATCTTTCATTATTCTTCAACTTTTTCTTCGTTTATTTTACTTTTTGCCACTGTAATAACTTCTTCAAATTCTTTTACTCTTTCGTCAATATAAGAATTCATCAAGCTATCTAAATTGGTCTTATATTCATCAAATGAATATTTTTTAGCGGTTTCTTTCATTGCATCTGTAATTTCAGTAGGAATATCATCATTCATCCATGTTCTTACAACATCTGCAATAATTTTATGCACACTATTAATATCATTGAACCATATACCATTATCTAATAATTGTGTTTTATCTTCTGATAACATCCATTCAGGAATTAGTTCAGGAATTTTACCAATTACAATATTTCCAGACTTGATAGCTTCAAGTGGAGCATAACCAAATTGTGTGTCACTATCTACCCAAATAGTAATAGCACCTTCACGCAAATAATCAGCAAACATTTCTCTTGGGTAACTTCTTAAATCTCTAAATGACACCCATTTGTAAATTGGATATTTCCAATAGAATGGTTTGATGATTTTATTAGCATCTTTTTGTGATTTAGTTATAATATTTACAACTAATTTTTTAGGCTCGTTTCCTTCATAGAAATAAGAAGGTATATAAGGAGTTAAAACTTTTGTTTTAACATAAGGGAATACTGAATTAACTAATTCAGCCTGATTCAAACAACTTGTAATTGTGTCTGTAATGCCAAAATTAGCCCAAGAAACACCTACTTGAATGAAGTCAGTAAGATAGTTATAATTTTGGGTTAATACAATTCTTTTACAAGATAATTTTTTTGTTTGATTCATTACAGAAGAATAAACTTCAGGAATAATTAAGAAATCTGATGGAGATACTTCTAATTCCTCGTTTTGAATATTAGCATGTTGAAGTGCTGCATATTTCTCACCAAGAGATTCAGTAACCCCAACAAAAACACGATTTTCATCAATTGGTTGGTTATCTAAATCTAATTTCTTCAATTCTTCAGCCGTATATTCATTATCTAATTGATATAACATTTTAACATTATATCCAAGTTGTTGCAATGTTAATGCCATTTGATAAATGTATGATACATATCCTGTCGCATTATTTTTAGCATCAGGAACATAAAATAACACTTTAAAAGATTTATCTTTTAATTTTCCTATTTCGTTTTCGATTCTTTGTACAATTTCTTTAGTATTGTCCATGATTAATTTTGTTTAACATTTATTAAAAATCCTTTATTTAAAAAGGTATTGAATGCAATTGCTTCACCCACTGATACACTTTCAACAAGACTTTCATATGATGAATCTTGTTCTACCACTTCACCAAATGGATTAGTTTTAACACCAATTCCCATAATTACATCAAGTAATTGTCTTGTCAAATCATATTTTATAGCATCAATATTATTGGCATTATCATTATTTTTGTTTTCGGTTAATTGTTTACTAATAAGTTTTAACTTATTTTCATCATCATCTTCATCAGAAGAGTAAACCAATGTTTGAGAACTCTCTACATTTTTAGTATTATGTGGTTCTAAAATGAATTTTACAATTTCATCTAAGTCAAGCGCATATACTTCATTTTCTATTTCTAAAAACATATATTTTATTGTTTTTTAATCTTATTCAAAATTTCTTCCATTACCTTTGTTCCACCTTGCATTAATTCCATAAAAGAATCAAATTCATAGTCGGCTTCAGATTCAGTATTATAAGAAGATTTAATTTTAATACTAATTTTCCCTTCAGGTTTATTATCAAGCAACCAAGGGTTAGCTGTAATTAATATATCACATCTATCCCAAATAGTCAATGAATCTTTAGGAAAATAATATTCTCTTACTCTTGAAGCAATTTTATGTAAGAAATATAAACTCGCTTGAATTGTTAAATTAATCTCAAAAGGACTTACTAACATTACATCAGGTTCATTTGGATTTTCATCTTCATCTACAATGTTTCTTAGGTCATTTCCAAGCCATTCATGAAATCTAAATTGTAGTTGGCGAGCCATCGGTTCAGCACATCCAAATAACTCATAAGGATGGTCAGTATATACAAAATCTTGGTATTCTTCCTCACTATCAAAAGGAAAAGTTTGTGTTAAATCACTACTTTCGATATTTACATTATCAATATCGAAATGTGGGTCAATATCTTTTTTATATTGAGATGCAAATTGTGATGTATATGAACGAATTACATCGTTAAGGTCAATTGCTATTTTAGTTTTACTCATGAAAAGCTTTTATTAATTCATTATTTTTATTGTAAAATTTAACGGATGGTACTGCTGTGTTAGTGATTGCTTTAAAATCACATTTAGGGCATTCAGTTCTAACTATCTTTTTTAAGTCAAATAGATTCCACATTACAGGAGCAACAGAAATTAACTCTTCTCCGCACTTAGGACAAAATACATGTTCCACTACTACCCTAACATCTTCTTCAGTAGATACCAAGTCTGATATATTAACTTTAGGGGCATTGTTAAAAGGGTCATTCAACCTTTCTGTATGAAGATTTGTTGATGGTAAATCTTCACCATTTGACGTTTTCCATACTCTATGGTTAGAGCTTCCACTCATTTCTTTAATTTTTTCTTCTAATTGTTTTTGATATTCGTCATCACTTGGTATTTGAGATAAAATTTCATCAAAATTTACTTTTTTGACATCGTTCACATTTTTACTATTTTTTTCTGTTGGTTTTGATAAGTTTTCCCTATCAAGTTGTTTTTTAAACATTTCTTCTATATTGCTCATAATATATACATTTTCTTAATTATTATAAATGTTCTGATAAATTGAAATACCTAAATCCTTGAAAACCTTTCATTGGTATTTCTTTTTCTAAAGGATGAAAAGGACCTGAACGCATAATAAATTTTCCCATCCATTTTCGACCTGTTGTTGAGCAGGTAAATTCCTTTTCTTCCATACCAACAACTTCCATCCATCCTTTTACTTTTCCATCATGAACAATATAACATTTATCTCCTTTATTTATACCTTTAGGGAAAAATGGTACTTTAAAATTCATTACTTGTGAATAATCTTTAACAGCATCCATTTCTTTCTGATAATCTTCCCATTGTTCTGTTGATGGTAATGTAACTACAATTGCACGTTCTGACTTTAGAACATCTTCAAAAATTCTAACTAAATTTAAGTTACTATCTGCCACAGCTTTTATTTTTTATACAAAATAAGTACTAAATATCATAAAATAAACATTTATGAAGAAAATATTAAAAAAAAATGATGTATTTTTTTAATACATCATTTAAATTTTTTATTTATATCTTTCCCATCATCAGTATAACTAAAATCAAAATTTTTAGGACTTAATTCTTCAATTTTATCTAACATTTTTTTAGTGTACTTATTAGCCATCCCTTTACACATATATGCAATTGTCATATGTGGATGATAATCTTTATGTTCAGAATGAAGTTCAAAATTTTCTTTTATTTTATTATATGTTTTATGCATATTTGGGCACTTAACATCAGCCTTTAACACATCATAATCATCACTTTCAAATATAGATATATTATTTAATATACATTTATATTCTTTTAATGGTAATAGTAATGATTTCAATTTATCAAAATCAATATCAGAATCTAAACAAGGAGCTAATGTAACATGACTCTCTTTCTCAAACCCATATTGATTATCTCTTTTTTCTTCATCAGTACCAAAATATAATTCATTTTCAGGTATTTTGTCTTGTAAATCTTTAATAAATGTTGGCATTTCATAATCAATCATTAAAAACGCATACTCTCTTGCCATATATCAAATCTTTTTTTCTTTTATTAACTTATCTAAACAGTCTTTACATAAAACTCTTCCATATGTTTCTAATGTAATTTGAGCATCATAGAATGCCGTTGCTTCTTTATCAGTTTCATAGTGTTCAATTCCATCATCACCAACAATTACTTTATAATTACTGCCTTTATTTGGTTTTAAATGAGCTTCGTTTGTGATTATTTTACCACATTCAGAACATACATATTCTTTATTATCTATTTCAGATAAATTAAAGATAACATCTTTTTTCTCATTGTTTTGATATTTTTCATCCATAGTTTTACTATAAAAACGAGCAGTCAAATCAACAGGTTCATTTTTTAAATGGGCTTTAAATTTAATAACAAAATTTCCATCAAAAATATCTATTTTCTTAAAGAAAATATTATCAAATTTATATTCCATCAAATCCCTTATTCCATGTGCTTTTTGTGTAATGAATTTCAATCCTTTTAAATCAATAACATCTGATTTAATGCCATTGTTCTTGATTTTATTGATTTCACTAATGAATCCTTTTGACATATATTTAAACTCATTAGGATATATTGTTGTATAGAAATCAAGCTGAACATGTGTTTCATCTATCTTTTTAACAACCAATTTAGTTGTAAATTCTTCAATTCTAAATCTAGGAAAGAAATCTCGTTCTATTTGTAAAATATATTTTGTTTGGTCTCCATATGTATTGACACGATTAATTTCATCAAGAACACCTTTTCCAATTTCTTCGTTGCCTTGAATTAACATTAATTCATATCCTTCTGACTCGTCAATATGTACATATTGACTATCTTGTTTTGGTAACACTAGTCCTTCAGTAATATAATCCAATTTGGATGCTTCATCAGCAATTTTATAAGTCCTATATCTTAATTCTTGAACAGCTTGTGTTTCTTGACCATTCAGCAATGCACGAGACATTTTTTCAGCATCAACATTCTGATTTATTGAGATACCTTCATCACTTTGTGCGCCTTTTTGGGTTAATATTTCAGTTTCGGTCATTTTAAGACCATACATTAAACCATACCATAGATTTTTTACTTTATTAATAACTTTTCCCATTAATCAATTATTTCTAATAATTTATTTTTAATTTGAGCATTAATTAAGTAATTAATGTGTTTAAACTTGTTTATTTCAGCTATTGTGTTATTATCGTAAAGCACATTACCAAATTGGTTAGTGCTGTTAATGCTTGCATTATTACTTAATGAATCACAAATATTTTTTGATGCAATTGCATACTCATTTAGTTCAGAGATTGACATCTTTTCTAAATCAATTTTTGTCTTTGCCATAAAATTTTTATTAAAAAATAAAACAATATAGACAAAAGTCAATAAAAAAAGGAGTTAAAAAACTCCTTTACTTATTAATTGCTAAATATGCATTGTTTGATATTACATTTAATGTGACTCGCCCACAAAAATCTGTTAAATCAATACTATTTGTATAAGACATTGCAGAGCGTAAATAAGAAATAAAATTATCAGTCCATCCTTCCATCGTATATTCTACTGCACGATAGGTTATCAAACCTTCTCCCGTTTTTAATATTTCATTACCCATTTCTTTTTGGGCTTTCTTGGTAGACATACCATAAAATTCCTTTTCAAATTTGTAACCTTCCTTAAATTTACTTAAAGCTTCTTGGCTATATTGGTCTACCTTATTTATAAAACCATTATCATTCATTGAAGTATATGCAGCACTTTCTAACATTTTGTTAAAAATTGAACCACACATTACAAAATGAGCACCCAAAGCTAATGCTTTTATAATATCGCCATAACCTTTCATACCGCCATCAGCCACAATAAGAGCTAATGCTGTCGATTTACATAAATATTCATCATAGTACTGTCGGCATTTATCAATTAAGGAAGCCATTGGATAATGAATACCTGTATTTGGTGATGTTGTACATGCACCACCTGTTCCAACTGACAATCTTACATAATCAGCACCAGCAAGAGATAAATTGACATAAGTTTCAGGATTTGCAACATTACCTGCCATTATAACAATTTTACTGTTATATTTCTTTTTAGCACTCTTAATATAATTTAAGAGTTTCACCATTCCACCGTTAGCTATATCAATCAACACATACATAGGTTTACCATTACCATTAGCATATGTATCTAAGAAATATGTTTTAAATTCAGCCAAAGAGAATGCACACCAAACATCATTCATTTTTTGCAAACGTGTTTGAATATTTTCAGTTCTTGGGAGAATTGGATTGATATTATTTTCAATATATTTCTTATAATTTGTTAAATCAACAACTGTTGACATTGGTGCAGTGAATAAAGGTAACATACCATCAGGCATATATGGGTTACACTCACATCTATGTTCAATACTAGATGATGATGTAGGCATTATAGCCACATCATTTAATGAATAAAGCATTTTTTCTATAATCATTTTTATTAGACATTAAAAATCCAGTATATAAATATACACTGGATTGTTGTTAAAAAATTAATATTATTTAGTACCTGAACTACCAAAGCCATTTTTACCTCTACCTGTATTTTCATTTATTTCACTTACCTTTTCAAGTGAAGTTAAATAAAAGTTATAAACAGGCATTAAAACAGCTTGTGCAATTCTATCTCCATTATGTATTTTAATAAACTCGTTTGACAAGTTAATTACAATAACACAAACTTCTCCACGATATTTTTCATCAACTGTACCTGGTGTATTCAAAACAATCAAACCTTGTTTGAGACTTGTTCCACTACGAGGTCTTATTTGCAATTCAGTGTGTTTAGGAAGTTCAAAATATAATCCTGTATGAATCATTCTTCGTTCAAGTGGAGCAAGTGAAATATATAATTGGTTATCCTCACTGTCACCACATAAACCTTTTCCATCTTCACAATCAATCCAAGCTCTTAAATCAAAACCGCTATCCCCATCATTTGCATATACAGGGTCTGGATTATTTGATTTATTAACAAATTTTAAATTTTGCGTGTCAATGCATTCTCCTAACGTATATTGGGCATCTCCAACAGGTGTTTTAATATTTTCAAGTACTTTTACTATTCCAAAACTCATTCTTCTTTTTTAGTTTTTTCTTTTATTGTTTTCTTGTAGCTTTCTCTCAAATCAGCATTAACTAACAAGTTAGTCATTTTAACAATTGTTGCTAAAGGACTTGCATAATATTGAGATTTATCATCATTATCTTTATCAATAATTCTGATTGCTTCATATTCTTCTTCAGTCAAGTTAATACCATATTTCATACAGATATAAGCTGACCTTTCCCCTGTTTTTAATTGCCCTTTAATTTCAGGATTAAATTCATAAAGAATACCTCTTTTTCTTTGCCAATCAACTGTTTGTTCAACAAACATTTCACATTTTGAAATATGTTGAAGTAACAAAACTTTCAACAATGATTCTTTATCAACTTTCATTGCATCACTTAATGTATTATTAATGTTAAACGAATATAAACATAATTTATTTAACACAATATCAAGTAGTGAGCCATCATATGCAGAACCACTATCTTCACTCATTCCATAGGTTGCTTTTTTGAGCAAATTTCCATAAGTGTTTATTAGTTCTTCTGAATAACAATTGTATGTTTGTAATCTTTTAATCCATTTTTCGAAATTGGATTCCATTTCTCTGTTCGTAATCATCACATAAAATATTTCTCAATGCAAATATACGACTTTCTAACCACTTTTACAACTTACTTCCTGCAATGCTCTCATAAAATTCAGCTCTTTTAACAGTTACAGCTTCAATAGAATATGTATCTTTTACTGTATTGTATAAGTTTTCAGCCATTTTACTGATATATTCAGGATGTTGTACTAATGTAGTAATATATTTTGCCCATTGTTTATGATTTTTTCTTGAATCAACCAACAATCCATTACCACTTTCATCAATAGTGCCTTGTTTAATGAATGGTTTCAAATCTATTGTATAAGGACCGAAATCTTGTGCAATAATAGCTTTATGGAAGAAACCTGCTTCAATTACTTTTAATTGAGATTTATATTTGTTAAAATCACATTCTTTTAATGGAACTAACAATACATCAATATTATTATAATGTGTTGCATACTGATTAACAGGTTTAGTCCAACATCTTCTATACATTTCATTATTGTGGTATGGATATTCCATATTAGGAATAAATCTGTTTAAAAATGATGCATAAGGTTGAGATACTAATTTATAGTTATCAGTCAATACTTTTTCGTATCTGTACCAAACAGTTTCTTGTGGCATAATAGGTCTTTCACGAACTTGACCTGTTTGTGCATCTCTTTCTCGATACATACCATTTGTATCAAAACCGCACAACACAAACTGACATTTAGCTAATATATCTTTAGGTAATGAATTAGTTAAACCTTGTAAAATGTTAATATCATGTTCATGTGAACTTCCACATATAATACCAAAACGTATTTTATCACTCTTAATTTCAATTGGTTGAAATTGTTTTTCACTTTTATCAATTGCATTTGGTAATACGATTACATTTTTATTGTGTTTTTTTAAACAATTAGCAAACATATCTGTTGTAGTGGTAACATAATCAGATTTTCTAATATTATCAATTAGCTTTTGTTTAGTATTAGTTGTTTTATAAACAGCAGACATCGGATGGAATGAACCTAAATCATAATAATCGTCAATATCCATTACAGTAACAGTTTTCTTATCTTTAAGATAATTTAATACATCAGTACATTTTTCATAAGAATTAGAAATATTTTTACTAAAATGAATAATATCGAATTCTTCAAAATAAGTTAATGGTTTATTTAGTACATCATATTCAATTGTTACATCAAATTTATCACCATATAACTCACTTAATTTAGTATGAGGATTAAGTGAACGGAAATAACCAACACCAAATCTATCACTAGGCAAGCATAACACTTTTATTTTATCCATATTTATGATTTTTTAGAAAAAATATGGATAAAATTATTATAGTAAACAAATACCCAATAAAAAAACCTGCTTAATTGGCAGGTTTTTTATTTTTTTTATCTTTTATATTCCCTTTAAACACCATAGTCGCTTCATATATATTTCCGCTACTATCCATGAATTGAAAATTTTTGCCCAGTTTCATCATTTTTAATGATGTTGAAGAATCTCTATTCACACTTTCATTTAATAAGTTTTCCTTCAATGGTTCTATATATTTTTTAACTACTCCTTCAATAAGCATTTTCATCGTTTCATAGTCAAAATTAGAACTTGCCATTTGCATTGGCTGTTGAGGTGGAGCAAATTGTTCACTCAATGTTGGTTTACGTTGTGGCTGTTGTTGTGGCGGTGCTGTTGGCTGTATCATATTAGTTACAGATGCTAATTGACTTGTAAACGCATCCATAGTTGGGTCTGAAGTAAGCCCTGTAAGTGGATTATTTCTGATTTCATCTAAAATCTGTTTAGGCAATCCTATATTATTGCGAGCTGGCTGCATTGAACCTTGATTACGTATTTTTTGCATTTCAGCTTCAGCATTATAACTACTGCCACCACCCATTTGCATAGGTATAGAATTTGGATTATAAGGCAACATTTCTTGTGGTCTATAATCCTCACTTAAAATATTACTATCAACAAACCCACTATCATTTAAGCCTTTTGCATACTTATCAAATTCAGGACTTGCAACAACTTTAGTTAATTGTTGTGCTCTCGCAAAACTGCTTGCTAATTGTGCGGCTCTATCATTCATTATATGTTTCTATTATTTCGTTTATTTTTATTTCTTTCATAATCCCTTAATACAGATGGGTCTACAAATTGAGGATTATTTAATTGTTCCCTTCTTCTATCCATCTGTTGTTCGGTATCTGTTTTAAATATATCGTTTTCAGGCTCATTTGTCAATGGTTGTTCAGTTTTCTTTTTTGGACCAGTTGATTGTTGAGGATTATTATTGTTCTTAACATCTGCTCCTTGGAAACCATCTTGGGTTTTTTTAGCATTCATATATTCATCCTTATAAACAGGTTTATCAACTTGACGTTGTAAGTAATTAAGTTTTTCTTTAGCTTGTTTTTCACCAGATGGTATATAAACAGGTTCTTCTTTTCTTCTTGGTTCTGCTGTAACAGGAGTTTTAGTATCAGGAACATTATCATTGAAATTAGCAATATCATATACTACACTCATGCTTCTATCACCATTAGGATTAAAATCAGGACGAGCCTGTGTGAAATATTGTCCTGTTGGTCTCCAATCTAATATTCTATCTAATCTGAAAAATTTCCATGATGGTACTTTTGAAGCTGTGTCTCCTTGTGGCTGATAGGCACGAATTACTGGATTTCCTGCTTTAGTTAAACCATAAGCATACACTTCAATTATTCTCCACCCCATAGCAATGTTTTCGCCATGAGAATCATAATTGATTACAACCCTATATTTTTCGTTTATAGCATCTTCAACCTTAGATTTATCAACTCTTTCTTCTAAAAGTATATTTTCTAATATTTCTGATATATTTAACATATTTTCATTTCTTTATATTTAAAACAATTCCTCATATATATCATAAATACATAATATATATGAGGAATAATAATCATTAATGATTAATTTTTTCATTAAGGAACTTGATATTGACCTGCTTGTCTATTAACATCTGTTATAACTGAAGTCATTGTATAAGGTTTATCAGGATTATACAAACTTCTTACCATAGCTTGTTGTCTAGCTTCATTATCAGCACCATTACCTGCACCTGAATTTGGTGAAGTATCAAAGTTTTGATAATTAATCATACCAATGCTTCCGTTGCAGTCTGGTAAATAGAATGTGTGTCCACCACTTCCTGTACCTTTACCTTGTGCGTCCCCAGTAGCTAATGCATCTTTATGTGTTACAGAGTAACGGTCATTAGTGTTATAATCACTTCTAACTATTTCTCTTTCTCTTTCGTCAATTGACCTTTTTTCTAAACATGATTGCATATTATATAATATATTACTTTCTTATTTTATTATAAATATTAAACTAACTGTTTTGTGATAATAGTTTTATTGCTTCAATAATCTGATTTTCACTAACAATGACTGATTTAATATTGTTTTCTCCATTAATACTTTCAAACTTAAAGGTTTCACCATTAAAAACATTTGATATTGTATCTTTACCAAAATTAGGCTTAACAGTTGTTACTTTCATGGCATTCTTTGTTAATCTATTTTTAGTATGTGGTTTAATGAAAGCATTGTCCATTCCTGCTTCTTTTTTAGCGTTTTTAAAATCTTTTACAGCATTTGTTGCAGTGGATAAAGTATTGTTAACCCATGTTTGCATAGCTTTTCCACCATTAAGTTGAAATTCTATACTATCTTCTTTGCCATTGAAATTATCAAAGAAGTTTTTGATGTGTTTCATTTCGCCATACTCAATGCCATCCATTGATAAAAGATTGTTTAATCTTTTATAACCAACAGAGTTTTTATTACCATTAAAATTATTTAATATTTGTGTTAAATGTTTTCTAATTCCAATGGGTAGTGGAAACTTTCTGCCTTTTAATTCACTATTTCCATCTTCAAACAAATACAACATATATTATTTTTTCTTTTTATCATTATTTTTTTCAGTAATACGACTCCATCTACCATATGGCATCAAAGTTTGACCATAATATGTTTGTTGGGTTTGCATGTTGGCAAACTTATCGCCTGTAATTGGTTCACCATCTTCACCTGAAGAAAGTTTTCCTGTTGTAGAAGTTTGTCCCAAACCGCCATATTCTTTGAAATCCCCATTATTCAAATAATCTATATCATCACCTGCTATCTCTTTTACCTGAGATTCAGTAAATTTTACCTTTTTAACCATATTAAATTTAGCTTTAACTTATATTATAAATATTTATCAATAAAGTAAATGGGTTAAAATGAATAATATATTACATAATAATTTCAACAATTTAAGATTAACAATCAATAATGATGAATATTGGGATTTTTGTATTAACAAAGATTCTTATCAAACCTATTTTCCAAAAAAAGGAATGAAAGAGGATTGTTTAATTTCATATATAGATTCTGATGACCCAGATTGTATATTCTTCGATAAATTATATAGTAAAACTCCATATAAGTGGGATGGACTAATTAATAATGGTGTGGAATTGTGTAATATTGGTTACACAGGAGTCGATAATGGTCTTATTAGTTATCAAAAAGATAGAATTACTAATGAACAATTTTTAAAAATATTTACAGAATCGAAGCTTAAAATAGAAAAAGACGATATTAAATTACACTTACATCAAGTCACAGGAAATACAGGGCTTTATGATTATCCTATTTCTATAATAATGGAAGATAAATATGAAACTATCAAATTGAATGGTGGTTTTTATCAAGGATTTTTCAAATTAGATAAGGATGATTACCAAATATTGCCTGATTTTATACAATCTTCATGGAATTTTGAATTTACATTAAGAAAAAAAGATTTTGAAAAAGAATCTGATAAAACATTAAATGACAAATATCCTGAAAATAAAGGAATATTCTTTTATATGGGAACAAGAGCCGAAAACAAGTGGTGGCTTTTATATGAACACAATGAAAAAGAAGGTATAAAGAAGAAATGTGACATCTCTTATTTTTCGGATGATTATACAGATGGTAATTATGAGTCTGAAAACGGTCATTTGTTAAACATGGATTATTTTCAGCCAATAGTTCCTGATAAACCCATTGAATATAATGATGATGGATATTTTTCAGGAGATTATTTACATGAATCTTGTTGTAAATCACCTACTAAACAGAATAGTTATTTTGCAGATTCCTATATTAATAATGAATATTATGAAGATTTACGTAGTGAAGTTGATTATGTAAGTGGAGATTATTATAAACCTGACATTCCAATAGATGTTAATATGAAATTAAAAACTTGTGATGGTTTTTATTTAAATGTTCCTAATGTATATGAAATAAAAACTGATAATAAATTCATATTCTTTAACCAAACATGTACAGGATTCACTACTAGCACATGGAATAAAGATGATACAGTAATTTTAACAGGTATTACACCGCCAGACATCGGAAACTACTATACATTATTTAATAGGACATGTACAGGTTACACAACAAATACTATACACGAATTGCTTGATAAAAAAGAAAGAGAATATAATTTATATGGTGACATTTATAATAATGCTTTTGCTCTTAGGATTAAAGATGATGGCTCTTTGGGGTACAGATATTTGATTAAAGATTGTGATGCTGAATTTAAATGGTCAATTGTTGAAGAATATTCAGCCCCGAATGTTGTAACTGAAGATGAATGGCACACGATTGATGTTAGAATTGATATGTTAAACGCTGTTAGTGGAAATTGTAGACCATCTTATGAAAGAAAGATGAAGATATATTTTTATGTTGATGGCAAACTTAAATTAATTTCAAAAGAATTGCCTGAATTTAATTTCAGAGCATTAAATGACTTGAAAGAGAAACAAGAAGGTGTTCCATTTAATATTTCGTTAGGTGGTGGAACACAAGGGTTAGCTGAAATGATAACTCTTAATTACATGGCTTATCCTGAATATGTGTTTCCAATAGAAAAACATTTTGCTGGAACATTTATTGGTGAGTTAAAAACATTTAAATTCTATGATTGTCATGTGAATTACACTGAAATACAAAATAATGTCGAATTTGAGAAAAATTCTATTAAAAACTAAAATATTTATTAATAAAATAAAATAGTAATGAAAGGTTTAACTTATTTCAAACTAAAATCACCATACCCAGGTGATATAACAAAAAATTGCAGTCTGGATGGCACTGAAATTGACAACAATTTCTTCGAACTTGAAAGCCGTGATATAAAAACAGCATACTGGCAAAATGATACGCTAATAATTGAACGTATAAATGGTGATATTATTAGTGTTCCTGGCATTACTGAAGGCTGTACTAAAAACTTAAACATTGCATACGACAAAGAACAAGGTACTTTATACGTTACACAAGATGGTTATACCCAAGCTATTACAGGTTTCATTAGTTCTGATGTTTTAACAACAATCAACTCTGATGATACTCTTACAGGTATGGGAACAAGAAAAAAACCAATTGGTATATCTCCAATGTTTGAGACAGGACAATTCAGACCTGCAATAAAGATTATTGATACGACAAAAGGTGAGAAATTGCCTGACCCTAACAGAGTAGACCCTCGAAACAGATTTGTGACTATTGAAAATGTTTCTGATTATGGTTACTTATATGATTATGATGGTGTTAGAAAAATAGCATGTGATTTACGTGACTCTTCTTCAGAATGGAGAATACCAACTAAAGAAGATTGGGATGATATGTTAAATGCTGTTGAACCATGCTTAGAAGATAGAAACCATGATAAGGTAACATGTAATCGTTATTTAGGACGTTTTGCAGGTAAATTGTTAAAGAGTGTAGATTTCTGGCGTTTAGAAAGCACTAATCCATGTGATTCAGATAATGGTTGCAACTGTGGTAATGATTGTAACACTTCTAATGGCTGTGGAACACGTTATGCAAATAATTGTGATGGTTATTGTGGAGAATATACTGAAAATGCTTGTTCTAAACCTAACCCATACCCAAACAGAGGTATTGATAAATACGGTTTTGCTGCCGTTCCTGCTGGATATGGTGATGATGGTGGACGTTTAGATTACTTTGGTGAAAGAGGTTGGTATTGGACTGCAACTAATCAATGTGCAACTAATGCTTACACAAAACGTTTTGAATATGACAAATCATCTGTTTATCAAGAAGTAATAAGCACAAGTAATTTATTATCTTTAAGATTGATTAAAGATTATGATGGTACTAATTTCAATGAAAGAGAAACTATATTAGGTTCTGATTATTCAACAGTGTTAATGCCATCTATTAAATCAGGTAAAACTATTTGGATGTCTACTAATGTTGCATTCTCAAATAGATATTACAATCCTGTTGTTCCTAACAATGGAATGAATTTAACATATACTAAAAAATTCTTTGTTAATGAATGGGATGGTAAGAGATGGTTAAAAAATGAACTTCGTAATGGTGATTCTATTGTAATATTAAAAGCTCCAACAGGAGAAGATAATGTTGAATACAGAGTAATTAATGGTGAAATTTCAAATGTTGCAACTTCTATCTATGATGAAGTAATGATTGCTATCAGACCTCAATTAGATTCATTAAAAGGTGCGATTGCTTCTGAAACAATTCGTGCTAAAGAAGCTGAAAGAGTATTAGATACTAAGATTGACACTGAAACGGCTCGTGCTGTACATGTTGAAAACGGTATTATTGACCAATTAACACAGGAAATTGATAGAGCAAAACAAGCTGAAGAAGCATTAAGTGATAGAATTGATGAATTGAGCACTGGTCATACAGGTGATATTGAACAATTAAATCAAAAAATTGATGATGAAATAGCTCGTGCCAAAGAAGAAGAAGAATTCTTAGACCAAAAAATCGAAAACGAAACTGCTCGTGCTGAAGCTGCTGAAGCTAAATTGGATAAAGATATTAAAGATGAAACTGATAGAGCTACATTAGCTGAAGAAGTTATTCAAGAAAATCTTGACAATGAAGTAAAAAGAGCATTAGCTGCTGAAAAAGCTAATGAAGATGCTATAAAAGCTGAAGCTGACTTAGCTCGTGAAAACGAAGAACATTTATATCAAATGATTTTGGATGAAGCTAATAGAGCTAGTGGTGTTGAAGCAGCGTTGAGAGAAGATTTGACAAACGAAATTGAGCGTTCAACAACAAAAGACAATCAATTAGACCAAAAAATCGAAGCTGAAACTGACCGTGCTGAATCTGCTGAAGATTTAATCAATAAAAGAATTGATGATTTAAGTACAGGTCATACAGGTGACATAACAGCATTGACTAAAAAAGTTGATGATGAAATTGCTCGTTCAACTGCTGAAGATGCAAGATTAGACCAAAAAATTGATGATGAAATTGCTCGTTCAACTGAACAAGATACATTAATTACTGAACGTTTAATTGCAAAAACAGGTAGTGTAATGGATGCTGCTAATGGTACTTTAACTTTAGCAACTGAAGATACTGCAAATTCAATAACAATAAATTTAGATTTTGACTTTGGTTCAATCTAATTATAGTAAATAAAATTTAGAAATATAATAAAAAAATGGGTAAAAGATTGCAAATAAGAAATCATGCTGAAATCTTTGACACAAGAGATTCAGCTTTAGCCTATATTAACGATATATACAAGGGTCAATCATTAGTTGCTGAACCAACAGTTTATCTGTATGGTTCAGCCTTGAACCCTAATATAATTCTTGCTATTGGTTCAGTAGGTAATGGTTCATTGGCTGCTAAAAACAAAGTATTCTTAATTGATACCGCAAGATTAGACGCTGATATTGCACAATTGAAACAAGATGTATCTGGTGATACTGAAAATATTCAAGAAATTTTAACTAAATTAAATGCAGTTATTGTTGGTTCAGGTCTTAATTCTGATGGCAGTTATCAAGTAGACATTGATGATGATTTGTTAAAGAAAGCAACATCATTAAATGATGCAATTAAGAAATTATCTGCATCATTGCAAGCAACTGCTAAAGCAAATGATTTAACTGTTAAAGATAGTGAAACTGTTCATTTAGAAACTTCTAAAACTGCAACAGGTGTAATTTTACAAGCGTTTTCAAAAATATCTGAATATGGTAAATTAGACCCTGATTTCAATGATAATATCCTTATCAAAATGTCAGATGGTTTATACGCAACTGTTGATTTAGCATATAACGAAAATACAGGCGTTTTAACATTTACAGCATCTAAAACTAAAGATGATGGTACAGTGGGTGTTCGTATTATTGAAAAGAATTTCAAAATTGGTTTACATACTACAATGAAATCAGTTAGTTATGACCCTGAAACAGAAACTTTAATATTCACATTAACTGATTCAGATGGTAATGAATACACTGAAGTTGTAGATGCAACTGGTTTAATCACTGAATGGGATGTAGACAATAAAGTTGGTTCGGCTGTTTATTTAACTAAAACAAGAGTTAAAGATGGTCAAGATAAATTATCTGCTGATGTTATTATTTCAGGTGGTGATGGTTGGAATATATTGGAGAAAAGTAAAACAACAGGTGGATTATTTGTTAAAGGTTATGCAAGTAATATCAAATATAAAACTGATGTTACAGTAGAAAATGCTTTAGATACTTTAGCATTAAATGACCAAACAAATTTAGCTGATGCAAAAGCATACACAGATGCGCAAGTTAGTGCTGAAACTAATCGTGCTAAAGGTGCTGAACAAGTTTTAACTGATAATTTAGCTGCTGAAGTTACACGTGCTAAAGCTGCCGAAAAAGCTAATGCTGATGCAATCGCTATCATCAATGGTGATAATGATACTGCTGGTTCTATTAAAACTGCATTAAAAGATGCTAAAGCATATACTGATGCCGAAACTGCTCGTGCAAAAGCTGCTGAACAAGCACTACAAGTAGAGTTAAATACTTTAAATGGTAATGAAGCCGTTTCTGGTTCTGTTAAAAATGCAATATCAATTGCAAAACAATATACAGACACACAAGTTGGTGTTGAAACTGCTCGTGCTGAAGCTGCTGAACAAGCCTTAACAAATGCTGTTACAATAATTAATGGTAATGAAGCCCAAGCAGGTTCTATCAAAAATGCAATTGTAATCGCTAACGAATATACAGATGAACAATTAGCACAACATGACCATGATTCATTAATTAAAATTGATGAATTAAGAGATGATTTAAATGCTGAAATTAAGAGAGCAACAATCACAGGAAAAGAAAGCAAATCATTGTTAATGAATATTGCACAAGGTTCAACAGGAACTACTATTTCAGGTGACGTTAAAATATCTACAATTACAGGTAATATTATTTCTGAACAAGATGGTGGTATCTTCGCATATGTAACATTAAAATACAATGCTGCCGAAAATGCTTTATATTTCAACAATGGTACTCCTGTTGATACTAAAATTCAATTATCATCTGCAAGTTTAGTTGATGATGCTTATTATGATGCAAATACTAAAACAATTGTTATCGTATTTAATGATGCGGATAAAACAACTGTAAAAATTCCTGTTGGTGACTTGATTCCAACACTAGCTGTTGGTAGAGAAACAGGTAGTGCAGTGATTATGAAATTAGTGACTGAAGAAAACCTTAACACAATATATGCTGATGTTGATATTTCAACTGCATCTGTAAATATATTACAAAATGTTAATGGTGCTCTTTTAGTACGTGGTACTGCTGATAATATCAAATATGGTCAAAACAGTAATGTTCAAACTGCTCTTGATAATTTAACATCTGCTTCAACAGGTAATTTAGCTGCTGCAAAAGCATATACAGATGAACAAGTTGCAATTGAAAAATCACGTGCTGAAGGTGTTGAAAGTACATTAAATACTACAATTCTTAATAACACTACTAACCTTCAAGGTCAAATAACTGCTGAAGTTACACGTGCTACTAAAGCCGAAGAAGCTGAAACAAAACGTGCTGAAGCTGCTGAAGCTGCATTAGATGCTAAGATTGGTGTTAATACTGATGCTATAACAATCATTAACAGTGGTTCTGGAACTACTGGTTCAATCGCTAACGCTGTGGCTACTGCAAAGGCTGCAACTGATGCTGCAATTGAAAATGAAAAAGATAGAGCAAAAGCTGCTGAAGCTGCATTAGATGCTAAGATTGCTATTATAAATGGTAGTGGAGTAGGTTCAATGTCTGATATTTTAGATAAAGCTAAAGCATATACAGATACTTCAATCGCTCCAATTGCAGGTCAAATTGAAAATGCTAAACAACAAGCAATTTCTGCTGCTGCAACTGATGCAACTACAAAAGCTGATAAAGCTAAACAAGATGCGATTGCTGCTGCTGCAACTGATGCAACTACAAAAGCCAATGCTGCTGAAACAAATGCAATTTCTGCTGCTGCAATTGATGCAACTACAAAAGCTGATAAAGCATTGTCTGATGCAAAATTGTTTACAACTTCTGCAACAACACAAGCATTAGCTGATGCTAAAGCATATACTGATGCACAACATATCTATGTTACAGGTGCAAGTGTAAACGCTTCATCAAATGTAATAACATTAGGTTTTAAAAACAGTACTCAAACTGTTAATATTGATATTTCTTCAATAATTGAAGCTGCTGTAACTAAAGCTGTTGCACAGGCAGTTGCACAAGCTAAACAAGAAATTCAATATACTATTGTTCCTACTTCTTCTACAAGTGGTACAGTCGATAATAGTAAGAGTCCTCGTGAAATCTCTATTGATGTTACAAATGTTAATAATGGTACATATACAAACACTCCTTAATAAGAGTGAACATATACAGAAAAAGGAGAGCATTTTGCTCTCCTTTTTTATTGCATACTATCCATATAATTATTATATTTTTCTTCCGATATTTTATCAAAGTCTTTATCAATTATATCAAATATGTTACCAATAACAACTTTCCATTTTTTAGAAATAAAATTATTTGAATTAACATCTTCTTCAACAATTTTCAATAATGGTGCTGGTAGTTCTCCATCTTCCATAAATTCATTTACATCTTCTTTTGTTAAAGAATCAATAATTTTATTGTAGGCATCAACTTCTTCTTTAATTTCAGCTTCCTCTAATTGTTTTTGTCTTGCATCATAATCAGCAAGAACTTCCTGCCAATTAATTCCACATTCCTCAACAAATGGTGGGACTTCACCTGCTGATTTCCAAAATCTTATTTCTTTATCCTCAATTGTCATCAATTGTTCATAAGTGTCTTGGTCTGTTGGTTTATATGGCTCACCTGAAACCAACTTTGATTGTTCAACTGTGAAATAGTTTCTATCTTCTGGGTTATTAATTAATATTTTATCTCTAATATCTTTAGAGAAACATACTAATAATGGTTTAATACGTTTGTTAAATTGCTCTAAATATTTTTGTACATTATATTCAGTTTCTTCATCACAGAATGTATCATTCTCATCTTCAACTACTTCATTATCCAATAATATACAATTAAAGATTAATTCATCTTCTTCTGTCAAATTAGGATATTTTGCTTTAGCACATTCTACCTTATCTTTGTATTCAGGCAAATCAGGCTCATTATTTTTTACTTTCTTTCGGTGAGCAGTCCACATTTTATCAACTTCTTTAGTTATCTCTACTTTTTCATCACCTTCAATTGTGTAATAATGAGTAACCCTCTTAACGTCAGAATGAGATTTAGACTTACCTGTATTGATATAATATATGGAATCTCCCATATGAACATTCAGATTATGTTTTATAGCTAATTCATACCAAGCTTGTCTAGCTTTTTTGCTTCCTGCTGCTGTAACATTTCCACAATCTTTAATATATTCAGATAAATCTTTTTTAATTTTGCCAACAGAAGCAATTTCCTTTAATGGTATTTTTAGATTATATATTTTATCAATATAATCATAATACATAATCAAAAATTCTTGACCTTTTCCGAATAACAATAAATCAATTGCTTTATTCATGAATTTTTCGATGTATAATGGCATTTTCTTAGATTTGATTGTATTACCAACCAATTTAGTTTTGCCATTTTCCAAATAGTCTGCATAATTTTTGCGAGAGAAGTTAATGGTTGCTTGGGCATATTCATCAATACCAAGTCCCATTTTACCCCTCATAAACAAATCATTAAATTCGGCAACATCAGCTTCAACACCATGATATTCTTGCCCCTCTTTTGTATTACGATTAAGACCTTTTCCAATATAATGACGTTTGTCCAATTCTTCTTTAGGCGGCATTTGAAAGTTTACCCCATCAGTGTCCATTACAATAGGTTTATATCCCCTATCTTTAAACCACTTGTTCATTAATCTTAATGATTGACGACCAATACAAGTTGTCTTTTCAGCACACATTAAATCTCCCCAATTAAACAAATTAGGAGCACCAAACCCACCAAAGAACGAGTTACCAAATATCTTAAAAGGTAACTGTTTTTTATCATTAGCTGACTCTTCAGATTCGTATTTCTGAAGTTCTTCTTTTAATAATTTTAACTCTTCAGTTGTCCCTAAGAATGTTTCAATATATTTCTTTTTCTTCTTAGCTTTTTTACCAGCAGCACCTTTTAATTCTTTGAATTTCTCACGTTCAGATAAGATGTATTCCAACAATGCTAACATTACTCCTGAAATATCTTCACCTGTTGATACCATCCAACTTAAAATAATAGATGGGTAAAGTGAATTGTAGTCTAACTTAACAACCCTATCAACATATCCCACAGATAAAAGTCTTGACAAACCACCTGTAAACGCACCTGATGAAGCATATGATGGCAATGCAAGGTCATTTTCATAACTCCAAGCCAACATAATCATTTTCCAAGTAGCTGCTGTACCCATTGTACAAACTTTACCAAAAGTTGTTGGAAGTAATTTACCCAACAAGAAATTAGATTGATTATATCGCAACTCTACTTTGTCTGTCTCATATAAGTCATCCAACAAATATCTTTCAACAATATATCTTCCTGTTGTTTTAGTATAAATTTCATCTGTTGAATTGTCTTTAATAGTACCATCTTCCAATAAAGTATAACGGATTCTTTCTTCAGTAATTTCCTCAAATTTATTACCTGCTGCAATTTCAGATAATTTATTTAATTCTTCTTCATGTTCTAATAATTCAGTTTTATCATGAACATAACCTTGTATTTCAGCTATTTTCTTAGAAGCATTTTCAATTTCTTTTTCAGTGTAGAAAGTTAATTGTTTCTTTTCAATTACTTTGTCAAAAGTTTTGGTAAATGTTTTATCAGTAATTTTAAACCAATGCCCATTTTCATCATTAAATGCATAATCATTTACAGTATCAGCCCAAGTAACATTAATATCATTTCCTGGAACATACACACGATTAGGCTTATTTAACTTAGAATATTTTGTAACATATTTCAAATCAGCTTTCTTCATATTACTGTCTTGTGCTTGCGCACGTCTAACAGCATGTAAAGAATCTGTTACATTAAATCCCCAAATCACAGTAGGAAAATAATATTCAATTTCGCCACCCAATTTAAGAACTGATTGTTTCTTTTTCTTATAAATTGGTTTGGGGAAATATTTTGCACTTTCAACCTGCATAGAAGTTCCTAACAAAGCTAAACGTTTTATCAAGAAGTCCCAGTCAAAGTTTTCAGAGTTATGACCTGTTATAACATCAGGTTTTTCCACTGCAATTATTTTTAAACATTCCCTAATTGCTTCTAATTCATTTTGTAATCGTTCTTCTCCTTCACCTGTAATTGTGATTATTTTCTCAAAACCCTTGTTTGTTCTAATACCTATCTGATTAATAGCGCATCTTTCTGCTTCCAAACCCTGGGTTTCCAAGTCCCATTCAAGACGTTTCAATTGGTCATAATCATCATACCCTTTAAATAAACGTTTACCCGTAGAAATCATAAATTGTTCAACAGGTGTAATTGCTAAAAATTCCTTACTATTACCTGTCGAATTTTTATCATTAGAATATATGGGTTTCTTTCCCTCAATGAAGAATTGACTGAATTTCTTAAAAGGCATTGAAAACTTAGCATAGAACATCACACGATAACCATTTTCAAGACGTTGAGTTGTCTCTCCTTTGTTATTGTATATATTCAATCCTTTAGTCGCAATACCATACTCTGCCATCTTCTTTAAGAGCAGTTTTCTATCTCCACCATACAATTCCCTTGCTGCTGATTGTTTTGCCCACACAAAGGGGTAAAACGCTTCACGCTTCATTCTTTTAACACCCTTTGCATCATTGTATATGATGATAGCTTCTTTATCATCATAACTACATTCTATATTAATAATACGTTCCATTGGGTCATACCCTTCAAGGAACTTATTAATTCTTTCGGAAGTTATTTTTTCTATCATAAATTATAATTTGATTTCTACTTAAAAGTTAAGGTCACATCTTAATGACCATCATTTTATGCAAATATACGACTTAGTTTTAATTAATGCCACAAAAAAATCGCATATATTTTACTACATGCGATTTTTAATGTTATTTAATAGTTTACTTTTTTATGACCCCATCCATGATGTAAATTATTAATTCATCTTGTATTGGCATAATCAATTCGCCAATAGGGTATGTTTGTTCACTATTTACTAAGTCAGGATTAAAGTTTATTTTAAATTGCCCTCTATATATACCAGGCTGTTTAGTATCTCTCTCTTTCCATTCATATACAATTACAAATTCATCAACACAGCTATTATTTTCACGTGGTACTATTGAAGCCTTTGCATTTGCAATCTTCATAATGCCATTATCAACATTGGTCATTGAAAATGTAATTGAAGCATTTTGTATTGCTTCATAAAATTTATTAAAATCATGTCTACCATCATTAATCAATTCCATTCTTAAATGTGGTAATACTGAATTTTTATTAATATAAAATTCTTGTGCCATATTAATTCTTTGCTAAATCTTTCTTTATTATGCTATCTAATGGTATCACATTTCTATATATGGCTCGATTTTTGAAATCAACCGAGAAATCATATCTCATTAAGTAATCAGAGCCAATAATACCAATTATTTCACGACCACAAGCAGTTTTAATATTACTAATCACCCCTTTCAAATCAGATGTCATAAATTGATGCTGTATCTTAATAGAATCCCCAAGTTCACCTATAATATAGGCTGCTTGAACATCTTGACCACCTGAAACACCATGAATAGTTAAATCAATATATTTAATAAATTGGAAGTCTGCTTTATGTTTTAAATAATAGGATTCATCTATCAAAGACATATTAGCACCTGTATCAATAATAAAATATTTGCCATTACCATTAATGGGTATATCAACTATTGGGGTATTTATACCATCATATTCAGTTTGCTCAAAGTAATATAGGAAATCAGTGTTCTTTTTCCCATTATCACATGATGTAATGCACAATGTACATAACACTGATAACACCAAAAATAGTTTTACAATCTTTTTTTTCATATCTTTTTATATTGTTTGCAAAATTAATCATTTAATATGTAACTTCCAAATTTTAGATGTTAATAATATTAAATTACTCCTTATATAAATAGCTTTTTTTAAAGCATAAAATAAAACTATTTATATAAAAACATTATAAAATGGCAATTGATAATGAAAAGAAAAAATTGTTTCGTCAAGTAAGAACTCGTTTAGGTGCAGGGGTTAGAGGTGTTGAAATTACTGATGACATGTTATGTGATTTGCTAGAGATGTGTGTTAATGATTATGCCGAAAAAGTACAAAATTGGATAATCGAAAACCAATGGGCTAGCTTATACGGAAAAAATATATCTTCTACTGATATGGCATTTGCATTATCAGTTAGAACTTTGGATTATATGAAAGATTATTCTTATTGGTTTTCAAAAGAAGTTGGTTTACAACAAAGAGGACCTTGGGAGTTAAAAAAAGATTTTGTTGAAGTAGAAAAAGGAAAACAAGTCTATGTTATTCCAGCAGGTAGAGAAATTAACAAAGTTTTATACACAACTCCACCAACCTCACAAGCGGCTTTATTTGCCAACTATGCAGGTATTGATGTTGGCTTTGGGGGTGGATATGCCCAAGTTGGGGGTGGTGGTATTGGTGCAGGACCTATTGGTGGATTCTATACAATGCCAGCTTATGATACAGTACTTTTATCTGCCGATTTAGCATATAAAAATAGATTATTAAGGTCTGACTTAACATATAAAGTAACAGCAGGACCAGATGGTACTAAATTATTACATTTACTATCAACTCCTGGTTCTAATTTATCGTTTGGTTTTTCTGGACCTGGAATTGGTGCAGGAGCAGGTTTATGGGGTATGGTAGGATGCCAAGTGTGGTACACTTATTATGATGTAAACCCAGGAGAGGAAGATGAATGTAGAAAACAAAATCCTGATTTGTTGATTTCACCTGACCAAGTGCCTTTGGAAGAAATGGACTATTCATTTTTAAACAGTCCAACTAAAACAATTGTTCGACAATTATTGGTAGCGGAAGCTGCACACACATTAGGTCTGGCTAGAGGTAAAAATTCTGGTAAAATATCAATCCCAATGGCAGAAATGCAAATGGATTATCAAATGTTACTAAATTTTGGCACAGATGAAAAGAAAGAAGTAATGCAAAAATTAGAGGACAGATTATTAAGAATGTCACCTGCTGAAGTTATGAAGAGACAAGCAGAAATTGTGGAAGCTGCTATGCAAGCAAAACGTGGAGTACCACTTGGATTGTATGTAATCTAAAAATTATATGAAAATAACATATGTTAATATTAACATATGTTATTTTGCTTATATGCACTTAGGTACACAATATCATTAACAATTCTCATATCATTAAATTCAGAATAATGTTTTACCAACCATAATGGCATGGATTCCTTAACAAGATTAAAATCAGTTAAAATAGTTCCATAATTGGTGATTCCACAGCCACCACATTCAGAATCACCTATTTCAAGTGAAACTTCAGGTGTTCCAATATCATCAACATAAATGTTTTGAGCAACAGAAAAGTCTTTTTTATCCCAATATGGCTTCCAAATTTCTTTTATTATAAATTCATGTGAATTTATATAATATGCAAAATATATTGATGTCCAGTTATAATTTTCATCAATCAATGTACATATATATTTTATTTTATCTTCCATATTATACCCAAGACATTAATAAACTTCTCTTTGCTAAAATTAACTCCACATCCACCAATGGCATACCAAAATGAAATACTAAACGCCCCTCTTCAGGATATTCAAAATCAGGGTCATTTTCTGGATTATCCAAATTTTCACAAGCTAATGCAATACAATTATCTCTACAATCTTGCATTGAAAAACACATATTGTCTTGTGCTAAATCAAATTTTATATTATATACTTTTAACTCTTTAATAATTTCATATTGAGAATCCTCAAATAAGAAATCACCTGCAATACCACTTGGTTTCTCTTCAAAGCCTTCAGCCCAAAATGATTCTTTTTGAGCTTCATCCCCGAATAGAAATTGATATAATCTTCTACCATCTACATCAGTCCCTTTTTCCCTGACATATAGAAGTCTCATATCATCATAATTTTCAACATCATCTAACATATCATATTTCGATTACTTTATTATTTTTAATAAAATTGATAAAGACCATCGCACAAGCTTCAGCATCCGCAAGAGCATTGTGATAATTTTTAAGGTCATAACCAATATCTTCACATAATATATTTAGTTTGTGTGAATCTAAATGTTTATTATATTTTCTTGATAATTTTAACGTATCAATATATTGATAATCATTATTTGTATCAAATGCACGTGAACATGCATTAATGCAACTCTTTTCAAAAGCAGCATTGTGCGCAACAATTGGAGAATTACCAATCATTTTATCTACTTTTTCCCAAACTTCTGAAAATTTAGGAGAATTTTTTACGTCATTATATCGCAAACCATGAGCAGCAACACAATGTTTTTCAAAATATTTTGTCTGTGGGTTTATTAAACTGTAAAATTTATCAACTATTTTACAATCTTCAACTATAACAACACCAACAGAACATACAGTTTCACGATAACCATTTGCGGTCTCAAAGTCTATCACTGCAAATCTATTGTTTGTTTTCTTTTTTGCCATCTTTCAAGTTCTTTTAAAATTTCTGAATTTACTAACTCTTTCATTCTTGGCGAAAGATTATCATATGGGTCTAAATGTTCATTAGTCATATCCATATTAGATATAATTTCTTCAATTTCTTTCAATGTTAGTTTCTTGAATAACTTATTTTTCATTTTCGCTTTTTATTACAGCTTTTATTATATCTTCTTTAGACATGACTTTTTCCCACATTTCAAGTGAAATGTCATCATCGAATAATTGATAATATACAGTAACATCTTCAGTTTGTGATAAACGGTGTACCCTATCCATTACCTGCCAATTGTCAGATGGAACCCATGAATAAGAATTAAATATACATATATGACTTTTGGTTAAAGTAATACCGACACCTGAAGCTAAAATTTGACCAATAAAAACTTTCTTCTTTGGATTGTTCATAAACTCATATTCAGCTTTATCTTTTTGTTTATTAGTTTTTTTACCATCATAAACAACCGCAGAATCACCAAAATGTTCTTTAAACTTTTTCACTTCATTCTCAAAACAGCAAACAATTAACACCTTTTCACCATCTTCAATATGCTCTTCAGCCAATGATATTGTATTATCAATCATTTTATTAGCTAAATATCTTCTCACAAGTCCACCTTCGATAAGTTCTTGATATTTTGATACATCTATTCCTGTTAAATACTGTGCATTCAAGTAATCTTGCCATAATTTACTATATTCAGCCATTTCACTATCAGTTAAAGTATAATAACGAGTAAATATACTTTTTTTAACCATACCAGGAATGTCTTTTTGCAAACGTCTTATGTATAGATGTTTAATTTTTTCTCTTAATTCATCTAAATTACTTGCACCGTCACAAATTTTTATTTTAGTTCCGTCTGATTTGTTAATTTCTTTAGCATCACAGAATCTTTGCATATAATAATCATAATTTTGTGCAATATCAGCACCAATTAATCTTAAAATATGATATAAATTAAGAGGTCTATTTGTTAATGGAGTACCTGTTATACAATATATTCCTTTTGGTTTTGCTCTATTTAAAAAATCATCCAATGTTTTATATCTAGTGGAAGTATTATTGGCTAATTTTTGCACTTCATCAATAATGACTAAATCAAATTGTGCGAGAAATAATTGACTTTTAGATAAAGCTTCTTTAATAACCTCTTTTTTACGAGATTTCTTCATCTTTGGTTCTGTTTCTCCATTTTTACCTTTTTTCCCTTTACATTTAATCATTATGGGAACTTTAACTTTCTTTTCTTTGCCATTTTCATCTTTATAAAGTTCTATTTTATAATCAGGTTCTAATGGGATATGATAGAAATTATCTAATATATCATAATTTATTACTGTATATTGTTTGTCAGATACCCAATTCTTACCAAAAACAATACCAATATTATCTGGACTTGTATAATAAGATAATTCTCGCTTCCAAGTTCCTTTCAATGATGCAGGACAAATAATTAACACTTTTTTATATCCACCTACCATAGATGCAACAATCGCAGATGTTGTTTTACCAAGTCCTTGTTCATCTGCAAGAATGGCTTTATTCCTTGTTATAAGGAACTTTACAGCTTCTTCTTGATGTGGTTTCAATGAACGGTTTAAATGGGCTGTAAGAGCGTTATATGGAGCGAAATCTATATCATTACTTTTATAATCTTTAACAAAAATATCATCCATTAATGCTTTCTTAGGCACAAATGTTAATAATGGTTCTGTAATAGATTTTCGGTATCTTACATAACAATGGTAACTATCCCCCATCTCACCTATAATGGACATTATCAACAATTTTTCAGGTATGAAATCTAAGTCATTTTTGTCAGCAAATGATTTACCAAACCAATCTGTAATTTTAGCAATTTTGTTTACTTTTATAGGCGCATATTGATAGTTTTCTAATATATAGCTTATATCAAATTCTGATAGTTTTCTATAACCTTTATCAGAACAATTTTTCAGATATGTTACATATAAATTAGTACCATCATAATTGTTTATGATAGAATATGCTTTTTCTATTTTAGATACGCTAATTGCCATTGTTTAAAATCATATTTTTGCAAATATACGACTTATTCACCATATTTACAACTATTTATTTTAAAATATTAGATATGGCTAAAGTAATTTTTGCCCCTAATAAACTTGACAAAGATAAGTTTACTGTATTCTTAGCAGGTTCTATTGATATACTTTTTATTCTAATGGCATATTTATAATAAAATTAATGATATGGGCAATAAAAAAATTGAATGGTCTGATGAAGAAATAGAATATTTAAAGGATAATTTTGAAAATTACACAAATAAAGAACTTTCTTACATTTTAGGTAAAAGTTATAAAAATGTAACAAAACAATTAAGAAAACAAGGTCTTTATAAAAGTAAAATTGCCATTGATAAATTAAAAAGTAAAATTAACAAAAATAATGGAACTGATTTAAGTTATGAGTTTGTTAAGAACAAAGCTTTATTGTATGAAACAAAAGGTGATTTTTACCAATTTGATAGATATGCTTATAATAAGGCAGTAAAAATGGGATGGATAGAGAGTGTATGCTCTCATATGAAAGTTTTAAATTTTAGTACACCTCAATTACTATTAAAACATTATTTAGAATGTGTATTTAATTGTAATTGTTCTTATAATAATAGAACGGCTATTAAACCTTATGAAATAGATTGTTATTTCCCTGATTACAAAATAGGGTGGGAATATAATGGAAGAAGATTTCATATTGATAAATCCAGAGACACATCAAAATATATTAAATGTAAAGAGAAAGGAATATTATTGATGACTATAAATGAGGATAATGAATATTACAGAAATTATGAATTAAATATTAAAACACAATTAATAAATCAATTAGAAGTAATAAATAACGTTTTAAATATTAATATAAAACCAGAATATATATTAAACCTCGATAATAGCATTTCATATCCAAATATTTTATCCGAAAACGAAATCAAAATCGTAAATGGTTTAAAATTAAGTGAAATAAAGAAAATTGATAAAAATTTATATAATAGAATATCAAAATATAAATTATACACTAATGAAAGTTATCATATAATTAATGATAAAAGAAAACATAACATATATTCTTCATATGAAGAATATATAAAATATTTAAGAGAAAAAGATTATAAATCATATTCTGAACTATTAAAGCATGAACATCCATATAGGGTATTAAAAAAATTTAATATCAAAATTAATAAATTAAAAAACGAATTATATAATGTGTAAAGTAATATACGCACCAAATGAAATAAATAAAAGAAGTTTTTCTGTTTTTCTATGTGGTAGCATAGACCAAGGAAAAGCTAAAGATTGGCAGCAAGAAATTGAGGACAAACTAAAAGATGAAGATGTTATACTTTTTAACCCACGTAGACCTGATTGGGATTCATCATGGGAAGAGTCAATAACAAACCCACAATTTAGGGAACAAGTGGAATGGGAATTGAATGCTTTGGAAGAAGCGGATATGATTGTTGTTTATTTTGACCCTAAAGGTAAAGCTCCTATTACTTTAATGGAACTTGGTTTGCATAAAGATGATAAAATGGTTGTTTGTTGCCCTGATGGTTATCATAAAAAAGGTAATGTGGATGTTGTTTGTCATAAATACAATATAAAACAAGTTGATGATATAGATGGATTAGTTAAAGAAATTAAAACAGAAGCATTCACCTTAGATGAATCAATTTGTAATAAATTTAAACACTTAATTAAATAATGAGTAATATAATACCAATTAATAGGAACAATAAGTTTTTTTCAAAAGAAGATTTTGATTTTGAATTAGAGCTTGGAATGGAATATCTTCAAGAAGATGTTAACCAGACTATTATTCTTTATGAAGTTGATTTGGAAGCTACCAATATGAATGCCATATATAAAGAAGCAAATCGCAACAATATTAGATTCAAAACGCCAAAAGAATTAACTGTTATATATGAAATAGAAGCTCCAAGAACCAAATCATATGAAAATAAAACAAGTGGTGGTATTTACTCAATTAATGGTAATTTGAAAGTTGGTGTATTTCAGAAAACTTTAAATGACCAAAATTGTGAAATCAAAAGAGGTGATTATATTGGTATTCCTATTGATTCAGATAGAATGGCGTATTTTGTGGTTACTGATGATGGAAAACTAAACACAGACAACGCACATACAATGTGGGGCACAAAACCAATTTTTAGGAGTATTGAAGCCACTCCTGTTGATAATAATGAATTTAATGCAATGTAAAAATGCCTAGACAATTTTTAAATAAAATGAAACTTCGTGAGAAAGCTATTGGTAGAGATAGAAGGGAAAACTTTGCAAAAGAAATTCTTTATAAAGACACTCCACTTCCTAAACCATTAGAATACGCTGATATTGATGCATCATTCAAAGACTTTGTAAGTGATACTTTAGATATTGCATATGAAGGAAAGAGATTGCCAACTTTTACATTGTTTAGCAATCAACGTTTTTCCGAATATTCACAAACATGGGAACATGTTGATGAAAATAGAAATTTATTAATGAATTTTAAAACTATCAGTCGTGAGAATAACCCTAGATTTGGAGAAAATCAAGGTGGATTGTGGAATATACCAGGAGAAAGACATTATACAATATTAACAAAAACAGTTCTTGATGATAATGGGACTGAAAGTTTTGAAAGATATTCAATGAAACAACCATATGCAGTTGATTTGATTTACAATATTAACTTAATCACTAACAAATATGAATTAATTAATAAATTCAACGCTCTTGTTAATGAAGCATTTAAAGCAAGACAATGTTATATCAGACCAAATGGTCATTTCATACCAATGATATTAGACGAAATATCGGATGAAAGTGAATATAGTATTGAGGATAGAAAGTTTTTTTCTCAAACGTTTACGATTAAAGTAATGGCTTACATCATCCATGAGAAAGATTTTCAAGTAGAATCCTATCCTAAAAGAATTATGGTTGTTTATGATGGGGATGCTAAAAAGAAGAAACCGAATGTTGATATTGAGGAATTGGACGATACCAATTATGAAAACAAAAGAATGGATATTTCAATTGATTTTCCTGAATTTATAGAAACTGTAACATTTACAATAGATTGTGATGTAAATATTGATAAATCAACATTAGATAATATTAGATATTATAGATTAAATGTTAATGGAACACCTATATTTCCAGAGAAAGGTTTTACACTAAAAGAAAATGATGAAGTAAAATTAAGAATCTTTAAACTTGATATTGCACAACAATCAAAATTGGTTTTTCATGGTTATGACCCAAATATACGTTTGAAGAAAAATTATACTCCTGAATTAGTAAGTGATGAAAAAACTAATTATGAAGAAATTATTATTGACTAATGGGATTACAATTTTATCTTTTAATAAAAAATGGATTTAAAACTATATGAAATAATTAATTTAGAACAAGCAATTGATGAATTAATTAAACATGATTTATCTTTCACGTTTAATGTTTCATTAACTATAATGAGAAATAAAGAAGCTTGCAAAGAAATTACTGATTTATTTTTTAATAGAATGTCAAAAATATTTGATAGCTATGAAAAATTATATGATGCATCTTTGAGAACTGAAGAAGAGTCAATTATATTTAATGAAGCTTTGAATACAGTTGTTGATATAAACATTAAGCAATTATCTGTAAATGATATTGTAATAGACGATAGTATCAAAGTGAAATTAGTTTTATTTAATAATCTAAAACCAATGTTAATAGATTATTAACATTAATTTAGCCTGTGTTTTTGTAATTACAATAGATATTTATATTAAAATAAAATATAAAAGAACATATGGCAACAAATAATAATAGTGCAAGACAGACACACGTTAGTCCTGGTATATATACTAAAGAAACTGATTTGACTTATGCAGTTAAATCATTAGGTATTACAACTCTAGGTCTAGTGGGTGAAACTGTGAAAGGACCAGCCTTTCAACCACTTTTAATTGAAAATTGGAACCAATTCACTAACTATTTTGGTGGTACTAATCCATCACAGTTCAAAGGTAGTGGATATTTGAAATATGAAGCTCCATATATCGCAAAGTCATATTTGAAACAATCTAATCAGTTGTATGTCACACGTGTATTAGGTCTTTCAGGATATAATGCTGGTCCTGCATGGGCTATTACTGCATATGCGCCAGCAGGTAAAGATGGTAAAGATATGTTAATTGCCATCTTACGTTCAAGAGGTGAGTATCAAAAAACAGCTTTTGTTTCAACTGCAACAGAAGAACAATGTGAGGATGTTTACGAATATGATAAATTAATTTACTATGTTAGTGATGTCGATAATGTATCATTAGTTCCTAGCAAATCATTCAACTTAGGTTCAGGATGTGACAAATTCTTTGGAGTTACAACTGACCCTTCAGGAGATTCATACTTTAATGTAAGCCAAATAAATTATGGTAAATTTACCATTTCTGGTACTACTGATAAAGGTATGGCTTTCTCATATGCAGTATCTTTAAACCCAGGTGATAAAAACTACATTATCAATGTATTAGGTACACAACAAGATGTTGGTGATACTGAATTATATGTTGAAGAATTATATGATGTAGCTTTAAAACAATTAATTGAAAGTGGCGATATTACAGGTATTAACAAACAAATGGTAGGTTTCCCACCAATAAAAGTTACCCCTGCATATGCTTCATGTAATGATTTATTATTAGAAGATGAACAACTTTTAACTAAAAGAGATATTGGTAAACGTTTCTTAGCGACACAAGATTCAATTAATCCTGAAACTAAGAAAATGTGGAATGTTCATAAAACAACTGATGGCGGTGTTAGCTATACAGTGACTCCAGCAGTTGCAGGTAACATTTACCAAGTAATTTCATTTGTCACAACAGCAGGTACACGTGAATACTACTATAATGAAACAGGTGAGAAATTAGGTGCTGCAACTCCTGATGCTCAAAATGTTTTAACTGAAGCCGTTGAAGTTTTATCTGATAATTTATTCTATGTTAAAGATGGTGAAAATATCAATCCTATTACTTGTGACTTGAACAATTACAAAGAACAATATAGATTTGCATCTACCCCTTGGATTGTTTCTGAACTAAAAGGTGATGCTCAAAATGTTGAATTGGTTAAATTGTTCAGATTCCACACAATATCTGATGGTAATGCTTCTAATATACAAATTAAGGTATCTATCGAAAACATTAAACCTAATGATGGTTTATTTGATGTGGTAATCAGAAGTTTCTATGACACTGATTCATCTCCTGTTGTTTTAGAAAGATATAGTAAATGTAACTTAGTTTCAGGAAGTGCAAACTATCTTGGTTTGAAAATTGGTACTATTGATGACAAATTTGTAACCAAATCTAACTATGTACAAGTTGAAATAAATGAAAATGATAGAGTAAAATCATCAGTTCCATGTGGTTTCTTAGGCTATCCTGTTAGAGATTATTCAGGCTTAATACCTGGAAATGGTGTTACAGGAACAGTTAAACAACCATTGTTACAATATAATATCAATATTGATGAAGATATTAGAGCTAAAAAACAATATTTTGGTTTATCTAACTTAACAGGTATTGATGAAGATATTGTATCTTACAAAGGTGTTGAAGCATATAATGGTTTGCCACAAGGTTTAACTCCATCCTTCCACTTGGATTCACGTCTTGTTTCAAAAGAAGATTTATCAACAGGTACAACAGGTTTTACACAAGTTGTAACAGTTGATGGTGAAACAGGTTATACTTGGGTAACAGTTAACAGAAATAATGTGACATCTGAAGGTATTGAACCTCGTATTGGTACAGATGCATTAATGCAAGGAACAATTTACGAAGATATTAACTATCGTAAATTTACTGTACTTCCTTATGGCGGTTTTGATGGATGGGATATTTACCGTGCTTCAAGAACAATAACTGATGATTTCAAATATAACAAATATAAAGGTAGTATTAATACTAAGAGTGGTGTAGGTGCAAACTTCTCTATTATAAACGACCCTGTGGCTTATAATTTTGATAGTGGCACAAAAGCAATCACTTCTGACTGGTACGCTTACTTATCAGCAATCAGAACATTTGCTAATCCTAAAACTATTGATATTAACGTTCTTGCAACTCCTGGTATTGACTATGTTAATGACCAAATGTTAGTTGAAGAAGTTATTTCTATGGTTGAAGATGAAAGAGCCGATTCAGTATATGTTGTAACAACTCCTGATAAACCTTTTGGCGCATCTGACAGTGTTAGTGACATGTTTACTCCTGATGAAGCTGTTTCTAACTTAGAAGAAACAGGTATTGATAGTAACTATACATGTTCTTATTATCCAAATATTCAGTACTTTGATGCTGATAATAATGTATATGTTTACTTACCACCGACAAAAGATGTTGTAAGAAACTTTGCATTAACTGATAATACAGCATATCCTTGGTTTGCTCCAGCTGGTTGGGATAGAGGTGCAATTGATGGCGTAAAACCAAAGAAAACACTTAAACTTGATGAACAAGATACTTTATATGCAGGTGGATTGAACTTTGTTCAAAGTTTTGCACAAGAAGGTTTCAGACTTTGGGGTCAAAAGAACTTCCAAATTGCAGATACTCAAATGAACAGAATTGCTACAAGACGTTTGTTATTACAATTGAGAAAATTAATCTCTATTGCTTGTATCAAGTTAATATTTGAACTAAATGATAATACAACTAAAGAAACATTCAAATCATTGGTTAATCCAATATTGGAAAATGTATTCAATAATAGAGGTATATCAGACTTTAGAATTGATGTCGATGATTCAGTTGAAGCTCGTGACAGACACGAATTACCTGCAAAAATATGGATTAAACCTATTGGCGCATTAGAATATATTGATATTAATTTCATGATTACACCTGAAGGTGCAAGTTTCGATGATTATTAATCAAAACTACTAAATAAATGATAAGGGTGGGCTGAATAAGCCCACCTTTGTTATTTAACAATATTTAAATAATCTTTAAGATATTTATTTATAAATAAGTTAGATTATGTCTCATAAAGAATCCCTTAATGAAGAAATAATATCAAAAATCAAAAAAGAATTACATAAAGATATGGACAATTCAACAAAGAAAACTATCGAAGAAATTAAAAATATTATAGGAAAGAAACAAACATTGGAAAGTGTTATTTTTTCTGAAGATGATGAAGAAATGGGTTCTCAATCTTTAGGTGGAGAAATGCCTACTGATATGGGACAACCTGAACCACAAATGCCACAAGTAGATAAAGGAATGGGAGATGGAAGTAATGATATGTCATCAATTGGAGAAATGATGCCTGACATTCAAAATAAGGTAAATACCATCAGACGTATGGCTTTGGAAGGTGTTACAAAACTAGCAGATAAACCATTATCACCTGAATATGACTTTTTCAAAAAAATATTTATGGATTGCGATAAATTATTTGTGAATAAAGATAAGATAAAACAATAATATGTTATTCAAAAAATCAAAATTTGAATAATTATATATAAATAATAAAACTAAATTAAAGACAAATATGAGCGATTTATTAATAAAAATGCCACTTGAATATGAACCATTGAAAAAGAATAGATTCTTATTCAGATTTCCATCTGATTTAGGTATTCAAGAATGGTGGGTAGCATCTGGTTCAAGACCAACAATCTCTCAAAATGAAGTAGAAATTCCTTTCTTAAATACATCTAACTGGGTTATTGGTAAATATATATGGGAAGCAATTACAATTACATTAAGAGACCCAATTGGTCCTTCGGCATCACAAGCTGTTATGGAATGGGTTCGTTTGCATTCTGAATCTGTTACAGGTAGACAAGGTTATGCAGTTGCATATAAAAGAGATATTGTTCTTGAAATGTTAGACCCAACAGGTGTTGTTGTTTCTCAATGGATTATCAAAAATTCTATGTTAACTAATGTTAACTTTGGTGAATTATCTTATGATGATGATGGTATTGCAGATATTACAATGACAATCAGACCTCAATACTGCATTTTAAGTTTCTAATATTTAAACAGGAAAAGAATATGAATAAGGGTAAGTGTTTACTTACTCTTATTTTTTTATATCTTTTAAATAATGTGGGTAAGAATCTTACCCACATATTCATTTACTTTATATTAATATACATACTCCAAAGTCAGTGTTCCATAGACATAGTTATGTTCTTTCCCTACTCTTGGAGCTATATATCTAAGTTTTGTGATTAAATCCCCATTCTTCTCATATTCGTAATGTTCACGAAATTCAGGTTGAAGATGTTTATACCTATCCAAACTACTTTTATCTCCTTTCAATATAAGATTAGTATTCTTTCCACACCATTCTGTTCCAAATACAATATCTGACATGTAATCCCTGCCATAACTATAAAATATAAGAAAGTTGAAATTCAGATTTGTATTATTTCTTACTTCTGATTCAGGATAATAGACAAAGTTTGCTTTACCACCATATTCTTCACCAACATCAATCGTTTTATCTGATACTATATTACCATTATCCCAATTGATAGTTGTAATTGTTGTGCTACTCCAATCTTCATCCATATTTTCACTTGTCGTTTTTACTAATTTTACAAGTTCCTTATTTTCATTGTAGGACATTTGAAATGTTTGAACTAATCTATTTTTAGATGGTGCATACCAATTGATATTGGAAATCAGATTATTTTTATTGAAATTATACAAAGCTTTTGCACTAAAATTTTGTTTTCCATTCACATATCGAATGAATTTCAAATACTTTCCATTGTCATTTTTTAACGTAAGTTCTTCAGTTACTTTATTATTTTTTATTATATATCTTTTAGTGACTTTAGATAATTCATTAGACGAATTGTATTCTAAATCCATTCTAAATGAACTTTGACCACTGTATGATTTCCATATAGCAGTTTTCACAACATACTCACCTCTATTATTCACCTTTTGAGCAAATACCGCAAAACTTACACACACAAACATTGTAATTAATAAAATTCTTTTCATATTCTATGGTTTTTAAATTTCAATATGCAAATATACAAACAGTTTTTTAAAAATGCAAATTATATTAATTAAAAAATATTAAAAAAATCATTTTGAAGTATATATTATTATAATGAGATAATCTATGAAGCAAGTAAAAAATAAAGCTATCAGTAAAAAATACCCTTCTAAAAAGAGAAATAAGCCAAGAAGTAAGAAGCGTTCACATCCTCAATATGGGACATCAAATTTGGAGAGAAGATTTGCATCTGATTATTTAGATGTTCTAGGGGTAGAGTATGTTTATCAATTTGAAGCAAAAGATATTGGGCGATTCTATGATTTTTACTTACCAAATGATAACTTAATAATCGAAGTGGATGGGGATTATTATCATTCATATGGTTTAACATATGAACAAATGTGCCCTATGCAAAAACGTAATAAAAGAGTTGATGAACTAAAAGATAAATGGGCGTTAATGCATAGTATTCCAATACTACGATTTTGGGAACATGATATAAATGATAACCCTGAATTTGTGTTTAAAAAATTGAAAGAAATGATACAGATTCAAACAAAAAATAAAATAATGATGGAGAAAAAGAAAAAACCTCATTAAATATTGATTTTTAATCTATTATAAATTACTTTTTAAGTAAAAATATATAACATGGAAGGTACTTTATATGCACCATATGTTGATTATAATAGCACTGATTCTTTTGATTATCAGAATCAAGCATATGATGAAAATTATATGGATTACTTACGAAAAGAATATGTTAAATACAAATTTACAATTGATACCATTACAAAAGCTAGTTTAGTTGATGATAGAGTTACTATGACAAACTCATTAGCTAATGGTCGTAAAGAAAATGTTAATCCAAATAATAAAATTCATTATAGTTATCATCAAGCCCCTGTAAAATTATTAGATATTTATAATGATTCAGAAAGTTTTGATAAATTATTATACTATTTTAAATCGCAAGAAATGTTTCCATTAATTATTGAATTTTTTGATATTCAAAAAAATCCTGAATTGGAAAGTGATTTCAAAATGTGGGTGAGAGAAACTAATAAAATAAATTCAGCAAAAGGATTAACAGAAATGGAAAAAATTAAATATCTACCTGTAAAGGATTTGAAAATATCCTTTGGACCAAATTCAAATGCTGTATTAGAAAAATGTAAGTTACTTGATGTGTATTCAGTAAATACTTATGCAGTATCAGTTAATAAAATTATATTTGTAAGATAAAAATGGCAAAAACAGAAGAACAAAGAAAAAAAGAATTAGCAATATTAAAAGCTACTAACGAATTGTTAGAAGAAAGTAAAGAAAAAACTCTTTTAAGAGGACATAAAGAAGAAGCAGAATTAATAGAACATGCTGCTTTGGAAAACAAGGAAAAGTTAAAACTTTTAGGTGCTAATGAAAAAGATTTAGATAAAGTTCAATATAAAGAGCCTTCTCCTGAAGAAGTGGAAAAATATGAAAGATATTGTAGAAATAGAGGAATTGACCCTAATAATGCTTACAATAAATCATTAATAACTTCAGTTGAAACTTCTACATCATCATTATCAACCATTGAACAAATAGAACCTATTGAATCAATTATTACACCTGAAGAAACTGATTACAATTTAGAGGTTTCAGATGAATATTCAGATGATGTTCAGTATGATGTTTTGCCATTACCTTCAAATGGAGAAACATATAGTCATAAGAAAAATAGATTACCTGTTTCATTCTTAACTGCATCAGATGAAGATTTTATTACATCACCTAATCTATATAGAGATGGTAAAATTATTGATGTATTGTTAAGACGTAAAATAATAGATAAAACTATTGACCCTAATAGTTTATGTAAAGGCGATAGAGATGCTATTGTGTTATGGTTGAGAGCGACAGGTTATGGTCCTGAATTCCCCATTACAGTACATGACCCAGAACTTGATACTGAATATGAAACCGTTATTGATTTAACAAAAATTGAAACTAAACCTTTTACTTTAAAAGGAGATGAAAACGGTCATTTCGATTATCAAACAAAGACAGGTAATTTAATTAAATTCAAATTCTTAAATCATTATGATGAACTTAAATTAATTGAAATGTCACGTGAAGATAATCTAAATGTAAAAAGATTCAGATTAAATAGAATTGTAGAAGAACTTAAAACTGATTTAAAAAGCGATAAAGTTTTATCATTAAATGATAGAAATAAATTATCAACTAGCATCGGAACACTTGAAAGTTGGGCAAAAAATATTAAAACCAAAAATGTTGTTGAACAAGAGAGAGCAATCACTAACACAATGTTGTTAAGTATTGTATCAGTTAATGGTAACAGTAACAAAGATTATATTAAAAAATATGTTAATACAATGCCAGCTCGTGAAGCATTTGATTTTAGAAAATATATTATACAGAATGAGCCTGGTATGAACTTTGAAATAACTGTTAACAGACCTGAGAATCTGGGAGGTGGTTCTTTCAAAACCTTTCTTAACATCGACACTTCTATTTTCATCAATATCGCCTAATTATGAAGCGATTCTAAAAGAAGAATTATGGGGATGTCATAAATATATGGGGTTTTCTATCACTGAACTCAAAAACATGACTATAAGAGATAGAAAAACATATATAAGAAAGCATAATGGAGAACAAATGAAAAAACAAACTGATTTGAAGAACCAAGGAAGTAGAACATCAAATAATACAGCACTTATGAATCAGGTTGCTCGAATGAGACAAGAAGAAAACACTAATATGTCAAATAATTTAAAAGCTGCTACATGATGGCAGCTTTTATTATTTGTAATAAACAGAATACTAAATATTTATTTTAAACAAAAAGTAGCACGTATATGGTATATGATAAAAGTTATTATGAATTACTAATCTTAATTGAAAATAAAATTCAAGCAATAGAAAGTAAAAGTCAAGAAGTTGCTTTACCTGACAATGTTAGAATACAACTAGAAAGTATCAAGCAAGAAGCTGACAAAGCTTATCAAGCAATAGAACAGTTAGTAAAAAACAGTGGTCTTAATGAAGATAGTTATACTGATGTTGTTAATAAATTTGAAAGAATGCAAGAAGTTTCAAAACAAATTTCTGCATTACAACAGGCTACTAATGGTAATAACCAATTAGCAGCTAACGATTTAGTAAAATTAAATGCCGAGCTTTTAAAACTAACAGGGGATATTGGTGATTCTCTAGGTATGCAAAATGCATCGACATCTGACATTATCCAAAAAGCTACTGATTTGTATGATGATTATAAGGCACAAAAAGATATTTTAGAAAAACAACGTAGAGAACTTATTAAAATTGAACGTCAGCAAAATAAGGTATTAGAACAAACTAAAGAGTGGAAAAAAAACGTTGAAGGTATTAAAAAAGGCTACCAACAATTTACTAATAATATTAAAAAGTCATTTAATATTATTAAGGATGCTACTGAATTTTGGAGAAAACAAGATGAACAAGTAACAAAAATGGTTGCTACTTTTGGATTAACAACTGAAGAATTTAAAAAGTATCGTGATGCTTCTTATAAAGCAGGTGTTGAATTAGCATATCAATATGGTAAGACACAAGAAGATATGGTAAAACTTCAACAAGGTTATGCTGAAGCTACTGGAAAAAATATTGTTTTAACAAAAGATAATTATGAAGCTCAATTCCAATTACAACAATTAATGGGAGAAGAAAACTCATTAGCTTTCACAAGTGGAATTGAACAATTTGGTGTTGGTATTAATGATGCAAGAGATAGATTATATGAAATTTATAAATTAAATAAAACAACAGGCGTTTCATGGTCTAAAACATCAAAGGATTTAAACAATAATTTAAAATTAGCTCAAAAATATAATTTTAAAGGCGGTTTAGATAATATGATGAAAATGACTGTATGGGCTAATAAGATGAAAATCAACATGCAAACCATTGGTAGCCTTGCTGATAAAATATCTAATCCTGAAGGTGCAATTGAAACGGCTGCAAAATTACAAGTATTAGGTGGGGCATTTGCAACAATGGCTAATCCATTACAAATGTTATATGAATCATTAGATGATGTTGGTGGTTTAGCTCAAAGAGTTGAAAAAATGTTTGATGGTATCGGACGTTTTGATAGGGATTTAGGTGAAGTAAGAATAGCTGGACCTGACCGTTTACGTATAAAAGCTGCTGCTGAAGCAATGGGTATGTCTTATGAAGAAGCGATGAATGTAGTAAATAATAAAGCAAGACGTACTGCGGTTGAACAAGAAGTAAAATTTAATCCTGAAATTACAGAAGATAATAAAGATTTTCTAGCTACACTAGGTCAATGGAATAACAAAAAGAAACAATTTGAAGTTAGAACATATGATGAACAAAATAAACAATTTGTAAACAGAAATATTAATGAATTATCAAATGAAGAGATTGAGAAATTAAGGCAAGAGCCTGATGATGATATTAGAAAAATAGTTGAAAACACATTTTCAATTAATCAAAAGTTTGACCAGATGATTCTTGGTATTAATTCACAAAAAGCAGCATATCAAGATGGCATGAGAGAACAAGTTGTAAAAAGTATTGAAGATACTAAAGATGTTCTTGGTAAAATGGATTTTCTTGGTGGATTATTAATTCAAATTGGTGTTGCCGCAATTGTAGCAGCCCAAGCATTAAATGGTGTTGGTGGAATATTCAAAGGAATGAAAGGAGCAAGAGCAGCTATTAAAAAAGGTGCAGCTTTACCAAAAAATGCAGGAATGATGGAAACTGGAATGTATAATATGATGAAAAGTGGTGGTAGAGGTGCAAGAATGCTTAAAGGTGGTGCTGGTGGAGCAATATTAGGTACAGCAATTGCAGGATATGAATTATGGGATGCAAGTAAAACGGCTGAACAAAGAATGATTGCTCGTAGTCAAGCTATAAAAGAAGGAACATTAAAAGCTGGAAGTAAAGAAGATAAAGCTTTATTAAAAGACATACAAAATCAAAAGAAAACCAGTACTGGTAAAGCAGTAGGTTCTCTTGTTGGTGGAATTGCAGGTGGTGCTTTAGGAAGTTTTTTTGGTCCTCTTGGCACTATGGTAGGTGCGAGTATAGGTTCAGGTGTAGGAAGTTGGGCAGGTGGATTAATTGCAGATGATGGTGATAAAAATACTGTTGATGATGGTATATCAAATAAAAAAACTGTAATTAAAGCAAATAAAGATGATACTGCCTTATTTGCAAAAGATAATGGACCATTTGATAAATTATTTGGTAACATTATTCCTAAGATTGATAATATAGATAGTGAAATAAAGGCTTCTAATGAATCCTATTTGTACAATAATGAAATA